ATGACGATGACTAATACACCTACTATGACAAACACAATAACTCCTACTATGACAAATACAATTACACCAACAAGAACAATGACTAATACACCCACTATGACAAACACAATAACTCCTACTATGACAATGACAAATACTCCCACTATGACGATGACTAATACACCTACTATGACAAACACAATAACTCCTACTATGACAAATACAATTACACCAACAAGAACAATGACTAATACACCCACTATGACAAACACAATAACTCCTACTATGACAAATACAATTACACCAACAAGAACAATGACTAATACACCCACTATGACAAACACAATAACTCCCACTATGACAATAACTCCAACAAATACCCCAACCATGACAATAACACCAACAAATACTCCCACTATGACAATAACACCAACAAATACTCCCACTATGACAATGACACCAACAAATACTCCAACTATGACAATGACACCAACTATGACAAATACTCCCACTATGACAATGACACCAACTATGACAATGACACCAACTATGACAATGACACCAACAAATACTCCCACAAATACACCAACAAAAACAGCAACACAAACACCAACTCCCACACAAACCGCAACACCAACACAAACACCAACTCCAACACAAACAGCAACCCCAACTCCAACACAAACGGCAACACAAACACCAACGCCAACTCCTACACCGACTCCAACTCTTACGCCAAATCCATTAAAACCAGATGAAGTTGTTCCTAATATTGTCGGGGCTAGTCTTAATATTAATACCACTACAACGTCTAATAATTTAAATAATATTTTAAACAGTATTAACGACACAACATCAGATTTAAATATAGCACAAACAGGACCAGCAGTAAACGACGCAGTATCAGCTAACAATGATATAAATAATGAATATTCTCCAGTTTCTGAAAACGAATGTCAAACCTATTTTTCAGGTGTTTTTAACAGCAATAATATTACTGAAGCGCAAGTACAAATGGACGAAAATTACTTGTATTGTTTTGCGGGTCCAGATAATACATTTACATTAAACAATGGAAAAATTATTAAACAAAACAATAATATTCCTGTGCCGACATATGTGCCCGAAACGTTTTCACAAATATCAGAAACATTTACGGTTGAGCCGGACGAAGAAGTCAAAGTCCCTTTTATGGTTGAGCCATTTGCACTAAAAAACGAGGAGTTATTTAGTGAACCATTTGTAGAAGGCGTAGCACTTTCGGGAAATTTGGTGCCTGTTCATTTATCTATTGTCGGCGTTGATCCGAATGTCGCATCAAAAGTAACAAACAGTCCGGTTTATAGTTCATTAAGCGAATCGGATTTGGCGGCGCTAAGCAACGAAATAGAGAAAAAAATATTAGGAGATATTGAAGCAAGAAAACCACAAATTATCAATGATGTAGTAGCTGGAGTAAACGACGGTTCAAACAAATATTATTCTTATTCAAGTAATGATAATGAAGATAACGAAATACCACAGAATTCATTAACTGCGCGACAAATTCAAGAATTGAATAATAGATTTGCGCCATCTGCATATCAACCGAATCCCGAAGTTAACGAAAGTCGTAATATTAACTTCAGACAAACGCAACTAGAATATGGTAAAAAACCGGGTTTAGATGTTTATTCTTATAATAGTCAAGTATTATCAACGGGTTCCGATTTTAGACCATCAAACGATTTGACCGATAATAGTAAATCTATGGGCCGAATTAATTATACACCTCCTCCGGTGGCACCAGATTTTGATTATACTTATTACGGTGCGCTCAGAAGTCGTGATAATTCAGACGTTAAACCAGTCAACGCATTACAAGGCCACAGCAATTATACGGGAAAAGTATTGGATGATAAATTGTATAGACCAACAATGGTACAAGAGTACCAGATGAACTTTATGCCTAATCAAATACCGTATTACGTGATGTAGATTAACCAGGATTAATAAATAAATAAATTATTTATTAGTCGATTTAGAGAATAATCTATTTTTATTTAAACAACTATATTTGTTTACATAAAGCAATAACTAATAGTTAAAATTATTAAACGTGTATTTATTATAATGCTAAAATCCTAATTATTTTTGCTCAGTATATATATATTATAAATAAATTATTATTAAATGTCAGTAACAGTTCCCGCAGGACCAACAACAAAATGCTCATTATCAAACAATTTTAAAATTTATGAATTATCCGGCGATTTTACTCAAACATGTACTTATTGTACTGAATCTACTACACCAAATGGGCCTGTAGTGGCGCAATGTTTTAATAGAAACAATCAAAAAATACATAATACATTTGATTATAGAAAATTTTGTAATTACACTCCTGATGCTTCAACAGGAACAGGAAGAAACTATTCTCTTAAAAACAATTCTGGAACATTGACTTGTAATAGCCCAAAACCAGCATGTCCAACTACGCCGGCACCGAACCCTCTATACACAAAAACTGCAACAACGGTAACTATTAGGGAACAAAATGGTGCTACTACTCCTTATAATCTTACTTTTGCATATGTAGTTAATGGAAAAACTTATACTCTCAATTCAACAAATCAATTTACCCAATTAATTACTGGACTTCGAGCGGGAACTACATATACAGTTTCTGCTACTTCATCCTGCACAAATTATCCAGCATCAACTACTTGCGTGAATGGAGGACCTAGTACTCAAAGTTATACAGGAACTTTTACTACAGATAGCGTAAATTGCAACCCTGCATTAAGTATTCCGAACCCTTCTTTTGAAATATTTCCTGATTCTGTTATTATAACAGAAAAAAATTTAAATGCTATTGATGATTTCTATTATGTTGTTGTAAATGGCGGTAGCTATAAAATTGGAAACGACGGCACGGCTCAAGTTACTGGATTGAACCCAAACACACAATATTCTATTTCTGGTTACTGTACTTCAAAAAGTGATATAAACGGTTGTACAGGCGCAAATTCTATTAATAATCCAAGTTACACAGGCAGTTTTACTACTTCTGCCCCTTATTGCGACGACGCTACAGCTTGGAACTACCCTACAATAGTGGAAACAAACGACGGTTTTATTATAACAGAAACCTATTATGATCCGAATAATTATTTCTATTATTTTATAACTGAGTCTTCATATAAATTTGACAATTATGGGTATTGCAGAGTTTCAGGTCCAGGTAAAACATATAAAATAGGCAGTGACGGGACTGTTAATATTACTGGGTTAAGTTCAGGCACTACGTATAATATTATAGGGTATAGTGTTCTGATAAACCCATCAAACGCAAATTGTACAGTACGAGGTTCTGAGAAATATATAAATAGCGCAGAAACTAGAACAACGCTTGGTGTAAAAATTGTACCAACTCCGACAATTACGAAAACACCAACAATTACAAAAACACCAACAAAAACACCAACAATTACAAAAACACCAACAAAAACACCAACAATTACAAAAACACCAACTCCAACTCCAACAATTACGCAAACTCCAACTCCAACACCAACAATTACGCAAACTCCAACTCCAACACCAACAATTACGCAAACTCCAACTCCAACTCCAACAATTACGCAAACTCCAACTCCAACACCAACTTTAACGAATACAATAACGCCCACATTGACTCCAACTTTGACGAATACAATAACGCCCACATTGACTCCAACTTTGACGAATACAATAACGCCCACATTGACTCCAACTTTGACGAATACAAATACTCCTACCCGCACCGCAACGATAACTCCTACCCGCACCACAACGATTACTCCTACTATGACTCCTACTATTACTCCTACTATGACTCCTACCGTGACTCCCACTTGGATAAATACCATAACTCCAAGTCCAACAATAAGTCAAACGCCAACACCAACAAATTATTATTTAATAAATTTACCAGATTCTGCAGCGCCACCGTTCGCGAGTACTAATACAAACGAACAAGGATATTATATTCATGAAATGGATCTCCGAAAAGGCGCTATAATAGTTTACAAAACTATGAGCTATCAGACAATTGGATATACGTTTACACAGAGACCACAAGGGTTTTCATTATTGAAAGACGGAATTTTTACACAAAGACAGCAGGGGTTTTCATTATTAAAAGAGGGGTTTTCATCTCAAACGTCATCGTTACAAATTGGGCAATATACTAGTCCGTCTAATAATAATTTTGTTAACGTTATATTATCGAGCGATACAAATGGATCAACTACTATATTAGCAACATCCAATATATCTAATGGTGGTTCTCAAAATTACGTTTCGACTAATAACGGAATGACATGGACCACTAATACTATTAACAATCAACAAATATCACTTTTAAACGCAATAAGTAACGATTTAACAAAAATGGTAACTACGTCATATAGTTCAGCTTTCAACTCCAATGATAACAATAATTATTTGGGTGTTGGTTTATTTAGTTTTAATACACAAACAGGAATAAGTCCTGCTGCTATTAATAGTTCCAATATTGGCCAAACAAAGATAAACCAAGCGTTTTCATCAAGAGTGTCTATTTCTGGAAACGGAACCGTGATTGCTGCATATACTATTGATTCATATGGCCGAGGTTTTCTTTACATGAGTCAAGATTCCGGTAAAACTCTTAAAAATCCTTGGAACAATAATCCCGGTCCCACTATGGGCGATAATAATACAAGTGTTTTTTCTTTAATAAAAGTTTCAAACGGAGGAACGGCTATAGCAACGCAATTTATGAATAGGACAACTAACAATAACTATTTTTACATAATTTTTAATAAAAACTCAATATGGACGTCAATTGCTGGCCCTGTTGGTACTGACGTAAATACAAGTATTTATGTAAACAAAGTTTCTATGTCATCAGATGGTACAATAATAGTAATATCCAGTGGAAATGATATTCATATTGGTAAAATTTCAGGGGAAACGCCAAGTATTTCTTGGACTAAACAATTATCTCCAGGTAAAAACAATTGGTCATTTGCCATATCAGGCGATGGAACAAAAATTTTGGCTAGCGCACCAAATAATGTTTGCTGGGTCGCGATAACTAATAACGCGGGAATTGATTGGACGTGGAGTCAACTTGCGAATACGCAATATCAATTATTAGATACAATATTATTATCAGACGACGGTAAAGAATTTGTTTCATATGGTAGTATTACTGGATCGAGTCAATTATATTTTGGCATGATGCCGAAAACAAATAGTCTTTTGGCAAGTATGGGACTAACGCCTACTCCATCTTTTACGCCCACTATATCTCTTACAAAGACTCCTACAATGACCCCAACAATGACTCCTACAATGACCCCCACAATGACACCAACACAGACTATGACAATAACACCAATGAATACATTAACTCACACAAGAACGCCAACACAAACAATGACTATGACTCCAACCATTACACCTACAATAACACCAACACAAACAATGACTATGACTCCAACCATGACAAATACAATTACACCAACACAAACAATGACTATGACTCCAACCATGACAAATACAATTACACCAACACAAACAATGACTATGACTCCAACCATGACAAATACAATTACACCAACACAAACAATGACTATGACTATGACTCCAACCATGACAAATACAATTACACCAACAAGGACCATGACTAATACTCCTACTATGACAAATACATTTACACCAACAAGGACCATGACTAATACTCCTACACCAACAAATACATTTACACCAACAATGACCATGACTAATACTCCTACTATGACAAATACAATTACACCAACAATGACCATGACTATGACTCCAACAATGACAAATACAATTACACCAACACAAACAATGACTATGACTCCAACAATGACAAATACAATTACACCAACAAGGACCATGACTATGACTCCAACAATGACAATGACTAATACACCAACAATGACAAATACAATTACACCAACACAAACAATGACTATGACTCCAACAATGACAATGACTAATACTCCAACAATGACAATGACTAATACACCAACAATGACAATGACTAATACTCCAACAATGACAATGACTAATACTCCAACAATGACAATGACTAATACACCAACAATGACAATGACTAATACACCAACAATGACAATGACTAATACACCAACAATGACAATGACTAATACACCAACAATAACTCCTACAATAACACCTACAAAAACCGTGACAATAACTCCGACCATGACCCAAACTATAACTCCGACCATGACTCAAACAATAACTCCGACTATCACTCAAACAATAACTCCGACTATGACTCAAACAATAACTCCGACTATCACTCAAACAATAACTCCTACAAGAACTCCTACTATGACCCAAACAATAACTCCGACCATGACTCAAACAATAACTCCAACTATGACTCAAACTATAACTCCTACAATAACTCCGACCATCACTCAAACAATGACTCCGACTATCACTCCCACAATTACTCGAACAATAACTCCTTCGAACACACCCATGACAACCCAAACAATTACTCCTTCGCATACGATAACACCATCCTATTCATATCCGTCTATTTTTACAACAACATCTCAAGCACCCGGTGCAGTTTCTTTAATAAATCCCCAGCCTAGTTTCAATCAACCTGCTCCTAATTTTATTACAACACCTTCGTTTTTGTTACCTGCGTTTTTATTTTCAGCAACAACACAAGTTCCCCAATCTGGTTCGACCAATGGAAATTATATACCAATCAATAATAACCCGTCAATGCAGGATTATGCGGCAAATTCAGAGATAATTTCTCCAACCGATAGCAAAAAAAGCCAGGTCCAAAATTATACTCCATCAAATGGACAAATGTATTCGGATATTAACGGACTAACCAGTGCAAATTTACTAGCACCATATTCTGGTATTAATAGCCCACTAATAAAATCTGCGCAAACAGCGGAATATTATGCAAATACTCCAATAGATACAGGGACTTTGTATGGCGCTCTTCAGCCAAAATATGGATTTTATAAATAAAATAATATTTTTTTGCATAAAAATATTAGTTGTTGGTTGTTCTATTTTTCGTCATTATACAGTTCTAAAGTACGCGCGCTTGCGTCTTTAGCATCAACGTATTTCGGCATCCAAAAATAAGGCACAATATGTCCCATACCTCGGTAAAATCGCTCAAATAATTTACGATAATAATATTGTTCGGTCGTCTTGGGAACCAAATGTCCGTTTAAATGAAACATTTCTGGGTTTAATCTACATATTGATTCGACAACGTCTTCTTCGTTGTGGACGGTCGGACTATATTCGTGATAATCATCTTCTGTTAACTTACGAGTACAATGTTCTTGTATAATTTGGTATAAAGACCTACTATGTTTTGAAACCCCGTCACTGAAGGCTTCCTTTCTGCGCCATAATATTTCACCTGGTAACAGTGGTTGTCCTCTAACGTTCAAATAATTCTCTTGGCAAAACGCATTCCTTAATAAAAATTTCTCGCATTGGCCGTTGGCTCTATGGTTACGGAGTTCAGATGGAATAGACAAATAAAACTGGGTCCATGTTCTATCCAAAAATGGTGTTCTGGGTTCTAAACCATGCGACGAAATAGACTTATCGGAACGAAGCACATCAAACAAATAAATATCTTTTAATAGACGACGGCATTCTCCGTCGAATTCCAAATTGTCTGGGGCTTTATGCATATATAAATATCCACCACAAAGTTCATCAGAGCCATCTCCGTTAAAAATTACTTTTGCGTTGCTATGTTCAGAAATATATTTTCCCAGTAGCCAATTACCTATGCTGGCCCGAACGCTCGTAGTATCATAACTTTCAATAGCTTCAATAACTTGCGGAATCGCATTTAAAAAATCGTCCTCGGTCAAGACAATTTCATTATGAACAGTACCCAAATAATCAGCAACGATTCTGGCTTTTTCCAAATCTTCGGAGCCCGCTAGGCCAATACTATAGGTCTCAATAGCTGGAAGCCCACGCATTATATGAAAATCGTTTACTAGTGCGGCAACCAAACTACTGTCTAGTCCCCCGGAAAGTAAACAGGCAATGGGACGCTCCGTTGTACAACACCTTTTATAAACGGCGTTTACAAAATAATACTGTATTTGCTCTGAAATTTTACTTTGGTCATAATGTTTATCATAAACTATACTGCGGAATCCAGTCGAATGAAAAAAAACGGATTCTTTTATCAAATTCCATTTTGACATTACCATTAAACCCAATTCATAGCGCGAATAAGTTCCTGGGATAAATTGTACAACGGAATATTTATCTTCAATTTCGATGTGAGGGTCGTTGTCAATCGACATAGGAGATTCCGTCCGCTTCGGTTTTGTATTTAAAATTTGGCATATTTCCGAAAGCTGCTTTAATTCAGACGCAAACGCCACAACTTTATTTTTAATGGTAGATTGCATTACATAAAGAGGTCGAACACCATATGGGTCGCGAGCTATGTACATCTTTACATTTTCACTATAGGACCTATAATCGGTCAAAACAAAAGAAAATACGCCATCTAACAATTGCAAAGTTTGTTCAATGCCATATTTTATATATAAATGAACAATAACTTCGCAATCCGAATCCGTTTCGGGTTCAATATCCATTTCTTCATATAGCTCTTTATAGTTATAGATTTCTCCGTTACAAATAAGAGCAACATTGTTTATTATAATTGGTTGATTTGATTCGTCGTTTAGGCCATTAATGGCTAGTCTATGAAATCCATAATCAGCCTTAATCATTATATTTTTATATACAGAATGTTCGGGACCGCGGCCTCGGCCTTTTTCAAATTGTGTTTTAATAAAGTCAATAGGCAATTCATTATTTAAGATTGCAAAAATTCCGCACATCTTTACTATAATTATACGATCAATATCTTTATATTTATTTTGTGTTTTGATAAAATAAAATGTATGGTGTAATATTATATGTCGAAAAAAGTAAACACATCAGAAGAGATACTCAAGATAAATGAAACAAATGATATGAAACTGGATTTAGGAAGTGCGGGTAAAGAAGTTGTATTACAAACAACAAACGGCGTAGATTTATTAAATAGTTCGAATTCCGTTGCGTATGCATTATCGGAGCATTTTGAAAAATTGGGACCAGATAATTATTCTGACGAAATGAAAGAATACGGAGACGCATTGGACAAAGGTTCTGTTTTACAAAAATATAACGATGAAAATCATATTGTAAACCAGCCGACTCAAAAACGTCCAAATAAATATATAGCAGAGGCAGTAGATATAAAAACTCCTGTTTATGAATCTATGTATAAAGATAAAACGTGTGCATTTTTCTTAGGTTCTATTAGTATACTTAGTTTATATGTTATATACAAATTTATTGAGCGCGAATAATTCAAAGTAAACTTATAATTTTTCTTTGAATAAACAATTACACTTGGTATCTTTTATACAGCTCAAGAGCGGTAAGACCACCAAAAATTTGCGCGAGCACATAAGGCACTAAATCGCGCGACTCTATTTGTCCAGCAGAAGACATAACTATAGCAACAGCAGGATTGATGCCGCCCTTAGAAACGTTGTGTGTAAATAATAAAACTAGAGCATATGTAGCTCCAATCGCAAGAGGGTTGCCCGTAGCCAATACAATGTAAACGAACGTAAGAGTTCCGAAAAATTCGGCTAAATATTTGTACATTATGCTATATAAAATACAAAGGAAAATAATTTGGCGTTTATGCTTTAACGCGCATTAAAGCAGTATAAGAACCATTGTTTTGGTCTCCGCCGAATTTTAAATCATTGTAAGAATTGTTTGCCGCGTTTTGCTTCTTATATTTAATGTAATCGGAAGCGTCAGATACAAAACGACCATTTCCGTTAGCAGCGCTAACACCTGTTTTATCACAACGCGATAAAATACTACCCATGGGTCCCTGACGTCCGGGGAACGTTTTGTTAATTTGATTGGGGCCACCACATACATAATTTTGACGTCCTAAATAATCTCCTAAATTGTTTACAGCGCGAAAAGGAGTAGTTACGCGACCGTAACCGTTTATTTTGGCTTGTACGTTCACGTTATTCCAAGAAGAACGAAGAATATGACGAATCATTGTGTCCTCGCTATCTTTATAGTTACCAAGAGTTTGAGTTGCGGAATATCCTCGATAAGGACCTCCTAAATTCGTCATAACCATGGGTAAATTGGTAGTTTTTGAGGTCATAGGAACAGAGGACATGTATATTATAAACAAATATTTTTTGTCAAGAGTATATATAAATTGATTATGGACAAAGAATTAGAATTAAAAAATTTAGAGGAATCCATAGAAGAAAGCGTAATGCAAAAATTTGACGAAACATGCGTAAAGAATAAATCGAATCTGGGAAAAAATTCGGCACATTTTATTTTTGACAATTTGGCGTTTTCGCCGGAAATTTTACTAAAGAGTATGAGTTTACGTAGTCCAAAATTGCCTGCTCTTCTTAAAAAAATAGAAGAATTGGACGCTCAGGATAAGAAAAAACACGGTAAATTATTTAAACATTTCATCTTTTCCGATTTGAAATCGAATAGTTCTGGTGCAAAGTTAATTGGTTCCTTTATGATCGCCAAAGGGTATAAACTAGGTTATACAGCTAAATTAAAAAAAGGCGTAAAGTTTGATACTAATATAGCAGATGAATCATCAGATGATGATGATGATGATGATGAACAAAGTGGTGGTGCAAAAAAGCCAAAAAAAGTATATGAAAAAATAGAGTTTAAGACCAACGACGAACTTGCAAAATCAAAAAATAATAACTTTTATTTACTTTGCAGTTCAGGAGTATATGACCAGCCAGTTAGTGTTCCTACTAAAAAGGAGATTTTACAAAGATTTAATGAGCGTCCCAACAACGTTCATGGCGAAAACATCAGATTTATTATTATGGATAGTGGATATAAAGAAGGTATTGACTTATTTGATATTAAATACATACACATATTTGAGCCAACTCCTATTATGGCAAACCAAAAACAAATTATTGGACGCGGAACGAGAACTTGTGGTCAGAAAGGTCTAGAATTTCATCCGACCAGGGGATGGCCACTCAATGTCTTTATTTATGATTTAGAAATACCTGATAAATTGAAGCATGGCTTAGACAATGCGCTAACTGGCCTTGAACTTTATTTAAAAGCTATGAATTTAGATGTGCGGCTTTTTCAATTTACGCATGAACTTGAGAAAATTAGTGTTGTTGGGTCTGTTGATTATGAACTCAATAAAAATATTCATTTGTTCTCAATTCCAGATGAAGAAGCGGAGGAGGATTTACCCGAAGGAAGTGAATTTGTTTATGGAGGTGCCGCGTCAAAGCGTAGAACATTACGACTTCGACATGACTTGCCGCCTCTTATTGTCAACACAAACAAAAATTCGGATGAAATAGAAATTCTATTACCGGATGGTAAGGTTTTTGTCCTTCGGTCAGAAGCCAAACTGATGAATTTTGAGGAAATGCGACAGCATATTCGTAATAATTTTTCTCAATATGAATGGGAACCGGTAAAAATGGAGAACTTATGTGCCGAACAAAAAGGTGGAGGCCATCTTATAAAATATACACCCACCCAAGATTTTATTCGTCATTATTTTACTCCTGAAAATCCGGTAAAGGGTATGCTGTTACACCATTCTGTGGGTACTGGTAAAACCTGCACTGCTATTGCCTGTGCAACTAGTGGATTTGAAAAACAAGGATATACCATTATTTGGGTAACTCGTACAACTTTAAAAGCCGATATCTGGAAAAATATGTTCGATCAAGTCTGTAATGAGTCTATTCGAGAACAAATTATAAACAACGATTTACAGATTCCTGCTGATCAAAAGGGTCGTATGAAATTAGTCTCAAAAGCATGGCGTATTCGTCCGATGTCTTATAAACAATTCAGTAATTTGGTCTCGAAAAAAAACGCTTTTTATAATACCCTAGTCAAGTTAAATGGTCAGGAAGACCCTTTACGTAAAACTTTATTAATAATTGACGAAGCACATAAATTATACGGCGGCGATTTATCTAGTGTTGAGCAACCAGATATGCAGAAATTTCATGATGCCTTAATGAATTCATATTTGACGTCGGGTAAAAATTCAGTAAAATTACTCCTCATGACAGCAACACCAATAACGAGAGATCCTATGGGTCTTATTCAATTACTTAATCTATGTAAAAAACCTGATGACCAGCTTCCAGCGTCATTTGAAGCATTTAGCCAAGAGTATTTAGACCAAGATGGTAAATTTACAGCAACAGGACAAAGTAAGTATTTGAATAATATTGCGGGGCATATTAGTTATTTGAATCGCGAAAAAGACGCTCGCCAATTTTCGCAGCCTCAGATACAAAAAGTTGCTGTGCCGATTATTGAGAACATTAAAATGGTGCAAACTTTTGATAAAAAAGCAGTTCGTCAATATTTAGAAAGCGATTTATTTCAAATCCAAAATGAATTACAAGAAAACCTAGAAAAAGTAGCAAATGAACCTACTGTAACTTCAAAAAACTTTGCCTTTTTACACGATAAATGCGCAGAAATAGACGGACCTGCCGCACTCAAGAGAGATTGTAAAAAAATAATTAACGCAAATATTAAAGATTTAGTTAGCGAAGCCAAAGATGAAATGAAACGAATGAAAGATAATGTAAAAGAAATACGTGCCCTCATTAAAGAACGAAGCGAATTGCGTAAAACATCAATGTCAGATATAGGCAAAAATCGAGAACAAATGGTAGACGCTTATAAAGAGTATAAAAGTTCTCTTTATTACCAATTAAAGTCGAAGTGCGTTAAGCCAATTAAATTAACAAACGCCTTTCGGGATGAGGTTTTTGAAACAAATAGCGAAATCGTTGAGTGGTCTCAGCAAATCAACGCTTATAATCAACGCATCCAGGAATTACACTCAACATTAAAGGTCGATACAGAAAGCTATAAAAATCGTATTTTGCGTATTAAAAAATTATTAAAAACAAATTTAAATGAACTAGAGCGTAGTGTGGTTAAAATGGTTTTGCGAGACGAACGAAAAACGATGCGCATATTAACAAATAAAAAAACCAGGGAGACAAAAACACAAGTTGATGATTTAAAAAAAGACATAAAAAAAACGCAAAAGCTGCGCGAAAAGAAATATGTAAAATTGCGTAAAACCTTGAAAAAGCAACTAGGACAAGAGCGTAAAGAAGTAAAGAAACTTAAAAAGGAGGAGAACAAATTACAAAGCGCTTTATCAAAACAAGAAGGTATATTAGGAAACGTAAATGATAAAATACAACATTTAGTGGACGTTTATTCAAAAAATATAGATGACGAAATTAACGCCGCGCGCCGAAAAGTTATCGCTGCAAAAAATTGAAACCTTTTTTGGTTTTAGAGTTTATTACAAAAACCGAGACAATATGTCTAGACGTGATTACAAATACGCCCCGTCTCTTTATGAGATTCGGTGCGAGAATGGAGACATCGATGAGGAATGGGAAGAGCCCATTGTCGAATGTGGGGATTACTATATGATTGGTCTGTACAAGTACGCGAATAGTTTCCCAAAAGAATGGGCACAGAGCTATTTACCTGGAACTGGTCCAGAACAATGCTGTGATTGCTCCGAACACGGGACAAGGGAGGATGTGTTTTATGGATATTGTATGAATTGCGCAGAAGATGTTTATAAAGGACAACGAGGAACGGGAATGAAATCAGAAGACGTGGAGCAGAAACCTAAGGACCAGAACCAGAGTATGGTACAATTTCTAGAATTGGCGAAAGACCTCGACTTTGTCTTTAGTATTGCGGAAGGAAAAGTTGATTGTAATGACGCTAACACGCTGGAGTTCTTTGGTGTAGATGCTGATTAATTTAATATATTTTGACGTTACAAAAAATATTTAGACGAACTATACATTGAAGTTACAATTCGCGTTAGCTTGTCAAAAACTCGTAAAATCAAACGCAATATTATATATTAAAAATATAGTGATTAATATATAATGAAAAAAAATATCAAACAAGTAATACGAAACATAAATAAAAAATTACTAAAATATAGAGAACGTATTCATAAAGAAAGAATTATTTTTCATGGTGGTATGACATTGGATGGCGGAGCTCCTGATGACGCCGAAGTAGAACAATTTGAGAAGCAAAAAGGAGAGGTAGAAAAATTCCAGGAAGATAAAGAAGGAGCTCTTGAAAAGCGAATCAATGATGAAATAAAAAAACAAGAAAGAAGAGAGGCTTTAATTGAAGGTGTATATAGTGGATTAGACACAGTTTTAGACGACCCTGTTGCTGCGTGTGAACAGATGGATACAGTTTTAGCAACAGCCATGAATGTAAAACCCGAAGATATTAAAAAGGGTGCAGCTTTAGTTTATGAAATATTAGAAAAAGTAGACATTAAAGAAATAATGAACGAGGCAAAAGATATTACAGAAAAGGCAAAAATTTTAACACAGGGAACATCTGACCCCGATTCGGACACTGGAAAACTTTTAGCTGAAGGTAAAGATCTTTTAGATCAGGCCTCAGCAAGTGAAGTGGGTCAAAACATAAAGAATGTGGCAAACGAAGCCGCTAGCGCTGTTGCTCCTCAAGTAGATCAAGCATTGCAAGGGGCAAAAGATATTGCAAATCAAGCAAAAGATATTGCAAATCAAGCAAAAGAACAATTAGGAAGCGTCAAAGAAGTAGCTAGTCAAGCCAAAGGCATGGCTACAGAATTATTAAAACAAATACCTCCCGAAAACACACAAGCAGCCGTTGATGCAGCATCAAGCGCAGCCAAAGCAGTAGCTGCACTAGCTGGCAGCCCTGAAGCAAAACAAATCATGGAAGTATTGGGTACAGTTGCCGGGGCTTTACAACCTATTTTAGAATTAGGCGCTGCTATACCTGGGTTAGGTATTGCGCTAAGTGTCGTTAACAAATTGATGGTTCAGTATAAGGCATCACTAGAATTAAAAGAGATTTTGGAAGACATGCGTGATGGTATTCAAAATTCGCTATTATTGATCAAATTAATTAAGTCCACTATGACGATTTATAAAACAGATACTGCGTGTTATTATAGTGCACAAACAAAGTTATTGGCAGAACAATTAAAAAAGGCTAGTGGAAAAGATAAAGTAAGATTAAAGGCTTCGATTAAAGCTCTTTTCAAAGAAATTAGCTATTTACAGAAAATTCAACTAAAACCAACTATTGAATCGAAAGTCTCAGATAAAGTACAAACTTTAGTAGAACTTTTAAAACGCCTTATTGGAGATGCTGCGCCAGATAAAGCCGACCCAAATGCTTCCCGGCTTCAACGGTTTGGAAATTTTTTAAGTAGACAGGTATCAAAAGTAAAGGCATTTTATAATCGTTTTGGTATGGCCCAATATTATCAAAAGGAGATTCTTAAAAACTTGAACATCATTAATAATTTACTTATTATTTATAACAGTCAATTTGATTGGGCCCAGGGTTCATTCATTATGCGATTAAAGAGTAAAAAAATTGGTGACCAAAAAATGTTGGATGTAGTATGGACAAAGGTAGAATCAACAGAAGAATTTAAGAATTACTTATGGAAAGATGACGCTGGAGAAAATGCGGATGCTGCTGCTATTAAAGGTGGAAACAAAACATACAAACGGTTGTATCGCAGAAAACATAAAACGCGTAGAATTAGATAGAACAAAAAAAGGATATAATGTAATTATAATAATTACATTATTATGAGCGAGACAGTAGAGCCCAGTAAAAATGAATACTTGGATAAATTGACCATGGAGCTTTTTCTTAATAAAAGCCATTATGCGAAATATTTGGCAAAAACCGACCCAAAACGTCACAACGAATACAGGGCGTTTACTAATAAATTAAAAAAATATTCCGTAGACATTGTTGATATTACATCTGCATTAATTGAGAACCCAAAACAAGCGCCGACTTTAGATATAGAAGAATCCTTTGACGTTTTTGTGAAATCTATTATTCGACATATGGAAATGAAAGAAATTGAGAACCCACCGGATCAAGAAGAAGAAGACGAAAATACTTTATTTGGACAGATGGATGAGCAAGAAGACGTTGCACCAAGCCAATCATTTTGGAGTAAAGAGCGCGTGGTAAAAAAGCCAATGGATGTGGATATTCGCGCGTTTTCTAATCAAAAATCTAACAGATAAACAATATAAACGTTATTGGTTTTTTATTTGAAATGGACAGCTACATTAAAGCCGATGGCGATAAAGTAATTAATGCGAAGGCTATTTTATGGATAAAAAAAATGGGCGATTGTCTAGAAGTATGTAGTAAAACAACTGGTTGCGAAGTAGGAAAAGATACGCATAAAATTTGTAAATTAAATACAAAAGACAGTTATAATAAATTAAACGTTTTATTTGACAAGGACATTTTTGATTGTGATTAATTGTTAGTTATATTTAGTTTAATTACGTCAGCTAAAAAAAAATATAAATATATTATATTATGTCGGACTTTGTGGTTGGCGATGTTGTATATGTAATACAAACAACTGGTACTGGTAAACAATTTTGGGCTAGTTGTACTATAACGGAAAAAAACGAAAACGGTACATATAATGTCAATGTTCGTGGGATGAATTATCCTATATCTGAAGTTCCTGTCAAAAACATGGTTCATTTCAAAGATATGGATAAGAATCCATCAATTGATACTTCTGATTCAATTAGAATAAAATCATTAATGCAAGAAAAGACAGATCTATTAGATAAAAAGGAGACAATGGATAAGGGAAAAGAGGAGTATCAAACAATTAAATCTAGATTAGCCCAAATAAATCAAGATCTTGCTGAAGAATCTCAATATCTTAATTCTAAAGTTAGAGGAGGAATAGGACGAAAATCAAAAAAATCAAAAAAAACAAAAAAAACGAGGAAATTAAAGAAATCGAGAAAATTAAGGAAATAAATTTGTTGATAGCAGGAATGAATGCGTTAGTAATGAACGTATTTAGAAAGGTATACGTCACGGACATAAACAACAAAATAGGCAAACGCTCCACCTACAACAGCCCCGCTAAATAATTGTATTAAACTATGATTATGAAAAGCCCATCGTTCATATATGGTTGCCCCCGCCAATAAGAGTCCTATCATAGTCCATGGCATAAAATAATGAATTGTATAATATAAATAAACAATTGAGAAAAATACATTTTGACTATGACCAGACGGTAAACCATATACTTCGTTTTTACTGACAAATTTTTCAGATGCTAAATATTTTAATGGATTTTTTGGTCTAGCGTCACCAACAATAGGTTTTATGTATTGATTTAATAATGAATTGAGAACAACTCCTGTCAAATATACCGCAAAATTTAAATATTGATTGTATATTAGAGCGCTTACAATAACAATCATATGCATGCCGCTAAAAAACCCAAGCGAATAAAAATAGGTTGTTAATTCACGCACGAATTGTTCGTAAAGCTCATTCATGTCCATCTTATATTTTACGCATATTTTTTTCAAATTGACTTCTCGCATAAATTACAAAAAAAGCAAACATGCAACCCAAAACGGCGCCACTTAATAATTGCAACAATGTGTGATTTCGATGACTCCATCGTTCATATATGGTCATAAAACCAACAACACAACTTAGAACTGTCAATACATTAAATTGTTGGACTGTTAAATATAAATAAGTTAACGAATAAAATACGTTTTGGCTATGACCAGATGGTAGGCCATAAGAATTTGATCCTTTCAAAAGTTTTTCATCGGCTAAAAATTTAATAGGGCTAGCGGGTCTAGGATTTTTAATCCAAGGTTTAAGTGTTTGATTTATGAATGAATTTAGTATGAGACCAATATAAAAAACCAGTAAATCAGCAATATTAGAATAAAGTACAAAACTAACAATACACAATAATATGAGTTCTCCAAAAAAACCTAGAGAATTTAAGAACTCCGTAAATTTTAATAATAACGTGTTGTCTATTTTACTGAAATTCATTATAATATAGAGAAATATATTTTTGTCTATATAGAGTAGAAATGCCCAGGAAAACATATCGACCTAAAAAGAAAAACAGACGCACAAAAAGAAAAATGAAAGGAGGTTCGCCGGATAAATTCAAGTCTATGAATTGCCATCCCGTAGTAAAAGGTAAATCCCCTGTAAAAGGCAGTTGTTTTACTGTAGAGATTTTAATAAAAATAAAAGAGGCATATAATAAACATCATCCTAATCAATTAATTACTATTCAAGACCCGCATCTACTATGGTTAGAATTAAAGAATCGCTTTGCTACTTGTTCACAAGAGGACTGTTGGTTAGAAAAGTTACACGATGCGCAACTAAAAGAACAGATTGACAAAATGTCATTTGCACCTGACCATCCTGCAGAATGGAAGAAGAATCCCGACGAGTGGTTATCAAACTATGATATTTTAGAAGTTTTAGAACAATATGAACAAAAACACCCAGAATTCAAGTTTATAGGTCCTACGCCTATGGACTTTGATAGTCGTTCCCATAAAAAGGACGGTAAATGCGTATGGGAAGAAATGTGTGGATTTTCGCTAGAAAAATTAAACCCTAAAATTAAAAAAGTGGGAATCGTATTTAATTTAGACGACCACGATGAGCCTGGTTCTCATTGGGTATCTTTATTTATAGATTTAGAAGAACATTTTATGTTTTATTTGGATAGCGCCGGTGACGATATTACAATTGAGGTCCAAAAATTTATAGACCGCGTTAAACAACAATGGTCCAAAAAACACCCCAACAACGAAATGAAGGTATATAAAAATCATCCATTTGAACATCAAAAGCAAAACACAGAATGTGGTATGTATTCGCTGTTTTTTATTATTACTTTACTTACACATCAAATTGAAGGAAAGCATTATAATACTGAAGAATTGATTAAAAAATTTTTATCAGAGCGCATACCCGATAAATTTGTATTTGATTATCGTAAAGTATATTTTAACAGTAATTGATTTAGTATAGAAAAAAGTATCATGTTTATATAACTTAGTGTTGAAATATGTCTGGTCCAACTATTAAACCTATAATTGCTATAGAAACTACACCATTTGAGAATTATGATGGTACACACATAGGCGTAAATGCATTAATTAAAAAAACGGAAGGGCAAAGCGCATTATCAGCGTTTGGTAATGCGGAAAATTTTTTATATCGCATGCATAAGACTGTTGTAAATGATATGAAAAAAGAAAATCCAACTGAGGCCGATGGTGGTCCATCCGAAAAGAGACAAACATACGAGGAAATGTTTCCTGATTATAAAAAAGAATATGATATAACAGAGCTCACAAAAGTACTTCCAGCTCCAGCTCCAGTATTAGGAGGAAAGAAAAAGTCGAAACGAAAGACAAAGAAATCGAAAAGACGCATTCGGCGTTCAAAAAAGAATAAAAAATAAAATAACATAGAAGCATGTTCTATGTTATTTTAATGTCATTATTTATTCATTCGCAAAATCAGTCTCTGCTTTGGAATATTATTTCAAATATGGATATAACAAGAACAATATTTGTGGAGGGGTCGCCCCAAAAATCCATTTGGTTTAAGAATATTATTGAGGAATTTTATATTAAATACTATGGGCGAAAACTTTCTCTTGATGAATTACGCGAATTAAATCGACAAGTTATAACTTATATGGTGGATAATTTGAAAACTATTCATAGGAATACGGCCAAGCCACAATTAGTACAAACACAAGTACAATTGGAACCACAAACGGTTTATTCTAGAAATGCACCGCAAGAATATAATGAGCAATTTGATAAACGTCAAAAAGAATACGAAACAATGGTTAAAAAACCTTTACCTCCAGAAGTTAATTTTAGTGAAAACATTAAGGACGAGCCTATATCAAACATGGAAGAATTAATTAAAGAACAGATGCAAATGCGAGAATATGAAATTAGCTCTATGCTGCGTCCTGGTCCTGTCGTTCAGGTCCCAACAACCAATAATATAACAATTCATAAAGAAGAAAATGTAGCTCTTGAGCATGATAAAGAAATAGACGAAATAAAATCAAAAAAAGTTTCTTGGTCGGATGAATCTACAATACAACAGGATCTTGATTTAATAAAAGGCCAAATAGCAGATTTATATAATATAGTCCAACAATTACAAGGGTCGATGCGAGAAAAACTGATCTAGTAATTTATTTTTGTGAATAGATAAAAATATACATGTAATTTATAGTATATGGATTATTCAAAAAAAACAATATTCGTAAGTGTTGCCAGTTACCGCGATTTCTATTGTTCTCGAACTTTAGAATCAATGTATAAAAACGCTGCGCAGCCACAAAATTTATACGCCGGTCTTTGTATACAAAACAAAGAGGAAGACGAAGGCTGCTCATTGTCCGGTGATTTGGCAAAATATACTCCTAATGTTTCAACTATACATTTAAAAAATTTCGAGGCCAAAGGCCCTACTTGGGCGCGGTATTTATGCACAACCCTAATGAATAACGAGGATTATTTTTTCCAGATTGATTCTCATACTCTTTTTGAAAAAGACTGGGATTTAACGTTAATGAAAATGGTTGACGAAATAAAATCAAACACCGAGTCTAAAGATGTTGTTCTTTCCCATTATCCCCCCAATTATCAAGAATACGAGAACAAAAATAAAAACAAACATGTGGTTGATACAATTTGTCAGGCATTTTTTAATGAAAAGGGAATGGTATCTTTTTTAGGAGCAAGTGCAGTAGATATGTCTAAAGACAAATACGTTCAAACCCCGCATATTGCCGCTGGAATGTTCTTTTGTGAAGGTAAATGTATAAAAGAGGTACCATATGATCCAAATTTGCCTAATTTGTTTGTAGGAGAAGAAATATTACATAGTGCGCGTGTTTGGACAGCAGGATATGATATTTATAGTCCTACGGAAGTAACTGTATATCATTTATATACTCGTTCCGACCAACCACATGTATGGGATGACAAAAAATCTTTTGATGATACAGACGCATTTAATAAAGCTAAGGAAATTTTGGGATTTAAAGACGAATTTATGAAACCAGTTTCCACGCATGTAACCGAGAACATTGAACATTATGGACTAGGGCAAAAACGCACAATTCAAGAGTTTTTTGAGTTTGCAGGAATTGATCCCGTCAACAAAACTATTTATAAAAATTTCTGCCCCAAACCACACGAAATACCGCCCGTTGCCGGTATACCAAAACCTGAGGGATTTGTAAACGAACCCGTAAAAGAAGGATTTGGTCTTATGTCAAACGATTCGTTTATTAATAAAAATATTTATTATTTTTTCTTTTTTTTACTAGCGCTTCTGCTTGGTTTCACAATTATTAACAAAATTAACATAATTGAGAATTTTAAGCAATTCTATAAGAAGAATTTGATATTTCCTTTAAAAAACATATTAAAATAATATTGATAGTATATAAAAATGAGGCTTTTGATAATACTTACGATTATGAATTTGATACTATCTATAAAACCAAAATTATGTAAAAATTGTCGATTTTACATGCCAGAGCGATTGGGTGGAAATTACGAGATAGGCAACTATTTGAGCAAATGTAGAAAATTTGGGTTTGTTAATACAAATACAAGCGAAATTGAGTATACATATTCATATATGGCTAGGTCTAATGAAAATCAATGTGGTAATGCAGCAAAACACCATGAAAAACGAGATAGAGAAGAATATTTTTATTCAGAATAACCATATAAATATTTTGATATGGTTATTAGAAATGAAAATACCCCGGATTTTATTACAAACGTCTCCCCAAAAACAGCCCACCTATGTTCTCAATATGCTTAAAAAAAGATGCCATGGATGGACATATTATCATTTTACTGACCAAGAAATTATTCGATATTTTATAAACCATCCTGAACCGGAATTCCCGTTTATTATAAACAAATTCCATGAAATGAGATTTGGTGCGCATAAAGCCGATCTGTTTCGATATTATTTTTTATACCAAAACGGTGGGGTATTTTTAGATAGCGATGCAATGATTGAATGTCCAATTGATAGCATTGTACAAGAATACTACTTGTTTTCCGTAAAATCTTATATCGAGAACACGATTTTTCAGGGCTTTATTGGATGTACACCACGTCATCCTGTCTTATATGAGGCGCTAAAAGACGTATATACTGTTAATGTTTTACAGTTAACAAACGACTATCATTTACTGACTAAAAACATGTATAATTTTTTTATGGAAAACAATAACCATAAACTATACGAGGAACAGGAAACCGACGGAGAAAAGGCAATAACGGTGGACAACCAAGGTTCTCAAATTCTAACACATTATTGGAAAACAAAAACGATACCACAATGAGTATTTTGGCTCGGCTGTTATTTTATATATGTATATGTAAATGATATATATCTATTATGGTTCTCAGTCTGGAACATGTCAATATTTATCATTTAATTTAAAATCTACATTAGAACAGGAACATAAATTAGATGTAATCTACGATTCTTTAAATAATTTTGATTTTTCAAATAAAAATAATGAAAACATTTTTATTATAATTACGTCTACGCATGGAAATGGTGATTCTCCTGAAAATGCAGCACGATTTTGGAGACATATAAAAAATAGAAAATTAAACAGTGAATATTTCAAGAATATGAAATATATTATATTAGGATTGGGCGATTCTAACTATACAGATTATTGCGGATTTGCCAAAAAAATAGACAAAAGACTTTTAGATTTAAACGCTTGTAAAATTTATGATACCTTTTATATAGATTCTGCGTTAAATGAAACGGAAGAACAATTTGATATATGGATTAATAAAATGATTGGCGTATTAAATATCTAAAGACGTAAAACACATAAGAATATATTGTTTAAATATATAATGAATTTATTAAAAAACACATTGTTTATTAATTTAGAAAGCCGCACCGACCGCTTAGATCACGTAACAAAACAATTACACTCATTGGGTGTCGTTGGAGAAAGATTTAATGCATGTAAAACTAAGATTGGGGCTATTGGTTGTACTATGAGTCATATAAAATGTTTAGAATTAGCGAAAACGCGAAATTATGAACAAGTATTTATTTGCGAGGATGATATTACGTTTTTAGACCCGCAGGTATTTCTAGATAGTTTAAAAAAGTTTTCTGAGAACACTGAACTAGATTGGGATATGTTAATTGTAGGTGGTAATATTGTTCCTCCTTATGAACGCGTTGGGGATTATTGTATTCGTATCGGAGAATGCCAGACCACAACTGGCTACATTGTAAAAAAACATTATTATAACGTTCTTATAGATAATTTCAGAGAAAGCGCCAAATATTTAATTCAGGATCCAGAGAACAAGCAGGCGTACGCGCTAGACGTTTTTTGGAAGCGTCTTCAGCGTTCCGGGCGTTGGTATATGATTTGCCCGTTTACTGTAGTACAATACGATACATACAGCGATATAGAGGAACGATACGTAGATTATAGGGGCCTCATGTTGGATATGGATAAACCTTGGTTAAGGCGTTGATTTGATAAATTGAATGAGACCATTTACTGATTCATTGGCTATTTCAGTGTAATTGCAATCAAATGGCTCATCATATTCCATCCAACTATAGTTACCAGAGGCGCAAGGTTGAGAACGAAATTTGCCTACAATAGTATGCTTCTCAAGACCTGCTTTTGTCCATGCTTCCCTATCAGGACCTTCATAAAACATGGAGTCCATGTGCCATTCTCCAACGCTACTATGTACCATCCATTTTTCGCCAGGTCCAACACGAATAGTTTTCATGGTATTGGAGCCATCGACCCATGATTCAATTTGCACCGGCAAATTGGTTTTATTTTCAAAGTAAATATATTTGATAGGCTCAGACATTTTGATTGTTTTAATAAGTTCTCGAAAACGCAAATCAAAATCAATTTTTTAGTTGCAAAAACGCAGACATTACGGCTTTATTCTTTTCTTCGTAGCGCATGGATTGCAAATTTGAGGCATGTTCTTTCTTTATCATACGTTCTCGAAATTGTTGACTTTGTAAATCCAAAATACGTTCTGATTCTTCTTTTTCGAGGGGTGCAGTAGACACTTTTCCGCGCTCGCGTACAAAATGGTCTACCGAGCTATATTGAGGTACCTTAGAAAAGTCGCGTTCGCTAACGGCAAAAATGGTTTGGTCTTTGTGCACTTTACGTAAATCATCAAATTTTAGTTTACTAAAGGGGTCGCAGGTGACGTAGGCGTCATCTTCTTCGTCGTCTTCATCATATAGGCGCTTTCCGCTAGTGGATTGAATTTCTTGAATACCGCGATAACGAACTAAATCAGCGTTTTGTTGTTTCATAGTGTCAAACACTTGCCCCATGTTTTTTGCCGAAACAGTTTCGTCGCTTTTATAAACGGCTTCGTCTTTGCTGAACCATTCGTTCTTCTGGCTATCCGGTTTTTTGGACATATTGTTCTCGAAAAGCTCATTGAATTTGTTCTGAAAATCTTTAGGCGCCATTTCTCCAGCTACACTGGCGACTTTTTGCACGGTGGCTTTATTTAGACCGTTCTCTAAAGGCTTATAATTGGTAACATCCTCGGGTATAGGCTGGTTTATTTTATTGTTGTTCTCATAAATCTGAACCACAACCTCAAATGCCTTTTTATAAAACAAAAAATATTCGGCCGGTAACTTGGATTTATCGGGATGAATCATTAAAACCTTCTTTTTAGCAGTTTTTAACTGTTGCAGGGTCATATTTTTAGGGAGTTCAAAAAGGGCTAATAATTCCTCGTAGGAATAAGAATCCATTTTTAAGTTATGGTTCATATATTACAAATAAGAAAAATAAATCTTTATATAAACTATAATGAAGAAGAGAAATTTGTTTATAGGAATAGCGCTAGTTGCTGTTATTTTAGTAGCGCTATATTTAGCTAATTATGGAAGTATTTTTGAGGGGAATCAGTCCGGTTCTGTTGTTGAAATAACGATTCCTAATGCTCCAAAAAATCCTTATACTGTAACAAAGGAAGATAATGACCGTTTAAAAACAATTGAAGATATTTTAAATGGAACCTTAAAAATGGACGGAAAGGGGACGGCTGATTTAAAAGAATATTATAATGATTTAAAAGACAACAGTATTTGTGTAAACGAATCTAGTGATAATAGCGGACTTGCTTTAAACAAAATAATGACTATAGTAAATAATGAACCGACCGGAATTATCGAAATGAAAGATAAACTTGTTGCACCAGCAAAATTATCTTATAACGATACGTTTCAGGTTATTTACACATTCGGAAAAGTAGCTGCTTCATTCGAGAAGCAGACGGGCAAAGAATTTGTTGATCAACTAAAAATTTTAACACCATATTTATATATTTATAGCGCATTTACATCGAAATTGCTTGCCAATATAAATGCATTAGGTATTAACGATACAAATATGATTGTCTTATCTAATATTTTGAATTCGTATTATTATTCTGTAAGTGAAGAGGGAACGAGTCCTTCATCAAAGGTTAATGTTAGTTTACTATCCAGCTTATCTTACGTTAGGGAAATTTGCCGTAAATTTTATCAAACTGGTTTTGGAGGTTGGCCCGCATCGTTTGATGATGCAGTGGGGCCGCCTCCAAAGAAGGAGAAGACAATAGGCATGATAAATAACGGTCTAGTTTTCTTTTTTTGTAATTTTACTGGAAAAGTTCCACCAAAAGGTGGAAAACCCTTTGGTGTTTTAAATTATACTATTCCAAATTTACAACAAAAAATATCCAATATTATCAATATAAACAAACCCGTGTCAGTAAATAAAGATATAGCACCTAGCGACCCATTGTTTATGCAAAGATTGGCAATTTCTGTTGATGTTAATAATGATAGAAGTGATGCAAAAATGTTTGGACCTTATCAAAAAATTGGCGAAAAATCACTAGGCGATAAGCGCGTAGAATTTTATAAAATGGAAGAATTAAATAAATTTTTATCATCAGGTTCTACTGAAAAACCTATTTGGTTTAATACACAGCCAGTAGTAAACCCGATTATATCAGTCGCGCCGCCTAAATAAAACTAACAAAATAGTATATAAAAATAACGTTATATACTATACAAATGAAGTTGCCGATTATAGAAGACGTACCAGCAAAGGAAGATTTTGGTAAACTATTAATTGAAAACCCCGGACTTCTTATCCTTAAATTCGGCGCGAGTTGGTGTGGACCTTGTAAGAAAATCGAGCCGATCATAGATGAATGGCTTCAAAAGCTCCCAGATAATGTTCAGTTTTGTATGATTGATATTGACGACTGTTTTGAGCTTTATGCGTTCCTACAAAAAAAGAAGATGATCAATGGTGTGCCAGGTATTCTATGTTATTATAGACATAATTTGACGCATATTCCTAATGATAGTGTTGTTGGTGCAGACTTTGGCCAGGTCAATGCATTTTTTGAGAGGTGTTTCAAAAAGGCAAATGGTGCTATTGAACTTAACGTCTAGACCGTTTTGTCTTCTTATTGCGTTTTGATCGTTTTTTTTTGCTACCGCCAACCCTAGGAGGAGGAGGAGCAGGAGCAGGAGGTTCGGGAACGGCAAATGGATTTGTAGGAAAGTTATTAGGCGGGTTAGGGATTGAAGCTTTTTCTTCAGCAATAAGAGCGGGTGGGACTAGGCCGGAACCGGCGGCAGGGCTCGTCATTTTGCCATATAAATCTTTAGTACCAGCGCTAATAGATTTGCCTACTTCATTTATTTTTGATGAAGTAGTAGTTATACCATCAGATACAGCTTGCGGTAATTTATTAATTGTTTTGGAATACGTAGCATAAACTAACGTAATTAATGAAAGACCAGTAAGATAAAACACAGAATTTGGAAAGGGCATAATATCAATATTTGGTAATTTCATATTTATATTATGATTAGATTATTTTGTTTTTGCATAACCAATAACTGCACAAGCGATGCGTTTACCAGAATTTCCTGTTGTCAAGCTATCAGGACTCTTACCTAAACCACAATCGTCTTCTCGTTCGTGAATGATTAAACCACGTCCAATAATATTTGATTTTGTTCCACGTAATTTAATTAAATTGTCAGCACGTCGATAATGTGCAATACCGCTGGCATTTGCTTCTAAATTTCCTAAATCGCCTACGTGGCGCTCTTTGGCACCAGGGCAGCCGTGGTTTTTTCCAAAAGGATTAAAATGCGCACACATACTTTCGCATTGTTCGCTTATGTCTCCGCATTCGTGGACATGAAATCCATGCAGGCCGTTTTTTGTAAGACCTTCAATATGGATATCCAAGGTAACAGTATCATTTTCTAAATTCTCTGTGAAATAAACCATTCCCTTTACTTTTTTTGTATCAAATACGGCAATCGCACGTATAGGAGTTTTTGGTGCCATTATATAATGGCATCAAAATGTTTTCGCTATTCAATCATATAATTAAAGTCAGTCCATAGGCCACCTGAGATTATATTATAAGCTATCGAGTGATGACCAAATGTTTTTTCATGCTCATCGATATGTTTTATCTTATCATAAATAGAGACACGTGGACTTTCTAAAACATTCAATAAGGCTAATTGATTCATATTTTTTTTTATTTTTATTAAAGTTTCTGTTATATTCGTAATATCACTGTTATTGTAATAAATCAAATACCGTTCGTCAAATCCTTGAATACCATATCTTTGTTTAATATTTTCGGGTTCTGATTGTCTTTTTGTTGTTATGATAGCGTTTTTATTCAACAAAAACGCTGATATTAAAGTGGTCCATCTCATATATACATAATAACAATGTTTTTATATCCTTGAGCTTACTCTTCAAGCGCCTTGCGTCGCATCCTCTCCGCCATATTTTGCTCGGCCCACTTACTTTTAGTAGCAGTGTCTATGGTACACCTGATATGCTTCTCGTATTGTTCAGGGCTATCAAAGAAAAATAGCGAATTCCCACGAAGGCTCTTTTCGCCCGTCGCAATAATTACCTTAAAAAACAAATATTCATCTTTTGTTCCTACCTTATATTGGTCAAATTTGGTGCCTGTAATCGCCCCGCGAATCTTGGCGCCAGGACAACTTGACCCAGAATATAGTTCAATATTAACATTATTTCTCTTTACATTACAATATCCCTTATCCTCGTTCTTTGCGTCTTGAATTAATTTCTTAAATTTCTTGGTACGAGAATCAACGGTTATGCTATCCGACTGAACAGATTCGGGGGGGTCATAATCGTTTTCAAGGGTAGGGTCGTAGGGGTCGTCATGGTACATGGTACGCTCGAGTTTTCTGAAAAATGTCCGGATGGGATACTATATATGCGGTAATCTTTTTATATTGTTTCAAAATATTATTTACGGCTAGCAGTAAAACGCCTATAATATTTCATAAATAAATAATATAAATGTTTTATCGTAATATACTATAATGTCGGAACCAAAAGAAAATATTTTTATAAGCAGAGATGTGACGCAAAATAAAAGTAGATATGGGCAAACAAGTTATTCATTTAATGGAGAAAAATATTTTTATTTAGACGATAAAGACGAATCAAATACACTACAACGCAATTTTGCAAATGTATTGAATAAAGACGTTGTCACATATAATGTTAAATTATGTATGTTCAAATTAGTGGACGAGTGTAAAGAACCGTTTTTACAGTTTTTATTGGATAAAAACGATGACACAATGACTTTTCCAGGATTTGAACTATCTACAAGTGAATTTATCGGTCCAGATGATATAAACGTAGCGTTTCAAGAAAAATGTTGCGACTGGTTTCAGAAGACAATAAAAGAAGAGGCAGTAGATAATTTGCCAGTATCAACACAAAAAGGTGGTTCAATGTATGCGCAATGTTATCGAGGATTCTTAGAAGAACCTGAAGATACAATTTATGTATTGTTTGATTGTACTTATGTAACAGTAGATGTGTCCGCAAAGAGATTTTGGGGTATTTTAGACGAAATAGTAAACGAAAAACACATATTTAGTACGCCAATGGATAAACAAATATACAATATGATTCAAAACAATGAATTTATTGCGTATATCAAAGATAAAAATGGAGAGCGCATAAACATGCCCTGTTGTTTGTATTTATGTAGAGTAAACGAAAAAGGGGAGTACGACAATGCGTATTACGAAACAGATGAGCATAACATGAAACAAAAATCAGCAACAGATGGCAAAATTACGCATGATACATTTGGCCATTTTTATTACTTTACTACCGATCCCATTCATAAAGATTCCGTTGCACACAGATTAAAACGTTTTTCCGTGTTTATTGACAATGCGCTTTATGTATTAAATATAAATAAACCAATTGAGGATATCGACTTCGTAACAGACGACGAAGACGATTTTGACGACACTCATAAATCATATAAGGATTATACTTGTATTTATTTTTTCGAAGATGGGCTACAACTATGGTGTGTAAAATCATTGAGCCGATTTGTTGAGCTTTAGTTAGTATGTCTTTTTTCTACTTTTATTATTTTAATCACATCAGAACATATTTTGTTGTGTTTATTCAGTTCATTTTCTACGAGACCCTTATATTTAGATTCGCAAGATGATTTATTGAACGTACCATTACTATAAATCAAAATAGGCTCTGTTTTAACAGTTAAAATGTCCTCTATGTAATTGTTTAATTGTTCATCGTAGTCTTCTGCGTCTTCGTCAAATTGATAATCATCATAATAGCACCTTTCTCTGTTTATTTCAACTTCTAAATACTCGGTGTCGTTATAATAAATTTGCAAAACCTTGATTACGTAATAGTCGCAGCCCATTCTATATAAATAATAATTATATTTATTTATACAGAAAAATCAAACCATATTCATTGTATCAGAATTATCATATTTTGCCAAAAATTTTGTTAAAATACTTTCTTCAATATCTTTATTTGCGATGAGTTCATCTGCATAAGTACGAATTTCCTCATCAATAGGTCTACGTCCGTACATATTTTTGAATGTATAAACGTAATCATCTAAGAATTTGGTCTGAGCTTTGTTCCGATTTGCCAATTCGACAACCGTTTTTTGAAAGGATTTTTGAACGTTCTCTTTTTTGATGCGTTTTGCGTCCTCTTCTTTTACTTTGTTCTCAATAATGGTGTTTTTTTCATCTAATTGTTTACGAAAAAAATTGGTCATGCGTTCGCTAGATTTTTTAAAAAGATCTTGGTCCTCATCATTATCTTCCGCTAGAGGAATTTCATCAGCTTCTTTATATCCATATTTATATCTTTCCGCACTAATAATAATGTTACAAATGTCGGGTTTACGTAATTCTTTAAAATATTTGGACTCTGGAACATTAGGGCGAACTTTAAATTTCTCATTGAATTCTCTAACTATATCTGATGTAATCATCGGACTGGTTTCCATAAGACGGTCAAATTCTTGCCGACAAATCTTTATAAACGGCCCTGCATCCATGCGTTCATGAGGAGCTTTAGAAAGTTCAATACGAATATTACGAGCAAATTTATCCCAAGATATAGAGGAAACACGGTGTGATTCATTAAGCTCAGAAATTTTCAAATATTGTTGTACAGTGGTCAAAATTCCAATAAAAATATTTAAAGTTCCAATTACAGCAGGAGCAAACGTTTGGATATTTGCTGGTAAACTGGTCTGGGCAAAAGATGCTGTTCCACTAATTGTGCTAAGAGTAATTGCTGGAATAGTAAACCATGCGTGCATATAAGAGAACTTTGCATGCGCACGGGCATTAAGCCATTTATAACATTGTGCTACGTCGGACCATTCGACCAAAATGTTCTCGTTTTCGTCCGACCATTCTATTTTTTTTTCTTTTTTATTATCACCGGCTGCGTTTTGAGAAGTTTGACCCTCGTTTTCTTTATCATTTTCGCTCATACAACTAATATAAATTGTAATTAGATAATTTATATTTGAAATATTTTATTTATTATTTGGGTAAAATGTCGCCTACTTCTTCTGGTTCTTCGTTAGTATTATCATCATTGGTTTCTTTAAATTGTATAATGTTCTCAATTTTACCAATTACAGATTCACTATTTCGAATCAAAAGCTCAGAATCTTCTAATATGTTCTCAATAGCAACATCCTGTGTTGTTACAAAGAAACGGTTTAATTTATGTTCTTCTTGAATGTCGTCAATAGAGAACGTTTGATTTACGTTAATATTATCATTAATCTCTTTATAGAAATCATTGATGCGCGAGAATAAACGCTGAACCTGTTTTTTCTGTGAAATATGGAAAAAAGACAAATAGTTTATATATAGGGAAATTTGTTCATTGGTTAAGCGGTTTTCATATTCAAGTGTGTTTATAAAGTTTGAAATTGAGAACCCAATTCGGTGTTTTTCATTATAGTGGTCAATATTGTATTTTTTTGAACTAGAAAACGAATGTAACTTGTTGATGAGCATTAAAATGTTCTCATGTATGTCTTTTATATCATCAATTTTATACTCTTGAAAAGGTTCTAAATCCTTATATGGCGGAAAAGATTTTACCTCATTTTCCGCAAGTGTAATTTCGCTATTTTCTTTAATTGTATTCACAACAATATTATATAACTTATAGTAATCACAATACATACGATTATTCATAAGAACACGAAAACGGTCTATATTATCCATTTCAATAGCAAAAGTTTTATATTGAAAATAAAACGAATCTAAACAGAAAAGGAATATTTTTTTAGAGTTTGATTTCAAAAGTTCTCCATATATATCCTTTAAATGTTGTAATTTTTCACTGACTTGTAGTTTTGTTCTCGCAATTTCGGTTTTTAATGAAATAATATTATCAAAATTGTTTTTAAGTTTTTCAATGTGCATATTATGAATGTTCGAACTTGACATGTATATACACTCTGGACAAAAAAACCTAGCTTTACAACATTGAAGATTTAAAAGAGAGTCGATATGTTCTCTGCAAAAATTGATTTTGAAATTTTATCTATTAACTAACGTAAAATTACGCACACAATGTCTTGTATCGAATCTGCATACTTTGAATTCCATAATCAGGATGGGAACCTTGACGTGGTTGGCCCAGAGGAACAATTCGGTATTCTACGCCTGAAGACTGGTTTGGTTAAAATTACTAGTCAACCTACGTTTTTGCTTTTTAGTATTGACAACACGGCCTCTATGAATGAACGTACAGCCAACTATGTTTCAAAAATAGATATTGTTAAGCAAAGTTTTAAAAGTATTATTCTTTATTTGTCTGGTCTTGATGCGCCAATCTACGTTTCTGTGCATACTTTTAATGAACGCATTGACGTGATTGCAGATAAGGTTCGTATTACAAAGGACAATGTTGATGAATTGATTGAGAGAATCTCTAATATTTGTGCGGATCTTAGCACCGACATTGAACTAGCGCTGACTAATGCAAAAACGGTTATCAATGAATACAAGGAGGAACATCAAGAGCATCAAATTGCGCATATCTTTATGACCGACGGCCATGCCACAAGGGGTAATCAAAATAAAAGTCATTTAAATACGTTAATAGAGGAAACGGATTGCGGAAGTGTGTTCATTGGATTCGGGAACGACCATAATGTTTCGCTGCTGAAAAAGTTTAGTGAAAATAAAAGGTCGTTTTATCAGTATATTCGTGATTTTGAGAGCACGGCATCTGTCTATGGAGAATTGCTACATCCGTATTTATATCCGTGTATCGAGAACTTCACTATTTTGGTCGAAAATGGCTATATTTACGACTGGACAAAGAATGAATGGACCAATCAGTTTGAAGAAGACATTTTGATTGGAGGAATAGAGAAAATATATCATATTAAGAAGACAAAGGACGCAAATATTGCCTTAGACGTTTATGGAATTGATATGACTATAGACGGAGCAGAAAAGGCTCATATTGAAAAAATGACTGAACTTCCTCATTTGCTTACGGAAGAAACTGGGGACATTGTTGGGACAGATTTGATGCCTTATATGTTCCGCCATAAGACGCTCGAACTATTGTACCGATCTAGTCAAAACGACAACTTGGCAGATGAGGAAAAAACGTCACTTCGTTCTGAAATTAATACCGTTTATGTTAAGCTATGGGATTATATGGCGGTCAACGGCAAATCTGACGATGGATTTATGCGTCAACTATGTGATGACTTGTATATTGCTCATATGAGCTTAAAGATGTTTAATGGACATATGCTAACGCTATCGCGATATACGTCACAGGGGCGTCAACAAACAAATGTTTCAACTCCCCGGCGTCAAGATGCTCAAGAGTTTGATTGTCCTCCTGCGCCGAGACCTTCTCGACTAATGCGGCAAAATACGGGAATGGTTACCCAGCCCGAAGAACTTGAGTTTCCGCCATTGACTTCACCCGAAGTTATTCAAGAAATAGATTCTTATCAATTGTCGCAAAGCACAACATCGTGTTACGCATCTCCGACTGTACTGGATACAATGACGCAAATTCAAACGTCCCATATTAACTAATAAACCGTAAAAATAGTATAAATAAAATAGTCTGTATAAGTATATTTCAATGAACGTGCCTGAAAAGTTTTCTTCTGTTGTGGCAGATTTCGCAAGAGACTTATGTATTACATTTCCTGAACATATTGATAAATTAGAAAAATGGACCCTAGAACCATCAGGAGAGGATGTGGTTGAACTCTACCAATATTGTTTAACTGTTTATCCAAAACGTTTTTTTGATATTTTATATCAAAACGGTGACATATTTACTAAAGAGGAAGATAATACGTTTTTTTTTCCTGGTCTTGATTTTGCTTTGTTGTATAATTGTACTGGAGTAACAGAAAACACTAAAAAGACGATTTGGAAATATCTGCAGTTGATTTTATTTACCGTGATTCAGGATGTAAAAGATAAGGCCAATTTTGGGGATAGCATGAATATGTTTGAGGGAATAGACGAAAAGGATTTACATGAAAAGTTAAAAGAGACTATGGGTGGAATATCAGAATTTTTCGCAAAGATGAAAGAAGGTGTTCCTGCTCCTTCTTCAGAAACAGACGAGACTCCCTTTCCTATGCCTAATTTCGAGGAATTTAGCAAAAAGTTTCCTAATATGCCCGATATGGAGAATATTCAAGATCATTTGAAGACGCTGTTTGATGGAAAAATTGGGTCGCTTGCCAAAGAGATGGCAGAGGAGATTTCGGAGGAATTTAAAGACATGTTAGGCCCAGAGGCGGCTGAGCTTAATAATACTGAGGATGCTATGAAGTTATTTATGAAAGACCCAACTAAATTAATGGGTCTTATGAAGAAAATCAGCACAAAATTAGACCAAAAGATGAAGAATGGAGATATTTCAAAAGAGGAAATGATGAGTGAAGCTAGCGAGATGTTAAAAAAGATGAAGGAAATGGGAGGAGGAGAACAAATGAAGGACATGTTTGAGAAATTTGCAAAGGGAATGGGTGGTCTGGGTAAAAATATGCGGCTAGATACAAATGCAATAGCACGCATGACGGGGATGGAAGACACGCGCAATCGAATGCGCTCAAAGATTCAACAAAAGAAGGATAAGCAGCTCGAGGCCATAGAAAAGATGAAAAAAGACCGCCAAGAGCTACTTGCTGCACAAGCGGCTGCGCTTAAAGGATGTTCAGTAGAAACAATAACTCCAGACAATTTAGTATTTCGTTTAGAAGGAGAAGAGGCACAGGCTAAGACGTTGATTAAAAACGCTGACAAAATGGCAGAGTTGCTTATGGCAGAAGAGGAACAGGAGAATAAATTGAGAACTGCACCCAATAAAAAGAAAAATAAAAAAACGAAGTAAATTCTTTTCAGACGATATGATATATGGGGTTTTTCAAATATATCAATATACCTGTTTTTGTAATCAGTTTAATTCTAGGAATAATTGCGGTATATTATACGGTTCCTGATACACGAATTGTCTATGTATATCCTACTCCTGAAAACGTAAACATGTTACAATATAAAGATAAAACAGATTCATGTTTTGGGTTCCAGCAAAAGGAGGTGCCTTGCCCTAAAAATCAAGATGAAATAGCTAGAATTCCTGTACAGTCATAATAAAATTTTGAATAAATATATTATATGCTTAATGTATAATATATAATAATGAACTTTAAAAGATTATTAACAACACCCCTAGGACAGACTTTATTATCTATAATATTAGGTTTAGGCCTCGCAAGTTTATTTAGAAAAGTTTGTACTGAGAAGAATTGTATTCATTTTAAGGGGGCCGCTATAAACGACATTAACGGTAAAGTTTATATGCATGATGAAAAATGTTATAGGTACATTGCAAAATCAAGCAAATGTAATAAAGATCGTAAAATTGTAGATATTGGAGAAGAAACCAACGAAAAAGGAGAACATTCTTATCACAAAGACGCGTAATTTACGTAATCTTTAGATAGTTTTGTATTGTATAGTTTGAAATGAACAATACAACACGTATTTCAGATTTACCGGAAAATGTTATGATTCAAATGAACAGGCCAGATGATTTAACTGAAGCAGTACCTCCCACTAATTACATACCTATAAATGTACATCCAAATCCTTATGGTGTATCAGCACAAAATCCGATTATGCCTCCTATGGAACAACAAATGATGCAAATGAATCAACTAGAACAAATGTCAAACGTCCTATCTGATCAGCAAAAAGCAGAACTTTTAGACATGCGACAACTGCGTCTTCCCTCCAAACATGTACAAATTGATACACAGTCTTATATGCAGGACGCAGAGGTACAGCCAAATTATATTCCTAGGCCCAAACTGACCAAAGATTATATTCACGATTATGAAGAGGAATATGAGAAAAAGAAGAAAGATAACGATTCGAAAAAGCATAGGGAAAGCAAGATTGATGAAATTTTGACAGAGCTCCAAACGCCTATATTGGTAGCCATTTTGTTCATGGTATTTCAATTACCAATTATTAATACATTAGTATTTAAAAAGTTCTCGTTTTTGTCCATATATCACGAAGACGGGAACTTTAATTTCTATGGTTTAGTTTTCAAAAGCGTGTTTTTTGGTTCTTGCTATTATACCATTCAAAAAGTAATTGAATATTTGAGCGATATTTAACGACGCCTTTTTAAAGATTTTTTACCCTTTCCTCTTTTTTTGTTGGTTCTCTTTTTGGAGGATTTTCGTTTTCCTCCAGATCTCGGTGCCGGTTCACGAAGATAAGTATTTATTGCATCATTATATAATTTTAATTTGTCATTATAATTCTGTAACGCTATATTATATTCAGGAGTTCCTTCGTTTTTAGTTGTTAAATTATCAAAAGCTTCATTTGCATATTTTTCAGCAAGTTCTATTCGCTGTCTACGGTCTGTGTTAGTGAAAATATTCCATGGAGCACTGGTTTTTGCCCATGTGGGTCTCCACGCACCAGGAGGTTCTGGTAACGGCATTAATATAATATTGATATATTATATTTTTACTAAACATTTTTTCTTTTAATCAATAGGCGGTTTGGATGGACCTAATATTTTTGAATAACTCTTACATACAGTGCGCCAATTATATTTTGCCGAATTAGGCCAATTAATTTGACCATCGCCAGGCGCACCCAGTGGCCGTCCTTTTGCTACTCCTCCGTAAGAACCTACCGTTGTTTTATCGCCAGGACTATCTCCGCTAGGATTACCTTGGTCACTGAGTTTTTTTCCATTATACGAACCAGTGTTTTTAATATGCCCATTTTGACAGGGTTCATGGAATGTTTTCATATATTGAATACGTTGTTTTTCATAGAGCGCTTTGGCGGCTCTACATCGCGAATTACAAGCACCATTAGTTACTTGGCCACTATAATAACGCTGGTTTAATTGTGACGACGTATATTTTTTTACATTATCTTTTTTATATTTTTTTTCTGCCAGACGTAGTTGATAACGGTCTCTAGCTAATTGGCAACGTTTATTACATGGTATTTTAGCAGAACATCTAGAGTTACATTTATTTGATAGTGCTGAGCCACGCGCTAGTTTCGACCTAGCGAATTGTTTACGAAAATTATGATCGGTTGTTGCGTGTTCTATTAATGTTCTCGAATTGGTCAAGTTTTTTCCACCACTAAATAATAAATTTGCCAACAATAATAAAATGGACCACTTCATTTGTATTATATATAATTTTATTTATATATAATTTTAGATAAGATATTCGCTAGTGTTACGGCGTTTAAATGTTCTCCTTTTCTTAACAAATTTTGGTTTTACAAGAGTACGCCGAGTTTTATTAGCCATTGGATTATATCTTAAAAACCATCGTTCATATTCGTCGGATTCTTTATTTGTAATCAATTCCTTAAACTTTTCCGCTTTTTCTGCGCGTATATCCTCCATGTTCTTTTGTTTACCGTAGCAGTTCAAAGTAAAACGTTTGAGAATACCACGCTGTTCTAGGCGATTCTTTTCTTCTACTTCAAATAAAAATTTAGCCATACATAAGAGGCGGTCTTTATCATAATAAGGCATATTAGCATAGGTAAAAGCCAAATAAAATGTTAAAATTGTATCAATAGTCGCAACATTTATTTTATTGACGCCGTTTTCAATAACGTTATAACTATGGCACGCAATGGGTTTATAAATAAACGCAATAATTTCCCCATTTACGTCAATACGAAAATGATTGGGAATAATTTCGCCAATCTCTTTATATTTAACTATTTTTACATGTTTAAAACCCTCTCGATGTAAGCGCTCTTTTACAATCATGGCACATTTTCCTGGTTCATCAGATAATACATCAAAATCGGGGATTTTTTCTACAATGCGACGCTGTTGTTGGCTCATATGATTAGAATATAAACTAGTGGCGTAACCACCGAAAAAAACTACTCCTTGGTCAATAAGAGAATCACGTACGGTAAAATAAATTTTTTCACTATCTTCCATATGAGTTTCCATTTGTCTTTGAAAATCAATAATTTCACAATCGATGTCTGGCGTTAATGGGTAATATTTGTTTAGTAAAGTAAGACGTTTGAGAACTTTTTCCCAGCGGCTAACGTCGCCAGCTGGTCTGGATAATTCCAAATACATATTCATACGCAAAAAATTTGGTGGGGCATATTTTATACCAGCAACGGTAATAGTATCTTTGGCTATTTGTTTAAACAAAAGCGGTTCAAGTTGCGTAATATCAGCAATAGGAATAAAATTTACAAATACTTTATAAGTGCCGTAATGAACACCGGCTTTAGCCTCGACTTCTAAATAACCCTCTTTGTGGTAAATATCGGCTAATTCTTTGGCGTCCTTGAGGGCATTTGGGCTATAAAAGTCATAATCGGGCACCTCAACATCATGGTCATAAAACTGCGCGAATTTGGGTAATATATTATTAATAGCTGTGCCGCCATAGCAAATTAGTTTTTTGTGCATTAAAAAGTTCTCTAAAATCTTAATAACGGCCCTTATTATATCACTATTTGCTATTTTTTCGCCTTGTAATTTTTCGGATTCGTCGACTGCGTTTCTTAATATAGCTAATTCGCATTCCTCGAACGTCATTTTATCATCACAAAAATGGGTATTAAATTTTTTATTATGTTTAACCATATACATAATAAGAACAAATTTTATTGGGGATTTTGTAATTGTTGTTGTAGATAATAATTTTTAACGTGCGCAAGAGGCACTATACCCAGCGCTTGTTTATTAAAAAAACGCTCATAACTTGTAAGAGCACTATCTCGAATATAAAAACGATAGGTAATAAAATTACATCCCCAATTTGTTACAATATTTTCAAAATCGGGATTCGACCCTTTGTTGTCAGGGTCAGTATTTAATATACCTAGGTCAGATTCAGGTAGAACAATCTGCATATATTTATTTTTGATGTCATCACCATTAGTTTTTAATGTTACAGTAAGATTATCGCTATTTATTGTAATTGGCGTGCTTAACTGTTGCGATAACGTAAAAGGGCTATTCACGGTTAATACGTTTGTTCCACTTTCCACGTGCACAAAATTGTTTAAATCGTAGCAATTTTTTGCGGTCGGACTACATTTTGATGCCTTCTTCCAATCGGCATCATAATTTGCATCTAATATAATAATAATTTTACCCATAATATCACGCATTTTAGTTTTTTGTATATTAAATTTTTTGTTATTCGAATAAATATAAGAAATCAAATCTTTTATCTCTTTTGCGCTTTTATATAATTTGTTAGTATTATTAATTCCATCTAAAATAGTAGATACACTATCCATATAACTGTTTATCACGGGTAATTCCAAAACTTTTTCTACGGGTAATTTATCTACAAATTCGTATACATTCATAACTGCGATATTGTTTTTCAATACATAATCTTGTAAATCACTAAATAATTTTTCGGCTTGTAGGTTTGTTTCTAAATATTTTTTTAGCGATGCCGTGGTGTCTCTATTTAAAGAGTTAAATTTTTGCATTACGTCTTTGTTTTCTAAAACTGGTAATATAGATTTTGTAACAAAGTCTTTTACAGAAATTTTGGTAGGTTTGATGTTTGTATGGCCGTATAAATAATCAATTAAATTCTTTTGAATACAAGCAGCCACATCTTGATATAAATTTTTATATAGCGGGTCAACATTAATACGTAAATGCAAAAACAGCGGGTCACTATAATTTGGTGTAGGACCAGCGCTTGAGCTTTGTGTATTCATTAGTCCGTGTTTTACTAGTGTTTTTAAAATAGAATCTAATGTAGAACATTTATTAACATCTATAGGAATAGTTGCATTATAGTCTGGATATACTACGTAGGGGGTTCCGGTTTTTTTTGAAGCATCAGTAATTATATTAGAAATTTCCAAATCTATAAATCTACAGCCACGACTCAATGTATACATTAACATCTCTGAACTAATAAAATGGCTTTTGTCACCGGAACAGGCACTATTATAAGAAGATTTTACAGCAAATTGATTAATCGGAAGATTTAAAATATTTGGATAATTTCCCATAATACCAGTTGTGACTTTTGAATTATTTAAAGTGTTTTTCAATGGTAAAATTTTGATAAAACCACTTGCTCCGGCCAAATTATTATTGTTGGCAAAAGTCTGTGCTTCTGCAACCGCTTTATCGTTAGTATCCACTGTTAAGCCCTCTTGAAAGACTGAATCACGAATAAAATAAAGAATAACACATAGGCCAAATAAAATTATTAATAGAAAAATAAGCTGTTTATTTAATTTCATAAAGTAATAAGATATACGGCGATAATAATATAATGAAATAATCTACATATAAATTATAATGCCTGGGGGTTTACTAAATATTATTTCAGTAGGTAACAACAATTCAATATTAACTGGAAATCCGAGCAAAACCTTTTTTAAGGTTACCTACTCCAAATATACGAACTTTGGTTTACAAAAATTTCGAATCGATTACGACGGTTCTCGCGACCTACGTTTAACGGAACCCTCAAAATTTCAGTTTAAAATACCCCGGTATGCCGATTTGTTAATGGATACTTATTTGGTGGTAACTCTTCCTGATATTTGGAGCCCTTTATATCATCCTACGAATCAAAATAGTAATCGCTGGACGCCGTATGATTTTAAATGGATAAAAAATTTAGGTACTCTTATGATTCAAGAAATAGAAATAACTTGTGGTTCTCTAACTCTTCAAAAATATAGCGGAGAGTATTTAACTGCACAAGTAGATAGAGATTTTTCCGCAGAAAAAAAGGATTTATTTAATAATATGTCAGGTAATAGTGCCGAATTTAATGACCCAGCAAACTCGAATGGGCGCGCTAATACGTATCCTACAGCATGGTATAGCACTAATAACGTAGGGGCGGAGCCGTCAATTCGCGGCCGTAATCTTTATGTTCCAATTAATACCTGGTTTACATTAAATAGTCAATGCGCTTTTCCATTAGTGGCTCTACAATACAATGAATTGATAATTACGGTTACTATGCGACCAATTCAAGAACTTTTTCAAATACGTGATGTATTCGATTTCCAGAATTTGTATCCCTACGTGCAGCCCGATTTTAATCTTCCTCAATTTCAAATGTATCGTTTTTTGCAGACCCCTCCGGCGGTTCTATTGACACCCGATGCTTATCAAAATAAAGTTTCCGTATGGAATGCCGATATACATCTTCTAGCAACCTACGGGTTTTTATCAAAAGAAGAGACGGAAATTTTTGCTAGTCAAGACCAAGTTTATTTAGTGAAAGATGTTTTTCAATATAATTTTGAGAACGTTACGGGAACTCGAAAACTACAGGTTTATTCAAATGGTTTAGTTTCAAACTGGATGTTTTATTTACAACGTAATGATGTCAATTTGCGTAATGAGTGGTCAAATTATACTAATTGGCCCTATGCTGCGATACCGGGTGATTTAGAAATAGGAACTGCTGACAATACTTATGCGCCCACAATACCTTATGGTCCTGGTATTGACCCATTTGATGGTCGTAACACAGGTATTTATTTAACTGGTGATTATAAAGCAATTAATAGGAAAGAAATATTGAATAATATGGGCATTTTATTTAATGGAGAATATCGCGAGAACACTTTAGAGAGCGGTATTTATAACTTTGTTGAAAAATATACGAGAACTCAGGGAAATGCTACATCAGGGCTCTATTGTTATAATTTTTGTTTGAATACCAGTCCTTTTGAATACCAACCCACCGGGGCAGTAAATATGAGTAAATTCAAAACGGTAGAACTTGAAATTAATACCTATGTTCCACAAGTCGATGCAATAAATTCGTCGTTTGATGTTATTTGTGATATTTCTGGTAACCCTATTGGTGTTCGAAAGCAAAATTGGCGTCTTTTTGAATACAATTATAATATGACATTGTTCGAAGAACGATATAATGTATTATCTATAATAGGAGGTAATTGTGGTATGTTATATTCACGTTAATGCATTTTTTTTACGATAATATAATATAGTTTTTATTATATTATGGAACCTGATGTATCAAAAACAATATGGAATAAAAAATTATTTAGTAATAGAGACGATAATACAATTGAGGATTTCAATACTTTAAACATGATACATAAAATTAGTCGAGCAAATAAAAAAAAGAAATCGCGTATGTTTAATTATAAAAATATTGAAACATTTGAGAACATTTATGAAGGGGCTGCTAACAAAAAAGCACCCGCGCCTAAAGCACCCGCGCCTAAAGTAGCTGCGCCCGCGCCTGTTCCCGCGCCTAAAGCGGCTGCACCCGCGCCTAAAGTAGCTGTACCCGCGCCTGTACCCGCACCTAAAGCGGCTGCAGTAGCAGGAGGAGCAGTTGTTGCTGGTGCTGGGGGAGTTGTAGCTGCTAACTCTGTTGGTAAAGCGCCTCCCCCTCCTCCTCCTAAGCCTACGCTTACTCCTACTCCTCCTCCTAAGCCTACGCTTACTCCTACTCGTACTCCTACTCGTACTCCTACACCAACTCCTACCCCTACTCCTACTCCTCAATCCTACGGAAGTTATTTAAATTGGATTGGTGATATAAAAAATACAATGAGTTTTGGGAATGACCAATACGCTTTAAATACAAAAAAAACCGAAAGTAATTCGGCTAAGGGTACTGGTTCGGCTGACGCACTTGCAAAAGCGGAAGCAGAAAAAGCAAAAGCAAAAGCAGCAGAAAAAGCAAAAGCAGCAGCAGCCAATTCAGCGCCTGTCTCAAACCCCAACTATGACCCAGGAAAAGCAGATGGAAGAAATTCTAAAATAATAGACTCAAAAGGAACGTGGATAGATGCTAGCGGTAATAAAGTAAAAGGTTATTTCGACGAAAAGGATGGAAAATATTATATTATAGACGTAAAGGGGAATAAATATCTGTATAAGGGTCCGGTGGACCGAGGTAGCGGAATACCACTAACGCCCGATTTTTGGGATGGATTAGATTCTGGTGATAAAGGCATGAGCAGTGACGATCCAAGAAAAATATTTTTAGCATACATTCAGATGATAGAAAAAAGAATAGATGATTTTAATCATTACCAGGCACAAGTTATAGCAAACGGCTTACAACAGTCTATTCCTATAACGGTTATTACAGTTTTAACTGAAAATACAAATACATTATTAGTTACTGATGTAAGTAAATTAAAAGTCGGGTTTTTAGTTAATGGAGACGGGATACCAGTTAAAACTAATATAACCGCAATAAAAGGACAATATGTTACTATAAATAATAACGCAACAATTTCAGGAAGCACATATTTAAATTATTATCAAAACGCGGCAGCGCAAGCCGATGTAGATGTTATAAAACCTTATTTGTCTTTATTAGAAAGTATTATTTTTGCATTTATTTTTACTTATAATTTAATGTATGCGACGGTTTTTATTGATAATGAAACAAACGAACCTACGTCTATGCCCAGATTTACTAGCGACAACTTAAAAATAATGACGTTAAATTCAAATTATGGGTTTTTAGCAAAACCTCTCGTCTTTTTGTTTACTTATGCACTATATTTTTCAGACATGTTACAAAATTTACTCTATGACAAACTACCATATATGTTTAAAAAGTATTTGAATGCTCCGATTTATATGATGTTTGTGTTCTCGATGATGATATATTTCTTAGAAAATTGCCGTACATTTTTATTCAAATTTATTCGTGATGTTATTATGTTAAATACAGACAATCAGACAGTAAATCTTATGTACGCTATAACAATATTGTTTTTCTTTGCGGATTTTGATATTTTCTCTCCTATTCTGAAAAACGTATTCAATGTGTTTTCGTCATTGTTCTCGTTTGGTGTTAAATTTAAACAGTCTGAAATTAATACTCCAAAGGAACCAAAGGCAAAACCCAAAAGTTCTTGTAATAGTTGTGGTATGGTTTCTTTAAATTTATGCGGAGGATGTGGAGTAAGTATTTGTGGTATGTGCAAAAACACTCATTCTTGTAAACCCAAAAGCAATATAGGATGGTTTAATGGCTTATTTGGCAGTTTCGACCATTTGTTTGATTGGATGAACGGATTTTTAGGAAGCCCAAATTTTGGTAATTTGGATATGTTAGTTTATAATATAAAACGCGTTTTTGATACGGCCAGTGGGGGTCTTATTCTTGGTCCATTGATGGTTCTTATTCAATTTATTATTGTAATATCTATAAGTGTGCCTCTTGGATTTATATTTTGTCTTATTGTTCTTTTATTAATGTCAACAAGTATTTTATGGCAACCATTTACTACATTGTCTTTTTCAAAAATTATAAATATGTGGGCTATTCCGTTTGAAATTCGGGAATATATGGCAAAGGCATTCTTATTAGATTTTGATTCAAAAGCAGAAAATCTTACTAAAATACAAATGATTAAAAAGGTATTATCTATTTTATTTGATTTACTTAGTTCATCAATGTTCTCAATTACTTTATTAGTAATACTAATACTTGGTATTGTTGATTTTAACAAAAACATATACAGCGCCATATTAAAACAAAATCTTTCTATTATTTTTGGTTTGCTTATAGGCATTGTACTTATTCCTATTGGATTAGATGTTAAAGACAAAATAAAGAAGGATAGATATGTCGATCCAGAACAATTTGAAAAATTAAAGAAGTTTTTAAGTGAAGAACCGGGACAACAGAAACAAAGCCAAAGTACAATGGGTAACAAGCTAATGGGGAAATTAAAATCTACCGCGAACCAGGGTATGTCTCAATTGAAAGGAAATCTAACATCAGGTATAGCGGAAATGAAAGGAAAAATGACAGCTTTTGCAGAAAACAATGAACTAGGTTCTCATTTTAATGATATCAATGGAAAATTTGGAGACGCAAAGGGAGATTTTAATAATGTTAAGAATAAATTAAAAGACAACATGGATGTTATACTTAATAATCCGGTTGCTAAATTAGCTAAAGGTGTACTAGGTACTGTGTTAAATCCTTCCGCCACACTTGGATTAGATGGCCTAACTTCTCAAGAAAATTGTACAGCAGAAGAAGGCTTAGATTTATTAAGTTCGTCGGATGACTCAACTGATTTTGATGATTCTGATGATGACGATGATTCTGATGATTCCAATGATGACGATGATTCTGATAATGATTCATTAAAAAATACTATTGAACGTACAACAAAGAAAGAAATACAAAAAGACAAACATGATTCTGATGAAGAAGAGGATGAGGATGAGGAGGATGAGGAGGATGAGGATGAGGATGAAGAGGATGACAAAGAGGATGATAAAGAGGATGACAAAGAGGATGATAAAGAGGATGATAAAGAGGATGATAAAGAGGAAGATAAAGAGGAAGATAAAGAGGATGATAAAAAATAAAGACAAAGAATAATATAATTCGTAAAATTCATATAAATAAATTTAGCCCTATTAAAGAAAATGGGCAAAAATAAAAAACCAGTACCTTTTGTAAGTGTTTGCACACCCACGTTTAACCGCAGGCCTTTTATTGAAAACATGTTTCGTTGCTTCCGAAATCAAAATTACCCCAAGGAACGTATTGAATGGATTATTGTCGATGACGGCACGGACAAAATAAAGGATTTAATTGATAAATCAAACATTCCCCAAATCAAATATTATCCTATCAATGAAAAAATGACTTTGGGCACAAAGCGCAATTTTATGCACAAACAGACAAAGGGTTCCATTATTGTATACATGGACGATGATGATTATTATCCTCCTGAGCGTATTTCTCATGCAGTTGAACGTCTTCAGGGGGATAAAAATGCCCTTTGTGCTGGTTCGAGTGAAATTTATATTTATTTCAAAGGTTTGAGTCGAATGGTTCAGTGTGGCCCTTACAATCCAAATCATGCCACTGCTGGCACATTTGCTTTCAAAGCAGAACTATTAAAACAAACACAATACGAAGACCACGCCGCTATTGCTGAAGAGCGTGCATTTTTAAAGGGATATACGGTTCCTTTCGTTCAACTTGATCCACTTAAGACCATATTGGTATTTTCTCATGAGCATAATACGTTTGATAAACGCAAGATGTTGGATAACCCTCATCCGGATTATTTGAAAGATTCTACCAAAACGGTAGATACGTTTATTCGTATGAAAGATGAGGCACCTATCAAAGATTTTTTTATGAATAAAATTGATAAACTGTTAGAAAATTACGAACCTGGAGAACCCAAAATGAAACCGGATGTACTTGCACAGATTAAAACCATTGAGGCAGAGCGTGCAGAAATGTTAAAGAAAGCTCAGGAAGAAGCGGCTGCCAAAAATGCGACAGGGCCTATTGTTCTTCAGCGACCCGGAGAAGAACCCAAGGAATTGTCTCAACAAGAAGTTGTCGGTATTATACAACAACAACAGGGCCATATAGGAGTTTTATCAAATAAAATACAAGAATTAGAAAAAATAGTTGTTGAAATGCAGATGCAGTTGATTGAGGCACAAAGTGAATTAATTAAAGCCAGAGAAGTTAAGACAGTTGTATTAGAAGAAAAATCTACAGGAACTGAAGCACCAGTTCATGAAGAAAATATAAAGCCTGTTATCAATTCTGAAACAAAGGTTTTTCCTATACCAGTTAAGCACGGTCCTCTTATTATGATAAACGGCGATTAGGTATGATAATAATGGTCATATTCGTCATCAGATAAGTTATTGATGTCTTCTAATTCTTGTTCAAACCCGTATTCTTCTTTATCATTAACATCTTCGCAATTTTCACTATTGGTTGTTTCGCTGACATCGTCGAACTGCGAAACGTTATTAAGAACAAGGTCAATGTTTTCAAGTATTGTAGATGCGGCAATATTATCTAATTCAGGCGCAACAATTTCGTCCTCCTTATCGTCAGATAAAGGAACAAATACTTCTTCTAAAGAATTATTATTAAAATCCTTTATGCAATTAAATAAATTAAAAAACCAAGCTTTCATGTAGGAAACAAATTCTCCAGAATTCATTGTTATAATATATAATAATATTTTATAACAATCTATTTACGTTTACAGGTACGCCTTTTTTTCTGACTTTTACGTTTTCCACCTTGAGCGCGGTTACGAAACGCAAATCTTTTATTTGTGCGGTTGCGCATAGCCAGTCTTGCCCTACGAACAGCTATTTTTGCCTCTGCAATAGCCTTTGCAGTATTTTTTGCTTGTTTTCCTGTGTCTTCTACATAGGCGTCCTGTTTGTTTTTAATATCATCTTTATATTCTTCAACTTTTCTGTCTTTATATTCATTCTTTACAGCATTCAATTGGTCGCGTTTTGCAATAAGTTTATTTTTGAGGCCAGCTTTTTCTGTTTTTAATTCGGCTATCTGTTTTTGAATTTCCTCTTCGGATAGATTGACTTTCCCGTTAGCAATTAAATTCGAAATCTTTTTATCCACTAAATTTATTTCGGACTGAATATTATCTAAATCAGTAGTTACATTTTGAAATCGTTGTTCTGGCTTACCTAGAAATAAATCTTTTACAATATTGGCGGCTTTATTCATTATATATCTATTATATAAAATAGATAAACATTTTATTTCTAGGCATCGTCATCTTCTTCGTCTTCTTCAACCAACGCATCTTTTTTTACGTTTTTATCTAAATAACGATACATTCGCTTAATATCAAGTTTTGAAATATTATATGTTTCAAATATTTTTTCGACATCGTTTAATCTATCAATTTGAGAACAAAAATCGGCACCATAAAAAAGACGTAATTCTTGAAAAAACGCGACTAAATCTTTTTTATCCATATCTAATTCTTGACAAAGGCTGTAAACGAATAACATATTATTATATTCTGTAGAATATTTTGTGAGAACTTTGGTAAACCTTACTTCGGGTGGCTTAAAACAATTTTGGTTCTCAGGAAAATGATCATGATATAATTTATTATTATAAAAAGTTTTCATAAGCGAAGACATCTCATTAAACTGCCATATTTGGCTTTGAAATGTAATTCGGTCAATATAATCAGCATAACACATATTGTCTAAAATCCTCAAATAAAAAGGGTACGTTTTTTCCGGAGGTTGATTTGCTAAAACATCAATAATGTTTTCATGCCAAAGAAGAGCTACTATAGTTCTCTCTGTTTCGTTCATACAACGGTTATGTTGTTCCATTTTAATGGGCCGATTTATTAATGACTGTGTTATTTTTTTTGCATCTTCGTTATATGTTTTTATTTGAAATATTTCTTGTAAGGTATTACCCTGTAAAAATTCTGGTTTTTTTTTATAAACATCATGAATAAAGAGAACTTTCCGCATGTCGCCTTGGATATAATTTACTAGTTCGTCTGTGCGTTTTTCATACAATGATGTATTTGGCATTAGAGTTTTTAATAAACGATGAACTTGTGGTTTAGTAGGCGTTTTTAATTCAAAGACATTACATACTTTCATGAGTTCTCGAATTTTTTTATCAATATAATAGTTTCCAATACAAATAATCGGATTCATTGTTTTGTTCTCTAATCGCTGCTTCTTTGTTTTCTTTTGACGGATTATTTTGATAAGCGCCGTAATTCCACCTTTGTCTCCATTGTTCATTCCATCGATTTCATCCATCACAATGGCTATTTTTTTCACTTGTTTTGTCATCATTTGGAGAACATTTCGATTCGATACATTATTACTTGTTATTGTATCTATAAGGGCTTTATTACGAACGTCGCCGGCGTCATATTTGATAACATCATAGTTCAATTCTTTTAAAATATTGATAACAAAATGGCTTTTACCACAACCAGGCGAACCATAAATATAAATACCCTTTTTATAAGCAACATTATTTACGTTTTTATCAAAATTTAACAATAACGACTTTATCTCATTGGCTGTTTTTTCGCGGTCGAATATTTCGTTGATAGGTATGTCGTTCATTTTTATATAAACACGATTCTATGTTTAGATGATTTTTTATTTATACATTTTAAACGCAGTGTATTGGTCAAAATAAATAACATTTCAAAACGGTATAAAGACTCGACGACATATTAATATGTCAGGGGACGTGAATCCCAGCAAAAGCACCAGGAGAACTTCTTCGTGGTCAGTAAAAACTGAATCATAACAACAGGTTAGATTGGTTGTGTAGTTTGTCTGTGTCTAGATAAAAACAGTCAAATTGCTCGTTTAGCTCAGTTGGTTAGAGCATCAGTCTTATGAGCTGAGGGTCGTGAGTTCAAGTCTCACATCGAGCATCAAAAGGACCATTCTTTTACCGAGTTGTTTGAGCTCGTTTTCAAACACAAACACCCGTTTTCGTTCAGCAATCCATTCATTCAATCATTTTAGTCTTGAAGACAAACGAAAACAGCAAAAAAACCCGGTTAGCTCAGTCGGTAGAGCGCTAGCCTTTTAAGCTAGTGGTCGAGGGTTCAAGTCCCTCATCGGGTGCTTAGAGTTTGTAGGTTCTCTTTAAAAAACTAGCCCCCATGCTTCTGTAGCTCAGTAGGTAGAGCAAACGGCTGTTAACCGTTAGGTCGCAGGTTCGAGCCCTGTCAGGAGCGAAACGGTTCTATGGTGTAGCGGTTAGCACAAGTCCTTTACACGGACTAGATATGGGTTCGATTCCCGTTAGGACTAATAAGTTTGCAGGCACTTATCAAAAACCTGCTCGGAGATCCGTCTCAACAAATAAGCTCTTATAGTGTAGTGGTTAGCACCGAAGACTTTGAATCTTCTATCCTGGGTTCGAGTCCCAGTAAGAGCTTAAATGACTCGTTTCCAGACAGCAATCACTTAAAAACTATTTTAAAAAGCGGAAACAGCAAAATCCGATATAGTCTAGTTGGTTAGGATCGAGGGTTTTCACCCCTCTGGCCGGGGTTCGAGTCCCCGTATCGGAAAACAATTGTCTTCATACAGCAATTCAACAAAATTCACTTATTCGAATCCAAATGAAGACAGCATTAAACAGTTTGATTGTTCTGCAAAAACAATCGCGCGTCCAGACAGCAATCCAACCTCAAAAATTATGATTTTGAAAAGGGACGCAGCAAAAAAGCGGATATGGCCGAGTGGTTTAAGGCGACGGACTTAAGACCCGTTATCTATGATGCGTGGGTTCGAACCCCACTGTCCGCAATGAGTTGTTTATCTCGTTAAAAATAAACACCAAAGCAAGCGTGACGTTGAGTGGTTTAAGGCGACGGTCCGCGGCCCGTATCTACGATGCTGAAATTCGAAGCAGCATCTATGATGCGTAGGTTCGAATCCTACCGCTTGCACAATGTTAATCAATGAAAGACCTTTTTTTCATTGATATAAAGCGGATATGGCCGAGTGGTTTAAGGCGACAGATTCAAGACCTGTTATCTATGATGCGTGGGTTCGAACCCCACTGTCCGCAATCTTTTTCATGATTCGATAAAGAATCATGAAAAAACAATATATACAACTTTTTATTTTTTATTATTTCTAGCGTTGTTGGAGTTCAGGTCGAATTACATACACAAATCTCTTCCCGCGGACCTTGGGATTATAGCCAAACGAAGGCTCCTGAACTTTCAAGTCTGGGTTCATGGCCCACTTTGGAATAGATTCCAAACTCCATCGCACTTTGTCGTCCTCCCAATAACGACCCACGGTAGGGTCTTCTTCGTAGTAGTTGAGATAAAGCCATTCGTTACGCCAGTTATGGCGCGAAGACATAAATCTATGAGGCCCCGGCCCAACAACCTCGTCCGCATTTTTTATAGACTCTATGGCCTTTTTTTTGAGAACCTCCTTCTTGTTATGATCATCTTCCAAGTGATACTTGCGAAGATCCAGTTTGGCGCGGTTGATGGCGCCCCACAGTGTAGTTGGTAGCATAGACATGGTCTATTTAGTTTATCCTATGCTATCTGAAGAAAAAAGTTTTCAATTTTTACGTATTTGAAGTTCTCATACACGACCTTAAAAATTGATTTTTATAGTACGTATTAAATTATATTAAATCATGGATTTTAGTTTTATTAGTAACGAACTTACACGTAATTGTGTTTCAAACGGTTATAGTGCCGTTGATCAGCTCGAGCTTTGGTCATGGCTAAAAACTTATGAACCGGAAGAAGGTAAGGGCTTTATGTGGTCAAATCATCAAAATATTAGTCTTATTGGAAAAAAGATGGATTCTTTACCTGATTCACCAGGACATTCAGGTTCGTCATTCGCTTTTACAATGAGACATCTACAATATATTGCAAAAAATGGTATAGATTCTTATAAAACTTTTATTATAACCGGGTAATAAAGTTGTCGAAAAAATTGAATCCTTTTTTATGCAAAAAAACTAAAGGACAAAAACTAGTGCCACAATGGCTCATCAACAATATCACTTTCGTGCGGCGGCGTTTTGGCGCGTGGTTGCAAACGTATACACCATGACCAAGAAAAATCCAGAGGTGTTTTTGGGGAGTCGCATTGAAGACGACGTGTGGGACAATCCGGAGGACCAAGTTCTCGTTAACATTATTTACGACATAGGTCGCTTCGGCGCCAAAAACCGCTTCCCTACGAATGACGAAGAAGTTTTGGCAAAGGCCACGGCTAAGGTCATTCGAGCCTTCGTGCTATATCCCGAACTATACGGAAAAATCGCAATGTGTTGTCCAATGCAAGCCGCTAGTTTGGCCATGATGGGCAACATGAGCCAGGAAAAAATGAACGCGGCCAATCGACGAGCAGAGGAGGTCCGTGACCTGAGCAAGATGTTCAGGGAGATTGGACTAAGCGGAGACACACTGGCCTTGAGCGCAACCATTTCACAGGCACAAGAAAACGAATATCTCAGCATTTCGATCAAAGCATAAGGTTTGATCAAAAATAAAAAGTTGTGTACATATTGTTTTTTTCCGTAAAAATTGACATAAAAAAACATTGGTCTAATAACCATAAAAATCAATGGTATCCATGAATAAATTAAAAACTGGCTGTAGATATACATTTTACGAAAAAAAACCCGCGCTACATAGCGAAAGTTCATATCGTGCAACGTTTTTGGAGATTCGTCATATTTTTCCAAAATATTATTATATTTACTTATTAAACGATAGACTACATGGTAACAAAAAAATTATGTCAATTGTTCCAATAGAATGGATTAGTAAAGTTGAATCTATTGATGATATTCTTCAAGGAAAAACCGTCCTTTGTTCTGATGTTCTCTCAATTATAGACGAATTTTTATAACTGCGTCAATTTATGATTGCGTCAGTTTATGACTGCGTCAGTGCTAGTCCCGCTAAAAATATAAATAAACCAAATATTAATACGTGCACTAATTTTTTATTATTGCCAAATATTACATAAATAATAACACAAAACAAAAACAAAAGGGGTATATAATCATCTGATCCTATGTTTGATACACTTATTAATGAGAACCCCTCTTCTTTTTTATTAATAAATACCCGTGTTCCTAAAACGCTAGTTTTTTCATTGTCGTTTTTTCCATGAACAAAATATTTGGTATACGGACTTATCATAATACGTTTCCCGTTATCTTTCATGGTTGATAAATACATAAAATCTTCGCCAGAAGAAGGTTCAAATTTAAGACCAGATTTAAATATTTCTGTTTTTAAAGCAAAACTTATACCAACTTCATTTGCGTGAAATGTATCAGTTGTCTCCAAAAAAGGTATTATATGAGGTTCCCAGTTATAACGATATAGTCTAAATATTACTACATCAACATATGGATATTCTTTGATTTCTTTATAAAATGTCTCCACATAATCGGGTGCTACTGTGTCATCGTCGTCTAAAAACGCAATCCATTCGCTGTCAACATGACTCATTCCGTGATTTCGAACATTACCTGCTCCGTTTCCTCCTACGCCCTTTTTTTCAATGTCTAAAACCGTGATTTTTGGATTATTAATTTCAATATTTGGTTTAAGCCCATCAAATATAATAATAGCTTTCCAATCATTATTTGTTTGATTTTCAAGGGATTCAATTGAGTTTTTTAATGTATCTTTTCCTGTTGTTGGTATTATAAATGTAATCATATAAATTATGGTTACATTTTTATTCTAGTGTCTAAAAATCGGCACTAAAATCAAAAACGTCGTCTGCAACCGTTTTATTTGCAAGAGCATACTCCGAATTGGTGCGTTCAAAAAAGTTTACTTTTGTTTCCATGCTAATGAGCTCCATGAAATCAAATGGATTATTCGCATTATAAATCTTATCGTATCCAAGCTGCAAACAAAGTCGGTCAGCTACAAACTCAATATATTGCGACATAAGTTTTGAGTTCATTCCTATCATACGACAAGGAATTGCGTCCAAAATAAACTCTTTTTCGATTTCCACAGCCTCCTGTATAATTTCGTAAATACGCTTTTTTTGAAGTTTTCTCTGTAGCTTACTATAAAGTAAAACAGCGAATTCAGTATGAAGAGCCTCGTCGCGGGAAATGAGCTCATTAGAAAATGTAAGACCAGGCATAAGTCCACGCTTCTTAATCCAATAAATTGCAGCAAATGATGACGAAAAGAAAAGCCCTTCAATTACAGCAAAAGCCACAAGACGCGCAGCAAACGAACTACGGTTATCGTTAATCCACTTCTTGGCCCAATTTGCCTTTTTGTTTATACAAGGATAATTTTCAAGAGCAGTAAAATACTTTTTTTTCTCAGCATCATCGGATACATAAGTATCTATCAAAATACTATACATCTCCGAGTGAATATTTTCAATAGCAATCTGAAACCCATAGAATGCGCGCGCCTCCGCTAATTGTACATCGCTCATAAAACGCGACGCCAAGTTTTCTAAAACAATACCATCAGATGCAGCAAAAAATGCTAGTACCATCGAAATAAAATGCTTTTCGTCAGGATTAAGTGATGCCCAATCATTTAAATCTTTGGATAAGTCCACTTCTTGTGGCACCCAAAATGAGTCAACACTTTTTTTGTACATTTGCCAAATATCATTATCTTTGATTGGAAACATCACAAAGCGACTATCGTCAGCTTTCAGTAAAGGCTCAACAAAAGTTGTTTCGGACATTATTCGCTAAATAATATACTGTTTAGATTTTATACCATTTTGATTTAATAATTTGACCACAATAGATGTTCTCAAAAATAATAATTTAGGACAAACGCACTCGATGAGGTCGTAAACTCGACTAGTTTGTAAATCCAACAGAGTGTTTAATTTTTAAAATAAAAATATTAACTTATATAAACCATGTTTGGTCTTGAAAAATACAAGGATGCATTCGGTCCTGCTGGATTCAAAACCGGCTTTCGTAAATATAGAATATTAGGCGTATCAATTTTTGATTTGGCAGTAGTTATGGTGTTGTGTATTTTTGTTGCTTGGTTTACTGGCTATTCCTATTGGCTAACTTTAGCAGTAATTTTAATTTTAGGAGTTCTAGTTCATCGTGCGTTTGGCGTAAGAACAACAGTAGATAAAATTCTTTTTCCCAGAGCGTAAATTTAGGCAACTATTATTATCCTTTAGTATATAAATGAAACATGCTGGGGCGATTTTTGATAGTAGCGCAGAGTATTTGGGGGAAGAAAAACCTGAGCCCCGACGCAGATATCGTAAATCGAAAAAACAGTCAGAAAAAGAGATATTACATGAATATCATTCTGAGATAATCCAAGAACGCGAAAACGGAGCAATAAAACAGCGCAAATTTTATGAGAACATGCAGTATTTATCCCCAAATGAAAAGATTAATTTTGATAACAAGTTTACCAAACCCAAAAACGAACGCCAAGAACAGTACGCACATCTACTTAAAACCAAGTCTAAAAAAATCGTTGTCGCTACCGGACCGGCAGGCACTGGAAAAACCCTTTTTGCTACCGAAACTGGAGTGCGTAATTTTTTAAACGGCACTTATGAAAAACTTATTTTTACGCGCCCTTCCGTATCTGTAGACGAAGACCTCGGTTATTTACCTGGTACTCTCGAGGAAAAAATGGCACCATGGATTCGGCCCATTTACGATATTTTATATAATTTTATGAGCCCCAAAGATGTAACCGCGCTTATTGAAGATAAAGTTATTGAAATATCGCCTCTTGGATATATGCGAGGCCGTACTTTTAAAAACTGCTGGATAGTTGCTGACGAAATGCAGAATTCGACCGTAGCACAAATGAAAATGTTATTAACCCGTTTAGGAGAAAATAGCCGTCTAGTAATTACGGGCGATTTAGAACAATATGATAGAGCCAATGAATTAAACGGCTTAGATGATTTCCTAAGTAAATTCAGAGGAAAGAGGTCGTCTAGCATAAGTAGTTTTGAGTTTCAACGCACAGATATTCAACGCGAAGATGTAGTAAAAGAGGTTTTAGAAATATATAGTGGCGATATTCCATCGGATTATAATGAGGATTCGTAAAAAAATATCGCCTTATAATTTATATCGAATATGAAATCTTTATCCATGAAAAGTTTATCCAGAGGCCAATCTTTTCGGTTTATGGACTGTTTTAGTCCGAATGCATCTGTTAATTCTATTTTATATAGTCGCTGTCTCTTATATATTGTTCTTATGATTTCTCTCGTAAATCTATTTTACATCATTAACTTAAACCATACGTATTCTTTAGTTATATTCTTTTTGGTCGGATTTATCACGTCGTTCTTTGTTAAAAATATGATTATTATTTTACTATTCGCTACTTTTGTTTCTTTGTTTTTTCAAAGTGCTCAATATTCTATTAACGGTAGAGAATCCTTTGAAAACCAGGAAGGACTAGACGATTCGGAAGCTGGAGATAATCAACAAACAACGAATGAACCATACGTAGAAGGAGAGGAGCAAGAATCTCTGGTTGATGCCCCTGACGTTGAAGACGTTGAAGATGAAGTTGATTTAACAAATGCTCAAATGGAAACTGATAATAAAAGTAACCCTACTGTTACAAAAGCAGCAAAACTTAAGAAAGACATGAAGGATTATTTTGCCGTTCAAGAAAAATTGCTTGATGTTTTGGAAAGAGCAGAACCTTTACAACAAGAGGCCATGGCTATAAAAGAAAGATTTAATGACAAGGTAAAAAAGGCAAATTAAATATGCAATAACATAATATATTATCATTTAATATATTATGGATAAGTTAAAGGACGTTAACAGCAAATTAAATGATTTAAGAAACGGGATAGAAAATAATATGAACAAAATTCTAGAATCAACAAATTCTATAGTTAATAATAAAAATGACCTTGTTCCGCAACTGGAAGGATTCGATGTTTCAGACGGCATTAATAAATTAGTAAAAAAAATGACAAATATAGGAAAGGGTCTGGAAAAAATATTTAAAGGCCTTTTTGTAGACGAAATGATAGGCTTAGGCAAAGGTCTCAGTATTGGATTTCATAACATAGGGGAGTTTATGTTTTGGACGAGTGAATTTGTTTTTACATATATGATTTGTGGTTTACAATATTTGCAAAACATGCATAAATGTATATTTTATTACACTCTTGACGTATTCGCAAAAATTTTATATTTTCCAATTGATTTTATTAATTGGATAGCATGGGAATATGCCGGACAGGATTTATATACCGGGCAACAAAAAATATGGGACACTATTTACTGGATAGATGACGAATTTTATAATATGATGGGCTTTCATTTTGCTCATTATCCTAAAAATGTAGCGGACACGTGTTATAGTTGTAAAAGATTAAAGGTTTTAGCATTAAAAAGCAAATCCAGCCAGATTAATTACGATTTTGAAAAAAGAATGCCGGAACTTTTACAGGCTGGAATACAAGAAATGATAAGTGGTGCAAATTTAATGGGCCAATAAAGTGGTGGTCATTATAAAATATATTATAATACTATAAATGGACCAGAATAAAGAGGAAATTGAAAAAAAAATAGATAAAATTCGAGCCAAATTAGAACAACATATCAATGATTATATGCAAAACGATTTTATTGAAGATTTCCGAGTAAACATTGGTATGCCTCCCGGTATTCCTGATATTAAATTTGATATTCCTATTCCTGACATAGAACAAATCAAGAATGATATTAAAAACGGTATCATTGGGCCCATGACAAACGGAATAAATAGAGATATTATTAGACCTGTAAACAAATTAATCAAAGATTCCGTAGGTACGTTTACTGGTTTAATAAACAACATGATTAATGGAATCCAAAAGGGCGTTAATGGGTTTTTTGATGTATTAGGAACCGTAGTAGGTTTTATTAATGAAACAGCTGCGCGATTTATTAAAATGGGTAAAGGAATGAATGATATATTTACGGGTTTGTTTGTAACTGAAATGAATGGTCTTGGTGAAGGATTAAAACTTGGGTTCTCAAATATTGGAGAATTATTAAAATGGAGTGGCGAATTTATTTTTTCTTATATCAACTGCGGAGTACATTATATTCAAAACTTACAGAGATGTATATTTTTTTATATGGTCGATTCATTAGGACAAATTATGTATATTCCCATTAGAGTTTTACTATGGTTTATGAAAACCTTTTTATTTCGAGATATGTATCCCCTTGAAAATATGGTATGGGATTTATTGGAAAAAGCAGACCAATATATATTTCAATACACGGGCGTACACATATCCCATTATCCTAAAAACATCCGCGATTTGTGCTATAATTGTAAACGCATGAAAGTAGACGCATTAAAAGATAAAGTAAAACAAATTAACCACGATTTTAGTCATAAAATGCCCCAATTACTACAAGCCGGCGTCGATCAGATGCAAGATGGAAGCAATCAATTCGCAGGTGCGTTTAGTCCAAACTTCAAAATACCCAAAGACAATAAACCACCCATTGACCCCAAGGCTCTTAAGGCTCCGGAAATACCAACCGTCAAATTTTCTGTCGGAAACGTTATTCCAGAAATTAATATTTAGATAATATAAATGGGAAAAAAATGCATACCTGGATTTATTTGCGTTGAAAACATGACGCTATTTTTATTAACCATGATTTTTATCGTTGTCATTTATCTATATTACAAACAATATTCCGTCGAAAATCTGTCGAACAATACCTATATTGTTTTACCAAATCAGTCCACAGGTTTAAATCTATCCACAGGTTTAAACCAAACCACGGGTTTAAATATAATCGATAGTCGTAACGCACAACCCGATACCATAAATAATCCATACGTCCCCCCAGTAAAAGATGGAACTTATTTTAGACGCGATTCCGGAGACCCCAGAGGATTGCCCGTTAATGTGCAAACACGCTCTATTAACAATACCTACCAACAGATGGGTATTTTAACACGCAAAAATGATGAATTAATTTTACCTTTAATGGGGCGACAATTAACCGCTGGTAACTATCATTGGCAATATTATACTATGACCACAACAGGAAATATGAATACGAAATTACCTATTAGCATGAACGGAAAAAGTTGCACGGGAGAATATGGTTGTGATTCATTAAGCAATGGCGATGTTGTATATGTCGAAGGATACAGTGACACTTTTAGAGTAACATTATATGAAAACAGTACGTTTAACTATATTCCTTATTTTTGAGGTTTAGTTGCAATAATAAACTATCCATAGAATATATATTTTTATGGATATTGATTCTTATACAAAAGCACCTGATACTATCCAATTATCATATTCGTTTTTAAATATCGATATTAACGCCGCATCATGTAAATATATTTCTGGACTTGCGCCCTTAGACGCAAATGATATGCCGATTATTAGTACAAATAGTATGACCGGAATACAAAATAATCCTGGTCCTAATACATTTATAGGTTTACACATAGCCAATTATTTACCGCCTACCCCCAATAACACGCTTTATCCGGCTGCAAAAAATTCCTATAGATGCTCCGATTTATATATTTATAATTATAAAAGTGATAACAAAACGCAGCTTGTTCATAAAGTAAAGCAAGTTCCGGGTGCATTGGGAGAGATAGTCATAAAGCATAAACCGAATGTATTAACAGACCCAACCCTTTATATATGTTTTTTTTTAGTCGCTTCTGCGAATACTTCAATAAGCGCACAGCCAAACGATGTTGATAAAATCCTTGAATTTGCCACTACTCAACAATCCAGCGCGGCCGTTATGACCAGTGGACTTAGTAATTGTATTCCTACACAAACTCTGGGTATGCAATTTACCGACCCAAAAGGAAATGTAGTTATTATTTTGTCGGACCCCATAAAAATAAACACTGCTTCCCAAAAAATACTTGCGTCATTTAACGCTTCTATAGTAAATCAGCTTCCCACTACTTCTTTACCCAGCTGGCTTGTACAGAATCCGACAAATGCATTTAAATTAGGCGCTTCTAATATTACTATTGGTGATACAGACAATGTATATATGGAATGTATTCCAACCGGAATAAGCAAAGAAGATATAAAAGCGTATACAGTCCCAATTAATAGTCAATATACCGAAGATGCGAGTAAAATCGAATTTATGAGCTCCACGATTCGATTTACATTTCTCGTATTTTTTGTTTTGATTTTATATGCGCTTTTTCCTACGTTTTGGAGTACTATTTATAAAATTATAAATCCTAGTGAAAAGGCGGACGACGAAACACCAGAAATGCGACTTGAATTAGATGCTGTTGAATTTTGGTATTATGTTTTTTTATTTTGTATTTTTGCAGTAACATTTTCGTTAGGATTAGCATTTAACTTTGATAGCACACATATTTCTATTGCGTTTTTAATTATTTTTACTTTAGCATTGACTTCGACCATGATATTATTTAATAGAACAGCAAAAGACCCTAAACATTTTTTATTTAAAGAAACATTTAAAGAGGGTTTTCCAGAAATAAACAACTATTTTTCATCTTTGGCACCAGTATCTGATGACCCTAACGTCAATCCATGGATTGACACTCTCAAGTTCTGGAAAAGACCCGGATTATGGGCTTGGCTTTTTTTCGTATTAACAATTGCTGTAAATTTAATTATCATAGTTATTCAACATAAGGGCAAAATACCAACTTCTATAAATAGTGACACCACAAATATATCAACTGACCCGAACGTAATGAATGTTATAGAATTATTAGATTGCATATTTGGTAGTATTTTTGCTCTAATTGCTATTCGCGTTGTTTATAAAATTTATATCAAACTACAAGAAACGAGGGCAGCAGTACCAACATAATAATAAATATTATTTTAAAAAAACAATATTTATTGGTTTAAAAAACAGACCCACCAATTGTGTTCTCGCTAACGGGTTTGAATTCAGACGACGAAACCGTCGCACTGTATTCCGTCGGGGCCATTTGACCAATCATAAGTTCCTCTAATGAATCTCCCACCGATAAATATACAGACTCGCTTTTTGTTGGTGCCGGCTGTTCATGTGACTCAGTAGGCTCATCTAAAATGACGCCTTTAGAATGAACGCTATTATTTTTTACGTTATCAGAAACGTATTTGTATTCTTGTGTGTGGCTATCACTAACGTGTTTATCTGCTCTATAAGAATTGGCATCTCTACCATCGCGACGAATGAGCTCGTAAATAACAAGCACGAACAAAATGGCTAAAATAGGAGGCGTCATAAAAAACATAGCGGCAGAAATACCTAATAGAAAAATAAGCCCAATGGGATTCGTTAAAATGGTATGAATAAAGGTCGGTGTTTGAAAAGGAACTACTAAATATACTATAAATAATCCAAATAACCAATATTCAGGTACTGTAAAATCTTTGAATGGACTCGTTAATTTCATTATATTATAGATAAACATTTATTTTTGAGGCATAAAAAATTGATTTGTTCTCTATTTAACCAGTACCAGCAAAATGATGAAACGTAAGCCAATTAAACCCCCTGCTTTTGTTCTTACTGATGAATATCGGTCAATAATTTGTTCTCAATCTTACCTAGGAAAAAAAGGTTATACTATTCCAAAAACCACGCTGAGTCCTGCCGATTATGAATTTCTAAAGAAAGACCTATTTGTAAAACCAGAGATCTTTGGATACGGCCCAGCAGATGCTTCTAGCGAATTCCCCGTATATCGCGAAAATGAAAAAAAAATATATGTTCCTCGATTTTATGGTATTCAACGCTACGGACTTCCGCCCAAATCAGAAATTCAAGTCGGTGACGATATTAGTGTAACGTTTACAAAACCACTTCGTGATTATCAAAATGAAATTGTGGGAATTTATGGTAACTATGTGAATCGGCCGATTTCTTCGGAGTCTCTGCATAAAGGCTCAGGGGGGATATTGGAAGTTCCTTGTGGAGCAGGAAAGACCGTGATGGCTCTTAAGATTATTTCAGATTTGAAAAAGAAGACACTGATTATTGTGCACAAAGAATTCTTGATGAATCAATGGATTGAACGCATCAGGGAGTTTCTACCAGGTTCTCGAATTGGTAAAATCCAGGCACAAGTTTGCGATGTTGAAAACAAAGACATCGTTATTGGTATGGTTCAAACCCTTTATGATAAAGAGTTTTGTGCGGGCACTTTTGATTCATTTGGCTTAACCATTATTGATGAAGTTCATCGCATAGGCAGCGAGCAGTTTTCAAAAACTTTATTTAAAACTATTACGCCTTATATGTTGGGGATTTCGGCAACCGTAGACCGTAAAGATAAATTAACACGTGTTCTATATATGTTCATTGGTGAAAAAATATATGAATCCCAAAGAAAAAATGATGATGCAGTATGTGTTCGAGCTATTGAATACCAGACAGGAGACGTAGAATTTAATGAAGTCGAAATGGACTTTCGTGGGAATACAAAGTATAGTTCTATGATTGTCAAATTATGTGAATATGGACCACGGAGCGATTTTATTGTTCGAGTTTTACGCGATCTGGTCGTTGAAGATAGCGACAGCCAAATCATGGTTCTCTGTCACAATCGTTCACTCTTGGCTTATTTATATAGTGCTATTGAGCATCGTAAGTTCGCAACAGTGGGATTCTACGTTGGTGGAATGAAGCAGGCTGCGCTACAAGAGACTGAGACTAAAAATATTGTTCTCGCTACCTACGCTATGGCCGCGGAGGCATTAGATATTAAAACTCTTTCAACCCTGGTCATGGTAACGCCCAAAACCGATATAGTACAATCCGTGGGGCGAATTTTACGTGTCAAACATGAGAACCCTATTATTGTGGATATTGTCGATAAACATGATGTGTTTCAAAACCAATGGGCTCAACGCCGGCGCTTCTATAAAAAATCCAATTATCGAATTCGTTATATTGATAGCTCTAGATACGCGGGGATGTCAATTGACTGGACCACAGATAATACATGGAAACGCGTTTATGAACCAAAAGATGCGTGCGCTGTGATGGAACCTGAGGAAACTGTTCTCCCTTTTGGTGGTAACTGTTTAATAGATGTGAATTTTGATGAGTAAATTAATTGCTAATAAAAATTGATTTTTTTGTCGCGTTTGAATTAATTAAAAACCAAATATGCCGCTCTATTTTGGCTTCCCCGTTACCTGCCAGGAGGCATTTCGTCTATTAAGTTTATATTTTGAACAAACAAAAACGGACATAATGCAAAAACATATGTTGACTGAAAATATGTACATGGACTGTTATTTTGTAGATTATGCAAACCACGTGTTAAAAAGTAAAAACGTGGAAATGAGAGTATTTTATACGGATAAGGGACAATGTATTGTTGGGTACAAAATAGAAAACGCTAACGTTTTTGAAAAAAAATTCGTAAAAATAAGCGAGTTTGCATATACGCTTGAAAAGTTGGCAAATCGTTTTTGGTACGAAATCAAAACCATAAAGTGTCACGAGAATTTTACTAAGATTACGCTGGAACATATGGAAGATGAACCTGAAACCGTTGAAGGCGATGAGCCATATATCATCGAGTTTCAACATTAATTGGCACTAGCAAAACCCAGGGTTCCTGGCAAAAATTGATTGTTGATATGTTTTGTTTTTATTGAAACAAAACATTCGAATGAGTTATGTGCTACGCTCTAAGCTTCCTGCATATATTGTTGATTATATTAAATTATATACTGGAGAGGGTCTTTGGCGTAATAATAAGTATATTAATATACATCGTATTGCTAGAGATGATTTACGTTATGCTATGTTAAGACGACTACCCAAGATTCGTCAGGTGACTAACCGTTTTAGCTTAACCGAACATACGCTGCGAGGATGTACGTGGTTTAAAGTGGATGGAAAAAAACACATGGTAATTACTGTAAAATACGATAGATATCATGGCTTGCCTTATACAGAAAATTATTATTGGGAAATGTATTATAATCAAAAAAAAATTATGGTTCCTATTCGCTAAAAGCAGGTTCTACGTGCGCGTCTCGATTTACCTCCCTTCTTTTTATTAGTACGGCGCTTTTTTCCGCCCTTCTTTTTATTGGTACGTCTTTTTCCACCAGTCGATGTAAACAAACGCGTTTCTCCTCCTGTGTTTGAAGTTAATATAGAAGGCAATACCTTATTAATTTGATTCAAACTCATTATACATTAGGTCTATATTTTTTATTCTGGTAACCAGAATTTTGTTGGTACTGTGGTCGCTTATATTGTTGTTGTTTGTATTGAAGTTGTGGTCTAGAATTAGCATCTCTAGCTAATTTACCAACATGTATCAAACGGGTACGCGCGTCTACAACACGCAGCGGAATCCATTTTTTAAACCGTTTATGAAATGTACACTCCATAACCAATTTTTTCTCTAAATCAACGTATTTATCCTCGGCACCATTTTGAAAATCCTCTTCGTCGTCGCTTTCCTCTATAAAATCTAGATTCAAGTTCTCGCGTATCTTACGAAAGAGGCTATTCATAAAAACGCTAGTTTTATAATTTGGTATTCCGGCTAATCCATAGTAAACTGTCTCGCCAGACTGTCCGTAAGCATACAAATGATAAACATCAAATTGTAGATCAGCACGAACCTGAAATGCAGTTGGGTAATTAAATTGTGGTTTTGAATAATCTGGTATAACCGTGCTAATCTGCACATCTGTTAGTTTTTTTACTGGTGCAGCAGCACTAACTAATCCTGGTCGTAATAATTGAACATTGATAAACGGCACCGTTTCATAAAGCGCCCTATATTGTAAATGATGAACCGTATATCCAATATTATTAATTTGATTTGCTGGAATCATGGAGTCAGGAACAAATTCGCCAGACTGAACGGAGTCCCAGAAAACGGGTAGCGTAAAATACAGGCTTGATGATTCTGACTTGATTTGACATAGTGCATCCTTCGTGAAATCCAACTTTTGATAGATGTTGGCGTTTTTTAAATTGATGCCTTTATAATAAAATATGTCTTCAATAACAAAGAACGGTTGCTCTTCCTCTAAAAACGTCCCATAGAAAACGGTACCTAAAGCTAGAGGTTGCGTAAAATTCACAGAATATCGACACGTCTTTACAATTTTCTTTTCACGATTCAAATCAAATATGAAACAAACGTCCTCTTCCCCTAAAAATGTAAACCAAGCAAAACATTTTTTACCCTGAGGAATAGCAAAACAGGTATTATATGAAGAAGAAACTTTCTTATGCGATATTGTTTCATAGGAAAGTTCAAAAGCAGGAAAACGCTTCATAATCTGTTCATACTGAGCGTGTGTTAAAACTTCTACGTTTGTCATGGTTTGCTAATTATAACGGCCAGTTGTTTAAATCAATTTTATTTATTATAATCCGTTTGCAAAAGCAGCTAAGTCGTTGTTAAGTTCTTGCGCATCCTTTTCATTTAAAAATTCTTCATTAGTCGTTGACGGAACCTGGTGTTGTATCTCTTCAATAATTTTCTGATATTTTTCTATTTGACCATGTATCAAGTTCTTAGTCTTTTTTGTAGTATATGTGTCTCGCAAATAGTTCCATAAAAAGTGACCTGCTAAAATTATCAAAAGTGAAAACAGGATGGTAAATATAAAATTATTTAATGAAAACGAGAACATTTAACTTATATGAAAAACAAACATAATTATTATATCTTTATTACGCTAATGTTATAATAAATTAAAAAATAACTTAAATGTATTCCTCCGTATAGATGAAATGGCGGTTACAATTTTAATTATTGAAAAGGGCGGAACTATTCAAGAATGCGAGCTAAAAACTTATAATGAAGCGGAACTCTACAAAAAAGCAGGTTTAAAGTCAGCAACTGGTTTTGAAGTTCACGCTGAATGGGGTGCCGAAATTGACGGCAAAACTTATTCTGTCTCCGTTTTTGGTAAAGATAATGGTCGTGCTGGCCAAGAAAACAAGTACGAATTTCCTCCGCCGATAGATAGTGTTCTTTTCTTTGGTTCATGTGTTCTCGTAAATAAAGAAAATAATCAGGCGGCAAGTATTTCTAAGGCACAATGGACAAAAGTATATGAACATTTGTTTGGTGGATTTGATGATATTGGGGCCGAGGATAGTGAATTGTCGGAGGATGATGTAGATGATGACGTGTCGCGTACGAAGGAGGGATACGTAAAGGACGATTTTATTGTGGATGATGATGAGGAGGATTATGAATCAGAAGAATCTGAAGAGCAGACATCGGAAGAGGAAATTGTTATCAAGAAAAAGAAGAAGCCTGCCGCTAAAAAACTTGCTGCAGAAAAGACAAAAAAGACAAAAAAATTGGAAAATGTCTTTCAGATAGCACAGGAGGATAATTATTTGAATTGTGCAGATGAACTTAGTGAAGAGGAATATTTATAAAAACTAAAATATAAACCTAATATAAAACATGGATGGAAAACATTTATTTTATATTACATTAGTAATTTCAATTGCAGTTCAACTAGTAACAGGAATAATAGATATAGCAGCATTTTTTGTAAAAGTACCTACCACTTATTTAATTATAAGGGAATTGCTAATATTAGAACTTGTGGTTCAGGTTTTTGAAGGAATATTTTATTTTTGGTTAGCCTATAATTTTAATAAGGTAATAAATGTTACACCAAAAAGATATATCGATTGGGCTATTACAACCCCAACTATGCTAATAACATTAATGATATATTTAATTTATTTAAACAAAACAGTTGAAAACAAAACGAGCGAAATGGAGTTTTTTACAGTTTTAAATGACAATTCGAGTGTTTTTATACCCGTTGTCCTTTTGAATTGGTTAATGTTACTGTTTGGTTATTTGGGAGAAATGCGAATCATACCTGTTTTTCTTGGAGTGTTTTTAGGGTTTATACCGTTTTTGCTTTATTATTATATGATTTATATAAATTATGTAACCCAAAACGAAAACGGATATTTATTGTTTTGGTACTTCTTCTTTTTTTGGTCGATGTATGGTTTTGTAGCGGTTTTACCTTATTATATTAAAAATTCGTTTTACAATATATTAGATTTATTCGCAAAGAATTTTTTTGGTGTGTTTTTAAGTTATATGATATTGTCTGGAAATTATTGAAAAGATTAATTTAGCATAATAATACATAATACATGTCGACCAGAAAACAAAACAGGTATTTAAGAAAAACAGCAAAACTGCGTAAAGTAAATAAGCTTGATAATATAAAAATAAAACAGAAGGGGGTTCAATATACTGTTGAACCGGTAGACGTTTTAAGTAACGACCCAAAAATGAAAGGCGATATAGTTAAGAAACACGTAAACGGAAAATTAGTACAGCAAAAATTTATTACTTACGGAAAAAGTAAAATTATTATAGCTAAACAAGCAGATAAACTAAAAAACATTCAAAAGGGTGGAAAGCTAACAAAAAAAGAAGAGGAATTGTTGACTAAATTACAGAAATTAAAGGCAGAAGACGAAAAGCTAGGTGGAAAAACCGAAATTGTTTATAAAGATGGCACTGGATTCTTTGGAAATGTGAAGAATAGTGCCGGAGCTATGGTAGGTTCAGGAGCAGGATTGGCTTTTAACATGATAGCTGCCGGAGCACTTGCTAGAGTTTTTGGAGATTCACAACCTCAACAATTAGGGGTTCAAGAACCTCAGCAATTATAGATTACCGAATCTCAGTAAAATTGATTTTAAAAATGAATATAAATAGTTGTTATATTCATTAGCATGCAGACTATTTCTAATCCTGATTCATTTCGCGCCAATATTCGCGAAAAGATGCAGCCCATTTTGGGCGATGAAAAGATCTCAGCTAATCTAGAAATAGCCATTTATAATTACGCTATCAAAGAGGCCAATTCGCGTAAGATTATTAAGAAGTGGGATAATCCCTATTTTGTACAGCTTTATGTAGACCATTTACGCTCTATTTATTTTAATCTTAAAAATAAGGAGTTGCTCGATCAAATAAAGTCAGGCGAAATTACAGCACAGGCTGTTGCTTTTATGACACACCAAGAGCTAAACCCCGGGCGTTGGTCAAAGTTGATTGAACAAAAAATAAAACGTGATTCAAATAAATTTACTACAAATATTCAGGCATCTACTGACATGTTTACTTGTAAGAAGTGTCGGTCAAAAAAGTGTACTTATTATGAACTACAGACACGTAGTGCCGATGAGCCAGCAACTATTTTCGTAACTTGTTTGGATTGTGGTAAGCATTGGAAATCGTAATTTATACTAGCACCTCTAAATCCCTAAATTTCCAATATTCAATACCACCTCCAGGCAGTGGCCTCTTCACAATAAACGGAATTTTTTTCTCATCAAATTCCTTCAGCGCAATCAAATATCCATCAATAATATTATCAGCAATTTCAACAAAAGGCTTTGCGCCAGCATTAATTTGCTTAGCCCTTTCCCCCAAAATCCGCGCTTTTTCATATCGCGTAACAAAAGGTAAGGTCTTATGAAGAGGGTCAATTACAACGCCATTCTCGTCTCGAACAACGCGTGACATAACCTCAATTTCGCTATAATTATGTGAAATCATCTCAGGATGATAATCTGCGATAATGTTTTTGCGCATATTTTCATCAAACTTCTGTAAATAGTTCTCATCCTCGTCTTCGTCTTCGTCTTCGTCATCCTCTATTTCATCAAAATGCGGTATATTCAATTTAGCCCGCTCTTCCTCATTAATTTCAGAAACACTAACATTATCGTCTTCGTCTAATTCCGGTTCTTCCGCGTCAAGCTCGTCTTCTAATTCGCTATCAAATTCATCTTCGCTAACCTCGACTTCATCTATTGCTTTTATTTTGGACGAAATTTTAGGATTGGTTGGGTCGATTTCTGTATCGCTCTCAATGTCCTCGGGTTCGCTAAAATCTTCGGGGTCTTCCATTATAAATATAGAATAGTGTTATATTTCTAAATCTATCTCGGGCAAAATCAATTTTTGAGGATACTTGTCTCAAAAATTGATTTTACATTCTAAAATGAAATAAACATTATCTCATAGAAATACATAAATGAAATTCTGCGACAAATGCGACAATATGTATTATATTGGTATTAGTGCCGATGACCCAAACCAGCTTACTTATTATTGCCGATTTTGCGGCAATAAGGATAATACTATTAGCGAGGAGGGAGTATGTGTAATTAATACACAATTTAAAAAGACAGAACAGAAATTTAATCATATTATTAACGCTTATACCAAGGTAGACCCCACTCTTCCTCGTATCTATAATGTTAAGTGCCCTAACGCGGAATGTAAGACGAATCACGAAGAAAATACAAAACCAGCTGAGGTTATTTATATGCGTTATGATGACGATAATCTAAAATACCTGTATATCTGTGTGGAATGCGACACGACGTGGAAGTCGGGTGACGCTTAAGACAACACAATAATATCACAAATAAAAAATACGAGGTTCTCCTTCTTATTTTTTTCACTAAAACACTGCTTTTTACAAGCGTAAAAATTGAATTTGAAAACCCTAATAAAAATATCTCATTAATATATCCAATGAAGACCGTTAAAAAGAGCCTGGTTGTAAAACCAGCAACAACTTGGACACAGTCAAATGAATATGAAAATTACTTAAAAGCGCATTCTATAAATAAAGACGCACCATTGTCGGTTACAAATACCCGGATTGGTGACAAAAACAAGGAAAACAAAATTTATGGCGGTTCTTATCACATTGAAGACACAGAATATATTTCAACGTTTCTCCCCATATATGCTGAAAAAGTTTTTGGCAGATTCGAGCCAGAATACTTGACAGAAAAGCAGCTCGACAAAAACGGGCCTATTTATGTCGACCTAGATTTGCACTTCGCTTATGATGTCGCGGAAAGAATTATTGACAAAGAATATCTCGACGACCTCATGGATACTTATTTAGACGAACTAAAGAAGATTTATCAGTTTGACGACGAGCAATCTTTTCGTATGTTCCTGATGCAAAAGCAGTCAGTGAATCGCCTAGCCGATAAAAGTAAAACGAAGGACGGAATTCACTTGATGATTAGTCTCCAGGCAGATAGAACGGTGCAGATTATTTTGCGAGACCGAGTCATGAAGGAAATTAGCGAAAAATGGGACTCTTTGCCGCTTATAAATCAATGGAATGACGTCTTTGACGAGGGGATTACGGTGGGTTACACCAACGTCCAGCTTTTTGGTAGCCGTAAGCCAAACCATGAATCGTATGAATTAACCTACGCTTACGATATTAAATATAATATCGAAATCCATGAATTCTCTGTTAGCCCTATCAAATTGTCGGATTTTCCGGTTTCAAATCATATTGCAGAACTCTCAGTGCGAAACACCAACATTCCTAGCTTCTTCATGAAGAATGATTTTGCAATTGTCTACAATGAATACAAAGGTCTGCGTGGTTCCACTAGCACTGCGAAAAAGCCTAGTGCCGGCGCTATTTCTCGTCCAGTGCCCACAATGTTTGATAGCGCTTTCCTCTCTTCAAATATGGCTTCATATATTCGAAATATTAAGTCGCAAGAGGAACTTGATATATTAGTGGCGGCGTTTCTTGAAAATATTAAAAATGTAGATTACGACGTTAAAGAGGGACACGAATATGCACTTGCACTTCCTCCCTCTTATTATGAAGATGGAAGCTATAGCAAATGGATTCGGACAGGATGGGCTCTTAAAAACACTGACGACGAAGGTCGTCTTTTGATTAGTTGGATTAAAATGAGTTCTCAGGCCAAAAATTTCAAGTATTGCGATATTCCAAGTTTGTGTGACACGTGGTCAAAAATGGATATGCGTAAGCTTAGCGGTGGCGTAACCAAGCGCTCTTTGATGCACTGGGTCAAACAAGACGCTCATGATAAGTATTTGCAAATTCGTGGAGAAAGCATCGAATTTTATTTAGAGAAGACCATTAGCGGAAACGGCGTTTCGTGTAAGGACAAATCGAACAAGGGGGAATGCGGGGATTGGGACCTAGCAAAAGTTCTACATGTGCTTTATAAGGATCTATTTGTTTGTTCAAGTATCAAATCTAACAATTGGTATTGTTATACTAACAATCGATGGACTGAGGACGAAACCGGTTCTACTCTTCGTAAGATGATTTCTACTGAAATGCGTGAGCTTTATAATAAGAAAACGATTGGTCAGTTGAACGGCATGATGACAGCTATTGCTCCGACAACAGACGATGGAAACGAAGACGAGCAAGCAAACATTCGTAAGATTCGTAGTCAACGCATCCTCAATATTTGCCAGCGCCTGAACCGCACCAGTGAGAAGAAGAATATTATGACGGAAGCTCGTGACCTGTTTTATGACAGTAATTTCTTGAATAAGCTCGACACAAATCCCTATTTGCTTTGTTTCAATAATGGTGTAGTAGATTTCAAGGAGAAGGTTTTCCGTAAAGGCAGACCGGACGATTATATTAGTAAGTGCACAGGCATTGATTATGTTCGTATTGATAAAACGCGCGACGGATCGATCATTAGTGAAATCAATGGATTCTTTTCGCAATTGTTTCCAGACAAACAATTATTTGATTATATTCGTGATTATTTGGCATCTGCACTCATTGGTACCACTTCAAATCAAACATTCAATATGTTTATTGGTGGTGGGTCTAACGGTAAGTCCAAGCTGATTGATTTGATGAAGCTAGTGCTCGGAGATTATAAGGGCGAGGTACCCCTATCTCTTGTTACCGGAGAGCGTACCCGTATTGGTGGTCTTTCTCCGGAGATTGTTCAGTTAAAAGGTGTAAGATTTGCTGTGATGCAAGAGCCTGAGAAGGGTGTCAAGCTAAATGAAGGTAAGATGAAAGAGCTTACTGGCGGAGATAGTATTCAGGCACGCGCGCCCTATATGTTGCAAGCAGTTACCTTTGTCCCACAATTCAAGTTGGCAGTTTGTTCAAACACAATGATGGAAATTGGCTCGAATGACCATGGTACATGGCGTCGTATTTGTGTAGTGCCGTTTGAATCATTGTTTACAGAAAATCCTGTAGCGGATGACCCCGGAAAGCCCCATCAATTTATGATTGACAAGAATATTCAGGAGAAATTTGAGAACTGGAAGGAGATTTTCGCTGCTATGTTGGTTGAACACGCATTTAAGACGGATGGTATGGTAACGATTTGCGATCGTGTTATGGGAGCAAGCAACGAGTACCGCCAGAACCAGGACTTCTTGGCTGAATTTATCCGCGATAAGGTGGAGACAAAAAGGGAAGCTGAGAAACGTGGGGATACTACTAGTGTCTTCAAAATTCGTAAGAAGGAGGTTACTATGGAATTTAATAACTGGTACAAAGACACTTACGGAAACGGCCGTGGTTGTCCGAACCCAAAAGATATTCATGAATATATGGATAAACAGTTTGGTCGTCAGAGAAATCAGGTGTGGGACGGCGTTCGTATCAAATACGATCATAATGGCCCACTCGTTTATAGTGACACTAGTTCGATTAGCGATAACATTAGCGTAAATGATTTATAAAAAAATATATCCATAATATTTTTTTATTCTAATAATTGTTTTGATAGACATTTATGTTGATAATAGAATATAAGTATACGAAGAAATTCACAACATAATCTTTTAATAGATTTACCAAATATGGATATCCAATAAATAAAAGGACTATCAAGATTTTTCTGAAACGAGTTAATTTATCATCGTAATAAAGATAATAACATAAAACAGCAACTACGATATAATAAAAAAGCAACAAATAGTTATTTATTTTTGTTAACATAGCAATATCCCCACCCTGATAAAGTGACTTTTGATTATACGTCACGTTTTTATTTGTTGATTCAGTAATCATATTTGATAATAAAGTATTTTGGGATTGTATCAAATTATACGTTGACGTGGACATTTTTCTAAATTCTATCTATTCTATAAAGAGGTTTAAATTTTGGAATAGTTTTCAAATTCATTAAAAGAATTAGGTTGTAATTCATCCATTATAGTAAATCCATTAACTCCGGAATTTGCAGTTGGTGTTGCAGTAGCTTGTTGAGAACATTGGTCGTTGTTTTTTGGAAAATTAAAAATCATACCTTGATTTGCTAACTGCCTATTATTCATATTATTTTGAGATATAATCTGTTGTTGAGACATAGAAACGTTACTTGGTTTTGGTAACGAAAGTTCGTTATAATTAATTGTGTCTCTATTTGCAATATCCGTATATTTCCAAAATACTTTATATAATACAAAAAATACAGTAAATATGATGATCAAATCAAACATCTCTCTGGATAAATAAGGATACCATCTATTTAAAACGGTTATTGTGTTTAAAAATACTATCATTCCAATAAAATAATAAAGAATAACATTGTAATCTTGAGTTTTTAATCTACTACTTTCGTTCAACATTAAATTACGTTGTGCCGCATTTACTGAATTATTCATATCTTGTAATCTGTTATTGAGAACATCTGTTTCGTCATCAATTATGTTGTTTAAAACGCCTTGATTATTCAAAACTTGTGTAGCTGAACTATTTACACTGGCCAATGAATTTGAAACATTTGCCGTGTTTATTGATGGTGTTGTTCCTGTTGAACTATTTAAAGAATTCAAAATGAATAACATACCATCAAATACACCCCCTGTGTTAGCAACGGGCTGAATATTGGCTGGTGTGTTAGGGTTAGCCATTGATGGGGTTATTGTTGGTGTAGATGTAGCTATAGGATACAAAGTTGGAGTTTTGCTAGGAGTCGGTCCTGGTGTTAAAGTTTGAGTTGGAGTCATAGTCATAGTCATAGTCGGAGTTGCCATATTAATTATTTATAAATATACTATATCATAATATATTTATAACCTTCTAGTTTTTAATAATAACTATAGCACCAACAAATACTATTGCGAATGTAATTGTTCCTAAAATATAAATATAGTTTTGTTCTTGTAAATAAGTTTCGGCGTCTTGTTTTCTAGCATCTTCTAAAGAGGGCATTTGGTTTCCGCTTACTAAATTGTTTTCATAGTTGTTTAATTCATCACTGTTTAATCGATAGTTTATGTTTAAATCATCTACTTTTTTATCCAACAAACTATAATTAGAGTTTATTTGTTTCATGTTGTTTATGTAGTCAGAAGATAGCATTCCTTCGACCTGAGTTATTTTAAAATCTACATAGTTCGTATCCTTAGAATAGTTTTCAATCATTTCTAAATTTATATTTTAATGAGAAATTGTTATCTAGACTTTCTGTTGTCCATCCAATAAAACACAAAATATATTAAACATGCTAACATTATTGAAATGACCATATTTTGGTAATAATATGATTGTTGTTTTATTATGTAGTCTTCATTTACCGAATTCTTAACGTCGATTAGCTTTTTTGTTTTTTCGTCTACCTCTGCCCGTATCTTTTTAAGTTTTTTTTCTAGTTCAACAGTGTCCTGATTACTATATTCTTTTCGTTGCTCAACTGCTTCGTTAAATTGAGCCAATGAGGAGGTTACTTTATCTAATTTACTTTGAACATCACTATTGCTACAAGGTGTTGTTGGATTTGATGAATTACATTGAACATAGGACTGATAAGAAGAAAAAAAGTTTTTCAAATCAGAAACTACATGATCGTATAGGTTTTTAACATCAACTGAACTATAAGTTAAACCTTCTATTGTCGGTAATGAATTCATTCTGTTTTTATATTATATATATATTTTGCATAAATAAATCCCGTGGCTATAATTATGCCTACTCCTAAATTAAAACTATTAAATAACGTGTCATTATATACAGTTTTTACGTCTGAGTAACGTTGGTCTGAACCTCCGTATTGATTCTGAACTTTATATAGAGTATTCGCATTATTTTGATTTTTACATAATTCGACGTCAATACATTGTTCCGGATTTGTTTCACAATTGGAGGGTGTCGACTTTAATATTGTGGCACAATTTGTTGGCATAGACTGCTCTAATAAACCTTGCTCTGCCTTTACAAAAAAAAAGTCATTTGGACTAAATGCTGCGATTAATTCAGAAGACATTTATTTATATATTGTAAAGAAATTACTAGATGCAAACTCGATAATAATCATACTTCAAAGCCGTAAGGCTTTCCCTTTCGAATTTGACCACTTGTCCCGGTCTCATACAGATAGCTAGTGCTTGTGGGTCGAATCTACTGATTTCGGGTAATTGGCTAACACTTTCCATCTTGTATTTCTTCTTTAATTCATTTACCTCATTGTTGTCTAAAATTTTACAAGTAGGCACCAACTTATGATTTAGTATATTAAATTGAAGTCGTTTAATGTTATGAATAACCACGAATATACCGTTGCGATCGTACAAATACTTTACTTTTGTGATAATCGTATCATTCGGTTCGTCTTCAATAATAATAATGAGAACATCCGTTTTTGTTAGTACATTTTCAATATCAAATAGGTCTTCAATAATATCATCTAGTCCGTCCGGTTTGATTTGTTTCGTTGTCAAATAGTATTTTACATATGCCTTCTGTTGGCTATTGTCATTAGTAATAAGCATATCAAGTTGATTGTTTGAATACATGGCGTCAATCTCATTAATGCTAAAATTAGAATATTGTTTTATATTGAAACCCTGTTTTTCTAATAATTCGAGAACATTTTTCCTCGACTTATATACAGAAAGAATTCGATTACTTGTGGTAGACATTGTATAATATAAAAACACACTTTTATATTATTTCGAATCAATTTTTTAACCTAGTTTCTTTATGATAAAATCCTTTATTCCCTTAAATATACCACCACCGCCGCCATCATCTCCGCCGCTCTGTTTTGGCTCTGGTTTTGAATCTACTATATCTTTCTTAAATACTATTCCACGCTCCGTTGGAATATTGGGTATTCCGGGTTCATTGGATTCAAATGAAATTTTTGGTTGATTTTCAGTAGCGTGTTCGGATGAATGTTCGTAGCCTCCGTTGTTTATTTTAATTACAGGCGCAAAATTAATCCCACCAGGAACAGAAGGCATTGTTTGGCCCATATAAACTGGGTTAGGTTGCGTTGATGGCCTCATAAAATTTATTCTATAATCTCCTTCTCTATATAAATCGCTGGGTTCCACTACCTTTATTTTGTCCTCTTGACTTAATCCTTCTCCATCTTCCGTATTTATTGTTACAAAATCTACACCCTTTTTGAGAACATTCCATACACGTTCCGGTTTTTTATCCCCGCGATAATGTACTCTTCCTCCTGTCATTAGTTCGACCGGAGGAGGCTCAGTTGGACTAGTTGGTTCATAAATTTGCTGTGGCGGTGGTTCTTCTGGACTTGTTGGTTCAAACGCCGGACTATTCGGGTCGTAAGCTGGACTATTTGGATTATAAGCTGGACTATTCGGGTCGTAAGCCGGACTATTCGGGTCGTAAGCTGGACTATTTGGCTCGTAAACTGGACTAATTGGATTATATTTTGGAGAACCAGTATCTTCCTCTTCCAACATCGATGTTTCACTGGGTTGATATGCAGGAGACGTGTCGGGATACTCTGGCGAAGGCCCAGGCGCAGATGCTTGTTCACATGACCCCGGTAACTCTACTCTAACATCTTTTTTCATGAGGGTTTTCTTTATATCATTAATAATAGTTTGAGGAGACTCTGTTTTAGAGAACAACAAATTTTCTATGTTTTTTGAGAACGTCATGTTTGACAACTGTTCAATATTATCCTCAGTAATTATGCGCATTTGAATATTCATTGTTTGTAATTCTTGTAATAATAATTTTAATGAATACGGCACTTCGACAATACTAAAATCACGACCATACTTTGTAATGTTCTCGATATTCATAGATTTTCCGTCCAAAGAACCCGTAAATTTAATTGGACCATCCGCCATCGGGCTAATAAATAATTTCTTTGCCGGGTTATAAATTGATACCATACCACTAACATTACAAATTGCTATTTTATATTTATCACAACGCTCCATCATGGATTCTCTCAAAAAATCAGTTATTCCGTGTGAAATGAGAACATCACGTTCCATTTCCCCAATGCGTAACCCACCATCATTTGCACGCCCACTTACTGGTTGTCTGGTTAATGCTGTGCGAGGTCCTAATGGACGGGAATTGATTTTATCCTTGACCATATGTTTTAAACGCATATAATATGTAGGGCCCATGAAAATCTCTGTACTTATTTGTTCTCCCGTCATACCATTATATAAAACATCGTTTCCACTTGAATGGAAACCTGCGTTTGTAAGCATTTCGCCAAACACACCTATTTTTGATCCGTCATTATTAAATGCCGTACAATCCCCGAATGCGCCGTATTGTGCACAGGCTTTTCCTGTTATACATTCTACTAATTGTCCAATTGTCATACGAGAGGGTAATGCATGTGGATTAATAATTATATCTGGCCTTAGACCATCGCGCGTAAACGGCATATCCTGCTCAGGAACAACTAAGCCAATGGTCCCCTTCTGACCAGCTCTCGAAGCCATCTTGTCTCCAATATTTGGAATACGTTCTTCGCGAATTCGCACCTTAGCTATACGCTTCCCTTCTTCGCTTTCCGTAATAAATGTTTTATCAACAATACCTAGCTGCCCTTTTTTGGGAGTTTTTGATGCGTCTATTTTTGTTCCCTTCATCGATGATGCGGATGAACTTAAGCCAATCAATACCGTTTTTTCATCAATAGGCGTTTCCTCGCGAATAATTCCATATTTGTCCAATTGGCTATAATCATATCCTGGTTTGGTTCTCAAAACTGCTCCGTCGTTCTCAATGTTTGTAAATAAAGTCTCCACTTTTTCGTCTCCCTGGATAGATTTTTCTTCGTGACTTTCATATGTACTATAATAAGTTGTACGGAAAAGACCGCGTTTTAGAGCTCCTTCATTAATTAACATAGCATCTTCAACATTATAACCCGTATAAACCATAACCGCTACAATTGCGTTTTCGCCATAAGGGTTTTCCTCATGATTTACGTATTCCATATAACGGGATTTTACCAAAGGCATTTGCCCTGAATTTAAAACAACCGCGGTTTTGTCCATACGCACCTGATGATTTGTGTGATACATGGATACTGCCTGTTTACTTTGCCCACAAGAGAATGAATTGCGCGTCGCCGGATTGTTCTCAGGAAATATAATCATATTACACATTACACCAAAAATAAAAGATTCATGTATTTCCAAATGGGTATAATGTAGAGGTTTGGTTTTGAGTTCATTGTCGTTCATGGCTATAAGTGCATTCTCGCTTTCGTTAGAGTCAATATAATCAATAATGGCCTTGTTCTCTAAAAATTTCTTATATTGTGCTGGATTTTTATCCTCACTAATGTTCTCATATAATTCGTCGAGTTCATAGATTCCGTAATCATTTGACCTAAATCCGTCCTTCGTCTTTTTATTGAAGCCGCATACTAAATCTGTCCATTTAAAATCACAGTCGCTAATTTTTTTATTAATCACATCAGACCATGTTAGCGAATCACATTTTTGCTTTTCTCCAGTAACTGTTTCGTGTTCTCGAATAAATCGGTCGCGGTGCGAATGCTCCAAATAAAAAATAGGACGACATAAACGCCCCGCATCACTATATATAAAAACAGTATTTTGACGAATATCAAACGTCACACTAGTATAAATAGGCAAAAGCGCGTTTCTGCGGAATAATTTGACTTTGGCCACCGTCTCTAGTGGTTCCGTTACAGAACCAGCCCAAAGACCATTGAGAACAACTTTAGTCATCGAAGAAAGCATAAAAGGAGAACAATCCTCGAGCAATTTCATATCCACTTTCTCACGTAACCATTTAATAAAAGGTTCTCTAGAAACACCTTTACTAATATAAGCTGATATAGATAAATGTTTATGGAGACCAATATTACCGCCATCGGGCGTATCAATCGGATCCAAGAATCCCCATTGAGAACTATGTAAGACGCGTGGTCCAACCAATTTTACACTAGCATCTAAGGGCAAATTAGTCTTACGTAAATGACTGAGTGCACTATTGAACGAAAGGCGATTTAAATCTTGCACAATACCAATACGTTTTGTATGTGTTTGAGCACCCCAGTTACCTTTAAATGCCTTTTTAAAACCCGCTTCGACAATACGCTCTCTGAATACTTCACGATAATATTCTTGGATAAGACCAAATAATCGATTCGAATACATAGATTTATTCAGATTGATCTTTTTATCAAAGAAAAGGAGAACATGTTTTTGAAGTAAATTAAAATATTCGCGAAACAAATCATACATAAGAGAACCTACCAGTTCTAAACGTTTATATTTAAAATTGTCGCGGTCTACAGATAATTCCATACCACTATGTACTAACAATAGTCGTTTTACCATATGTCCCAAATAATAAGCCTTGTTTAAAAAATTTACTTCTCCGACGTGCGGTAAAAAATAATCGGCCAAAATTTCTAGTGCATGGTTTATGGTTTTTCCTTTTGTTAAAATTGCTATATAATTGAGAGCGTCGCGCTGGCTCATAATTGCTCCTGCATCGTGTACGCTAGGCACAAAGAGGTCAACCATATTGTCGTATTTTTCCAAGTCAAGTAAGCACATTGTAATGATTTGTTTATCCGAAAGCACGCCTAGCGCCCGAAACATAATAAAAAGCGGCACCGGCTTACGTACGTTAGGTACATTCACTACTATATTATTAAATGTATAGGACGGCGTTGGCGCGACAATTTTTACACTTAATGTGCGTATAGGCTTAGATACATTTTCGCTTACAGATCTGATTTCGGCTGAACATAAATGCACACCGTCGTCCATTTTATGAACATAAAGCATGTTATCTGCAAATTTTTCCTGTGAAATTACGGTTTTTTCCTTTCCGTCAATAATAAAATATCCACCAATATCATTTTTGCACTCCCCCATGGTGTGACGTACTTCAGGCGAAAGACCACGTAATATACAGAAACTAGATTGGACCATAATTGGGAACTTTCCTAGATAAATTTTGTCTAACGTTATTGTGCGCTTCTGTTTATTTGTCTCAATCATAGATTTTTCAGTAAGTTCTCTTAATTGTGCGGTTTCATTTGGAGTCAAATCTAACAGATTCTGCTTCTTTTGTTTGCGGACCTTTAATTTAGGTGCAGTTTCGCGTGGTTTCACTTTTGCGCCACCACTGGCTTGTCCACTGACTGTTTCACTATCCAATGCCCCTCCTTGTTTTAGTGCGGGCTCATCATCATCATCATCGCTTTGTGCGCCAATGATTGTAGGTTGCTCCCCTTCTTCTAAAATATCTATGAAATCAATATCAATATCATAATGAATTGTCATTCCGTAAGTCATGTTTCTTAATCGCGCTTCATTTGGGAACATATAATGCGAATTCGTATCGTCATAAATAACCGGCTTGCCAAAATAAATTTTTGTCCCATCCTTTCCGCCAAAATACATAATACATTTAGAACGATAATCATTCAGCTTTTTATCAAATCGCGTATTAATTTGTACAGGGTTTTTTTCGCGGAATATCTGGAAGATACCTGTTTTAAAAAAATCGTCATAAGATTCAATATGGTGTTGTACCAAATTTTGCGGATTATCGCGAAAATAGGAATCAATTATCTTCCAAATGACTGAATTATCCATTGTATATAGAACCAGAATATTTTTATATTCATAACCCTTAAAAAACATTTAGCGTTTGTGATAATTTCTTTTAATATTATATAAAATGGCTGGAGTCATGGATAATTTGTTTGGTCCTCTTGGTCGCGAATATTGCATTTGGTTCTATTTCTTATCTGTTCTTGCTTTTGTTTCGTTACTTCTCTTCTTCATTCCCGCTCTTTGGCGCGGCATTTCCACTAAAAAGGATATTTGGTACTTTTTAGGCGTTTTGGCTGTTACGTTCACATACGGTCTTATATATTTCCAAAATCGCCTTTTATATTCTATGTGCAGTGGCTCGATGAAATAAGGGATTACTCTGCGGACAATTGGCTCAAGGTTTTTACTTGAATATTATAATATAAACATGGACATTTTATATTATAGCAATTATTGCACTCATTCCCAAAATATAATCCGATATTTAGCAAAAAACAATTTACGCAACAAAATTAGTTTTGTTTGTATAGACAAACGTAGTCGCGACCCCAAAAACAATCAGCTTTATGTTCATTTAGAAAATGGTACACGTGTTATTATGCCACCTAACGTACATAGTGTTCCTGCACTGTTACTTGTTCGCGAAAATTATAAGGTCTTGCTAGGCGACGATATTATAAAATATTATGAACCTTATGTCGCAGAACAAAACGGCGTAGCTACTCAACAAAATGGAGAACCTATGGCGTTTTCTATTCATAATGTTGGAGCCACTGTTTCCTCTGAACAGTATACATTATATAGTTTGACTCCGGATGAGCTTAGTAGTAAAGGTTCAGGTGGACGTCGTCAAATGCATAATTACGTTTCGACAAGTCAAGACATATTAACTATATCGACCCCTCCAGATACTTATCGCCCTGATAAATTATCCAACAGCGTAACTGTTGAAGCACTACAAACTCAACGAAATGAAGAGTTGCCTAAGAGCGGACCCCCTGTTATTTAAGAAATAAAACGACATATAAAGTTTTATTTCTTTTTTTTTCATCCTATATACCATTAATTCACCTCTAACATTTTATCCCTTTTCATTTTATCCATAAAATTTTTCAATTCATTTTTGACCAACAGCGTAACTGTTGAAACACTAACGCCTATACTAAAGGCTTTTTTATAATGCTCTTCCACGTATTAATCCTTTTAACTGCATCTATATGGAGTGGAAGATAATTATGCCGAGAATAATTAGTTATAAATAGTCCGTCAGATTCTTGCTTAAGTACTCGGTTTTGAAAGAGGTTGTATGCATTTGTAAAGGCATCTACCATCTTTAGTTCTGAGTTTTTATCCACATCAATCTGCGTGTGAATATTATAAAGCATACATCTATCAAAATCGTAGGCGGATAGTAAATCTGCCTCCCTAACTATGTGATAAGCATGTAGGTATTCATTTAACTCAGGAAACCCTTGCCTTTTCACAGTAGAATAAGACATTGTACTTATAATCGTCCGTACAACATCTATTTCTTTTGTCGACATTTTGTCTTCCAAGAAATCATTAATTTCTTGTATGCCGTCGTCCTGATCCATATATTTTTTGTCGCACATATCATGTATAGCAGCTGATACGTAAATAATTTTTTCTTGAGTTTCTAGTAAAGGATGCTCTTTTTTTTCTTCCTCAAGAATTCGATGTGCGAAATGAAGGACATTCATACTATGTGAAAGTCCGTGCGTCTCATCTATACTGTGCTTCTTTGAAGAAATAAGAACAAAATGGAGTAGTTTGCTCAAAAGCGACATAATGCCTATTTATTTATTAGGTATTATGTTTATTACAATTTTTTAATTAATTTATTTACATCATGTAGCCTCCTGCGAGAATTGAACTCGCGACCTTCAGTTTACAAGACTGATGCTCTACCACTAAGCTAAAGAGGCACTAGTATTTTAGTGGCGCCAATTCTTTATACCGTTTACAAAAAAATTGAAATCCTTTTTCGGATTTTGTTTTCATTAAAATCAACCAATGGCTTCGCTCTTTCTATTCTTTGTTTTGTGTCTGCTCTTGACTTTGGTCGAGAGCAGACAAAGAATGACAATCGCTGCACGTAAACGTCGCGCTAAAAGGAGGGAACTAGAGGCTATTCGGGAACTCAATAAACTGTTGATCAAAGCCGAATGTATTCGCATCGACCAACACTTTATTCGACCACCAAACACCTGTCCCATGGCTCTTCATTACGGAAACAACAATTTAGTCGAACATTGGAAAGCGCATTGTGAGCCCATCTTGGAACCAGCGTTTAAGATACCAAATTTCATTAAACTGATTGTACTCATTTGCCTAATAATTCTTTACTTTATCTAAAAAATTGAGAACTTCACTAACAAAAAATTGATAACTTTTTGTTTAATTTATTAACAACAAACAATGACAGAATTTTGTAGGTGTGTCAGTAATAAGGAGGACGAGCTGGGTCAAAGGCTGATCGACATTTGGGATGAAGTCGTGGAGTTAGCTGAAGTCAAGAGCTGGGATGAGTTTTTGGACGAATGGAGCGATGTGGTTTTCGGTTTTGGGAGGCTGCTGGGTTGGTTTTGTGGTGTAAAGTACGTGTCTTTATGGGGGGACGAAAGACATGTACGTAAAGTGGAAGCAAGGATGCGGACTTATGGATGTGTTCGGAGTAAGAGGCATTTGCATGATGGGAAGTGCTGTTCGATGTGAATTGAATAGGGGGGTTTTTGTATATTTGTATTTTTTTAGCGGCCCTGGTGTTGAACCGGCACATATGCCACCTCGATTTGACCAACACCGTTTCCGTTTTGGTCTATACTGCGATATGCCGTTAACATCCTTCCTTGCTCTGGTTGTCGAGTGTTTGCAGTAGGCAACCAGGCATTATTTTCCGCCCAATCTGGAATTTTTCCCGGGTTACTATTTAGTATTGGCACTGCCCATTGTACTTCATTAGTTTGTAAGTGCCAATTATCAGGAACTAAAGAACCAGCCAGGCTTAAAAACAACTGCTCTTGCATCCAGTTACTGCGAATTCTTCCCTGCGGACCGCGATTTTCTACAGCACCATGAGCTTGACCAACTGCATCATTTGCTGCCTCAATTTTTTCAAGTGTTGGATCTCTTACAGCGACTAAAATTGCTGTTTTTGCGGCTTGAATTAGACTTTCTAGAGTATTTGGATTTATATCATCAACTTCCATAATAGAATCATCGCTACCTTGACTAGAAAGTTGATATGATGAATCGCTATCATCGCTACCATTGCTACCTTGAGAACTACCATTGCTACCTTGAGAATCTTCATTAAGTTCATATGTACCTAAACGGCCAAATCCAGCACCCCCGCGCTTCTTCATCTTACGAACCGTCTTACGTTTTCCTAAATTGCGTTTTGCGGTTTTACGTGCTTTTACCCGTTTCAAAGTTTTTTTGCCGCCTCTTTTACGAAGAGTATTTTTCATCTATATATTTATATGTAGATAATAGTGCCTAAAATTCCAAGAATTCGAGAACTTCTCAAGTTCTCAAAAAATTGATTTCTTTTTTGTCTAAACAATCAGGTTAAAATTCCCTGCGAAAGCAATCAACAGTCAATATGTCCTCCGTTTCGTTCCGTATCGTCTCTCTTCCCCGTGAGCTCCAGACCTCCAACGAGGTAGCCTGGTATGTCGAGGAGATTGCTCGTTATGGTCTTGTTGAGTCAGTAGACATCATCAGCAACGTCGCCGCCAATGGCGCGCGCTTCAGTAGCGCAATCGTCCACATGGCCGCTGGTTCCTCCTGGCAAAACCAGATACAGCGTTTCCTCGATGCCGGAAAGTCTGGTATCATTGCCAAGAGCTACTATACCAACGCTGCCACTGGCGAGGTCACTCAGTTTTGTTTCGACAACGGCAAGCCTATGCTCCACATCAAGCACGTGCTTCTTGACGCTCCCGTCGAGGAGCGCACCGAGCCCTCGTCCAACTGGACAAGCCTCTACATCCCTGTTATTCCTAATGACATTGAGCATCTCCAGACAGAGGAGGAGCTAAAGCAGTTCTTCGAGCAAGACATGCAGCTCGGATCAGTCAATCGCGTCGATTTCGTGAGCCGTTCAATTGCTGACTCGGCGTCATCCGTCCGTAGCGCATACGTACACTTTAACAGCTGGAGCAACAATCGGACTGCTATGCACGTACGCGAGCAAATTAATGGCCGCGGAGAGTTCAAGTGCGTGGGCTACTCCGATGGCGACCAGTTCAAGCGCTTTGCCAACCGCCGATTCATGGTACTCAAGATGAACCGAAGCCCTATTCCTGAGGCCAGTCCTGATGCCAATATCCACCAGCTTGCTGCTCGCAACGCACAGCTCGAGGCGCTCGTCGAGGAGCTTAACGCCAAGTTGATCATGCTCGAAACCATGAACGACATGCTCAAGGAGAAGCTCGGAGAATCTCAGGTGGAGGCAGCGTGCCTCTGGAATGTCATGGCTGAGGAGCAGGAGGACGACGGTAAGGGTCCGATGACGATGGAGGAGCTTATGGTGTAATGTAGATTTGTGCAATGAAGTCTAGTGTAGATTTGTGCAATGTAGTGTAGTAGTAGTAGTATAAAACAAAAAAAATGAAAATAGCGGTAACGCTTTTTTCATTGACAATAAGTAGTACACCAAGTTTGGAATTTAAACAAAATCGATGATTAAATATATATATATTTAGTCAAACCCTTTTTTGTTACGTTATTATATAAATGCCATCCCGAAAGCTTCAGCCTGAGCATGTCGTTCATGGTTTGGAACATCATCAACTAAAAAATGATAGGGAATTATCTCCTGAATCAAAGGAGGAAAGACAGTGGCAACGTGATAATGCCCCAAAAAGATATCATTGGGAATTATCTCCTGAATCAGAGAAGAGAAGACAGTGGCAACGTGATGCCAGAATTGACGCGGACTTATTTGAACAAGCGTATCGTTATAATAGATATTGGAATGAAAGTCAGAAAGCAGCTGCGAAAGATCCTAATTATGTTTTTAAACCATATAGGTACGACGAGTGGGACGACTCTCCTGAGACACAAAAAAAATTAGAAAAACTTGCAAAAAACGCGATAGAAGGGGCAAAAAGACGGGAAGCGGAGATGGAAGCTGAAAGACAAAAAGCAAGAATTGCCCCCGCTGCAGCATCAAGGCTTGAAAGAAAAGAAGCATCCGAAAAAAAATCCGAAAAAGCATCCGAAAAAGCATCCGAAAAAGCATCCGAAAAAGCATCCGAAAAAGCATCCGAAAAAGCATCCGAAAAAGGGGGTAGTTCCAAAAAGAAAACCGTCAAAAGAAAGTCACGTAAATATAGCAACACAAAACGTCGCAAATAATATTATTATTGTGTGGAAAAAATTGAATCCTTTTTTCAACATTGATTGATAACAATCATCAATCAATATTATGTCTGAATCAACAGAGACCATGTCGTGCCATGCCTGCTCGACCGACGTACATCAAGTCCACGAAAAAAATATTGCTGGCTATATTTATCAGTATTGCAGCAAGACATGCGCCGACTCGGATTTTACTACTTGTTCGTCGTGCATTGACTCAGCGGAAATATCAGTTAGGGATTGCGCTCGGGAACAATACGGTTGTTGCCAACAATACCTGGGGGGACATTTGTATCATTATTGTAGCGAACTCTGCCGTGACGAAGATACGACGGCCTTTATTCGGTCGTTTCGTAAACCGTTAAAAAATAATTAAAGCGCGTATGTGCACGTATCGTCTTGAACTATCGTTTCGTAATGATATTTTTGAGCATTCAAATAGTCAGTAACTATTTGCGCATATTCATTATAAAATTCTTGAACATTTCTTACAATTACCCATAAAGAAATCTGCGAGGGAACAGTAATTATGCTATATTGATATTGGTCTCTCTTTACTTCGCCAAGTTTTACTACCCAATATGGACCATCGAACGGCGTTCCTTCCAAATATACAGTAAGTTTTCCGGGATCGCTTACATTTTTGTAATATGCATACCCGGTAATCTGTTCTAAATATCCACTCTTATCTATTTGGCTATTTAATACACTTACTGATCCGTTCGATAATCTTCCATAATCAGCAGTTAAACATGTTCCATAACCTTGGAATAGCTCATTTGTGGGAGCACCCAAAACTTGATACCAACGACCTGTATATTTTTCAACATCTAATTCAGGAACCGTCGCCGGACCAAATGCACCCACTACTGCAAACAAAAAATATAACAATTTCATTATATTTTTTAATGGCGGATTATTTTTATGTCCTTTATGATAAATCATAGACGTAAACAATAAGACCGGCCTTTTATAATAAAGTTTTTGTCCGCGAAAATGCCAGCAAGTTTGGTCAAGAAACGATGCGTAAATCCAAGCGCACATGCATCAGGATTCTTCTTTGTACCATGTTTATGAATATGTAAATACTGTTGTTTTTGCTGGCTTACGGCTTGGTCAGCAATACACTTCCGAATAAGTGCATAATCGGAATTCAAAACGGATTTTTCGTACTCAGGTAACTTCGCCAAATCATAAAGAAATGCCATAAGAAGCGTTTTGTTTCTTAGACGGTCAATTGGCTCGGTCCATTCACTTTGATCTTCATGTAGAAACACAAAAACAACACCTTTTTGCATTTTATTATAGTGTTTACAGTCAGTGACCAATTCATTATCATTAATGTTTTTAAAGGAATTATAATTGCTTTTTGTACCGCAGTTTGTAATCGTAAGACGTTCTTTGGCGTTATACATATTACTAATTCTTTTAAAATGCGTGGTCTTTATATTATAATTACAAAGCAAATCGGGTTTTGAATACGAATTTGGCGCATTACCAAATAGAGAAAATTCTACATACTTTCCGTTTGCGCCCTTGTCAGTGTTTTTACCATTTGTCTCAATAAATCGAGTTGAATTTTCATTATAAATTTTTTCCAAATCCGGACAAGAGACATGCGCATAATCAGCAATGGAACCAAATGTAGCGGGACATAATTTATTTAGAGAGCGCACATACCGTTGGAGGACTTTTTCGTTTCTATGGATGTCGCGTAGAGAAAATGTGGATATTGATCGAAGCGAATAGTACCGTGATAGTAGAATCATATTAATTATTGTGAAATACGATTTTGACCAAAACATTCAATTTTTACTTTAATCTAAAGGAATATAAATATTTTCTGAAAACGCATATAAAAATAGTGAGACGTAAATTTATTAAATGAACGTCACTTCAAGTCCAACCAATAATAAATCCACTCTAATGCGAGCATTTAACAACCATTTTTTTGATTTTTTGGATGATATTATTACTATTGTTCCCAATAACAGAGATTTGCCGGTTTCCCGCGACTCATTTATGATGATCAAAAAAGCGAATCCCACTGCTATTATAAAAGTTTGGTATTTGCATATTTATACTCCTTATAGTCAAGTTATTGCAGGCGGAGATATCACGTTTTTCTTTGAGAAAGATTATTCAGAGGATATTTCGCATTTATCTAACGCAGATAGTATTATGCAAATCGTTGATACAATAAGAAAGCCTATTCGCGAAATGGGAGAGGTTAATAAAGCGCATTCTATGAAATATATTCAGAATTTAACTGAACTTTCAAGAGCTTATAATGATGCTTAAAATGAATTCATAATATTAATGAATTCATTTTATTGTTGAAGTCGTCTATCATAATTCATATGATACAGCATCTCACGTGGTTCCATATTATTAAAATAATCCATAACAGTACTTATGTTAACCTTAAGTTTTTTATCCTTTAATGAAGGTATATATACAGTTTTATGAATGTTTTCGATATGCGGAAAATATTTTCCATTAATAACATTCTCGGACTTACGAATATAATAATCTACGTAGGAAGAATAAACGTTTTTAATAAATAAATTATATTCGCATACAAATTCACGATGTAAATACGTAAACATAGGATAACATGCCAAAAACTCGTCTATTTTGTTCATTCTATGTGCACATAAAAAATAATATGTATATTTTTGATTTATTTTTCGGGTTATGGTTTTGCGTAGTCCGTTTTTCAAATAAGACCGTTCTCCCGTATTTGTATTATGTAACATCCAACCCAAGAAAAACGGCCCGTTTTGTATAGACAGTGCACTCTTTTCTAGGTCAGCAAAATTATAAAGGTTATATCGTCGAGGGAATTGGATTATACCTTCTATATTTTTAAATATTGACCAATCTTCGTAAATATTTGGTGGGATATACGTAACTCTGTTATCTGAATGAATATCATAAACACCTACTAGAAATAGCGCAGCGTGTTTTATAGGATTCACTATTTTATTATCAGGATGCTGCATCACAAAAGAATAACTATAATTCTTAGGTAAATTTTGGAAATAAACTATGTTTTTTATATCTTCTCCTTTGGAACAACGAAACGCATCTAAAAACATACGCCGAAATGTCTTCTTTCTGTCAGTAAGATTACTATAATTACCACCAACTGCTGATTTAGTTGCAATTTCCCAGAAACCCGACCTACTATCATAAAACAAATTTATCATTACTCCCTCAATAATTTCATTAACTAATATTTGCTCCATCACATCATAATAATCGTCGCGGAATTTTTTATATCTAACTGACCTGACCGGCGAAAAACACACAACCTTATGTTGTGGTTCAGTAAATACAACAGAACGATATTCGTCCAGGTTTTTATTCGTTTTCAGAGAATTAAATATTTGATATTTTTGTGCATTGTGACTATATGTTTTATTATTTATTTCAGTATTAGACAATATGCTCGATAAATGATATGTGTTATACAATATATCTTCTTCCGTCATGTTGTACAATAAAATGACTGGATCCTTTATCTCCTTTGAAAAAAATGAATTTATCTTATCTTTATGAAAAAATAAATTAATTCTTATGTTGGCTCCAACTATGACGTCAAAGGAGCCGGCAGCCAAAAGGGAAATACATAATTATTCAAAGACCAACATGGTTTTATGCGTTATTTGTTTTGCATAGTAACTAATAACGCATAAAACCATGTTGATTTTTTATGAAAAACCCAATTATGACTCTTATGATTGAAAATGGTAAGGTATTTTAATTCCATAAAAGATAGGAGGGGTTGCAAGGGAACCTTTGGTTCCCTGCTAAATAATCAAAATCGCAAATATTATTTAGACAGATAAGTATATACGACTATAGTAAATGGAAAAAGAAACAAATGATATTTCATTAGAACTCGGAGATATTATTGAAATTGTTGCTCCGTCGAATCCCAATATTCATCAAATGGTAGCAATCATAGATTATATTGACGAAACCAAATTATATCTTATCGATACAGAAAACTTGAATCGGTATCAATTAAATGTTGACGAGAACAATATGTTTACTGACGAGACAATTAGTGAGATTAATCTGCTTAGTCGTAGTGACGAAAAGGGTTATGCTAAACAAAATGGTTTATTGATTAAAACTTGGGTAGATGTGCATTTTGGTGGGGAAATCCCAGCAACATTAACAGGCGAAATAACTAATTTAGAAGAAGACATGATTGAAATAACGACTTATCCTGATTTAAATGTTATATATATCGATTTTGCTTATAAGGGTATACCACAAAATATACCACTCGAAAAAATAGTTATCAGAGAGAAGCCCGAATCTATTAGAAACTTAGGGTCGTTAACTAATGTCAAAGTTAACTTGGAAGAAGGAGAAATATTAGAACCGAGCGTCACCTATACTGAAAGCGGAGAATCGATTATTAAAATACCCGAAGGCGCAGTTCCCGATTCTAAACCTGCCGAAGCAATTCAAGACGATTTATTTGCCGACGCAGATGCAGTTATTTTTGGTGATAAATTAGGCGCAATTAAACAATATGTAGAACTACCAGAACATAAACAGCGTTATGACATTGATACGCAAGTAAATAATTTAATGGATGAACTTTTATCTACGATTCCGAATAACCAGAGAACGGTCGGAGTATTAGATAATCTTCATTTGTTAATTGAGCGTTTTAAACAATTACGTGAAGAGTTCTCGAATTTTGATAACAATAACATTATTCACGAAGCCAAAGTAAACGGTCCGTTTCATAAACCCATGATTGAAAAATTAGAGAAATTAGACACATATTTACGTTGGTTTATGCCCGTTGTAAATAACCGCAAAAAAATATATAATGTGGACGTTGAGCTAGATAATAGTGATTTAATCCAAGAAAGAGCAGAAGACATATTATTGGCCATAGAGAATAGCCAATTGGATTATTATAAAAACGAATCGCAAACTCGTACAACAACATATACGACAGCCCAACAAAGAATAAATAATTTTATGACTCCGTTTGAGGATACTCTGTCTGATGACAATATTTTAATTCGTCAAAAAATTGCTGTGTCGATGGAGTGTGTCGTAGATAACTTGAATAATTTTTTTAGTACGACGATTAGCGAAAACGAAATATCTAGACGTCGATTTGTTATTCAGCGCTATCAATTGGGTACACATAAATTGACGGAACAAGTTCTCAAAAACGGTAAGAAAATATACAAACGCATGCCTCTTACTCAAAATGATTCAGTATCTATTACCTCTTTTTTGATGTTGCCTATTTCCGTGGTACAATATTCTAGAATCGACTTACCTTCTACGAATATTTACGAGCGCACGAAGATTCATCAAGAAATTTTTTCGGCGTATCGATTATTGCGCAAAAATACTGACGTAGTTCCACAAGTAATACATGATTTGAAACAGGAATTCGATTATGAGAAAGTTGAGGCAGATAGTAAACGCGAATTTTTATCAAATATTCAAGAGTTTGTTCTTCATGATGATTTGCATACAGACGACGATAAGTATTCGAAATTTTTGGACGTTATTGTGCCAAAAACGAGAACTTTTATTCGGTTGGTTCGTAAATATATTCGTGACAAATTATCGTTTCGTGCTGTAGTACAATATTTGGAACCTTTTTGTGTTTATCCCAAAGATATTAGTTATCAGCAATATAATGAAATCCGTTATTTTGTGAAAGAAAAAATACAAAAGACTAAGGTTGACTACATATCGAAACGCGATAAAATGTCTATTTTGACTAGCACAAAATATATGGTTAATTCAAAATTAAATGCAGTGTTTAATTTATTAACCGAGAAAAAGGAACTTCTTGATGCACTTTATTTGAGTTATCCCTTTTTAAATATTGAGACGACTAGAGGTCAAATGTCTTCTCAAGAAACTTTACATCGTATTTTAACGCTCGACCAGGGTAATTTACAGTCCAATCTTATTACGTCCCTTCTATTATGTTTAATGACACCCAATGATTTGATGGATGTATTAAAACCGGCGTCCATTACTGAAATGACGGATATCGAAAAAATACGACCAGAAGATTGTTACCGTCGCTTCATGACCAAACGTTATGACTCTCTCGCAAAACTAAAAGCAGATAATAATAAAGAAGAGGTATTTTATGATAGCGAATTTGACGAAACACCCTATGATATTTTAAAAAAATATAAAGATGAACAGAAAAAAATGATGCCAGATAAATTCTTTTCTTTTTTGCAAGAAGTTTTGGTGCAGAAACACGACTGTCCGGAAGCCATGGCGCAAGAATTAGCCGCAACCCTTATCCAAGGTAAAAAACAGGTACGTGATGGAGAATATGCCATGGTTGAAATAAAACCGCAAATGGACGATAGTATTGATCCAAATGCCCTTACTGAACAAGACACCGCAATATTAAAAATGGAAGCTGATGCTCGCGCTAAAGTTCAATATTTCAAACGTCTAAAAAATAACTGGCTTAATGATAAAGAAATTAACGAAAACGCGTTTTTGGATACAAATACCTTATTTTGTAATATTTCAAAAGACTGTTTTAAAAATCGGTCCAATGCTATCTGCGAGAATAAAACAGATATTTCGAAGCAAATGAACGAAATAAATAAACGTAAAATGCTCGATGAATTTGATAGTCGGTATGCAGTCAATGTAGAGGAGCTAGAACGTACTTTGGAAGAGGCACTCAATAAAGATAAACGATTTATTAAAAACCTATATTTTTTGATGGACGTACAGGCACAAAAGGCAAATCATTTGGCCTATGAACTCGGTAAATTGGCTACGACAAATGAAGATTTGATTCAATCGCCGCATTTAAGATTACGTGATATGATATTAGACCAGGCCGATTTCTCTAAAAAACAATATGATATTGTAAGATTTACTGAAAAGTTTTGTAGAGAGCCCATGATTGGAGAATTGGAGGAAAACCAACACTGGAAATACTGCTTGGAAACAAATACAAAATTATTGCCGGGATTTTTGTTTGATCTAGCCAAAGAGTTTATTAGTGGTGGGGATTATATGCGCCGACTTGACGAAATTTGCCGAGCAATCGGTAAAATGAGCCAAGATGGAGACGCCTATGTGGATGAGCATAGTGGTTTTATAATACGCAAAAACGATTTCAGTAACGAAGAAGGGCACGACCAACAGGGCTTTAAAATTGTTACAAACGCACTAATGGAGAAAGACTTGGGTACTATTATGATGGAGGCCGCGGGTAAAAAGGAGGTTCGTGTTTTTGATAGCGCAAATAGTGAAACGGTGTATAATGTATTCAAGTCCATTTGTTCAAATATTGATATACAATTTGAAGGCATAGAAGACTTTGTTTTATCGGTTACTGCTGAACTCATGGATAAAGTCATTACAAAGGAACACAAATATAATGAACGCTCAGAAAAACAGTTGAAAGAAAAAGGAAAGGGTCTACAGCCCTACCAAAATTATTTTAAAGAAATGCTTATCCTAATTACTACATCTGTTCTTTTTGTACGTATTCAAACCGCGATTCCCTCGTTTAAAACAAATAAAACGTTTCCTGGATGTGTAAGGTCTTTTAGTGGTTATCCTCTCGATGGAGGCATAGAAGATAGTACGGGTCTCAAATATATGTCTTGCGTAATTGATAAAACAAAGAGTAAAATCACGCCTTGGGATGCTATCTATAAATTGAATCCAGAAGAAATAGCAAAACGCATGAAAAACATTATGGATGCCTATATATTGAAGCGCGCGGATATTAATGAACTATATGTCCAAAAACGCGAATATATTTTATTAAATCCTCAATTAATAAGCGTAGAAGAGCATAGTGTAACTAAATGGCGCCATTTTCTTCCTCCTGTAGTTGATTTTTCCGTATCTAATACGCTAAGAAACTTAGGCGAAGATTTTAATAAAGAATTATTAGAAACTATGCGAAAAGGGCATCGCGACCAGCATAGCCAAATTGCTATTTTGAAAAGTCGCGCTGCCTATTTCGGTTTTGGTATTATAGAAAAAATTAATAAAGTTGTTACAGCAAAAGATACGCTTTTAAAAACGTCAACTCAAATACCCTTTATTGAAAATGCTTGTTGTAATGAAAACGTAGATGTTACAAACCCACTTTTATATTTTATTAATGAAGACGAGAACATTCGCGATAATATTAAAGCAGCAGCAAATATGTCCATTTTATTAACCAATCTTCGAGAACTTTCTACGGCCTCTATTTTTTTCCATAATGAGAAGACGGGCATAAAATACCCGGATAGTCGCAGCGGAATCACAGACCATCACGTTTACGGAGCTATTATCAAATACTGTAATTTTGATCGTAATTTACCTGTCCCGGAACGCCTCAAAACAATTGTTACTGAGCGTCCAGTTGGATATAGTTCAAATTGGTCTATGGAAGAAAAAATAGAGTATTTAAAGAAAAACGGTAAACACTATACTGCTGAAAGTTTACATCAGCTAATGCGTATAGTGGCGGAACATAACATTGTTACTATTTCGAATAAAGAGCAATTTGATCGTTTGAAACCAATTATTGATATTGTCGAGGCCTTGAATATTGAAAATTCCAATATTATTGATGAAAACATGCGTCAATATTTAAGCCGTGTATTAGAAGAATGGAATCCAAAGAAAATGGCAGAAGATGAAAGCCCTGCATTAGAGGCTTTTGCTGATTATCTTTACACCGTAAATGAAAGTCTTTATAATAAAGTTATGGGGTTTTTTGAAACCTATGGTAATCTATCTGCTCTTAACTATGATAAATTAAATAAATTCATGTTTAATATTACGAATTGGACATTACGCCAGAACGAACAGAGCGATTTATATTATGATGACGAACTTTATACCATTACGCAATATATGCAAAATGCTGTGCAATTTATGTCAAAGGTATACCCTACCATTTTACTGAATGGCGCTGATTTTAATGTAGTTCCTACACATTGGGGCTTCAGTAAAAAAGACCCGACTTATAAAAAAATTCAGACCTTTATTGAAAAACACTATGCGGATATAAGCAAATTTAAAAATGACAAAATCATGAATCGATTATTACAAGAGGCCATGAACAGTCTTGTTAATCTGAATCTGTTTACACAAAATATACCTATAATAACGCCTATTCAAAAGGCAGGGCATGTTTTCTCGTCGTTGTTTGATAAGAAGACCACATTTCTTCTTTTTTCGTATTGTTTTTACTCCGTAATAAATACTTATATTGAGATGTCAGGGGATATTGAACTATTACAAGCTGACTTGGAAGAAGTAAAACAGGACCGCCGTGGCCAAAACAAATTAAAAAACGATGCTTCCGCCCAATTAAGCGCTCAATTGTCTGAACTTGATATAGGCCTCGAAGAAACAGAAGCAGATTTACAAGAATACGTAGTCCATGTTGGGGATACGGAAGAATTAAAAACGCGCCTTGCTGAATTACTATTGGGATACTTAAATATAGAGGAAAATAATAAAAAGGCTGTTAATTTTTCATATGACCAAATTATAGTACAAGTCCGCCGCTCTAGAGAAAAGGAAAAGAAGTCTATTGTAGAAGAATTGGGGCGTTTATCTAAAGAAGAACGTAAAGTCGAAGATATGCTCAAGAATTTTAAAATTGGTCGCTGGAATGTTGGTCAGCAAAAAGGCCTGGTTGCATACGATGCGGCTACAAACGAACGCGAAACCAAGGACATGATTGGACAATTATTAATGGATGTGGACGAAAATATGAATCCAGGCGATGAACTTATGATGGACGTTTATGATTTGGCCGAGCTACAGGATAACCAACAAGGTATTGAAGCTCATGAAATTGAGGTTGAAGAAGGCGATGAGCAAGGAAATTATGATAACGAAGGAGAAGATATTGGTGCATTTGGAGATGGGTATTTAGATGGGCAATATTATGAAGAAGACCAAGAAGATGATTTTCAGGACGACTGAGGTAAAAATATATCTAATAAAAATATACACTATTTATAACAATGAATTTAAAAGGGTTTGTAAGACACCATAAACTAAACGTCGCCATATTTATATTTCTAATATTATTTAGCTGTATTCATTTTGCAAAGCCTGGGTTTTTATATAATCATGATGGAGGTTTCAGACCATTTGGAGTAGGATATAGACATAAAACAGTGATTCCAATTTGGATAGTTTCTATTATTTTAGCCATATTTTGCTATCTATTGGTTTCAATCTATTTAAATTTTATGTAATATAGTGTAATGAATATAAGTATGAATGTTAGCCATTTAATAGAGCCAACTGTAAAATATTATTTGTTTTCTTCACTACAGTCGTGCCATGAAAATCGTATTACTATTTATTATTATGTTTTAAATATTGGTGTGTTTTTATTATTTTCGAGCATAGCAATGTACGTACTTTATTATTGTTATACGAATAAATTGAGTCCCTACGAAAAAGAACAGAAGATGTTACGTGAACAAAATATTATATTATCCAAAATCCGTCTTTATCAAGAAGATTTACAGGACCGGCGTATGTCTAATATTACAAATTTGCCTATAGTTGAGGCAGGGTTTCACTAATAAAATATTTGTCTATAATAAATGAGTATTATAGAGAAACAACGCGAAACTATTATTAGTGAAAATAACACTGCTCAAGGAATTCTTCTATCTTTTTTAGAGAACCTTACACGCAGAACGGCAGTACTTGATTTAAAAGAGCCTCTTCATGGAGACCTCGATTTTTCCGTCATTCGCAATAATGGTTTTATGTTTGTTCATACTATTAATATTGCGGAAGGAGAAGTAACTTCGGCTATCAATTTGCCCGAAGGAATTACGCATTTTTCATGTCCTAAGAATTTTTTGGTGACCCTAGAAAAATTACCTAGTTCGCTTACCGTTCTTGATGTACCAAATAACTATATTGAATCGATTGACTTATCACCTTGTGAGGTTTTATCTACTGCTAATTTATCGCATAATCGTATTAAAAAGCTTGAGGATTTACCATATGATTTATTGGAACTTTATATTGACCATAACGAGCTTACGTTTTTGAAACTTAGGTCAATGTTGCGTCTTAAAACATTGAATATATCCAATAACAAAATAACTATTATAGAGGATTTACCTGAAAACATTACCGATTTTCAGATGGAGAACAATCCCTCTATTCAATTTGTCAATTCACCTGTTGTACCTATAAAAAAACAAGAGAATTTACTTGAACAAGAAATACGTTACGTGGAATCGTTACATGAATATTTTCGTATTAAAAGCGAATATGACAATAAAGTACATGAACTTAGGAAACGTGCATTTAAAAGCGCTAATAGCAAAAAAGCAGGGCGTAAATTAGCACAAGAAGTAAAGCCAAAATGTATTCATTGTGCGCGTGCCGTAGGAACTATTTTTTCTATTGCTGATAATCGCTACAAGGCTATTTGTGGAGACGCTAGTGCGCCCTGTTCCCTATCTCTAGAACTTTATAAAGGCGAATATACGCAAATGACAGATTTGATATATACATTTAAAGAGGAAATCGAATCTATTAAGGAAAAGATTATTTGTTTGAAATTGGATACCCTTTTTGATTATACTAGTCAAGAGAAATCAACGTCGCTTTTTAAAGAGGAATTGGAGAACTATAATATCGATAGTCGTATTATGAAAGAATTAATGGATAAATATGATGAAAATTATTCAAATGACCATAAAAAAGATTTGATGGACAGAAAACGTAATACGATCTTTATGTATGTGGAACAAATTGGTTCTTTATTGAAGGAATATGAAAAAACTCAGAATCGAGAACTTTTAAAGACAGCCATGGCATTACAAGTAAATCATTTATTGCCTGAAACACAAAATTTAACTCTATTAAAATACGAGCTTTCTGAGATTAATACGTTTAAACATACAAATGGCCGAATCGAGAACTTTTTATTCCAAAATCCAATTTCTCTTAGTAAAATGGATTATAACACAGACGAACCACCGCGCGTTATTAAATTTGCCAAGTAGCAGGGAACCAATGACTTGCTGTGCATACCCTCCTGTGTTTTAATAATAATAATTTTTTGGAAAAACATAGAAAAATTTTGGGTTTTCGGGTGGAACATTCTGGATCGAATAGATGTCAAAAATTGATTTTATTTTTTTGTTTTGTTTGGTAATAACAAAACAAAAATGGCCACTCTTATTAATCCCGAGTTTGAATCGATTACCAATAACTTTATGCATATCGTAAATGCAGTAAAATGTAATTTTAGTAGAAACGTTGAAGTGTTTGTTAGGAATGGTACCAAGTACGTGTTTGAGTTTCCAGAGACGAATGAAATCGTTAATGTTGTCTGTACTGGCAAAGGAATTCGCGCGTGTGACATGAGGATTAAGTCGCATATTATTGATGGTATAGTAAATCCAGATGAGGAAGAATATACGTTTTCGTTTCCTTACGATTCATACGATAAGATAAATTTTGCTTCGTTTCAATATAAACAGACAGTTAATGTTTATATTTCATTGAATGATTTGGTTACATAAAAGGTTTTATCATAAGTTGTTTATACTCTCTATCCACGTGCTGAGGTAATTGAAGAGGTACCACTAATGTACTTTGATCTTGACAATATTTTTCATAACCGGTTGCTTCTCCAAATACTGATGGCACAGCATAATCCAAAACCAGTTTATTCAAGCGTTCGATTTGTCCGGTAATATCATCTACGCGATGCTCGGCGTATTGTAAATATATACTACGCATAATGATTTTGAGAGTATCTACATTTTGAGGAGCAATGATATATTTTTGATTCGACATCTGGTAAACACCAGCGCGTAATCCGTTTTGAATAATTTGAACGTTTTCAGCGGAAAAAAACAGATTAGAAAGTGTAGTTGATTCCCAAACGCCGGTTAATGCCTCGCGAAATTCAGTCGCTTTATTACGGATCGCAATTTTTTCTTGCATAGCAAAAAGAACATCCGTTGGTGGTTGTTCAATTAAATTTACGCGTCCATTATGAATAGGCCCAATAATATGAGAATTGTCATTTACTGAAACCGGATTAATATCTTTATACGACATGGTATAAATTTACTTCAGAAAATATTACGACTAAATGTTCGTATACGCAAATTTAGGAAATTGGAAAAAATAATATATGAAAATAGTATATAATGGACTCATTTTATGTTATAGTTTTATCGGTGGCACTATTCTTACTAATCGTTATATTAACTTATATTGGAATACAAATGACCAATCGGTCATCCAATGTTTCAGTATATCCTCCGTCTGCACAACCTTGCCCAGATTATTGGCTCCAATCTTTGGACCCCACTAAACCAGGTTGTATTATTCCTCCCATGGGACAAACTAATACATCAAGCACGTTAGGTAAAGACAACACATATGGGTTCAACAATAATGTTGTTAATTTTAGCGACCCTAAATGGTCTAGCAATGGTGCTACTGCTACTTGTAACCAACGAGACTGGGCAAATAAAAATAGTATTCAATGGGATGGTATAAGTAATTTTAATGGATGTTAATGAAAATATAAATAATATATTTATATTGTCAGGTAAATTGGTAAATAACCTTAGGTAAGATTCCGTTCACGTAATACCAATATAATGTATTTTTTTCATCAGTATTTGACCAATATGTATCGTTATAAAACCATAATTCAAAAAGTCCTTCGACAATGTTTCCTGAGGCATCGAGCGATGGATATGTATAAGACATTCTTTTTATGAGAACATTTTGATAAGGATTTCCGGATGCATCTTGCGCAAACACTGTTCCTGATGCATCCAAATAAATATCGAGATTTACACGTCCTAGAACATTGATTGCATAGTTCACGTCATTTTGAAATGAAATATATTCTCCATCTGTTATAGGTCCCATATCGCGAATATATTGTCTTTTTTCTGGCACAACTATTTGCTCTGACATATAAAATCACTAAAGATTTTATATATTTGATTGCACTAGTGCAGTCGTAAGTAATAAATTACATTATTGTTTCAGCAGCATTCGTTTTATCAATACTAACTTCTCTGGCAATATTTCGCAATATTTTCTCGCGATTTTTGTTATCTTCTTCTTCCGTTTGGCCACCTAGTACAGCCAACATAATATTTACGAAATTGTCATTTTCTGGTGTATTATTTACTGCGCATTCCGGATGAGCTTTTATCCACTCCTGGGTTTGTTGTAGATTTTTGTCTGCGATCATCTTTACTGCTTTTGTAAGTCGAGATTTGTCTCCATTTTCTTTTTCCCATACATCCTGCTCTTTTACGTACATAGTTTCTCTTTTACTATCCGTACAATGAATTGGGCGTTTATGTACATCCATCTGTTTCAAGCCATTTACTATGATCTTAGAAATACCTTCTACGTATCCAAGGCGACCCGTTGCCTCAAAATCACTAAGTTTTAATTGTAGTGAATTGATAAAATCCATTAAATTGACAGCGTCTTTACATGTTTCATTTAAAAATACATTTAAATTAAAAGTTTTTGTGTTATTCGTAGTGTTTGTAATAAACTGTTTTCGTTCCCTGGATATTTCTATGATTTGTTTTTGTAGGTCTTGGTTTTGTTTTAATAGCTCGGTAATTACTACATAATCCTCCGTTTTAGACGTTTCGTGCCTGGAATCCTCGGGTTCTGCCTTACATTTTTTTGTATGATACCATAAACTGCTTTTTGCTTTATATGCCTTTCCGCATTGCCCACAACAGAAGCCAGATGATTCGGGGATTTTTTCATTCGAATCGGTTCGATCTGTATTGTTTTTATGTTTTATCGTCTCATAATGTTTTGCCAAATCCTTTTTATTACGTGTAAAATAGCTGCAATCTACACAAGTATATATTCTGGGGATTTTAGGGGATTTTTCCATTCTATACTATAGAACCATAAAAATCCCCTAAATAGACCGTGGGGATTTTTGGGTTCGAATTTTTTCGAACCGTTGATTTTATCATCACGTATTTTTAGAGATTTTTATTGATTTATTACCATATATGATATTGATTAATGTTCAATGGATTTTAGGGATTTTCTGGTTCGAATATTTCGAACTTTGGGGATTTTTTGGTTCGAAAATGGTTCGAAAATTGGTTTTGCATAACAATTTTTTTATGCGTTTTTCAGTAAATCAAACTTATATTGGTTATAACGGTCGGCGTAAAATATTTTTGGGGATTTTGGGGATTTTTTGGTTCGAAAATTTCGATTCATCGTCACTAAAAATCCCCAAAATCCCCAAAAAGCTGTTGGTAACAACACAAAATTAATATTTTGCCGTCCTTACCATTATGGTCTCTTTTTGGTTTTTCGCGTTTTTCCAAAATATTTATTCCGTACTTTTTCATTTTGGACATTTTATAAATGTCCATTTTCAAAAAGTTGGCCTATTTCTTTTTTGGGAATTCGCTGCATAAAATTAATGGTCTTTTATATACAAAATTTGTTAGCATGAATGGTAAGATGATATAAAATATGAATTGACTGCATATTTTATATGGATAATAAACCACAGTAGATGTATGTACAAACCGGCATAATATGCAAAAACAATATATGTAAAAATATAGTGACGTTATTTATTATGTCTCGTTCCGCTATGTTTACAAGTTTACCGAATTCTCCATATCGAGTAACCATATAATAGTAGGCAGTATTGTTTATAAACCATATTACAATACCTATAATGACAACAACTGCACATATAATTTTATATTCTGGTTTAAAATAATAATTAACATAGTAACTGGCTATAAGTAATGTTAATGAGGCAACACATATGTCTATTGTTTTCGTATACGATAAATATTCTACTTCCATTTTAGACCAATATAACATGGTTGTCACATATAAGCATAATAATGATAAAGAGAGATAAAAATGTTTTAAATAACATGCTATTAATGCAGCAATAATAAATATTTGACCTGTATATAATCCATAACGTGTTATGCGTTGGGGTACATGTAAACTATCATTTTTAAAATCAAAATATTTCATTTATATACTCTGAGGTAAAAATATAGAATGAAATCCAATATAAAGCCTCTTTTGTTTTGTATCTAATTCGCTAATTTCATATGTATCCAGATTAATTATTATTAGATAACTTTTATCTTCTTTGACACAATTCGCAAAACATACTAGCAATGGCGTTCCTTGAATCAGTGCTGGTTCTCCACAAATAGTTTTATTTTCTAATTTAATTCGTCCAATTATAGTTAGACCATCACAAATAATAAACTCTTTTATAGAATTATTTTCAACGTTTCTGAGAACTATTTTTTGCCCATAACGGACTGGAAAATCTAGATTCATGTTTTCAAGTATAGGGTTTGTTTCAAAAGATACAGCCTTAGTCGTTTTATTTATCAAAATTTTACGATATTTTCCATGGATATCTAATTTGCTAAAATCCAAGTTCTCATAAACGGCAGCAAATAGTTCGATTGTATCTTTATTTTCATATCCTTGTGCGTAATGAAATATATAAAACGCACTATTTGCTTCGTAAGTTTCAATTGAATTATCACGCCTTACTAAATAAAAAAACGTATTTTTTGATTGGTCAAATCGAACAGGTAAGCGGTTGTCAAAAATACTCTTTATATCTAATATAATTGGCCCATCGCATATTAAAATCGATTCATTCAACGATAAAAAATCGTGGATAACAGGTATATATTTTGTTGCTATTTTGGTCTCTTGAATTGTTTCAAAGTTCTCGTTTAATATAAAATAATTTACGTATTTTCCGAGAACATTGTAGTCTAATGTTTCTATAAACGGTTTTGAGAACTTTGAATGAGCAGAAAAGGAGTTTAAATTTGGCATTTGAACTTTGTTTACGGTAGCCAATTGATTGTTCTCGAAATCCACGTCAATTAAATAGGGAACGTCTCTTTCGTAGAGGGCATAGATTTTATTATTTACATTTAATAGAGCAGTATTAGCTAAGCCTAATATGTTTGGTAATAGCCGCATTTTATGAAACATCATAAATAACATTCGTACAAACATGTTCTCAGAAACAGGCCCATGTTTTTCCTCGTATTTAAATTTATCCGTATTTACCAAATGATTTACATAGTTTACTTGGCCGTTCTCAAAAAACGCACCCTGGATTAATCCGTCGCCAGTAAATAAATCATAAAGATTAGTTTTGTTATGAACATTTATGCGGGGACCTACGAGACCATAAAAACCATTGACCCGTTTAAGAATAGATTTGTTGTCATTTACCATCGGCCTTTTGTTAAAAAAAAATGATGTGATTTTGAGAACCTGGCAAAACATTAATAATAATTTCATTGTGTTCTTATTATTAATAGCCTATATTTATTTCTATTTTTAAAACATATAAAACGTTTTGACCTATCAATACAATACATGAATATAGACCCCTTTCAAATTGTCCAAGTAACCTTGTATTCAAAAATAGTAAATGAAATAATGACTAGAGTTTCGGCGGAAAACAAATATATTTATGTCGTCCTATTTTTATTTATGTTATATAAAATCATCAATATTGAATATGTACAGGAACATTATGAAAAATGGGTACAATCTTGGAAAAACTCTCCAGAAGAAAACGTTATCATTATACCACAACACAAACGTATTTTTACTACGTACGCTGGTTCTCAAAGTCGTGAAACGGTCCAACAATTATATAGTGAACGGTTTCGAGCGATTAATCATTATTTGGAAAAGCATCATCCTGAAAATATAAATAAAATGATTGAAATATCTCGACGTGAAACAAAGTCCATATGGGACCCAGAAACGGTAGATTATATAATGTTGCCGATTAATAATGAAAAAATGTTGTTAAATCGAGAACTAGAAGTTTATTTTGAAATTACTATAAAGGAAGAACATAAGGAGCCCGATGAAAAAAAATTAAGGGACGTAACATGTTATAAGAATTATACTTATAAATTGTCAAAGGCCGGGCCAAATGGGTTCTCGATTTTAAATAAATTTATGGAGAACATCGTGGATGAATATAAAAACGAGATTTTAAATAAGAAGGAACAAGCCATTTTCGAATATATAAAATATAAAAGCGACGAAGAAGACCGCTGCGAGTTGGTATTTCGTAAATATCCGTTTCATAGTAATAAATTTTTGGATAAAAACATATTTTTTGAGTATAAAGACGATTTTATTCAATATGTTGACCGATTTATTAAAAAAGCCAATCCTTCCACTAAAAACGTAGCTGAAAAACAATACGAAGATGCTGGTGTAACTTTTAAAGCTAGTATTATGATGATGGGTCCACCCGGATGTGGTAAATCGTCAACGATTCGCGGTATTTTAAATCGCACAAAACGACATGGTGTTTTGGTGCGATGGTCTGCCATTAGCACGTGTACCGAATTTTGTTCTCTTTTACGTACTACTAAAATAAATGACGTTCAATATGAACCAGGCGAATTATGTTTTATCTTTGAGGATTTTGATGCGAATCGCGACGATGTTCTCAAAAGTCGCGCTGTTGATTTGCCAGCAGACCATTATTCACTTGGTAGTTGTGATAATCAAAGCGATGCGTCGGAAGATGACAGTAATTCGGAGTTAAAGAAAACAAAAAAACTATTAGAACATATGATGAATTTACATAATCAAAAGAAGGATGATGCACTGACATTAGAATGCGTTTTGAATACGATTGATGGTATTGTAGAGCTACATGATTTAATGTTAATTTTTACAACAAATCATCTGGAGAAAATAGATAGCGCTTTTACAAGACCTGGGCGTATTGATTATGTACTAAATCTAGGTCTCGCGTCAACTGAGACAATAAAACAGATGTTATTACATAAATACCGTGATGAATTGGCTCAACTAAAAAGATACGATAAACTTTTTAGTAAATTAAAAGGGGGTGTTATCAGTCCTGCTGATATTCAAATGACATGTTTAAAATATGGTTCTGGACAAATAAAAAATTGCTTGGAGGAACTCGTAAAAAAAACAAACGGACTAACATAATTTATTGTATTCCACAAAAGGTAACCAAAATAAAATTTTAGTAACAAAATACAAAAATACTATATTTGTAAACCAGCACCACATAGAACCCCATGTTAAATCATAATTTAAATAGCAAAACAACAATATTAAAAAAATAAAAATGGTTACTTCTGGAAAATTCAAAAAAGCAGAAATAAAACATAAAAAATATAAACCAACAATACTTTTTTCAAACCCATCTAAATTTATAAATTTCCAATCTAGATGCCCGTCTTTTTCTAATACTGTTTTGAATTGAATAGGATTAAAAAATTCTTTATATACTGTTGTCAAAACCAGGGTAAAAAAATATACCAGTAAACTTGGATTTTTAAAATGTGAGTATTTTTCAGGAATACTTAATATTAACGCTAAAGGCTGTACAATACGAATAAATATCCAACCAATAATGGAAAAAAATTTATTACTTTTGTCGTCTTTATTTTTTAGGCTTCTCCAAAAAAAGTAATCCAATAATTGCATTACACTAAATGAAAAAAGCGCCAAATACACAAATGGATTATTAAACTCTTTTATTTTATATTGAGTATAATTATTGTTATACCAAATAAAAACACAAGACGCTAGCGCAAACAAAAAGGTATTCAAAGAAACATTTTCATTCCAACACATTATTATATATTATATAGATATTTACTTCTTTGCAATCTTCAACTTTTTAGGCACAGCTTTCGACGCGCTCTGGATAACTTCACGCTTTGCCTTATACATATCATATTGGCTCTCCAGAACATCGAGTTCTTTTAGCCAGATTGTGGCAAGTCTTGTTGCCCTCAGCTCGGTAAGTTCGTGTGTAATCTGAGCCTTTTCCTTCGTAATTGCATCGACGTTTTCTTGCGTCACGGAATCCATGGGCATTTTAATCAAATACTTGAAGTCTCCGTCAATTTGGTCGAACTTCATACCCGTCAAAAGCGCAGTAACCTGATCCGCGGTCTTTTTACGTAAATCAATCGAGCCACTCAGATTCTCAATAATAAATCGTACTTTATTTGACAGTCGTACCAAGCGTTTCTCGAGTGCGTCGACCTGCGCAGCCTTTCTGTATTTATATGTTTCCATACGGACATTATAAAAGTCATCAATAATTTCTCCTATCGTAGTATACTTTTGCAATTTGAACTCGCTGTTAAACATATGCATGTTGGTTGTACTGACGGTTGTAAACAACTTCATCATTTTTTCAAGGGCATTACAGCCATTTGCGTCAACAGATGCCTCTAGCTCTTGAATACGACCCTTCGGAAACTGTACTGTAATATCCACGGAGACCTCAGTGCAAATAGACGTAAAATCCTTGATAGTCGCTGGAATCTTCTTACCTTCCTTATCAAGAGATGATCCATCCATTAGAGTCTCCAAGAAAGTTGTATACGGCATCGTCCATGTTCCCACAGGAAGCTCAACAATACGAATCTTATCATCAGCAACCTTCTCATAAAGACCTTTTACTAGGAACTTGTTGTCGGCAATCTTTCGCACAGAACCCTTGAATCCCTCGTAATAAGGCACAAAATCAATAGTCTCGTTCGACTGGTCACGCAACTTGTTCTTCAAATATTGAATCAATTGCTTAGGATTATAAGGCTCGATACTACACGAGAATCCTGTGCCAATGCCAGAAATTCCGTTGATAAGAGCAAACGGAATAATCGGCACATAGAATTCTGGTTCTACAATAGTTCCGTCGTCATTCAGATAAGACAATACTGCATCATCCGCTTCGGGGAAGATATAACGCGTCAGATGATTTAACATAGTAAAGATATATCTCTCTGATGCACTATCGTCTCCTCCCTGTAACCTCGTACCAAACTGACCATTGGGTTCAAGCAAATTGATATTGTTTGAACCGACGAAGTTTTGAGCCATGTTGACGATGGCACCATTAAGAGACGCCTCGCCATGATGGTAGGCCGAATGCTCAGAAACGTAACCTGAAAATTGAGCGACCTTAATTTCGCTCGTGAGCTTGCGTTTAAACGCACTAAATAGAATTTTCCGGAGTGAAATCTTGAGACCGTCCACCATGTTGGGAATCGAACGTTCATTATCATAAATACTGAAATGAATCATCTCATTATCAATAAACTCCTTGTACTTAACTTCCGATTTTGATGTATCCAAATAAGCATTTTTATTATAAGCACCAAGCCACATCTTACGGTCATCAGCGCGCTTCTTATTGAAAATTTTATCAATCACGTTGTCGCTTTCTGGTCCATCGTAGACGAAATCCACAATTTTCTTATTTGCGAAATATTCCTTAAATTCCGCCGAAGTCGATGTACCCAAACCCTTAAAATACTTGATGGTCCAACCCTTTGGTCCGTCGGTACCAAAACTCAACTTCCAAGTGTTGTATTCCCCATCGTTATAAAACAGTAGAGTCTGTGTTCCCTTCTTTGCACGCAAAATGGGTGTGTTCATAAAGGACAAGAACCCAGGAATACGCACCAAACTTGACCATTCGCTATGAAACAGGTTGATACAAAGACCCTTGATATGCGAGCCATCCAAATCCTGGTCCGTCATAAACATGATCTTACCATATCGGAGACACTTATGAACATCCTCAATACTATTATATGAACGGCCTGTTTCTAGGCCAAGGATTTTCTTAATATCCGAAATCTCTTTGTTTTCCGAGATTTTCTTTGCGGCTTCTCCACGCACGTTGAGCAACTTACCCTTGAGTGGATAAATACCAATAGTGTTGCGGTCTGAACTTGAAAGCCCAGAAACAATACCACTGAGAGCACTAAGTCCCTCGCACAAAATAAGAATACAGTCTTTGGACTGAGCTGTGCCACTATTATTTGCATCAATAAAGTTATTAATGCCGCGTACGGACTTGGTCTTGGAACCATCCGTCTTCTTGGCCAACTTGTTTTCCTTGGCTTCTGTCAGGGAACAGGCGACGTCCATAATACCCATCTTAGCGATCTTCTCAATGAATGCATCGGAAACCGTACACGATGAACCGAATTTTGACGAAGGAGTATTCATGAAATCCTTGGTTTGACTATCAAACGCTGGATTCTCAATATCACAGCGCACAAATAGCATGATTTGCTCCTTGATCGCAGACGCATTGACTTTAACCTTCTTCTTCTTCTCAATAAAGTCGCAAAGTTTACGGCAAATTTGACCCAGAATATAGTCTACGTGTTTTCCGCCCTTGAACGTACAAATACCGTTAACAAACGAGACTTGAATAAATTCGTGCGTCGGGGAAAGGGCAACAGCATATTCCCAGCGGTCGTTTGCCTCTTCGTGCATGCGTTTTGCTGCTGTTTTTTCTCCAATGTACAAGTCGATATACTGTTGGAAATTCTTGACAGGAATAGTGGCAGCATTATAATTGACCTTGATTTTCTTATCCGTAACAGCACCGATATCGTAAACGCGCTTCTTTAGGAGGGCTAGCATGTCGGCACTTAGACCATTTGTACCGAGGCGCTTATAATCGGGCTTGAACATTACTTTGGTATAAGGTTTACCTGGGTACTTTGTAATGGTTGGTGGTCCGATGACGTCGAGATTCTTACTGAATTCTTGTACGTATTTGAGTCCACGTACGTGGTCAATAGTTTCAATACGGCCATGTTCCGACCATATGAGCACCAGCTTAAAACCAAAGCCGTTCTTACCACCGACAATTTTCTTCTCATCTTTGTCGTAGTTGGTAGAAGTACGAAGATGACCGAAAATAAGCTCAGGAATCCAAATATCATATTCGGGATGTTTAGCAACATCGATACCATTACCATCGTTTAAGATAGTAATAGTACCGTCTTCACTAATGGTGGTGTCAATATGCGTAACAGATTGCTTTCCTGCGATGCTCGATTGCTCCATGCGTTTAACATGGTCACGCGCATTTACGATACCTTCATCAAAGAGCTTATACAGGCCAGGAATATAGTTGATGGTCTTTAGTACAACGCGGCTGGTTGCCTCATCATAAATCCACATATCAGAATCCACATGCTCGACAGAACCGATATAGGTATCGGGATTATCGAGAATATGTTGCTTATCGGTTTTGCGTTGGTATTGTTTAGAGAGAGCTTCGGCAGACATGACGAATAAAAGATTGCGATTTTGAATAATTTAAATGAAGAATCAATTTTTCGCGACATAGACTATATGCAAAATAATAATAACTGTAATTTTTGTCATTCCTCTATGTTTCGGTCTTCTTACGGTTCAATAAGTCAGGCCAGACTTATGTCAAGAGATGGGCAAGGAATAGTAGATTTTAAAATAGCGAATCCTTATACTGGGGTTACTACAAATAAAATCGCAACAACTTCCGGAAATTCTACTGGAATAAGTAAAGCAATGCGATATTCGCAATATTTAAAATCTCCAAATAGAGACGGAAAAAACACTCAAACTTATACTAAAAAGCAATATGAAGAAAGTTTTGGACCATTACCTAACCAGACAATTGATAAATCATGTTATAATACTCCTGCGTTTAAGCCACAGGTCTTAATAACGAATACTCAAAAAATAGCGCCAGGCCAAGAGTTTATGTTTCGGAGAAATTTTTAATAACATATCATTTAGACAAAAAATATCTGCGCTATAATATATATTATGAAGCGCCCGACCAAAGCCGAAGACGGTAAATACCATATTCACGGACACGGATACAAAGAACTTTTTGGTTCCCGCGAAAAAGTTATGCACGGAACCGCTTATAAAACATCAGGCAATTTAACGAAGAAGGACTTGATGATGAACAAATGGGGCCGTATTGTTTCCCGCAAGAAGCACGCAACAGCCAAGAAGGAGAAACGTTTAGAGAAGGCTGGATATTTTGCCGAGAAGGGTAAATTTGGTTATGTTAAGAAGACTGCCAAGAAGCGCAGCTCGAGAAAGAACAAACATTAAAAAATAATATGCATATATATGATTTATTTTATATATAAGCGAAAAATTGTCTTTATGCTTTTAGCTTATATGTCTTACACCATTTCGCATTGAAAATGCGCAATGTAAAACACGGAAAACATAATAATAATTAAAAAAAAACATTTAATATATATATGTAGATGGAACAAAACTTTTTATACGTAGAGGTAGACGGATTCATAAAACTGTGCGATGTTCATTTTAAAGAAAACGATGATGTGAACAAAATTTATGACAATTGTTCAGTTTATTTACAAGCAGATAAATTATCGGAATTCTCTAAAAAAATAGATGATATAAAAAGTTCATTTGTTTTAGTTTCAGGTAATTCAGATAATGAAAATTATATTAAAAATTTTGATAATTATGAACAATTTGAAAAATTTGTGTCCAATGATAAAATTATCCATTGGTTTTGCCAAAATTCTACCGTGGCACACTCTAAAATAACAAATTTACCTATAGGGGTTGCTTACAATCAGGATTGGATGGGCAATTATTATAAAGATAATTTATTAGACCAACCCATAAAACAAGAAGAAATATTAATTCAAATTAAAAATGAAAGCAAACCATTTCAAGAACGAAAAAATAAATGTTATATTAATTTTAAAGTAGCCAAGTCATCTCCTTATAAATACGATAGAGAAGAAGCATTGGAATTTATACCCGACGAAATTTGTTTTAAAGAAAAAGATGAACAGAATAGATATGAATGTTGGAAAAATCAAACAGAATACGCCTTTGTAGTAAGCCCATTTGGTGTAGGTTTGGATTGTTTACGCACATGGGAGGCTTTAATATTAGGATGTATTCCTATAGTTCGCTCTTCTGGTATTGATAAAGTTTTTGAGGATTTACCTGTTTTAATAATAAAAAACTGGAGGGATGTAACACAAGAATTATTAGATAAAACGATAGTAGATTTTAACAATCGGACTTTCAATTATGATAAACTAAAATTACAATATTGGAAAGATAAAATTGACTCGTACAAAAAAAAAGAAAATTATACGAACTTTTATAGAGAAAAAATAACATTTAATTTTGAAATAATATTTTATTTAATTTTTTTGTCTTGTTTTATTGTTATCTTTATTATAATAAAAAAAAATAAACAATACATAAATCAATATTATAAAATTTTTATTAATAATATAAAAAAAATCCTATAGCAAAAACCAATCTGATTTAATGAATTTATCGTCCAATATGTATTCAGTCAAGTTATCAAATACGTATTTCTCAAAATAAGATTTATTCACAAATCGTTTATTTGCTATACAAGAAAAATACTTACAATAATAGGTATAGGCATCATAAATAGAAATGTGTTTAATGCGCGAAAGTTCCCCATGTTCACGATGAAATTTTCCTCTTATATTTTCACGTAAGCTCTCCAAAGCTACCTGAATATCTAACTGTTTATCCCATAGTTTACAGCGTATTCCTGTAATATATTTATCTTTTTCAATTTCGCAATCTGGATAATAATACGAAATCAAATCAATGATTTGTTTATCATTCAAATGTCCATGTGTCTCATCGGACCATTTATAAAATAGATGCACAATATCTTCGATTTCGAAATCGGTTTCACTAAGGTCTTGTTCTATGTTTTCATTCCAAAACTGAAGGAACTGTTGAATAGCAGGTAAAAATTTACTACAGACATTTATAAAAACGTCAGCGTCGCTATTATAATTATCTTTTATTTTTATAATCAGAAGACCTTTTAATCTTTGCTGGAACATAACAGTGGGTAAATGTTTCGATTCTAAAAAATGCTTCCATAAATATTGCATATTTTTCCAAGTTATTTGAGTAGTTCTCTCCGAAATGGTTTGAATTTCTATAGTTGAACTAGAAAACTGTAAATACTCATCAATAAATTTTCCTACAAGACCTTCTGGTTCAGTGTCTTTCAGATAAAAAATACTATCAATAAGATTTTGTTCACGATACTGTTTCAAAACAACGTCATCTGAGCAAGAAAAACGAATTGAATAATGACAAGCAACACATAGCAAATCAAGAAAACACTGGTTTAAAACTGGCGCCCAAACAGACTCGGATTTAATACAATCGTTGATTTTCACTAATCGGCAATCCTTATACTCATGTTGTTCGTGGTATTTATATTTGAACGTTAGTGATAGATTAAGACCTATAGTGGACTGTGCAAGTATGTTTAATTCGCTAATAAACCGTTTTGCTTTACCATCTACAAAATGAATTAAATGCCCGTTCTTTTTAAATATATTGTCACCTAGAATAGTTAGAAAATACTTGGCCTCTATTTTGCTAGAGAAAAACGCTGGGCACAAACTATCAAGCACAAATTGAATTGTGTCGGATTCGGGTATAGATTTTAATAAATTATGTTGTTTGATGCGCTTCATAATATAGACTTTGGTCATCTGTTTCCATGACATAAGATTTCGGTCTTTTGTGATTGCTGATAGGACATTATATAAAATATCATCTTCATTAAATATTTGGTAGTGCTGACCATCATAATAAAAGAACTTTTCAGTGGATGATAAATAAAAATATTTATTCGTATTCAGAAAAGTTTCAATAAACATGCTCTGTTCTTGTGAAAGTGTCTCAATGCGCTGTTGGCTTTCTTCATGAGACGATAGTTTTTTTTCTAATATATTTGGTAGCAAATTTACCACATAATTGTGTATTTTTGAAAATATATAAGAATTCGCGTCGTATTTCTGGAATAGCTCAGTGATTTTATTGTGAGTCTCTTGAATGGTTTGCGTTTTGTTCATCTAATTAATATTGACGATAATAGTGTTTTAAACCCTTTGATTTCATATATAATAATAATGAAATCAAAATTTAAATAGCTACAATAGACCTGATTTTAGTATCTTTGTGATATTCATCATTAGCGTCTACCATAGATGCTTTTAAATATTTGACTGCAATAATACGAGTCTCTAACAATTCTGCACTTGGCATTACCGCAAACCATTGATATTTTGGCCGTGTTAATATTTCATCCGCTGGTATATAAACACCAACACAATCAGGAGTGAGGTCCAAATAATTTTCTTCCATTAATTCTTCAAGCATAATGGTCTTCTTTTTTTTCGTCTTTACGCCGATTTTTTGACCAGAAATTAAATTCATTTGCCCCCGCTCAACCGCGCCCATACACCAATGCGAAGAATATCCTAAGAAATCTGCTTCCTCTTGGAAATGGGGATATTTGTTATGCTGTTGTAAATATTCCACTAATTCTCCGATGGTCTCATTATGTTTAGTTGCACCCATAAAAAATGTATCTGGACAAAACAATAACTTACGTTTTTGGCGAAATTGGTTTGAATTGCGGCATATGTTTTCGCAAACGAAGGCGCTCTTTCCTTCAGTCGACTCATTATAGAAATCAATCAAATTTTTGGAGCAAATAAAAGAATTGGGAACAATCATTCCTCCATATTCGTATAGTAAATGCATTAGACCAAGTTCGCGATAATGCGATTTGAAGGGTTCTGGCGCGCGCAATACGTCAATGTCCCAACCAGGAATGATTTTACTAAATGTCTCATCGTCAATAAGACAAATATTAAAATCATTACTACAGTGGTTAATAATTGATTTAATGGTCAAATGAATATACGGCTGATTTAAATCGGTACTATTACGACTGTAAAAATCCTTCCATTTTCTTGCGTTAACATCGTATTTTGTATGTATCCATAATTTGGGACGATTGTAGCCGTAAAGAGGAGAGTCATTAAGAACGTATTTTTTAATAATATCATAATCGTTACTATCTTTATAATCAGGTTTAAATTTGTTCGCGATATAGCCAATTACTACGGCAGCGCCGAAAAATAACAAAGAAGTAGTAATTCGATTTGAATCAAACATAATGAATGCAATATAGTATAAATATATAAATTTATTCGCAAGTCAACTCATTGAAAATATACCAGATAGTCAATATTATACTTGGATTCATTGTATTTAATTTGAGAGGTAAACATTACGTTGTTATGCTTACATATTTGTCTTAATATGGTAGTAAACGAATTGTAAGTCATTTTGCGTTCTAAATAAAATTGTTTAGAAAGGTGATAATATTCCTTAAGCTGTTGACAAAATTCATCGTAGTAAGAATAAAACAACATTTTACGATATGCGTTCATATCAATTAAATAGTATTTATCAGTTTTCAAACAGAATTTATCTAAGAATGTAAACAATACATGGGTTGGAACGTCAGATTTAAATATTTGTTTGGTCATTATAAATAAGTTTATATTTAATATTTACAAAAAATAAATTATTCATATAATATATAAACAGCCATGATGAACGTTTGGACACTTTTGTACATCGCCGTACTCTTTTTTGTTTTGACGCCCGGTATCTTAATCAGCTTACCTAGCGGAGGCTCTAAAATTACTGTAGCCGCAGTACACGCACTTGTATTTGCGTTAATTTTCCACTTTACACATAAATTAGTATGGAATGTAACAAAGTCTGTGCGTTTTGGTAATTTAGAGGGTTTTGAGTCTGCAAATAAGAACGGATGGGAGTTTAGTGATTCCCACTTCAATACGCCTCACTTCCCTCTTGGCAATTCTTACAGTTTAGGTAAATAAACATTTGATATTAAACTAACAAATCATAATATCAAAGCCCACAGATAACCTCAAAAACGTCGTTTGTAAAAAGCGCTAGTTCTATGCAATCTTCATGAATATTATGAAAAACTGTTATGTACTTACAAAGCAAAGGAATAATACGGTACTTTACATCTTCTTTTAAAATAGCAGTGTTCTTGATAAATGTAAAAAAATAATCGAGAATATCAATTACGGAATATCCATAATCATGAATAGCATAGAGAACATCAATGGCGTCGGTCAAACGACCGTTTTTCAAATGTTCTACGTACGTTTCAAAATATTGAAACGAAATAATAGAACATATTTTTTTACATAACTCAATATTTATTGGGCAATTCAATATAAAAATTTTTTCCAAATAATTAATCAATAGTCGTATTGAGCCGTTTGATATAGTTAATAAATAGGTTTTTGAATCGGCGTCAATAGAAAGTCCCTCTTTTTCAATAATTGTGTTCATTACCAAATTAATTTGCTCTTGTGTAGGTTGATTTAATTTAATAATATGAATTCGTGATTGAATACTTTCAATAACTTTTTGAATGTTCGTACATACCGAGATAAAATGAATATTATGTTTGTATTTATCAATATAGTTACGAAACACTTGCTGGCTTTGTTCATTAATACTGTCAATATCATCAATAATTACTAGTTTTTTTTTACCGTATATGACACTATGAGATTGACAAAACGTTTTCATCTCATTTCGGAAATATTGAATACCCTGCTCCTTTAAATTATTAATAAATAAAATATTGTTTTCTGGTAATGAATCGTGTTTACCCAATTTATAATATTCACGAATAAGAGCATATAATAGTGATGTCTTACCAGAACTGGGGCTACCAATAAATAGCAGATTTAAATTATCAATTTCAAGTAACGTTTTAAGAACAGACTTTAATTTATCATCAATACAAAAATCGTCAACAAAATAGGGTCGATATTTTATAATAAATGTATTATCTACAAATGTTTGTTTTGTTCGAATAAGTTCAGATTGCATTTTTTATAGAATCAAATAAAGATTTTATGTAGTTTCTTGCAATAAACTATATAAAAGTTTGCACAGATAAAATTATTAAATGACCAATCATTATGAAGCTCTTGGACTATCAAAGGACGCTAACGCAACCGATATAAAAAAAGCATATCGCAAATTGTCTCTACAGTATCATCCAGACCGCAATTCGTCTGAAGAGGCTATAGTAAAAATGCACGCCATAAATTCGGCTTATGAGATTCTAAGCGATCATGATAAGCGTAGTCAATATAATATGGAATTGGAAATGGGAAATGGGTCAATACCATTTCAACATATGAATAGCATGGATGAATTTACGGATATTAACCAATTATTTAGTATGATGTTTGGTGGCATGCCTGGTGGAATGCACGGGCAGCCGTTTGGGGGAGGAGTTCATACTTTTCATAGTGGTGGACCAGGAATTCGTATATTTCAAAGCCATGGCGGACCTGGAAATTTCCGCGCCGAATTTTCGCATAATTTTCATCAATCTCCACCTCCTACCATAGAGAAAACGGTAGAATTAACATTAGAACAATGTTATCGTGGTTGTTCTGTGCCCGTTGATATTGAGCGTTGGTCTATTATTAATGGACAAAAAGTGAATGAAATCGAAAATGTAACAATTACCTTTCCGCAAGGTATGGATGAAAACGACGCACTTTTAATGAAGGGGCATGGTCATTCAGTAAATGAACAGTTAAAGGGTGACGTTCATGTCACGATTAAGATAATAAATCGCACTTCATTTAAGCGACAGGGTCTAGATTTAATATTACGTAAAAACATTCCACTCAAGGATGCACTTTGTGGGTTTGCTTTTGATATATCTCATGTCAATGGTAAAACGTTTACGCTAAATAACGCTACAAATCCATCTGTGATTTATCCAGGATTTAAAAAGGTTATACCCGAATTGGGGATGAAAAAAGAAAACGCGACAGGTAATTTAATCATCGAATTAGACATTGATTTTCCCGATAAATTAACGGAAGAACAAATTAATACTATAAAATCAATCTTATAAATAAAAAAACGTTTATTTACAAGATTTTTATCTGTTTTACATATCATACTTTACAAATAAGTATAAGCCGCAATTTCTAACGGTAGATAACGCGGGCTATCCAGTTGCTTGAGCAAATTTTTGTAAGGCGTCATGTCCCTGAGCGCATCTAATCCAAGTTCACAGAACATATTCAAGATGGTTGGGTCGAATCCACTCATCATAGAGCACCCAGCCTCTGATGAAAGCGTAGGAAAGCCACTTGTGCTTCGCAAGTTCCAAAAGAGAATATGTGGTGCCTTCAATGGCCGACCATACATGCGCATACCTACCTCAGCATACTTCTGCTTAATCAGATCGTGCATAGTGGACCACTTACGACGTGCAGAAACTGCCTGGTCAGCAGTGTGGACATAACTATAACTTTGGGAACCATGCTGAATACAAAGGCAATCGTCAATCTGCATGTCAGAGAAGATGGCAAGAACCATGTTTTCCACATCAATTGGCTCAACACGACGCTGCTCAATTGCGCTAAGAATCAAATCGAGTGCCTTGTAGAAGTCGGTGTTCAAACCAGCAGTTCGACCGTTACTCAAAATCTCTGTAGCCATATCAGTAAAGTCCGTCTTCCCGTCCAAGTTAATCCATGTAGGCTCCGAAGAGAAGGTCATTACACGACGCCCCAGAATTGACTTCTCAGCAATACGACACGAAAGAGCAACAGCAGCAGCCAGGGGGTCGCCGGACATTGAACCCGAAAGATCAGCCATAGCGATCATTGGTCCCAGTCCGCTCGCGTTTTTCTTGTTGCTATTATCACGCCACTGTGAATTAAGGATATCTGCCTCTTCGTTCTTTGGAATACTATAGCCAGGAATAGCAGTATTCCATGTCATAAGAGCCTGTGCCTGTTTTGTGAAATCGGGAAGCGCCACGTGCTTACCCTTGACCTCCTTTCCTTGCTTTTTCAGAGACTCCAAATGTGCTCGAAGATTCTCTGCGCATTGAATGCGGTCAGGGTCCTCTGAGCGCTGGTCGTTACTTCCAGACTTTTTATTGAGAAATGCCTTGCGCTGCTTTGCCATTGTGATAGACGTGGTCTTGGCGTGCTCAATCGTTGCCCAACACTTTGCTGTCTGTTTGATTTGAACCGTATCCAGATGGCGGTTCAGCTTGCTACAAAGCATGCGATACTGCGTGCGGCACTTATCTAGAGCCCTCTTCTTTGTTAACTCGCGATGGGCGATGGGAACATAGTTAGCAGAAGCCATGTACTGAGAGAAGTAGTTTGTAGCAAGAGCGTCGTAAAGGAAGCCAAACTTATTTGAACCCTCTCTTGGGGTCCATTTCGAAACTAACGTAAGACACTTCTTATCAGACGTGCTGTCGTAGGCGGACTCATCTATACGAAGAGTACTATTGATACCCTCAATACATGACTGAATCAAAGGGTGCGCCATTGTTCCGCCGTTGTCAACAACATATTTACAGAAATACTTCATGTCCTTCCAAGAGCCGTATGGTTCCTGCGAATCCATTGTTGTAAAAACTTCTTTGGGGTCCATGACGAAGAACTGAAGGGCAGTCAGTGCGAGATTCGGAAAATATTTGTGCCACGTGAAAATCATCATGTATGAGAGTGTGCATTCTCCTTTTCCGCCGTTGATGTCACGTGTCTTCCCAATGATCTTGAAAAGGACAACAAGTAGATTCTTACGACTAAGCTCCTTTTCTGGGTCTGTTGATTTTAGCGCTAGCTCAGAAAGAATACCGTCAAGAGTCTGCGAAAGAGCAGACAATCCTACTGCATCAGTACGCACGCACTGGAAATCAAACTGAACAACCCGTTCTTGTAGGCCATTGGACCATGCTAGTTCAGTGTGTCCGTTTTCGCCGGTGCGAATTGGAGTAAAATTATCAAGAGCTTGAACAAGAGCTGCCATTCTGGGAAAATTTATTGATTGTCTTCAATCAAAAAAGAAAATCAATTTTTTTGATAGCTTCTAAGAAGAAATTCTCTTGGTAGGAATCTCTACATCCACAATATAAATAGAGTTCTCCGTAATAATAATATACTCTTTTCCTACCTTGTAAATCTTAGACACGGGGCTTGTATACTCCTCCTCGCTTTTCACAAGGAGTTTCTCTTGGTTCTCTTTAACACCAATTAAAACAGTCTTATCAATAGAATTGGTCCAATAGTCCATCATAACGGGCTTATCCTCGACAATAGCTAATTTGGCTGCATGCTGAAGGGTGTTATTCTCAGGTAAACGATAACCTCCCCCAGCGACAGGGGGGCTTGGCGGATTTGCGGGAGTGCTCATTTTATTCAGATATGAATATAACTATTGTTATACTTTAAATACATTTATTATAAAAATATAAATCATTCGCTAAAAAAATATAAACTAACTATAAATGACAAACATTAAACTATTTTCCAAAATGATTTTTTCTAAATACGTATCGTGTATAAAAGAATATTTTGAGTTAATTCAAAAATCAGAAACGAGCAAAACCGCAACAGACTTTAAATTTACATTATTGATTGGTCTGAATGCACTTCATCGGGTATTTGACGCGGTTTTAATAAAAACAAAAAACATTGAAACCGCCAATTATTATGCTCAAAAATCATTTAGTTATTACTTAGAATACATGCAACAAATAAAAGAAGCCGATTTATTAAGTTCTTTAAACCATGCAGACGCAATAGTGTTTGTTTATAAAAAAACAATATGCGAAGTATGTGACAAGACCAATTCTAGAAGGACATATAGCGATTTTGATAATGATTCAATTATGATAGATGATAACGAACTAAGAAATATAATGGCTAAAATGTTTTTATTTGTAAATACACTGTTTTTCTGGAACAACGAGTCTTTTACTTTCGAAAACCGCCTAAAATTGGCACAAATGATATATAAACAGGAATTTTTATATGACAAAAGCGTAATGATGTCGTCGTATTTAGAAGTTATTCAAAATAAACCAGAAATAAGTTTTGAAAAATATGAGGACATAATACTAGAATTATCTAAAATCGTCTCCAAAAAAAAGAATTGTATTGAGATTAATAAAAATGAACTTATTTTATTAAAAGTTCACAGAGATACCGAAACGTTTTTGTCTAAATTTAAAGATTCAACTACAAAAGATTTAGTAAAATGGCTTACCGTATAATGTTCTCTATAAAATATATATTAAATGAAATATATTTTGTTATGTGGAGGAATAGGAAGCAGATATAATAATTATTCCTTACCAAAACCATTAAATTATATTTACGGGAAGCATATGATTGAATTTATAATTGAGAACATACCTGCTTCCGAAATTTTTATCATTTACAACGTTTTTTTAAATGAATACAACTTTAAAGAAATAGTAAAAAACAAATTCAAACATAAAACTTTTCACTTTGCGTGTATTGATTATTTAACTAGAGGCGCCGTAGAAACGGCTTATGTTGGAATAAAACAATTATCTGAGCATTTGTGTGACGATAACATAGTGTTTATAGATAATGATAATTTACATTGTTTAGATACAATTAATAGAAAATTCGATAATAATTTTATTGGTTACGGAATCGACGAATCAGATAAAACAAACTATTCGTTTATTGAAGTGAAAGATGACCACGTAACAAACATTGAAGAAAAAAAAAAGATTTCTAATAATTTTTGCTGTGGGCTTTATGGATTTAAAAACCAACAAACGTTTTTACTATATTCAGAAAAAGTATTAGACAATAACAATAAAACAAACAATGAATTTTACTTTTCACAGTTGTATAAAAGTATGCTTTCACATGAAGTTATTGTTCCTGTATTAGTTAATAATACAAAACATATTGGTTCTTACAATGAACTAACCGCAGATAAACTTAATTTACCGCAAAAGAAATTGAGAATTTGTTTTGATTTGGATAACACGCTTGTTACGTATCCTGTAATTCCTGATGATTATAGTACGGTAAAACCTATTGATAAAAACATAAATTTATTGAAAAATTTGAAAGAAGCTGGTCACGAAATTATTATTTATACAGCCAGGCGAATGACTACTCATAATAATAATATAGGACGAGTAATAAAGGACATAGCTCTTACAACCATAAACACATTAGATGGACTTAATATTCAATATGACGAATTAATATTTGGTAAACCAATAGCAGATGTTTATATTGACGATAAGGCATTAAATCCTTATTCGAGCACAATGTCTTATTTTGGTTTTTTTATTAAAGACGAAGAATTCTTACCTAACAAAATAGAAACCAATAAATACAACTCGATTATTTATAATAACAATCGTATTCTAAAAACCGGGCCAGAACGATTTATGCGAGGAGAACTATATTATTATAACAATATACCCAGTGCCCTTGAATATTTATTCCCCAAATTATTGAAACACGAAAAATCCGGGGAAAATATTTCTATGGAATTAGAATACGTAAAAGCAATACCCTTATTTTTTTTATATAAACATGAAAGAATAACAACTACAATTATTGACGACCTGTTTGCAATATTGAATATATTACATAATTACAATCCGTTAGAACACGTCGAGTTGCCAGAACTTCGTGTGCGTAATAATTATATTGATAAAATAACAAAGCGATTTCAAACAAAAGAGGATTATCCATTTGAAGATGCTGAGCCAATTTTCAACAAAATCATTGAAGGATTAAATAATCATTATTCTGCAAAAATAGTGCCGACCATTCATGGAGATTTCTGGTTTTCAAACATTCTTATGACGTATGTCGATTCTTATAAATTAATAGATATGAAAGGTCAAGTAGACGGCCAATTAACGACCAGTGGAGATATATACTATGATTATGGTAAAATGTATCAAAGTATTATAGGGTATGATTTGGTTTTGAGCGGCTTATGTCCAAATGATAAATATATTTCAAAAATGCGTAACTATTTTATTGAAAAATGTATAGACCGCGGATTAAACATAGATTATTTAAAATATGTTACCAAGTCTTTGATATTCGGAACGTTTCATTTTATCGATAAACCGATAGAAATAAAACAAAAGTTGTGGCTTTTGTTAAACACAATATAGTATATGCTTATACCCTACAATACACAAAAGAATTTTTGGCCAAATTTCCCTCTCTATCAACTTTATATGTGAATTTGAACGCACTGTTTTCGGGACCTAAATGGTTAATTCTTTCATAAGAACAACACCCTGTTCCAATATAATAGAATGTTTCGCCCTCATTAACCGCAATAGTTTGAAGTGCGAATTCCTCTACCGAACCTCCAAAATTAAACGTGTCAATTTTTATTTCTGGTTTTGATTCTAAAAATTGCATTATTTTTTCGCAAGCTCTTTTTGTGAATACAAGTCCTTCGTGCGCAGAAGAATGCAATGCCAAATTGTTTTCTTTATAGTGTTTGTATAACAAAGTATTTGAAAAATTAGGCCAATACCACGATTCATAATTAGCTTGTTCATAATGACCCTTTTGAGCAGAGGGGTTTTGTTCTAATCGTTTTAAATCAGCTAGACTCAAATTGTTATCAAATAAACTGCGCGAAGAAACAACAATGAAATATTCAAAATTGAAATTCTGTATAGCATAGATCATATTTCGATAAATACCTTCAGATAGAGAACCATGATACCTATTCTTTTCTAATGATTCTTCGTAATAAAACACATTTTCTGGAAGAACGTTTGCTTTACACTCATTAAGCATATACTCATTACAATTTAATATTACTGCGTAGCTAAATGATACGTTATCCTTTAAATTTTGCAATTGTTTCAATAAAAAGGGAAACTTTTCGTGCACATTAATTGATATTACGCAATCGATATTTCTTTTTTCAAATGGTTCCACTGGATTTAAACAAAGAGTAAGAGTAAACAAAATCCCTAATATTATTATTATTAATATATTCATTTTATATAATAAGAACATATTATTTATTAACAACACTTGTATAAATAATCTTCTTTCTTAACTTGGGTTTCTTAACTTTAACCAACTGTTTATCATTGTCTACGGATATATTTGTATATTCATTCTTCAGAATATTTTTAATAAATTCAAATATAAACTTCAAAATGCGCTCGCTACAATTACCTACAATTAAACAACTTCCGGTGCGGAAAATCATAAAGGAAACCTCAGTATACTTTTTATTATCTCCTAGTTCGCTCATTTTCATTCGTCTATCCTCCTCTAAAATTTGCCCGTTCTGATAAGGGCTATCAAATCCAAGCTCGTTATTGAAATAAAACTTACACTTTACGCCTGGATAAGAACAAGGATCAAATGCGCTTTCAATCCTATATTTTTCACTACGTAAAATTGCATGAAGACGCTCTCTTTGAATATAATACCCACAGTTGAAATTTGAATTAATTAAAACACTATCATTGTTTACGTTTTCAATATAATCAAGTGGTTCTTCAATATATGGTTGTAAATATTCTAATATTTTTTCCTTAATAATAGTTAAGAATTCAGCATTCAAAATACCGGGAATTTCCAGTTTTCCGGTATTGAAAATCTTTACGTGAATTTCGCGAAACGTTTTCTCATATAGGAAACGAACGATAATGGCGAAGCAGTTATAAAACGCATTTTTTACTTTACCGCGACAGTTCATAATATCCTTTTTAGACAATCCGACGGTTATTTTACGTTCGTCTTTAAATTTCATACGTCGCGCTGTAGGATTATCAATTTGTTTTATAATATTCTCAGTATAATAGGGAATAGACTCAAGGCGAATTTTGTATTCCTCATATTCCTCAGGAGTTTTAGATACGACTTTCATCTGTTTTTTTATTACGCCTGTTTTTGCTTCCCAATATTGTAGTATTGGTATCTTCCAAAACACATTATGAATATCAATCTTTTGGTTCAAGAACAAAACCTTTGTCGTAGTGGAGATATATAAATCTTCACATTTTGGTGCTACACCAACGGAAACGATTTCTTTTTTCTCACTGGTTGCACCACAAACATCATCTGTATTATTAAGAAAATTGGTCCATTCATCATCTAGTTCCTCCATTCTATGATTAAGTGTATTATTTCTTTAAGTTCGTTTGATAAATCAATTTTTAATGGCTTAAAAAGATCACTTCAATTTTGACATATAAACATGCCACCACATGATTATATAGGCAAGTATATTGAATATCCAGGGCAAAAAAAGGTCAAAATATCAAACATAAAATTTGCGAGCGGTTATCCGGAACATTTCCCGTTCCCGTCGTATTACGAGATTTATTACTTTGAAAACGGAATAGAAATAAGATATATAAATTTGTCCGAGGACGAATTTAATGAAAAAAATAGCATATTCAGTAGTGCTGATTAATTCAAGCAACAGACGAAAAGTAGAGAAGAACATGCTCAATGTTTGTGCCTTTGAAATGCATAATGGTTTCTATTTTTTTTAAGTATTCCGGCGTGACCAAATGTTTTTTGTTACGAATAATATAATGAAAATAGGACTTTAATATATTCTTTTTATCAGTATTATATTGAATGCTTATTTCGTGAATATAGTCTATAATTTTTGTACTTGCTCCTTGTTGTAGTAATCCATAAATGTTCTCCCATATTTCATCTGTTATAATGTTATCTTCCCATAACACTATATTTTGATTTAATTGTATAAAATTTATCATACTACGAATGTCTGATTGATAATTATTTTGAATCGTATCGATTACTTTATCATTGAGAACCAATTTTTCAGATAATGTAATATTTTTAATAAACTTATAAATATCTGCCTTGGGTAATTGATTAAAACGAATACATATAAATTCGTTTTTTAGTGACTCATCAATTTTACTAATGTAATTACATATGAGACAAAAACGAACATTATAACACGAGGATTGAAGCAGATATTTCAACGCTTGTTGCGCGTTTTTGGTCATATAATCTACTTCGTCTAATATGACAAATTTAATACCCTTTTCAAAGAAATTCTTTGACTTAACAAACTGATAGATTTGATTGCGTATAATATCTATTCCGCGTTCGTCCGATGCATTTAGATGAATTACTGATCCTTTATTTGTTTCTCCATAACGACGTTGATATTCATTGATTAAATTAGTAATGGTTGTGGTCTTTCCTGTTCCAGGTGGCCCATAAAACAGTAAATTTGGGAAATAACGTAGCTGTAATATATTTTTGAATATATCACGATTTATTTCAGAGAGAACAATATCATCAAAATTAGTAGGCCTGTATTTTTCGACCCAGGGTATGTTTTCGTTTTTAGCCATTTTGTTAATAACAACGACTGTATTTATACGAATTTTCATAAAAATTGATTTAATTTACACACAGACAAAAACGAAAACCAACGAACATACCATGATTTCTGAACATTACACAAATGAAGACGGTTACTTAGAGCTTATTTTGGGCCCTATGTTCTCGGGTAAAACCACGCGTATTCTTGAAATCTACAATCATTATTCGTTTATTCAGAAGCGCATTATGGTTATTAATTATGCAGAAGATAAACGTTATCATGAAACAATGCTTTCCACGCATGACCATAAAATGATTCCTTGTACCTTAGCTGTAGACATTAAGACCATGTGGACAAATCCGAATCATAAAAATTATAGTGAATTACACGGCGCTGACGTTATATTAATCAACGAGGGACAATTCTTTCTGGATTTAAAGAGTACGGTTATTGACATGGTTGAGCGATCGAATAAAATAGTTTATATATGTGGTCTGGATGGCGATTTTCGCCGTAACAAATTCGGCGAATTGCTTGACTTGGAGCCATATTGCGATAACATTATTAAATTGAAATCGCTTTGCTCTATATGCCGAAACGGTAAAAAAGCGTTATTTTCGCATAGAATTACTGAAGAGCAGGACCAAGTTAGTATAGGTTCTCATAATTATGTTCCTCTTTGTAGGGGATGTTATAAAAAGGCTCAAATCCATTAAAACATATTTAAAAACAATATAAAATAAAATGGCGAGTTATCTCATAAATTTTAATGAATTCCGATCTAGGTCCCAAAAAGCGCGGGCGTAAGAAGAAGGAGGTCTCATTGCCTGAAGAAATCGGTTCACGTGAAAATATTACGTTAGTAATTGAAGAGGATAAGGAGGTAGCAGGGCCCAAAAAAAGAGGGCGAAAACCAAAGGGGGGAAAGTTGATCACAAAACAAAATGACGTCGTAGCCACACAAGCTGCGGTTTCAAATGTTATTTTACATTTGAAATGTTCAATGCAAGATTTGTTCGACCATAACAAATCAATTACACATTTAGTAAAAGACCCGATGATATACAATCCGTTGGCTCCGCCTAATATTTTAACTTATAATGACCAAACATCAAATTTTTCATTGTATAATAACGAACAACCACAAGAAAGAGTAGATTTGGCGTATAGTGATTTTGCAGTTAAGCCTTTAGAAGTCGAGGCATCCGTTTGCTCTTTATGCAAACTGGGGCTCGAAGATAGCAAAAAACCAGAAGAAGACGACATTAATATCAAGGACGTGAATTTAAAGTTAAAGAAGTTGAAGATTCAAATGTATAAGAACACGAACCAGGACAAGAAATCGGCGTGTTTTTGGTGTACTTACGAATTTGATAATCCGCCGTGTTACGTTCCAAAATACGAAATGGACAAAGAAATTTATGGATACGGTTCGTTTTGTAGACCAGAGTGTGCCGTTGCATATTTAATGAAAGAAAATATTGATGATTCCACAAAGTTTGAGAGATATCATTTATTGAATCAAATATATAGTAAGGTCTATGATTTTAAGAAAAACATTAAACCCGCTCCTAACCCGTATTATTTATTGGATAAGTTTTATGGTAACTTGACAATACAAGAATATAGGAAGCTATTGAAATCTGAGCATATGTTATTGGTTATAGATAAGCCGATGACACGTATACTTCCCGAACTACACGAAGACAATGAAGATTTTATTATTAATATTTATGGCGGAAAAAACATGCAGAGTAACCATGGAGGAGTATATAAGGTCAAACGAGAAAGCGAAAAGAAGCAGGGACCTAGCAAATCATCCATCATAAAAGACCGATTTGGAGTAGCTCAGTGATGTAATTAATGTATCAATGTAAATAAATTAAAAAAATGATTTTATTTAGACCAATGGACAATAACATCATTACGTGCTCTCTTATGGGTGGACTAGGGAATCAATTATTTCAAATCTGCACAACGATTGCTTATGGTATAGAAATGAATAGAAAAATTGTGTTTCCTTATTCTGACAATCTACATATTGGAACTACGCGCCCAACATATTGGAATAATTTTTTAAGTGGACTAAAAATATTTACCAAGCCAACGGACGAAATCGCTTACACAATTTACGAAGAACCGCGGTTTTCTTATTCAAAAATACATAAATATTCCAAGTCGGAAAGACTTTGTTTAACCGGTTATTTTCAAAGTTATAAATATTTTGACCATAACAAGGAGTTATTATTTAAGCTTTTTCGACTTACGACACAACAAGATAATATTCTACAACAATATCCATGGGCAATCAATAGTGGATATAATAATATTGCTATGCATTTTAGGTTAGGTGATTATAAAAATATACAAGATTGTCACCCTCTCATGACTTATGAATATTATGACCGTGCGCTTCGACATATAGTCAATTCAAAATTGGACGTACTTAACCGAGTTCTCTATTTTTGTCAAGAAGAGGATAATTTAACAGTACAAGAAATTGTTGATCGGCTATCGAGTGAATTTCCTGGTATAGTATTTGAAAAAGCCGACGACAATATACCCGATTGGCAACAGTTACTATTAATGAGTTGTTGTAATGATATCGTAATTGCAAATAGTACTTTTAGTTGGTGGGGTGCATATTTTAACCAAAAACCCAAAAAAATAGTGTGCTATCCAGCGACATGGTTTGGAAGTAAATTAGAACATAACGTGGATGATTTATTCCCATGTGAATGGAACAAAATAGATTGTTCGAAAAATTGATTTGTATTTTTAATAACAATACTAATCAATCCACTATAATGCCTTCTTACAACAGACCAACTGATAGCGATTTTATTGAGAACTATGATGCACTTTTGCATCTGCCTATTGTACAGAATTTGATGAAGAAGAACAAGGAGCTTCGGCGCAAGGTCAAGACTTTGGAGACATTGCTCTATAAGTTTCCTGAACTCTTTGAAGAGAAGGAGCGTAAATCAAAGAACTCCATTAAGACAGAAAGCCCCATTGAGCCGACTCTTTGTGATACACTTACGGATAATGACGATGTTGTCTTTGTGCCTAAACTGAAGGACGAGGAACAGTTGTCAGAAGACGAAGAGTCAGAAGTAATTGATTTGACAGGAGACGATGAGGAAGTTCTCGACGTCAGACCCAATGTGTTTATCAAGATCGAACCCGAAATAGTTAATACACTAGCACCTGTTCTAGTCAATGCACTAGCACCTGTTCTAGTCAATGCAGACGTTGAAGAGGAAGCAGAGGCAGAAGATGCAGAAGAGGCAGAAGAGACAGAAGAGGCAGAAGATGCAGAAGAGGCAGAAGAGACAGAAGAGGAAGAGGAGGCAGAGGAGGCAGAAGAGGAAGAGTCAGAGGAGCCAGAAAAGCCATCTGGAGATGACGAAGAAGTTTTTGAAATTACGATTAAAGGCAAGTCTTATTATACAAATAACGAGACCAACGGTAAGATTTATTCCATTCTAGAAGACGAGGATGTGGGTCCAGCGGTCGGACAATTTGTGGGCGGAAAGGCACAATTTACGAAAAAGTAAATTAATATATAATCAGTGTAATCTTGAATAATTGTTTCTACGTGTAAATCTTTTTTTTGATACGCGCACCCTTCTAGTTTTTTTTCTTCTAGCGCCACCAGCAGCAGCACGACTTTGACTTTGACCTGTTAATATGTTTAATTTAGGTTTGTTGTTTTCGCGTTTCAACATTTCTTCTGCAATTAACTGAAAAAAATAGTTCTTTTCACATTTAAGGCTTAATTTTACGTAGGCAACATCATTAAATCGCGTAGGATGAACACGAATGTACTCATCTTGCTGAGATTGTGCTTGCTGAATAGTTGATTTATAAATACCACTTTGGCGAACTAATTTATCCAATAACTTTTGACTGAATTGAAACAATTGTTTATTGAAGTCAACAAACATCTCATAAAGTATATGTTCATCTGGGTCTTTACTTTCTTTAATAATGGATAGTACATTTTCTTTTGTGAAATTTCTACCATCTCTCAGTTCAGAATATTGATTATAATAACCGTTGATTGCGTCTAGAAAGGAACCAGAATTTTTGGGCTCCCAGTGTGTTACATCAGGATTTGGGGGTGGATTTGCGGTAGCTTGTTTTTTTTTATCCGCATCCTCAATAATCTCTTGGAATAAATTTGTATTTAAATTATTGTTCGCTGATTGAACGTTGCCTTGACCCTGACCATGACCTTTTCCTTGACCCTGACCTTGACCCTGACCTTTGCCTTGACCTTGGCCCGACTCATCTATAACACCAGAATCGGTAGGAGAATACATAATGCGTCGATAATTCAAATCCCATTTCTGTCTATTCTTTTCTAGTGTATCAACATTCTGTGTTAGTACTAGTTCTAAGTTCTTACCTAATTCTTGGCCTTTTTGACTACAATTTTGTTGTCCGTAGAGTTTACCCGATGGACCAAAATATAAATCACAGAGAACATGTATTTCATAAATGGGCGCCAAGTTATTGCCTTCATATTTACTGTTTACACCGGAGTATAATAAGGTAGAGTCTTCATCGCTCGCATTAAATGACTTACCTTTTCCTTCATAGAAATATTCGAATGCGTGTTTCATGAATTCGAAAAACCGTTTGGTTTCATTATCTGTTTGTAAATTGATTAAATTTTGTAATATTGTATTTGTCGATTTATTAGCATAAGAAAGACGACTTCGAATATATTGTTCGATGAAATAAGAATATTGGGCGTCTCGGTCACGGCCTGCTTTTTCGCGATATTCTTCGCGGATATGTTCGTAGCTTTTAGTTAATAAATCATTGAGAACTTCAATTCTTTTACGAGTCGTATCAGATGTTTTATTGCCACTGTTGAGGGAGTTATAATAAGCATCCAATGCAGACTTTAATTTTTCTATAGCCGGTTGTATTTTGTCATATTCTCCTGGCTTATATTGGTCTCTCCAACTTTTTTTTTTAATTGCATCTGACCAAGGGACATAGGAAAAAGTAAGTGTTCCTGTTTTTGATGGTTTTGCTGGAGGTGTATAACCTATTAATTGAGACAACGATTGGTCCAACTCCAAAACGTTCCAAAACGAAAAATTTATAGTGCTAGATATATTACTGAAATTTTTATATGTACCATTTGTTGTTAAAGAGTTTTCAATTTCGCTTTGTACTTCTTTTTGTATTTTAGATTTATCTGGAGAATCAATGGTATTTAAATATTTAATTAAAGCCTTAATCACGGTTAATCCTTTAACCCAATCGTAAGATATATCAGCTTTTTTTGCCTTACCTGTTGGGTCAGGCCATATACCTTTTGGATCAAGCTCAGGAAGGTCACGAAATTTTAAAAGAAAATCTGTAATTGCCTTGTCAACCGATTGTAGTGCAGGGACTAAATTTTTTATATCTGCTCGTTCATCTTTATTTACAACGCCGGATGCCTCTAATTTCTGTATTTCATTATCACGCCAACGAACAAACTCACGATATTTAATAAAAAGTTCTGCATAAACAGGACAATTCAAAATATCATTCATCCATACGAGTCGGTCGAATGAATAGTGTTTTCCGTTTACGTCTAACGAGCTATTGTGGCTTACGCCGCGAAAAAAACCATAAACAGTTGGTAGTGCGGGTATAGTCATTTTATCAACGACAAAATCCCAAGAGCTAGTTACGTTTATACCATTAAGAGGCGATGCAATAAACAATAATTGAAGCATAGACATGATGTTATCTTTAATAATCTCATTGTATTCTTTAAAAAACTCGTTTGAATTCGCAGCATGTTTATTCGTTTCTTTATCGAATAACCCCGGAAAAATTCTTAATAAAGATATATGGCTTCCCGTATTAAAAAAGAATTGCATTTTTTGGTAAAAATTTAATTCTGTTAGCGCGCTATAGTTTTGTCGCACTCGAAAAGAGACAGAAGGATATTTTTTAAGTCCACGCCGATTTTTAACCTCAGGGTGTAATAATTTACTTGACTCAAATAATATTGTCCTTTTATCTTCATCTAGCTCTTCTAAATTTGTGTGTAAATATACTTTTATTTCTTTGTATTCCATACTTTATATATAACGATATAATTACTATGAGAATACAAATAATTAAATCCGTTATGAACGGAACTAATTATTTTAGTATAAAACCTGCGTTTGCCTTTGTTGTTGAGATATTGGCTTCTTCTCTAAAGCCAGTGGGTTATCAACATTCAGTGGATCGTTTTCCTTTTGCTTTTCCGCTTTCTCTAAAACCTCCTTTGCTTTTTTGATTTCGTCTTCGCTAACATCATTATTGTCTAAGAGATTAATATGATATGTTTTAAAACTCTCTGGTAAACAACAGAATGGACTCTCCTCATGAAATAAGTAATCGAAAAATATAATAAAGGTAATCGATATTATCAACGCCACGTAAATGTCACGGGTACCCATCCATGCCATTGCGAATATCAAAATATGTTTGCTAAATGTGAATTTTAAATAAGACTCCATGGTTTTGCCCAATTTTATTGTAACGAATTTGGAAGATATATTCAATATTAGAATAATAATACCAGCAAATACTTTACTTGTGTTCATCGTAGTTATTATATCATTGAAATAATTAAATAGACTATTCATGGTTTTTTCAATATATTTTTTTAAATTCTTAACACTCATGTTTCTGTATATCCTATATTGATATTTTTATTTAACTTGCAACTATGAGAACTTTTATAATTTATAAAAATTGCTACAAATTGTATAAAACAATATGATGCCGATTGTTTCGATAAAAATATGATAAGGAAAATGTGGATAAATAGACATCATCGTAATACAATTATACGTTTCGTTTATAAATAAACCAATAACTATACCTACGAAAAATATTATTTTATATACACTGTTTTGAATAAATTTAGGTAACAGTAAAAAATAATATAATAGTAATGAAATAAAAATGGCGCTTTGTGTTGTTAAATAATAAATAAATGAATAATTATAAAACGCATAAATATCCAAAATTACTAATACACTCATATAAGCGACAAACTCATAACTAGGAAATTTTTTCGTATAACTATAAAATACGTAAAAAAACGCCATATTCATAAAATACGTAAGTAGATGTGTTATATTGATTTGAATGGGACCAGCTATATGAACAATATGAGAGAACACATGAAATGATTCAAATATCAAAATACAAAACAATAAAATGAATGATTGTAAAGTTTTTGTATGTAGTAAAAAATAAAATATAATTGAACACGTAATAAGATTAAAAAAAACCGAATATGGTTGTGCTATTCCAATTTTGTTTGGCGTCTCACAAGTATTAAACGGAAATGTATATTCGCTCATATAGTATAAATATACATTTTTACACCATCGTACTGGCGTGTATTTCTTCCTCTTGCCCATCTTCTTGCTCGACAAAATCGTATTTGCATTTATCGTCACATGGATTACAGGGTGCGCCCTCGAAATTTATTTCCGGGAAAACGTGCTCGACCATTTCATTTTTTACAATATTGCCCTTATATTTAAGCGTATTGTCTTTACAGTTTTTCTTTCTAAAATTTTTCTCTGCTTTCTTGAAATTTACAGACTCTCCGTCTTCTGATTCAGAATCCAAATCCGAATCCGAATCCGAATCAGGTTTCTTGTTCTGGTAAAAATAAAAACCTTCCTGTTTATTCGTGTAATGTACAAAGACAATCATAAAACAAAATAGCACACCCAAATACTTGTCTAAATAGTAGCAAGTTATGAACAATAGTAACAGCAGGAGTTGTCCCAAATTCGTTTCCATAAAGTAGTAACGAAATTCAGGTTGCCAATACAACAAATAAAACATCATAATAAGAGCAATTTCTCCTATTATTAACTTATTCATTTATAGTATTCTGATATAATTATTTAGCAGCATTTCAAAATCCGTAAGTTTACTCTAGAATATTATCTACTTATTTTTTAAATATAATTAAAAAACACAAATGTCTTTATTAAATACTGCAAGTCCATGGACTACTGACGAAAACTCCAAAAAAAGGCAATCCACTATGAGAAAAACAATAAAACTAAAACCACCAACTGGCGAAGATTTAGATAATAAGTCTGACGAATATGCTCACTCCAATAGCCCGCCGTCTATTGAACAAACACAGGTTCATATGGAAGAGCGTTCAGCTCGCGTTAATAATTTACTCGACCAACTTACAGCATCAAACGACAATGATGATAACAAAATGGGTACATTTGTTCCTATTTCAAATCCAAATATCAATATAAAAAAAGAAGAGAAGGATGATTTAACAATAAGTAGATTACATCCACCTGTACAAATATTGAGTCAAATGAATAGACAGAAGATTGGTAATTTTTTAGCTAATGATAATGCAGCGACACATAGCAATTATTTGGCCAGTTATGAAAATCCGCCTATGTTTAAAAAAGATAATCTACAGGTCGCTGTGCGCCCGGTAACAGATAATAAAGTAATGGAGAAAATTAATTATATGATTCATTTACTAGAAGAACAACATCATGAGAAAACAAATAACATTACCGAAGAATTTATTTTATATACATTTTTAGGGGTGTTTATGATCTTTGTTGTAGATAGTTTTTCTCGGTCTGGTAAATACACGCGATAATAATATTACTACAAATATAATATTATTTAACGATTCGGTAAAAACGTTGTTAGAGAATTGGAATTATTAATTATAGGAGCATTATTAATTACGGGAGCATTATTGGTTATAGGAGCATTATTTGTTATAGGAGAATTGTTTGTCAGCGGCGCAGAGCCTGATTGTTGTTGATTATTGGGAATCTCATGAACATAAGGATTTGGGTTTAATAATAACTCATAGCTTATAACAACGATTAAAAACTCTATGATTAAAGGAAAAATAACTAAAAACCATGCCAATGAAGAGTTGCCTGTACTACATAAAAAATTTAAGAAAAACGCCCATAAAAAAGAAAAAAACACTTTTACTATTAGTGCAAAACCACTCATGGTCCATAACATTGATACAATACCGATTATAGTTATTAATATATAAATTAAAGCAGGAGCACAATATAACTTAGATGTATAAGAATTTGTTGTAGTTAATGAAGACATTATAAAAAATACATAGATATTAAAATTAAGTTGAGCTATAATAATATCTCAAAATGATTCTATGAAAACATCGAGGTATGTATTTTGAAATACGTATTATTTTTGACGTTAAAAAAAACGTCTGATCAATATGATTTTCATTCTCTATGTATGTAAACCCAGTTTCGTCCAAAAAACATTCATAGTAAACATATCTATCGTCAGGTAATTCGCTATATTTCATTGTTTTATATTTAAAAACCAATGTCTAAATTCTTTCTAAAATATAAATATATTGATGTTCATCATCTAAATTTTCTTTCATATTAAAGTACGCATATAAATTGAAGCCAGCGTATTTGGCTAATTGTAATATGTTTTCCTTATCATCTATATGTAGTGTTTCTTCATTTTCGCGAATGTTTCCGCTATTTGTATCTTTAAAGCGTTCATGACGATGAAGCACTTTGCTCTCTAATTTTACAGACTCGTACGATAAATTATAATGAAAGTTCTCAAATTTTACCGCGCTCTTTACTATCCTTTTTTTAGAATACTTATGTGGATTTACTACCAAATTTGCTTTTGCTGCTGGTGCTATTGCGTCAAATTTATCTGCGTCGATTAAATGTAATACTAGATAACCATTGGGTAATAACCATTGATAACAATTACGGAAAAACGTTAATTTGTCCTGAAAATGATAAAATGTGTAATAAGTACATAATATGTGGGAAAACGATTTGTTCTCAAAACACATTGGGTCCATAGCATCTCCTAATTTGTAATTATTATCTGGATATTTTTCTTCTGACAATTCAATCATGGCCGTAGATTTATCTAAGCCAAATGCCTTATAACCAGCATCACTAAGATGTTTTACTACCTCACCTGTTCCGCATCCAATATCCAAAAACACGCTATTTTGACTCGTTGGCTCCGTAGCGGTTATTACATTTATTAATTCGTGCCAAATACGATGCTTTGGTCTATGTACTTCATCATAAATTTCTGCATAAAAATCGTCGTAAATATCTTCGTCTTTTTTGAGAACATAGGCTTCACTTTGCGTAAACCCTTCAGCGCTGTTTTTAAAATTATTATACCGTTTCCATAGTAAATAGCCTAGATATATCAATGTTAGATAAATCAATGTTCTCAATAATATGTGATTTAAATTTTTAGTCGAATTTAAAATATTTGTTATCATTTATTTATACTAATAAATGATAAAAAAATCTAAAAACCGTTTCTCAATTGAACACGTGTTGCATTAAAAAATATGTTTTTACCAATATTACTATCTTGAACATTAGGATGTAAGTTCTTTTCTAAAGCCGTTTTTGCAAACAATAGAGGATACGGCTGCTCGGACGGAGATGAAACTACCGTTACATTATATAAATCGCTCTTACTCGAAGGCACATATTGGTTTTGTGCTGTGTCTTGTAAAGAAAAAACCTGGTTTCTTAGTACTGTTTCTGTATCTACGTTTTTAAAATACCCTTTGATAGGCCCAACCGCAGAGCCCGGATTAAAATTAACGTACGAGTTGTGCACCGGGTAATCCAATCTTGGCTCTTTGGCTGGAGTACGGCGGTCGATTATGGGGAAAATCGAATATTTGGTAGGAACGGGTCTGGGTTCATAATTTGGTTCTAAAGGATAATCAGTAAATTGTCTCTCAATAATGCGTTTATTCAGATCCTCTACTCTTTCAATTTGTTGATATGTGATTCCATCTGCCACGCCATACATTTTTTCTTGTTGATTCATAATATATAATCCCTGAATATATTTTTTATTGTAAATACATTTAAACCCAAGACTCTAAAAAATAGAATGAATCGACCCACTTTAGTAACCGCTTTTTTTGATATTCAACGTTCTCAAAAAGGGGACGGAAGAACGGTCGATGAATATTTGGGCTGGATCAAAAAAACACTGCAATTAAACTGTAATCTTTATGTTTTTACGGAAGCAAAATTTGAGACGTTTTTTCGACAACATCGCCCCGCACAATATCCTATGAAACTTGTTATTATTGAATTTAAAGACCTATATTTTTATAAATACTATGATCAAATGCTCAGCATTATAAATGATGCGGAATATAAGGGTCGTATTCAACATCCTGGTCGTATTGAATGTATTATGCCTGAATATAATATTATTCAGTATTCCAAATTCGATTGCCTGAACCGCGCTATCGACGAAAACGTTTTTCATAGTACATCATTTTTCTGGATAGATGCGGGAGCATCGCGTTTTTTTGAAGACGTGGATATCTCTAAACCTTATCCTGGAGAACAATGTCTGGAATTTTTAGTTCAAAAACCTGATGTTTTTATCATACAAAGCCGCCACGATTTGACCACCTTTCCTATTGATGACGAATTTATTTGGAAATCCGATAATTTGTTATGCGGCACCCTATTTGGAGGAGGAGCATATGTACTTAAAACCATTTATTGTGAATTAGTGGGCATTTTTGAGAACCAAATGTTGGCAAAAAATAACGTTAATAATGAACAATTGGCTCTGGCTATGCTTTGGTTTAAACACCCTGACTTATTTTATACTATTCCTAATATATCAGCGATGCATTTATTATTGTTTGGCGTATTAAGTGGTTAAATAATTTAAATATTACAATATCATATAATTAATAATGAAAAAGTGTATTTTGTTAGGCAATTGCCATTGTAGTGGCGTAAAAATGTTCTTGGATTATTCGACATTTTTCGAACAATATGAAGTACAGCAGTTTGCAAATTGGGAACTTATCAAAGATGAGAAAAACATGGCTATTCCAGTACATTTAATTAAAGACGCGGATTTGGTTATTTATCAACCTCTGTCTGATGTTTATGATTGTTATTCTACAAACAAACAAAACCCAGATTCATTCTTTCGTCTATTGAAAGAAGATTGTCGAACCGGGTCATTTCCTCGTATCCATAATAATGCCCTTTTTCTAATATTTCATAAGAATGATAGAAAACAATTATTTTATGGCACTATAAAAAAATAGGGTCGATTCATTACATGAACTTGCGTATTTATATAATAACAACCTCATTGATTATGATTTCGAAGCGCGTATGAACAATAATTACCGTATATCAAAAGATAAAGAGGCAGATTGTGACATACAAATAGCTGATTTTATTTATAATAACGTGTCGAATCATAAACTTTTTTTAACACAAGACCATCCCACTTCGTTTGTATTTAATAAATTGACTTCATTAATATGTGAACAGTTAGATTTAGAATATGATTACGAAAAAGGTCTTGATACACCGGAAAATATTACTCAATTAGAAGATTCGGTTTACAAATCAGAAGAAAAACAATATCCTTTATCGAGATATGCCATTCGACACTATGACTTCAAATATGCAAAAGAAGAATCACCCGAGGCAGATTTGTTTTATGGAGCGTGTTCGTGGGATTATTATAATAAAAATAATTAATCGATAAAATACTTAAACTTTTTATCGATTCTAATACATAATGTCTTTTAGTAAAGTCGTCATATGGGGGTTTCCTCTTCATACTCATACGCATTCGTATATTCATGCTGGCTGGCACAAAGGGTTTACGCATTTAGGTTATGAAACACATTGGTTTGATGACGAAAATGTTCCGACTGATTTTGATTTTTCAAACTGCCTATTTATTACAGAAGGTTATGCAGATAAAAAAATACCGATTGTAGATACATCTACCTATTTTGTACATATTGCAGTAGACCCAAAAAAGTATATTGGACATGTGAAGCGATTTATTGAAATACGATATTTGGTAGATTCTATAAAAGACTGTAATTATAACTATGTTCTCAACAAAGAGCGTTGTACCAAAATAAGTAATTGTACCTATTATGAAAAGTTGACCGATAATAGAGGTTTGGCAAAATCACATGATGCGCCCGAGCCTATGGACTACGAATGTATTTACACCTGTTGGGCAACGGATTTGCTTCCTCATGAGATTGACGATGAGAACGCTCATCGAGAACGCGATAATAAAATTTATTGGTTTGGTAGTTCGAATCAATATAACACTAAAGAAATCGCGATATTTTATAATGAATGCAAAAGAACAGGTATTGAATTTATAGCAAACGACCCATGGAAAAATCCTGTGCCGTTTGATGTCGTACAAGAATATACCATGAAATCATTTATAGCTCCCGATTTTCGCTCATCTGGCGACCCAAATAAAATTGCACTCGGAGAAACCGGGACTTGTCATAAGCAAAACGGGTATATTCCATGCCGGCTATTAAAATCTATTAGTTATGGTCATTTAGGTATTACAAATTCGCGTCATGCGCACGAATTATTAGAAAAATCGACCGTTTATAACGACGACGAACGTCTATTGTTTTTTGATGCTATTCGAAATGTAGGAGACCACCAATTAATAAAGAAGCAGATGGCTATCGTTCGCGAAAAACATACGTATTTAAATCGTATTCAGGATTTATTTAGTGTTCTCTCAATATAAATAATATAACGCTATAATAAAAACATTATGTTACTTATTGATTATATAAATAGCCCTCTTGCAATAAACCCAAACAATCTTTTAACATTAGAAAAGTATAACGAATTGATTCAGCATTTTACTTCAAACTATCCTGAAAAATGTATATTTTTTGATTACTCACAAGATTTTTTAGAACATCATAGCGCAACTGAATATTTTTCTAAGCTCACTAATAAAATTGTTTTTATTAGTAATGTAGATATTGACTTTCCTCCTCCCAAAAAACCGTATAACTACGATAAATATGCAGATTTTTCTAAGTTTCCTCCTAATTATTTAGATATTCCTTATTTGGATAAAGTCGAAACCAAACTGAAAGACATCATTGAAAAAAACAATTTGACCGTTTTTGCAAATTCACTATCCGTCTATAGTAAAAACATTTTAATGATACCGCTTGGTATATCTAAAGGTTTTCGTCATTTTCATTTAAAAACAAACCCAAAAACTAATCTTTGTTATGCCAACTTCGGAATACCTGTCGACCGTTGGTTTGGTAATCCACGCAAAAAAATAGTAGAGTTTATTAAAACTAAGCCTTTTATAAAATTGTCCAATACATTATATAAAAAAACGCTCGTTGGATATAAATATATTAATGTTGTTGATAATGATGCGTTTTATAATAACATTTCTAGGAGTAAATTTACTATTTGCCCACGAGGATGTGGAATAGATACATACCGATTATGGGATTGTATATGTCTTGGTAGTATTCCTATTGTTGATAAATATGATGGACATGAACAATTTGTTGGACTACCCATCTTGTTTTTAGAAAACGAGGATAAATATGATGATTTGACAGAAGAATTTTTAAATAACACGTATGAACAATTTTTAAAACAAGATTTTTCTTTTGAAATAATGAGTACGTTTTTTTGGCATAATAAAACTGTTGATACGGTCAAAAATAATTACCCTCCGCAAAATTATTTGGTAACCGAAGAATAGCTATATTATCGTATGCAAAATTTTCTATCTGCATAGATACATATGTTTTATAGTTTAATATTGGATATTCTTTACCTTTAATATACAAAAACCCTCGTAAAAAACCGGTTTCGTTATAAGTAATTAACATATTTATGGTCTCGTCGTCTTTTAACCTCTTGTTTTTTTTAGCACTGCACATTTGCGGAACAAGACTTCCATAATTAATATTTGTTGTTGAATAGGTCGGTTTTAAATTTTCTTCTGTAATCCTACTGCTAACAATCGTATAATCGCCGTTTTTTATGGTCTTCGTTGATTCACAATAAAATAGATTCTTTTGTTTTAAATTTGCACCTAAAATTGTAAAAACAGGCAAATATTCGTCATCTCCATAGCTAAAACAAATTCTATGATTCATTTTATTTTATATTAAAAAATGTTTATATATCTTACAAAACTTATATAGAACGTCATTTGTTTATAAACTTAATGGAAATAGGCGCATATCTACAGTGTTATAAAAACCCTTATGCTACGTATAAATGTCTAGAGCAATTTCGTCGATTTTATCCTAGCGGCACCGTTGTTTTATTATCCGATAATGGGCACAACTACGCGAAAATGGCCGAATTTTTTAATTGTATTTATCTGCATAGTGATGAAAATCTTTGGCTAACTTATCGCGATTTAAATAGCGACGGAGCATTAATAAATTCAAAGAAACTAGTTCGTAGAATATACGATGCGTTCCAACTAATAAAAGAGGATTATGTAATGTGGCTTGAAGACGATGTTATTATAAACGGTAGAATTATTGATGAATTTCGATATGATATAAATGGATTTTGCCCAAACACGCTAGTTACTAGACGATTATGTAGTACATTTAAATTGTTAGTACCAGAACGCCAATATCGATTTTCTGGTCATGGAGGCACCGTGTTTCATAAATCAAACACTCTTTTAGCTTTCTTAAGAGAAGATATCATAGACGAAGTGGTTCCGAATTGGTTAAAATATGATTTACCAACTACATTAGGACAGGATTATTTGTTCTCTATTTTAGTTACTTTAAATGGAGGAACGATCGGCCCATATGAAGGACACGGGGAACGGCACGATAATCAAATTGACCCAAGAATAATTGTACAGCATCAGTATAAATGTTGGTACGGATTTCCAATGCCGCCAGAACTGAAGTATTTAGTCACGAATGTATAGTAATAAACGCTGAAATCAAAAAAAACATCTCTTAGTAAAATATAGTATAATGGAATTTGTGAGCATAGGACCATATTGCTCTTGTGTAGATATAATAAAAACTGCCGAACTAAGAAAAAGTGCATACCCGTTTGATTCTATATTTTCAAGTTTAGATATGGTAAAACATTGTATTAACGATAGATTCAAGATATTTTTAGACCAACGTTTTTACCAATACTGTTCGGAAAGTTCTACGCAACATATATTTTATTCAAATTTCATAAATAGCGAAATTTTAAGACGTCATCATATTGCTCATAATCTACCAAAGATTGCCTATAATTTAACAAACAGAGAGATTTTTGTACATCATAATTTATCTAATATTGATACCTACTCATCATTTGTTAGAAGATGTAATAGATTATTAGATTTGATTGATAATAATAATAAAATTGTATTTATCTATTACAATCGTTATACAAGGTATTTTAATGATTTACTAGATTTTTATAATACTTTTTCTAGTAATAAAAACATTTGTGTTGTCGGCATATTTGAAAATAGAGGAGTTAAAAGAATGTTATATAAGAGTTCAAATTGTAAAATATATCAAAATTATGATAGAAGTTTAATATTTGATGAGATAAAATCGTCGTTTTAAATGTCTAATGGTTAAATAACTATAAATGAATTGTGATTTACGTTCTTGGACCATCAAATATCCTGAACGTGATCAGGATATTGATATTTTAAAAGATTGTTGTAAACATAATGATGACATTTCATTAATCGTAAATGAAAAATTCGCACATTTAAACGATAAATTACCAGGACCATTCTATAATTCTATCGTATCGTCTTATTTACTTAATAAAACAAAGACTAATTATTGTCTTTTAGAAAAATATGTTTATGATATTGCCATGTTTCATTTAACACGTCTCGGATTTACATTACGGGATGATATACACATTCAATTCTGGGTAAAATCTGGCAAAAACTGTAAATTAAGCGAACTTCATCGTGATTGGTATACAGATTATGACAAAACCGATGAAACGCGCGCCTTTTTATCTACTATAACTTATCTAGAAGATAATGATATACCCACTTTAATTAGCGACGTTACTATTGACGAATATAAAGAACGTAAATTTGACAAAATGAATAAGGTAGCCCTATCTTTTCCTAGGGCAGGTAAGCATATTAGTTTTTTGGGGCGCGATTATTTTCATGGACACTATGGCGTATTTAAAGACAGTGAATATACTATGCCTCGTTATGTTCTAGTTGTAAAATTTTGGCATGGACCAAAACCACCTCTTCGTCTTTTTGATAATGAATTGTTTTTATTAGATAATATTTACAATAAACGAGAACCTTTATTGAATTTTATTGATAATAATAAAGATAAACGTATAACTAGTACGATCAATGAGGATTTATTTAAATCTCTTTTGTTTTCTGCGCGACCAGATACATGTTATGCATTCGGCGACAAAGTGAAAAGAAATGGTTATCCTGACGTTGACACATTTATTATAGAACACGGAGAAGAGACAATATATTTTTATATTTTTTTGTTCATACTTTGCTTCGCCGTTGTACTTTTTTATTTTTGGGATTCGGATATTTTATGGAAAATAATAGAAAATAAGTCAGGCGAAACGGCTTAAAATTTCATTATATAATTATATACAATGAAATTCCTTCATTTAACGTTTCATAAAGGTTGCGAACTTGAAATCGAGTATGCGTTTACAAAACTTGGACACGAAATAACTGTAATGCGATTTGACGATGGGGAAACAGACCCCTTTGGTACTGAACACGTCCAAAGTAAAATATATGAAATTACTCATGACCGTGCTGCTAAATCGTGGACCAAATATAAAGATTACTATGAATCATTTGATGCCGTAATAACATCAGATACCTGTCCGGTTTCGAGAACATTTTTACAGCATGGGTGGTCAAAACCTCTGCTAATTTGGATATGTAATCGTTTTGATTATGCTATTATGCCCGAACAATACGACCCTGAATTTTACGCGCTTTTACGAGATATTCCAAATCGTCCCAATGTTCGTATTTTCGGGAACGCCATTATTGAGAACATTTATTCGACACAAATTAAGGGTGTCAATGTTGGTGATTTTATTATTAAACCAATTGGTAAAAATATGCAATCTGCTGCCCTTACTAAGACGTATGGACCCGACGACCGTAATATATTTTATATTCCCCCATATCATAATGAAACTAAGTTAATGAACTTGTCTGAAAAGTTAATGTCCCTCGGAATTGAGAGTCGCTGCGAACGTTTTGCCGATCATATTTCTGAATTATTAGAATATAAAGCGTCAATATGCATACCTTATGCCTGGTCAACGATTGTATTTTTTGAGCGTATTCAATTAGGTATTGTTACCTTTATACCTACTCCGCGATTTTTAATTGAACTATTTAAAACCGGTAATTGGTGGTTTCAACCCCCGTTCAATATTCAACATCCAGAAACCTTGGTGCTATCCGAGTGGTACTGTCCTGAACATGCCGACCTTTTTGTTTTCTTTGATAGCTGGATCGATTTACTCGGTAAAATTAATACTACCAATTATACTGCGAAAACACAAATCATTTTGGATTTTGCTGCAAATCATGAAAAAGAATGTTTGCGTCGATGGAGCAGTGTTATTAATTCTGTTGTTTAATCGTCGCCTTCTGTACCAAACATAAATGGATTGATTAACCATAACATAAACGCTATAAATCCGCCTAATAATCCAAATAACATCAATAATGCTGCTGTTATTTGAATATAATCCCATATTTTGATGCATGTTTCATAAACGGTTCTTACCTTTGGCTCGACCATGGGGTGTCCTTCAACTTCTATTACAACTAAATTTGCAACAGGAACGTGCAAAGGGTTTTCTACATCAAGTTCCATTTATTGTTTATTTTTTATTAAACGGTTCAAAACAAAATGTTTTCAATTTTTGTGCTCCTGTTTTATTGACATATACTTTTATGAATATAGTCGTCATCTACCTTATTTTCGCGAAATAATACATAACCCTTGCTTTCCAATAATGATCGAATCTTTACGCGATTTTCTTCAATAAAATTATGTTCGACACATATGTAACCAAATAAATATTTATCAAAATCATGGTGCATCAATATTTCGTACTCTGAGCCCTCGGTATCTATTGATAAAAATTCAATGAAATTTGGGGCGCGAGCATTATCGAGCATAGTAGTTAGTTTTTTAGTAAGAACAATTATCTTTGGACATTTAGATTCATATAAATGTTTATTCGTTTCTACAAGTCCCGATAGTCCATGTCCAGTATCGTAGAACTCTAAAATTTTATTATCTTTGTTATATGCGGCATAAGGCATAAAAACGCAATCGCGATGTTCATAAATAGAGGGAAACCACCTTGTATTACATTCTACCAACAATCCCTTCCATCCGAAATCCTTTTCCATCAAATATGTGTTGGAATATTCTATACCATCATATGCGCCTATTTCGACAAAATATCCGTTTTTTTTTCCCTTATAGATTTCGTGTAATACATGAACGTCCTGTCCTAATTGCGATTTTGCGTTTTGGTCCATGTAATATAATATATAATGTTTATTATATATTGTTTCAAATTTATTTAAAACTCCTTAATATATTTTGTTTTGTATATATTATAGTTTTATGCGTTACATATTGTATTTACAGTTTGTAAATATATAACGCACTCTTTTTTACGCCTTTTCGCATTGAAAATACGCGATCTAAAATAATTTCCAACTTCTGAACTTGCGTATTCTGGGCTCTTCTTCGTTTACTATAATTTGTTGAGTTGTCAATGTATTGCCTTCGACTATAAAAGTTTTATTAAACCGACTAAGTCCGTTTCTCGAATTTGTGTAGTCGAGCGGATAATCATAGTTTTTTATTTGTAAACTACATTTGGATAAATGCAAATGCATAAAAAACTCGTTGGTTAAAAAATTTAGTGTTGGACCACAATATGTTTCGTAATAATTACATGCACAATCAAACATTGTCATAATACTGTCCATTTGTTCTGATGGTCCAGAAATGATTTGTTCAAATATTGAAAATCCTGGTGTTAATATTTTTGCATTTATACAAGTTAATTTTGATGAAAAGCGAATAGACCCAAGAATATTTATATCCAGTCTGGTCATTATAACATTATCGTAAACAAATCCGTTTTGATTTTCATAATCACGTTTTAATTCAATTACTTTCTTTCTGGAATAATGTTGACTTATTATAGCGTTAAACATCAATTCAACATATTTTTTACCCTTACGCGTATCGTAATTATTGGCAGTAATTGTCATATAATTATTAATAGTTTGTTGATTCTCTTTTATAAAATCTTTTCGTTTTTCTAAAGAGCGCGTTTTTGGTGTAAAAATATCATATAATTCTTGATTTGGATACAAATTTAAACCCTTGTTATTATAATATTCTATCAGTGTATTTCTTATTTCTGGGTCTTCGTGTTGTTCTATAAAATCTGGCTCGTAGTAATAGTTATGCATAAAGACGTCAGCATTATTTGGTAAAACAATTTGTTCATATACACGTTTCCATAAGTCAGGAAATCCACGTATTTCTCCAAAAAATAATACTGCTGTTCTCATTTATTCACTATATTATAAAGTATATCCATATATTTTTCGCATTCTTTTTTTATATCAAATTGTTCAATGCCATATTGATGAATCTCAGTGCGTTTATACTTCGCGATTTTCTTATTTTCTTCTAGCAGTGCGCGTACATATTCGATGTCGTCTTTCTTATCATCATCGACAACCGTAATAAAGTCTTTTGACGTATCCAAATTTTCTGCGCTTGACTTATTAATAACCACCCCTAGACCAGCAATAAGAGCCTCCTTTACTACAAGTGGGTCCGCTTCCCCTTCGCTAATCAATATTAAATTCGCATACTTAGTTAGGTCATGTTGTATCTTTTCCCTGGGCCATTCGCCCCAATACGAAACTCCAAGCTGATTAAAATTCGTATCAGCGCATCCTCCCACAAATTCAATAGTCGGAATATTCTGATACTTCGCCTGGTTCTTACGTGGTGTAATTTGCCCCAGATACATTGTTTTATTATAAATAGGCAACGGCAAAAAGGAGAACTTTTCGCTGTCAATACCGTTTTTAATCTTCTTTATCTTTAATAAATTTGCACCATACTTAATAAAAGTTTCATGGTCTTTATCAGCAAGAACAAAATTATAATATTTGTTTTGTTCGCATAAAAAAGTAAAAATATTAGTATATCCGTCCTTCCAATGTTGACCAGGTTGATCAATATAAGGATAATGACTTGTTATCGCAATATTAGGACAGGTAAATTTATCCAGTATATCATAATAAACATCATAATGTAAATGCACAAAATCAAATGTGTCACTATTACATTGTCTCACTATTTCGTTACGGTCTTTTGTGTTTATAATCGTAACTTTATGACCAAGACGCGTAAGTTCGTTATGATAATCCCAAATAAGTATTTCAACTGCACCCCAAGCCTTGGGAGGAATGGGCATAATACCGGGTCCGATAAGAGCAATTTTCATTATTTATAAACAAAAGATATATTTATATGTTTTGTTTCATTTAACATAGTACGCCAGCTTTATTTTCTTTTTCGCATTGAAAACAATATTTATATCTCGAATAACAACTTACGCAAATCATATGTTTACACGCTAGTGTCATAATACTTTTTTCTTTAGAACATAATCCGCATATTTTTTGAATTTCTGACTGGGTCTTGATCTTTGCTAAATTTTTATAACAACACCAGAACATTTTTTGTTTTCTTTATTTATTAATTAAATCATTATATCAATTTTCTAACATTAATAAATATTTTTTTATTATGGTGGACCATGCGAAATTGTCAAGCGCATATTGCCGAATTTCTGGACGCATTGCGACTGACGCGTCACGATTTTCATTTATCTTTTCACTTATATATTCTAAGTCATCGAGTCTGTCATTTGGAATAACAGTAATAAATGGTTTTGATAAATCCAAATTTGCACTAGAACATTCGCTAACCACTACTCCTAGACCAGCCATAAGACCCTCCTTGACTACGAGCGGGTCTGCCTCTCCAGTACTAAGCAGAATCAAATTACCGTAATCGGTCAAGTTCTCGTAAAGTGTGGGTTTCGTCCATTCTCCCAAATAATTGGACTCATTCGTAAAAAAAGGGCTATCAAAATAATTACCCACAAAAACTATGTTCTCAATATTTTGATATTTATATTGACCTTTTCGGAACTCGACCTTTGCAACATAGACACTCTTGTCCGACTTCTGGGGTTCCGTTGTAAAACGGAATTTGTCCTCTCTGGCGCCATTCGACAAAACACGTATTTGATTCTTAAACCCGTGGTCTCTGTATATTTGTCCAATTTGATTAGAAAGTGCATGAACCTTAATAAACTTCTGGTTCTCAATAACTGACATAAAAATGTTTTGATAATAATATTTGTATTTTCTTTCAAAATCAGGGCTCGTTATAAATGCATAATGCGAAGTATAAATAATATTTGGGCAAGCCAAATAACGCGATATTAGCGCGTGGTCATCATACATAATATGTACAACATCAGCATATTGACTATTGCACTCTCTTATAACTTGATTTAAATCTGGATTATTAATAATATGCGCGTCGACTCCGACCTTCTTCAAGTTCTCATAATAATCCCAAATTAGGGATTCTACTGCGCCCCAACCCGTCGGCGGAATAGGACTGAGTCCTGGTCCAATTAATATAATCCTCATTTATATTGACTAATAAATACTTTTTATATTTTAATAAAAACATATAAAAATTATAATAGCTTTACATAAAATAAATGTCTTGTACCATTGTTACTGCCTATTTTAAATTATCCAAGTCAAAGGCGTCCCATGAAATATATTTAGGGTGGATGCAGAACATGCTAGCAATAGATAATGAAATGATTATTTTTTGCGACCCAAAATTGGTTTGTGATATTGAGGGGTTTCGCGCAAATAAAATGGAAAAGACGCGTATTGTACCTTGCCAATTCAGCGAATTTTATACGTATCGTTATGCGAATTATTTTTTAGAACATAGCAAAATGGATAGCGAGGTTGCCATAGGACATAATATGTTTTTATATATGATTTGGTCTGAAAAATCTCATTTTTTGAAACGGGCTATCGAGCTCGATCCTTTTGGCTCTGACTATTTTTTATGGACAGATATTGGATGTTTTCGTAGGCCAAATACTGAATATTTAAATTGGCCAAATCCTTCACGCATAGACACAGTGCCTAAGGATAAAGTATTATTATTATCTGTGGTACCGTTTACGGATGAAGAATTGACTACTAAGACGCTGAATGCACTGCCCTCATTTAAAACAGCTAATCGTATTGGCGGAACAATGTTTGGCGGCGGAAAAGAGGTTTTATTAGAATGGCATGACAAATATTATGAGATGCTGGAGTACTTTATTTCAATTGACAGATTCATTGGTAAGGACCAGAGTATTATGAACTCGGTTTATTTATTGAATCGCCAGATGTGCGAATTAGTCAATTGGGTCCCTGGATGCGCCGATACTTGGTTTTATTTACAAGATTATTTAAATTGAAAAATATGCGTATTTAGTAAGGATGTCATTATTAATAGTTTTATATATTGCTATCTTGTTTTTCGTCATTAGCTTATATGGTTCGCTTCAAATAGTAAAATCAGGAAATAAATATGTAGTAGCTATTGTACATGCGCTCGTTTTTACTATTTTGTTTAGATATACTGTTCCTCTTTTTAATTTAGAAGGTTTTGATTGTAATCGTTTGAAAAAAGACGTTTGTGAAAAACACAATAATTGTTGGTGGATGAACGGAGTAGTTCAGGGTTGTGCAAAAGATTTTTCTGTATAGATATATATATAAATGGAGGTAGTTTTTGCATTTTTATCGGCCATAATATTTTTTGCGTTGACTCCTTCTGTTTTGGTACGTTTACCGAAAAATGGTAGCAAATATAAAGTTGCTGCCGCACATGCTCTTATTTTTGGATTTGTAATTTATTTTACTCAACTTTTATTGAATAAATTTGTTCATTACGAAGGATTTGAAGAAGGTAATACTGCTTCTGTTGAAGCTGCTAAAAAGGCTCTTGACGAAGCAAGAAAGGCTGCTGGAGATGCTGCTGCTGAGGCTAATAAATTAAATCAGATTGCTGAAACTGCTAAAACGGCTGCTGAAAAAGCTAGAGGCACGCCCGATTATGATAGTAAGGTTAAAGCTGCTTCACAGGCTGCTCAAAACGCTGGACAGGCTGCTCAAAAAGCTGGACGGGCTGCTCAAGCTGCTTCAGAGGCTGAACAAAGGTTTAACGCGGCGCGGACTGTTAATAATAGTGCACAAAATTGCGAACCCGCTGTTCCTGCACAACCTGCTGTTCCTGCGAAAGCTGCTGTTCCTGCGAAAGCTGCTGTTCCTGCACAACCCGCTGTTCCTGGAAAAGCTGCTGTTCCTGGAAAAGCTGCTGTTCCTGGAAAAGCTGCTGTTCCTGCGAAAGCTGCTGTTCCTGCACAACCAGCCAGTGGCAAAAAACCCGCTGTTCCTGCACAACCCGCTGTTCGTGCACAACCCGCTGTTCCTGCACAACCCGCTGTTCGTGCACAACCTGCTGTTCCTGGAAGACCTGCTGTTCCTGCACAACCCGCTGTTCCTGCACAACCCGCTGTTCCTGGAAGACCTGCTGTTCCTGGAAAAGCAGGAACTTGCACAAAAAAGTAATATATAAAAGTTATTTAAAGTCGACCACTTTAAATATCTAACCATAATAAAATGACAGTGATTAACGGCATAGAAATAGATTTTATTACTTACAAACCAAATCCTGTTCGTGAAGCAATTTTAAATAACGACCCTATCGAAGAAAAACTACATGTTATTGCCGTAGTTTCCAATCCATCGCTATTTGCAAAACGCTATATTTTGATGAAGGAATTCATGGCGCGAATGGTCAATGACGAACCTGACGTTATTTTATATGTCGTGGAACTTACCTATGGCGACCAACGTTTTTTAATTACGGATAGTAATAACAAAAGGCATTTACAATTACGCACTACTTGCCCTTTGTGGCACAAAGAGAATTTGGTCAATTTAGGCGTTCGTAGACTGCTGCCTGCCAACTATAAAGCCTTTGCATGGCTCGATGGCGACATTGAATTTGAAAGCCCAACTTGGGCACTCGACACACTCAGAATATTAAATGGCTCCAAAGACATTGTTCAGGTTTTCAGTCATGCACAGGATATGGATAAGAGCGAAAATACTTTGTCGGTTTTTAATAGCGCTGGTTATAAATTAGTCAGAAACGGTACCTATTGCCCGACGCGTGGCGCCAACTATTCGCATCCCGGATATGGATGGGCAATGACACGCCGGGCATATGAACGCGTTGGTGGACTTTATGACCATGGTATTCTGGGATCGGGAGATTATGTGATGCTTTTATGTCTCATTGGTCAGGGAACCAAATTTATTAATTCTCGTTATCATGAAGATTTTGTAAATAGTGTTCTGGCGTTTCAATCGAAGTTTAGTAAATTACGTTTTGGATATGTTCCTGGGCTGATTCGGCATTATTTTCATGGACAAAAAGTAAATCGTCGATATCAAGACCGTAATGAGATTTTAGTGCGTCATCAATATTCTCCTTATCGGCATATTACGTATGATTCAGATGGACTTATTGTACCAACGGCCGAATTTCCGGAAGAATGTAAGAAGGATATTATGGAATACTTTAATGGGCGTAATGAGGACGACTAATTTAGGAATTTAATAAATATATTTTGTAATTATAATATATATAAAATGGCAAAGCGTACGATGAAAGCTGGAAAGCGCGCATCGCGTAAGATGGGGGGTAAAAAGGGCAAGAAGGGTGCACGCAAGACGAATCGTAAGAGAGGCGGGGCGCCCCCTGTCACAATAGATTGGTTAAAAGGATTTACAGCAGAAAGAGTTGAGCCCAAAGGGTATGGGTTTACTGTTGACATTCAAGCTTATACGCTGGAATGGAAAATTAATCCAGAACCAGAAAGCAATACATTAACTATAAATTTTAATGGTATGGGGTCGAATATTGGTAATCTTGGAGATAAATTGGTTATACCCCCAGTAAAGAATCTTATCTCAGAAAAGCTATATGGAATATGCGGGTATGATAATATGAAGAAAAAGTCTATTTACTCAGAAGCCGTAGCAGTAATAGATAATCTTAACAAGACCAGTATAGTTGTTTTCACAGAAAAAAAAGGCGACGGTAGTTTAGTATCATGTACTATAGATGGTAAGGAGGTTCCAGATGTAATTGTTCCTCCAGATACTACAGGATTTTTTGCTAAAGCATTTTTTAAACTTAAGGCAGCATTTAATGATTTAGCATCAGAGGGCAAGCTCCGCAATTTAGTTCAAGTAGAGTCTCAGGTTTCCCTCTAAACCTCGAAATTATCTTACCCTTTGGTCCTCCTTATGTGTAAAATTATTAATTAACCAATCCCCATAACAAAAAACCAAATAAAAATTGATTATGTTATCTGAATAAAAGATAACATAAACCATGCCCATCCTTTGCGACCAACCTTACAATAATGAAGCTTACGAAACCCATTTCGCTCGTTTCCCATATCCACTAAGTGATTTCCAAAAGTATGCTATCGAAGCTATTGTACAGGGAGACCACGTTTTAGTAACTGCCCATACAGGTTCTGGTAAAACCTTACCCGCTGAATTCGCCATCCAACATTTCACAAGTCAATCTAAAAAAGTCATTTATACCAGTCCTATCAAAGCCCTTAGTAACCAAAAATATTATGAATTCCAACAAAAATATCCGACCATTAGTTTCGGCCTTTTCACAGGAGATATTAAAACCAATCCCGATGCCCAGGTTCTCATTATGACCACCGAAATTTTGATGAATACACTATTCAGAATAAATAAAGACGAACCGTCTGTCGGCCTTGACTTTAATATTGACGTTCAGGTCGACCTTGGTTGCGTGGTCTTCGACGAAGTACATTATATCAATGATAAGGAGCGCGGTCAAGTCTGGGAAAAAACCATATTAATGTTACCACCACATATTCAAATGGTCATGCTTTCGGCAACCATTGATAATCCTCTCGGTTTTGCGACCTGGGTCGAATCTGGCCGTCAATCAACGAATTTAAACAAAAAAGTTTATCTAGCATCCACTGATAAGCGTGTCGTGCCCCTATCCCATTATGGTTACGTAACCGTGAACGAAGGTATATTCAAGAACATTAAAGACAAGGAACTTGAGCAGCAAATTCGTTCACAAACTAACGTATTAATACCACTACAGTCAGAATCCGGAGATTTTAAAGAGCCAGCGGTACATAAAATGAAAAAGTTGTTGGATATTTTCGAAGGTCGCCAAGTGTTCATGAAACGCCAACAGGTTCTCAATAGTCTTGCGCTTTTCTTGCGAGACCGCGAAATGCTGCCAGCCATTGCCTTCGTCTTCTCGCGTAAACACGTTGAACTATGTGCCAAAGAAATTACGATACCCCTACTCGAGGACGATAGTAAGGTTGGGTATATTGTTAGACGAGAATGCGAACAAATTATTCGTAAACTGCCGAATTATCAAGAATATTTGACGCTACCTGAATATAATCAGGTTGTCAGCTTACTCGAAAAGGGTATTGGTATACATCATAGTGGTATGATTCCTGTGCTCCGTGAGATTGTCGAACTCATGATATCCAAAAAGTATATTAAACTATTATTTGCAACCGAATCTTTTGCTATTGGCCTTGATTGTCCCATTAAAACAGCTATTTTCACAAGTCTCACAAAGTTCGACGGACAGTTCGAACGGTACCTCATGCCCCATGAATATACTCAGATGGCTGGTCGTGCGGGTCGGCGTGGTCTTGATACAGTTGGTCACGTGGTGCATTGTAATAATTTGTTCAAGTTACCTACGCTAAATGATTATCGGTCAATTTTGTGTGGTAAACCCCAACAATTAGTCTCAAAATTCCATATTAATTATTCCCTGATTTTGAATTTATTAAAGAACGGCCAGACGTTTGACTTTCATAAATTCGCAGAGCGTAGTATGATTCAGAAGGAATTGGCGAATTCAAAGGATTCACTTAGTTCAGCGATTCATGAACTAAAGACGCGCGTCGATAAAAAGAAAGAGTCTTTACTGTTCATGAAGACTCCTTATGAAATTTGCACGCGATATTTGTCTCTTAAAAACGAAATAAAAACGTTGGTCAATAAGAAGCGTAAGGAATGCGACAGAGAACTACGGAATCTGGAAAATCTGTATTTAGATTTACATAAAGACATTGACTATGTGGAAGACTATATGAACTTATCCAGAGACTTGGATGACCAGAGTGCGTCGCTCGAATTCATGAATTCGTTTATTCAAAGAAATACAATGTCTATCTGCCAAATCTTGACGAGACGTGGATTTATTGATGTTGCATATGAAGAAAATGGCGCGTATGCAAATTATTGTTTGACCGACCTTGGTAAAATCGCCAGCTCAATAAACGAAGTACATTCGCTCGTTATGGCACAGTTTATGGTATCCAGTGAATATTTTAAAGATTTCAACGAATATCAAATCGTAGGAATCTTTTCGTCGTTTACGGATATAAAATTACCCGACGATCAGCGCAGATATAATGCTCCTGATATTCTGAAGGGACCATTGAATGACCTCGTAAAACTACTTCATCGGTACGATGACGATGAACTGGACGAAGAAGTAGTTACTGGTATTAAATACGATAATGCGGTCAATTTTGATATGGTTGAATTATCTATGAAATGGACCGAAAAAGTCGATGAAGTACAGTGTAAGGAATTTATTCAATGCGATGTTGCAGATAAGGGGATTTCAATAGGAGATTTTAATAAAGCTATGATGAAGATTGCTACGATTTCGAAAGAATTAGCAAAGGTGGCCGAGGAATTTGGCCAGATTGAGCTCCTACATAAGTTGAGCAAAATCAATGGCTTAGTATTTAAATACGTTACGACGGCTCAGAGTTTGTACCTTTAAGTTTTATTTTATTAACTTATAATATAAATGCCACCAAAAACTTCATTAAAAACTTTTTTATTATTGGTTCATAGATTAAATGAAGAAATGGATGCCGCAGCAACCATGGGACAAAATTTACTTCAGCAAATTGAAAATATACAATATACTTCGGTAACAGACGTACAGACAAGGGACGAACTAACGGAAGAATTTGAAACAATGGGCGAAGGGTTTAGAAAACTCGATGATATGAAGGCCGTTTTGATGGACGGTTTACGTCGTAAGCTAATACAAACATTGGACGAGGCGCCTATGAGCAGTCGAACTAAAAGCATGACACTTAGGAGGTCAAAGTCTTTGCGCAAAAGTCGGCGTGTTAAAAGTATTTAAGCCACGATTTTTTTGGTGGCTCGTTGTCCGTGGCCATTTTCCCTTCTCGATTTAGTGGCTAAACGGTAAGCGCGCTTACTATGGTCACAACCTTGTTCTATAATTGAAAAATCAACGGCTGCCGCTTTGCCTCCAGTAATGGAGCTAGCTAAACGCGCATAACCCCAAGAATGAGCGGTTTGATTTGGCCTAGAACCCGATGAAAAATATGCCCCTTCTCCTTTCTTTACAATTTTACGTAGCGCGCCGATGGAACAACCTGTAGCTTTTGCTAAAGCTGGATTTGGACTAATGTTCTCGACTTTGTAAAGGGTACGTGCATGCTCGATATGACCCGAAGGTTTGTTTTTAAAAGATTTTACCTTGGGTCGCGTAAAATATTTGCCCTGTTTATATAATTTTCGAGAGCGCCTTAATGATGTGGCCTGTTTTTTACGGTCTTTTTGTGTTAAGCCAAAAGGTATGTACCGCAATGGTATTTTCATATAGTATATACAAATATAATATGAAAAAAGCAAACTACAGCACAACTAAATGACTATAATAAAGCCATATTGATAACCCCACAAAACATTTGGCTATTAAATCTAATATGTTCATAAAAATATTTTTATATTCTTCTTCAAACAAATATACGAGTCCATAACATGCCCAAACAGAAACAAACGCTACAAAAAACAAATAATTTGCTCTATCATATTTTGGTAATAAAAATTTATAAGCGATGATTCCAAACATGGCTATAAACGGAATAAACCCACCTAACATAGCAGTCATTTTAGTTAGCGTGCCGATTTCTCCTAAATAGCCAATGTATAACATTGCATAATTTAATAATATAACTGTTATCAAAACACTAAGTGGAATCGTTTTCCCGATATTGAACGCTAAAATTGTGCTTAATACGAGTAACATCATAGGGGTTGTAATAGCCCAATCAATATAACGCGTTTTTGTTATCTCTGCCCAATCAATCTTTGTATCTGTTTTACCATGTTCTTCTATTTTACCAACAATAACTGAATAAAAGTATCCGGCGACGACGGATATGCAAGTTTCTAAATTGAGCACATGTCGTACATGAAAATGTTTTGTTCGAAGCGCTTCTATAACAGTAATGGTACCCGTTGTCAATAACAAAATATAAGTAATCATAAATGAAAATTTGACATAATATTGAACCGGATTTTTGGCTTTTTCCTCTTTTTGTTTATCTGAAATTGGTGGTAAGATGTCGTTTGATGTAGTAGACATTTTATTGCAAATATACTATTTGGACCGAAAAAAATTGATTTGGTCATGTTGTTTATTTCTTAATTCATACTATACAACAATGAATTATGATAGCGACTCAGACAATGAAGACCTTGATCCGCTTTTTGATGATGACGAGGAAAACGAACAGTTAGACGGACCAAAACAAAATGGACAATATTATATTGGGGCTTGTAAATTAATCCGGCCAGATAATTACTATTATCTATTATCTACGGTTTCGCCTACATTATTTCTACAGTATCCATTATCAGTTGTTCGGAGATATTTGGAATCTGCCAGTATTGTTTACGTAAATCGGCCGTCGGTAGATATTCTAAAACTTCAAATTCAGGATGGTGGATCATATACAGTTTTAATCAAAACGTACTGGATCAGTTTAATACAACGTCATTGGCGTTCAGTATTAAGAGAACGTCAATTTATACTAAGGCGCAGGTGTTCAATTATAGCGCAAAGACAATTCGAAATGAAAGGACGTTACCCGGCCGGGCTCAACGTACTTCCCGGACTGAATGGACTTTTACGAAATTACGCCTAGTGCGTCTACGACCATATTTACAGTGCTGCCGCTGAGAAAACCCTTTAGGTCGCCGACAATTAATACTTTTTTTGTATTTCATCGTCCAAGCCATATTATATTTTATCAAAAGACAATAAATATAAGAATTGATTTACATCTACTAAAAGGTCGTCTCTGATGCTTAATAAATCACTATCTTTTTTCTCGTCAAAATAGCTGTTGAATTCCGTTAGGAACGCGCGATATTCAAACACACACTCTTTTACATCGGTCATGTTAGCTGTGTTTATTAATTTCAATTGATGTTCCATGCTCTCAATTCGGCTTTGGTCTTTACCTAAAAGCACCTCAACGAATTTGTCGATGTTCTCGTTTAATCTACCATAGAGTTCATCCGTGGCTTTATGTTGGGAATACGACCTGGTTTTCCAATGATAGAGTTTAATCATATTCAAAAATTGTAAAAACATGTGTACAATACGACTCGTCATTGGACGTTTTTTAGCGGTCTTGCGCTTTTTGTTTATTCTTTTTTTTGATTTAGTCATTCGTATATAGTATTTAAAGATTATTTTATTCATATAACTAAATAATGAAAGTTTGGATAGCAATTACATTTTGTGTTGCAAATATTACAAGTTTTGGTTACTGTTATTCGAATGTTTTTATGCGGATGTTTAGCGCGAAGGATAATTTGCCTTCAGTAAATTTGCTACAATATCCAAAATTGGATTACCAAGAACTTACAGGTCAAGAAAAATATGATTTACAGTGGTATGTTGTCGGACGCGCCAATAATTTTTTATCCAGTAAACCGTATCCTATACAAATATGGAACAGCAAATACGTAGTTTGGAAAAATCGAACTGGCGAATTTACTGCTCTTGATGATGCTTGTACCCATAAAGGCGCCGCGCTATCGTCTGGGAAGGTATGTAATGGTAACATCGTTTGTCCTTATCATGGTTATGAATTTGACAATAATGGGACGTTGATCAAAGTGCCGGGTATTTGTTTTAGACCATCGCCTGTATATAATTTAAATAACTACAATATTGTTGAGAAAAATGGATGGATTTATATGAATACCATGAACCACGTGGAGCAACTAAAACTTAAAGAAGAAAATGCGTCGTTTTCCAGTGAAGCAAATATTTACGTAGAACCGGAAATCGAGAAAGGTTGTTCTGTGGTCCATTTAGATATGGAATATAATTGTTATTCACGCGTACTTAGTGAAAATTCACTCGATATTATGCATATTGCATTCGTTCATACATTTGGAAACGCAAAGCGACCCGAACCAATACGTGAAATACCACCGGCACTTGTTGGGCCTAATCATTATCGCAGTACCTATTTTTATGAGGCCGGCGAAGACTCTGTGGCGCGCAAAGTCTTTGGCACAAAAGAGCTGATTATTGAAAACGAATTTATTTTGCCCCATACTACGATTGCTCGTGTAATATTTGGAGATTATGTTAGCACAGTGATGACGTTTGCGCTACCGATTGGGTCGAATAAAAGCCGTCTATATGTGAAGACGTATCGTAATTTTTGGCAGAATCAGTTAGGTGACATATTTACTTCAAATTCGATGTTATCGACTATGTTACAAGATAAAGCCGTCGTAGAATCAATTGATAGTCGTTTTATGGATGGTAAATTTAATATGAAGTTTGATAAGTTACAGAATACGTATGTATCGTTTTATAAAAGGTTTGTGCACTTGATAGGAGATTTAGATAAATAATATATGAAGATATTTATATGTCAAAAAATAAGAGTTATACAAAAAAAACAGCGTCACGGTCGCGGTCACGGTCGCGGTCACGGTCGCGGTCGCGGTCTAAAACTAATAAATTAAACGAATATGATATTATAATAACAAACGGTACGCAAAAAATAATACTTTCTTTTAAGACAAATAGTGAAATATTAAAAAAAATATTTGATGAAAGTCAATTCGGTGGTGCGCACGCCATAACAGAAAATATATCAGGAAACGAACCTGAATCTTATGAATTTATAAGAAATATATTACGCGACCCATTTGTAATATCAACTTTTACTACTATAATAACAAATAAAATTAGAGAAATTCCTGGATACGAAAATGCGACTGTTCAAATTGTAACGCGTTCAAGACTATCTGACGGCAGAAACAGAACAATTTTACGATTTGATGATGCTGGTAGTGAGGTCCTTCACATAACTCTTTGGGAATATAGGCAAGGAGACGGAATGAATCGCTGGCCTTTGAATGCCAGTTCTGCTAGTATAGAAGGTCATTCTCATTTAAGAGATCCAAGTGTTCAACAGGTTTCCGCAGAAGCAAGTGTTATTGGTTTTAGATGGAGTTGTAATTTTGATGGAAATGTTTTTTTTTTATCATTTGATACCGTGGCAACGCGACAAAACGCCATTTTAATGGCAAGACCAGAAGTAAATGCTTTTATTAAAGCTTTACAAATGTCTGTTAGAATGCAAGACGTTCCAACCACAGCACTAGGCCCATTAAAAAAAAGATTAATAACAAATTATTTGCGTCAAACAGGACAGAGACTGAGCGAATTAGACGATTTGTTAACTAACAGATGGGGTATAAGGCCAGAAAACTTATCACCAGATGTAAGGGGGTAAAAAAATTGATTGAATGCTGTTTTATTTTTAATCGGTAAATAAAACAACAAATGGATTCCTTCGATGAAATCAAGAGTGCTCTGGAGGAAATCGAGCCGCTACCCAAAAGACAAATAAATCCGCTCGTGTTCACGCGTTATTTATATCCAAAAGAACAAGTGAAACATTCTCTTTTAATCGCACTTCTAGAAAAGCAGGTCGATGAAGCGTTATTTTGGACCTATGAACTATATTACTCAGGATTTGAACTCGAGCTCTATGAATATATTTATTCAGTCTATGAAATGTTTTATAAATCGTCAAATAGTGCTGCTCTTGGCAAATGCCTGAAAGACCTTTATAATAAATGGTCTAACGACCAGGCGCAACATCATATATTTGGCGCCATGATTAAAAATCTTATTTGTAGACCTTATAATGTGAACCTATTTTTGGAAACATATGTTGGGGTAAAATGCGAACCTTATAATACATTGGTAAAAGAAGGCAAATTTCTGCGAATGAACTTTAAAGCAGAGGATGCTATGGTTTATGAAACTGTTGTGCCCGAATTTCAAAAATCGCGATTTGTTTTACCACAAGTCTATAAATACGCGATTCGGCATAATGTTTCAACTCTATTTCAGTGCTCGAATATAGATATTAAAGAACAGTATCGCATGCATTGGACATATTATTGTTGGGACTGCCCATATTGGCGTGCTATTATGGAGGACAAATATTTTGGACGTATCAATCACGAAAAACGCACTGTCGATTTCTATGAAGACGCACAAGACCATTTCTATGACTATTATGGTTATGAACCAGACGAACAGTTGACAGAAGTTCAACAAAAGAGTATTGGTAAAGGACAAGAAGTACAAATGACAATTAAAGAGTTTGCAGAAAGATATGGCGGAACTATGGTAAAGAAAACTATACGGCTTTCAAAGTAGCAGGGAACCAAGGTTCCCCTGCGACCCCTCCTGTAATTCAATAAAAATTCCGGGTTACACTATCTCATAAGTAAGATATGTCGTTAGCGCAAATAAAATACCACCCCATAATGAGTCCATGATAACCATAGATTCTGACCATTTTTTCAATGTTGCATAGTTTGTGGTCTCGTAAACAGCATAAATAACAACGCCTAAAATGAACGCATCAAAGACCGATTTCTTGGGTTGAATAATAAAATAATTGATACCGAAAACTAATACTAAATAACATAACAGTGCTCCTTCCCAGCGCATCTGCATAATAACGCGCTGCACCTTAACAATCTGGTCTTCAAACATCTTTTTTGACGAATATAAATACATGGCATCGATAGCTATAAATAAAATGGTTGAAACGATAAGTTTTTTCAAATTCCACATTCTATATTTTTTAATGATATTAAAATCTACTATAAATTTTTATTCATAATAATATATAATGGATTCCAATTCAAATCAATTTACTATATTTGCAACATCTATAATTATTCTTATTCTTATTTCGTTTTTTGCGCATCATTTGTTTACCATATTTAAGACAAACCCTGATGATTCTATCGAATATAGACCCGTTAATTTAGGAGATGAACGAGTCGATAATGAGATAATTTATTCTGGTAGATTGGACGCTAATGAAAAGGGTCGTTATGAAAAAAAGTCAAATAAAGGTGCTTCTGCTTCTTCTGATTATGCTTCTGGTTCTGGTTCTGCTTCTGGTTCTGGTTCTGCTTATGCTTCTGATTCTGGTCCTACCAAAAAGAAAAAAAAATGCAAAAAAAGGGGGAAACTTGTAACTTCTGATAATGTGGTTGCCGCTCCTCCGGGTCTAGGACCAGATACCGTTCAATATGGTAACCCTGCCGGCATAACAGACGGTTCAAAATATTCTAACGATTCGAAAAACGCCGGTTCTAGTCAAAATCAACAAGCGCCTGGAAGTCAAAATCAACCAGCAACTAATGCGGTACAAGACAAAAACGGTAATTATGTAGGAAACGGTTCTCAAAGCGCATTATCTGCTTCTGATTATTCTAAACAGGAGACAAAAACATCATTTTCTACGACATTACCCACTTCTGTCTATTTAGGAAACGTAAGAGTTTTACGTGATATTAATATTGGGGACGAGGATAATATAAAATTAGATCCAGTTCAAATTTCTTTGACTGTAGGCATGCAATTAGTAATAGGAGGGATTAATATTACAATTACTAGTGTTAATATGGAAAATTATTGGTTTTCGAATCAGTATAACGTAACGATAAATAGACCTAGTCCTGTTTTTGTTCGAGCTGGTTCCTATTTAGATGTATTATCTCCCAGTTCTTCTGTTACGGCTACTCCAAAATCATCATCCAGTGATTATTCTGTTTATGATACGACAAATATTCCTTCTGGTCTTAACATTAATTTAAAGGCAGCTGATCCAGGTACTTCTTATGTTTTGCATTTACCAACTGCAACAAATACAAATAATATATTAATTATTACTCCGTCATTGAATATAAGTTCAGAAACATTAAAATTGATTGCCTTTCAAGTAACTACAACGAATGAGCCTGAATTTGTTGATGATTCTTTCACGAATACGAATGTTATTGAGGGTCTAAATGACCCAACACCAACACCAACACAAACAATGACTATGACTCCAACCATGACTAATACTCCTACCATGACTAATACAATTACACCAACACCAACAACCACTTTGTCTGCTAGTCCATCGACCAAATCATTAGATAGCTCATCCTCTAAAAACTATAACAAACTAGTTACATGTGGCCCTCGGCCTAGCGGCGTTTCTATTCCAAACGACCGTCTTAGTGTTTTTTATGTTTCAGATTGTGTTGGTTATAACGTTCAGTGGATAACTTATAAATTAGACACATTAATTATTAAATTGGATACGCCTGACACATCTATGTTATATTCCGGTTATTACAAATTGGCTATTTGATTCTATTTATTTTATAAAGCTATTTTAGTTAAAATAACTTTATATGTGGGTACAAATTTTATTTATTTTGTTATTACTATTAATAATATTTTTGCCAACGATATGGTATTATAGTATTTATAGTATTGAAAATGCCCTATATATTATTGAACACTCAGTAAAATCCGTTGCTTCTCATTCATTAGTGCCCGTGCCGTCTTGTCAAACTGCACCATTACCTAGTTTAAATTTACAAAGGTATAATTTTTTTGATGGTATGTTTCAATCATTTCCTTTATCTGATTATGGTTTGGTCGAAGGATTAAATAACATGTTGTTAACGACAACGCTTCGGCCAAATAAAGGTAAATCTTATATTTTACATTTAGACGTGCCAACAAAGTTAAATGATTATTTGAGATTTTCGCCGTCTGCTAACGACACGGTCGATACATTAAAGACGGCTTATGGTCAGATTATACAAAATAATGAAGGGTTTGTAAACAAAGAAGGGTTTATAGAAGGTTTGTTAACTCCTTTTTCGGGCACCCCTAGCTATATTATAAATTCAAATTCAATTGATCTTTTTAATTTTGCTGGTGTAAAGGGCTGTCGTACAACTATATCTTTTGTAGATTGTTATAATTACAACTATCAAACTAATTTGTTAAATGACACGGCAACAATAACTGTTTTTTACAAAAGCGAACCAAAAACTCCTACTCAAAACGGCACAGCTCTTCCTACTTGGTCGTATAATAATCTTAAATTTATGCCATATATTACTTGTTCATTTAATAACAAAAATATTGTTGCTGAATCAACAACAATGAACACAACAACAACAACCGACGTTTCTATGTCCGTATTTAATATACCAACTTTTTCTAATAATGTTACAAAGAATTTCACTTTAAATGTTTCAGGAATATACACCAACTTACCACTTCAACCAAATGGTTTTACAGGAGTAGTGTACACAGGACAAACGCCCAGTTTGGCATTTAATAACGATACAGTAACACCCACAACACTCGCGAGTGGTATAATTTTAAGCCCAGTTTTTTTAAATTACGATTGTCCCTCTTTTCCATTTAACCTTTTAATTAATAAAGCAGAATTTGTAACTGCATCAATCAATGTCGATACATCTTTAAATTTATTAAACTCGTCCCCTTATGTTGTTTTTAAAGATAAAGTTTCTTCGGGAAAAATAAATAAAATTACTTTAAGTCCAAACGGTCCAGTATATTCGTTAGATTTTACAGATATAATTTCTGCGGTTCAATTACCCTATGCGCCAACTACTTCTCTTTTAATTAAATACGATGATTATCCAAATATATCAGTAGGACAAACTATATTTTTTAATGATAGATCTACTGGAACAATTTCTAGAATGTCTGCATCTACTACATATGGTTTTGTGGATTTAATTATTAAATTACCGCCGTCTCCAACACCAACATTGACACCAACATTGACACCAACTATGACTAAAACTATGACTCCTACTCTTACCCAAACTATAACACCAACCAATACTCCTACTATTACTCCTATTATTACTCAAACTGCAACTCCTACTATTACTCCTACTATTACTCCTACTATTACTCCTACTATTACTCCTACTATTACTCCTACTATTACTCCTACTATTACTCAAACTGCAACTCCTTATATTACTCAAACTTTAACTCCTGCTATTACTCAAACTGTGACTCCTACTATTACTCCTACCATTACACAAACGGCAACTCCTTATATTACTCAAACAGCAACTCCTTCTATTACTCAAACTGCAACGCCGTCTTTTATTAATACTATGACACCAACAATGAGCCTAACTATGACACCAACATTAAGCCAAACTATGACACCAACAATCACACCAACTGTTACTATTGGAAAAGCAGTAACATGTGGTCCAAAACAATCTACTTCTACTGATAATAGTGTTTTTTATATATACGATTGTTTTGGATACCGTGTTTTAAATGCTTATTTCGAAAACGGTAAAACCTTAGTATTAAAACTAGATACAAGCGATGACGGTTTGCTTGCGGCTGGTTATTATAAATTGGTCATATAAATTTATTTGATTAATATAATGAGATACACATTATATAAATTTATTATATTAATTTTAATATTAATATTGCTATTATGTTTTAATCATTTTAGCAATTCATACGAGCTATTTACGACAACAACAACTACTTTGGCAAATTCTTCTGAAAAATCTGTTACGCATACTCTTTATTTAACAAAACCAGCCAAACTAACTGATTTTTTAATTTTTTCTCCTTCTTTAAATTTAACCAGCAATGATATTAAAAATATAGCCACAGAAATAAATCTAATCGACGAGCCGTTTTCTAATTTACATAAAGAAAGAATCATTGAAGGTATTAGTGGTTCATGGAATGCAATCGGACCCTCTCAATATTGGAGTTATCTTACATGCGGAAATCTAACTTCATTTACTAATTTTGTCGCAGTAGTTGATGGAGGAAATCCACATACGTCTAGCACCGAAGACGGAGTCTGGTTATCAAAACCCTCATCAAACACACAAACTTGGTCGTCAGTTGCAATATCTAGTGACGGAACCAAAATAGCCGCATGTCATCGTAAAAAAGATAATACCGCTAATACATTTGGGATGATTTATACTAGTAATAATTCTGGAGCAACTTGGACAATGCAGTCAACTCCTCCAGCTGCTACTAACTGGTCCGGAATTACTATGTCATCTGACGGTACTAAATTAATGGCAATTGCTTACGGAGGAACCGGAACTGCATGCGGAATTTACTACGGCACATACACAGGAACAACATGGACGTTTTCGCAAGTATATAACGTAAGTTCTAATTGGTCATATATTGTTTCTGATTCTGCTTTAAGTAAAGTTATTATTGGTAATAAAGGAGGGACTACTTATTTGGGTACGTACACTACTAGTTGGTCATTTGTTTCTCAAACGGGAACTATCGCTAATTGGTCATATATAGCTGGTGATACAACATTGACCAATTTAGCAGCAGTTGTTTCAGGAGGCGTTCCTGCAGCTTCATTAGCAGCAGCAGGTACCGCGTCGACTTATGCATCTAGTTATATTTATACAAGTTCTAATTCTGGCACAATTTGGACACAACAAACTGGATCAGGATCTCGCGCTTGGTCGTGCATTGCATCTTCATCTAACGGCCAAACTATTGTTGCTGCTGTATATGGTGGAGGAATTTGGTTAAGTACTGATTTTGGAGTAACGTGGTCTGACCAAAAAATAAATGCACCAACGAAAAATTGGATATCTATTTGTTTATCCGCGAACGGATCAAAAATCGTTGCTTGTGCTAGTAATGATTCTATTTATAATTATCTTATTTCGACTCCAGTGCCGACCCCAACTCCGTCATTAACTATAACTCCTTCTTATACTCCATCACAAACTATAACTCCATCTTATACTCCCAGTCATACTATAACTCCTTCTTATACTCCTAGTCATACCATAACTCCTTCTTATACTCCTACACAAACAATAACTCCTTCTTATACTCCTAGTCAAACCATAACTCCTACTTATACTCCTAGTCAAACCATGACTCCTACTTATACTCCAATCAAAACCATGACTCCTACTTATACTATTTATCCAACTCCAACAAACAGCATGACCACTACTCCTACTACAACAAGATCTCCTATTACTATTATGATGAACATATCTCCACCCAATAGTAAGGTTTTAAAAGTTTCTGATCCCCAAAATTATTACGTAGGAGACTTATTGAAATTCGCAGACGGATCAATTTATAAGATAGTTTCTATAGATTACTCAGAAACATACGTATCTGATATTGTTATAGAAGGTAATTTTTTTGGAACTTTGACATTAGTATTAGTAAGTTCCCCTTCTACTTCTACGTCATCGCCAACCACAACTCTTCCTCCACCAGACGAAAAAAAACCATTTTTTTCTATTAATAAAGCCGTTTCTTGCGGACCGTTATCATCAAATAAATCCATAAAAGATCATAGAAAAAGTATTTTTTATGCACGCGATTGCTTAGGATATTATATTACAAATTCATTCTTTAAAACCAATAGTTTAATTTTGAAGTTGGATGCAGATGACGACGGCACAATATTAAAACCCGGTTATTATAAATTGACTATATAATTGTTCTTTCTATTATATATAAGATAATATATATAATGGAATCTGACCCAAATAAATTTTTAATATTTTCGCTATTGATAATCTTTATGATGATTATCTTTGTGCTGTCACATCATTTATTTAAAGTACCGTCACTTGAAAAGAAAATAAAAAATGAATTAGATATAATAACCGATATTCAACCTGCTGTGATAAATGATAAAACAAATTTAGGGATTTCTACTCCTGCTGATGATGGAAGCGGTATATTTAATGAGAACGGAATTACTTATGACCAAAACGGCAATCAAATTAGTAGCGGAACTGGATCAGGCATTAGCACTGGCTCTGGCTCTAGATTAAGATCAGGACCAGCCACAGGACCATCCACAGGACCAGCCACAGGACCATCCACAGGACCAGCCACAGGACCAGCCACAGGACCAGCCACAGGATCAGGATCTAACCAAGGGCAAACTGTTCAAATTTATATTCAAAATTTGGCATCACAGTTAATGGCCATAGCTACGTCTCCTGATACTCCCTCTTCTGCTGGTAGTATATTTAATCCCTATTTTTTGACTACCCCCGCACCAATTTGGTCTAGTTCCGTGACAGTTACACCAACAAGCAAAGCACCAGTATCATATAACGTCAATAATACAACCACATCAATGACTAATTTTTCTTCCGTTACGCCTACTCCTACTTCCTCTAATTCATCTTTGTCCTCTTCGTTGAGTAACTATATTTATTTAGGTAGAGTGGCGCTTTTAAGTAATATAAACGCGAACAGTAATACGGCAACATTAGACAACTCAACTGTACCGTTAACTACTGGTATGTTTATTAAAATAGGTGGGCTATATTATGAATTAACAGATATTACGGTGCCGACATGGAGCATTTTTGATGGCGTAAACACATCGACCGTTACGTTTGATAAAAATATTCCATTAAAAATAACATCCGGTTCTTCTTTAGATTTATATACAACCACTGGGGGAATATCTTATGGACCTAGTACTACACCGTCTTCCACTCCCACGTTTAGTTATTCAAAAATCGCTACTCCAACTCCCACTCCGGGACCAACTGCCACTCCGACTCTTACACCAGGACCAACCCCTACTCAAACACCAATGATGACGCCAACCTTTACTCCGACTATGTCACCTACTCCCACTCTAACTATTAAGCCAGCTATTAAAATAAACTATCCTTATCAATCTGACGGACTTCTTGAAAATGTTTCTAGCGATGATGCTGCGAATTTATACGTAGGACAAACTATTATGTTTGATGATAATTTATCTACAGGTGTCATTTATAAAATAAATTATAATAATGTTTTAAATAATTACGTACTCTACATAGATCAATTAAATTATCTAACGCCCCCGCCAAGTAGTACTCCCTCTGCGCCAATTTCAATTCCTTATCCTCCGGCATATGGAGGATTTATTCAAGGAGTACCAGAATCATTAGCTAAGAAATTAAGTAAAGGAACTAAAGTCTTATTTAATGATAATATTTCTACAGGAACAGTTTATATTGTAGATTATAATACCGTCATGAAAAACTACAATATTTATATTAATGAACTCAAATACGTAACACCAACTCCAATAATGACACCTACTCCTACTCGGACACCAACGATGACGAAAACTCCTACTCCGACACCGATGGTAACAAAAACTCCTACTCAGACACCGATGATAACAAAAACTCCTACTCCAGTAATGACGCCTACTCCTACTTTAACACCTACTACTCCGCCAAGACCAAATTATGTACTTCATTTATCAACCACAACAACATTAGATAATCCATTATTTTTCGTTCCTTATTCTGATGTAAGTAGTGATGATTTAGAGAACATTTCTCAAATAATATCTATTTCTCCAGAAATATTTACCGTTCGGGAAGGGCTTGGTTCATACGGCACAGGAGAGGGCTCCGGATTACCTAACAAATGCGCATCGGATAAAAATATAACACCTACCGGAAGCCCGTCTAAAATTGATTATTCGAATACTAGTCTTTTATATATCACGGACTGTTTGTTTTATCCTATTTATAGCGTAAAATTCAAAAACAGTACTTTAATACTTCAATTAGATTCCAGTGACACTAGACAAATAAATTCTGGATACTATCGTCTAGTTGTATAAATTTTAACCATATAAGCGTTCAAATTTATATTTTTCAAGAATATATATTATATATGGAGATTCTCATAAACATTTTGATTTTTATTTTGCTACTTTTTCTTTATCTACACATAAACAATCAATTAAAACGTAGCGAAGATTTAGAAATATCAGAAATGGATTATTATGATAACGAGAACTTACAAGAAATATGTGAACTAAAACAACCTATTTTGTTTCATTATAAACCCGTGAACAACGAGTTTTTTGCGGCAATTACGCTGGATAATTTGTTCAAACATGGCTCACAAGAAATAAAAGTAAAAGATTCCGCCGAATATATGGACGAAAACGAGAACCCGGACTATTTGTATTTGTCATATGAAAGCGCAAATTCCCTTTTTATTTCAGATAGCAAGGGCAAATATTTCAGCGAAAAAAATAGTGATTTTATCGACGAAACTGCTTTAAGCACTATGTTCGAGGAAAATAACGCATTTTTAAAGCCATCGTTTACCGTGAATAGCAAATATGATTTTATAATTGGTTCAAAAAACGTTATTTTACCACTACGATATCATACAAATGCCCGACAGTTTTTATGCGTAAATTCAGGAAAAATACATGTAAAAATGACGCCCTGGAAAAGCCGTAAGTATTTGAATCCTATTAAGGATTATGAACATTATGATTTTCGTTCGAATTTGAATCCGTGGATTTCAGATAACGAGAACATGGCAAAACTCCGATTTTTGGAGTTTGATGTTCACGCTGGATACGTGCTTTATATACCACCTTATTGGTTCTATAGCATAAAGTTCTCAGATTCGTCAGAAAATTTGGTTTGTCAATTCAACTATGACACTGTGACGAGTTTTGTAGTCAATGTGCCGAATTATTCTATGTATTATTTACAACAATCGAATATAGTCAATGTTCTCAAAATACCTAGATCTATGATACAGAAAGATGAGTCTCTGCCTCTATCGTAACTCCATCCATATATTACCTAATTTATTATTACCTAATATAACTAGTACTCCGTTTTTAATAGTAGCTCTTCCTTCCCATAATCGACCTCTTATTTTGTCTTCACTGCAACGCATAGCCGGATGCACTAATATTTTGTTCTCACTTTTAATCAAATCATTGCGCACTTCTTCATAATGATTCATCTTCCATTTACATATTTCGTACTGAACATTGATTGATTCGCCTGACCAAATATCTAGTTCTTCGACTGTCAACAATAGCCCCTTTTTGCCACCCCTTTGTTTTGCAGATGCCGAACTAGTATAAATTGACGGTTTTGAGAACGTTTTACCGTATTCTATAAGTGTTCGTTTTCGACCAGGGTCCATAGTTTTTTCTCCGATACAAATGTATTTTTCTCCATGAAAACAATGTTCTCCACTTTCATATATTCTTCCATCTATCGTAACATCTGCTGTCCAAAAGTTACTTAACGACCTATATTCTTTTTTTGATGAGAAGAAATTAATAACGTCCTTGGACATGTTGTTTTTATTAATCATTCATTCATAAAAAGGAATCAATTTTTTTTATGAATTTGTTGTAATCAGAGAACTTTTATCAATAACAACTTCTTTGAGAACATTTCGTACAATTTTATCCATATATTTTGCGTCTTCTTCGGGTGTTCTTCCACCTAGCGCAGCTAATGACAGTTGTAAATATGTTTCATTCTCTTTGGCATTAATATTCGTACAATCTGGATTCTCTTGTTGCCATTTAGGTAGCTGTCTTAAATTCTTTTGTGCCACCATATTTACTGCTCGTTTCAGTTTGTTTTTGTCGGGATTTGCCTTTTCCCATAAGTCTTGGTCTTTTATATAAAGCGTCTCGCGTTTTACGTCGGTACAATGTATTGGGCGTTTATGCACATCGATTTGTTTTAAGCCATTCACTATTATTCTAGAAATACCTTCCACAAAGCCAACACGACCCGTAGTCTCGAAATCTTTTACTTGTAGCTGTAGTGAATTGACAAAATCCATGATATTCAATGCGTCTTTACACTGTTCGTTTAAAAACACTTGTAAATTAAATTGGTTATTGGTTGTATTATTAATAACCACTTGTTGGGGCTTGGACATTTCCATCATTTTATTATTTTGTTCAATGAGAACATTTTGTAGGTCTTTATTTTGGCGTATTAATTCGACCAAAATGCCGCTCGATAAATTCAATTCTTGTTGTTTTGGCTCGAAATCTGCAGTGTCTTTTTTTAGTACCATCAAACAAGTTTTTCGATGGGTATGTAAGCTCTGTCGATGTTTGTATGTTTTACCACAGACACACTGCGGATTTGCTTTGGCTACTTCGTTCTGAAAATCGAAGTATCGCTTTATAATTTTATGTTTTTGTGAATCGAAATGTTTTGTTAGATTATTTTTTTTGCTTGTACTATAGTCACAACATTCACATTTAAACAATTTATTGTCGTTTTCGTCTAAAGCCTTAAGCATTTCGTCAGTAAAAATGTAAGTATAAAATACTGACAGAAAATAGCCGAGCCCGTTTTCCGCGTTTTTCTTATGCTAACAACATTTGACGTATTTTTTTGGTTTTTGCTGCATTATCGAGTAAATTCACTTTTCTCAAATATTTAATCTCGTACTTTTTCATTTTGGACATTTTATAAATGTCCATTTTTGAAAAGTTGGCCTATTTCTTTTTGGGGATTTGTTACGATAAATTTCACTAATATTATAATTCATAATAGGAATGCATAAATGCAGTTAGAACCATAAATGACAAAAAATGTAAAAATATACAGAATTCGTGAAATATAATGTATTTGGAATATTAATGAATATATATGCGGATTACAAAACGAATTTTAGTCACTGGTGGGGCCGGTTTTTTGGGAAGTAATTTATGTAAACGTTTACTGAACGATGAACAAACACAAGTTTATTGTGTAGATAATTTAATCACTGGCAATAAAAATAATTTAGACGAGATAATAAATCATCCGCGGTTCCTTTTTTTTGAGTATGATATAACTAACCAAACAGCAGCCGATGATTTGCGTTTTGTTTGGTTGAATGAAATTTACCACCTTGCGTGTATAGCTAGTCCTCCCAAATATAAGGCGCATTCTTTAGAAACTCTGAACACTAGTATTCAAGGCACAAAAAATATGCTCGAAGTAGCGCGTTTAACTGGTGCTAAATTGTTGTTTACTTCCACGTCAGAAGTATACGGAGACCCGCTGGTTCATCCACAGTCCGAAGAGTATTATGGTAATGTTAATACCGTTGGGGAAAGGAGTTGTTATGACGAAGGAAAGCGTGTTGCAGAAACGTTTATTTATGAATACCGACGTCTTTATTCCATTGATGCAAAAATAGTAAGAATTTTTAATACATATGGGCCGTTCATGGATATTAATGATGGTCGCGTCATTACGAATTTTATTAAACAGGCGGAATCTAGCCAGCCATTGACCATCTACGGCGATGGAACACAAACACGTAGTTTTTGCTATGTGGATGATATGATCGACGGTCTGCACAAAATGATGAATAGTAACCAGCTTGGTCCCATTAATATCGGTAATCCTTTCTGCGAATTTACATTGAACGATTTGGTCAGCAAATTCGAGGCTTGCTATGGTAAAAAATTGGATGTCGTTTATATTGATTCAACCGAGAATGACCCAAAACAGAGAAAACCGGATATTAGTAAAGCTGTCGAATTATTGGGCTGGAACCCGAAAATTACATTAGAAGAGGGTATTCGAAAAACGATAGATTATTTCAAAAGTCCTAGTAATAGACAACAACATATGCACGGGTGTTCTATCCTATAAAAATATTATTTTAATCATATTCGAGAACATATCTAGTTTCCTTCAAAGGCGAACCGCGTTTATAAAACATGTAAATATTAATATACGGATGTTCAGTCATGTATAGACTAAATAGTCCTGTTGAAAAAATAACACATGTATATGTCGCATAATGTTTATTATTTGCAAATAATAAATGTTTCTGGGGTATTTTCGATAATAGTTCATATCGAACGTCTGTTTTTTCTATGCGGTTCATAAAAATAATATTATAGTTTACAAATATTATTTTTGTTCTTAATCGTCCGATATCTTGGGCGCCAAATAAAACCTTAGATTAACAAGGTTGTTATCGATAGCATACGAAATTTGCATCGGAAACTCATTAATCCATTTAATCTGAACATCCTTACCAATTTTATGATACATACAAATGTTATGTAGCTGTGTAAGACTAAATGACAGTTTCAAAGATGCTCCGTCATTAATCGAAAATTCATCCAAATCGTCCATGCTAATTTCAACGGTCATCTTACCACAATCCACGCTGTTTGAACATAGCAAAATCTGTTCTTCGCTGCAAGAAATATCAATTGTATCTCCAAAAAGTCGTAATTGAGATATAATATTTGCAAAATTTGTGGCGTTTATCAATATCTCGGCATGGCTATCTGATTCGGGAATTTGCATAAGCTGCTCGTCAATATCAATTAGCGGAATAACAAAATTTTTATCAAAAACCGCTTTATTTTGACTTGAAAACCGAATAGCTAATTTATCTGATTCCTCTGTATCATATGTTATAGAGAGCTCCTGGGATTTATCTCTTGTATTTAAGATTTTATATAGTATACTGGCATTAACACCGAGACATAGATTGGCGTCTTCACTGCGTTCATATTTATCAAACCAACTGGATTTAATATCAATTTCAAAAATAGACACTCTTGCACTATCCATTGCCTGAATATAAACACGCTCCTCTTCGAACATAATATTGATTTGTTCAGTGAAAAGCTTTATGTGCTGGAAAATATAGGCAAATTTGTCAGCCTTATCTGAGTTTGATAGAGAAATGTTCATCTTTGATATACAGCCTTTTTTCTATATAAATTCAGTGCTAATTGAATAAGAGCGGAAGAGTTAAATTACTTTCCGTTTTATTATGTAATTCAATTTTTTCTTTGACTGCCTCGTGTATTAACGGTAATAACAATTTTTGAATTGTTTCAAAAACAGACGGTATATTATATATATGCATTTTGTTTAATTTTTCCGATAATTCTGTGTCCTTTTTCATGCATTCCGTCAAATATAATTCAATTACTTCTTTATATCTATGACAAGCCGAAATGGTAAAAGTATCTAAATTTACATGAACTTCAAAAGTGCCGTTTTGTTCAATACAATACGTCAATAAAGTTAATATATAATCAATTATGTATTGATAATTTGAAGGATTGGCAAAATGTTTAAAAACTGTGTAGTCTACGTATATTTTATACGTGTCCTTAATTACAAAAACCGATCGTGCCACCAAGTCTTGCAAATTCATAGAATTTGATACTGTTTCAGCTACGGCCAATTTTTGTTTTGATGTAAAAAATGTGTTTTTTGTTTGTTTGGAATAATAATCAGTCTTTAGTTTCTCTATTTTTGCCAATAGTTCGTTGTTTTGCATTTTATACCTTATAAATATAACTTTTTATATATATTTATAATGAATTCAAATTATTGATTCAATTCCTCTTCAGCGAGATTTCTCAGGTCGAGCGCAGATGCCTCATCATCTAAAGAAATACGGCTATCGAAAATATTGGCAGGGAAAGTTGTCTGCTCTTGGTTTCCCAAATCGGAAAAGACACGGACGCGTTCTTCTAAAAGAGTTCTATTAACATCCATGGTATATGACTGTAATTTAAGAAGCGTGTCCTTTAAATTATTAATCTCCTCAGCCAAAATTTCAAAACGCTTATCAAACTCTTGTAACATAATATCATTGTTCGTTATCTCAAGCTCATTATTGCGGACAGTCGACGGTCCAGACGACTGATTCGCATCTTTCATAAACCCCTCTAATTTAACAAGACGAGTATCTATAAGCGCAATTACTTGCGGTAATGTTAGACCGTTTTGTGTAGGTGCGGAATTTAGGGCTGCTGCTTGAGCTCCAAATTGACCGGGACGATTAACCACAGAAGGAACGGGGTCGGGAGTAGTTCTTCGTTTTCTGGCGGCGGCATTAGCTGCACTCATTGAAATATAATGATTACTAGAAGGATTTCTCTAAATTGTTATTTCTTTCAATAATTAATCACTATAGAAGGGAATTGACGAACCGTCCGTTTATTTCCGGTATAAATTTAATAAAACATTCCTTATACATGAAGCCTTATTTAGAAATATTCTTTTCTAATGCAATTTTATATTAAATGGAAATTTTACAAGAATCTAAAGACACAAATAAAAAAGGCTTTTTATCCCATGTTTTTTCAACAACAGAAGAAGGTAAAGCTGAGATTTTAAATACTGTTCAATATGCTGTTATGGGAGTTGCGCCAATTGTTGCTTTAAATAAAACTATTCAGCGTTTTATTCCCGACGCCGACCCAGAGAGTAGTAGTTTAGAGATTTTAGCTGAGATTTTGATTCAAATCGTAATTATGTTTTGTGGGGTAATCGTAATTCATCGTACCATTACTTATTTTCCTACATATAGCGGATTTAAATATGATAATTTAACATTAACAAACGTAATCTTAGCATTTTTGATTCTTGTTCTCAGTATTCAAACGAAATTGGGCCTTAAAGTAAATATATTATTTGACCGTTTGGTTGAACTATGGGAAGGTCCTTCTTCGGATAGCAAGCGTTCCGCCGCTTCATCTAAAAAAAATGTGCGATTTAGTCAGCCCATAGCAAACACGCACATGATTAGTCGTGCCGATTATTATGATGATTCTTCGACACAGTCTAATGTTTTTCCGCCAGCTCCTGTCGCTACCACAAAACAGAATTCTTTGATGGAAAACATGATGGGCGGTTCGTCAAACAACCACTATGAAGGTCCCAGCATGATGAGCGGACCTATGGCTGCCAACTCTATGTTAGGAGGCTCGTTTGGTTCTCTTTTTTAACAAAATAAAATATATTTGTAAACGCAATATATTTTATACGGACGGTTTTGAGAACGTCATTGAGTTTACCAATTCCATTCGTTTCATAGACTGTTCGAAGGTATTCTGTTTTTCCATATTCGCGAATAGATAATCCGTATTTGGACTCTCTTCGTTCTTTTTTATTTGTTTATAAATCTGATCTATTTTAGTGAGAACATTATCAATTACATCCTTTTTGTGAATCAATTCAATATTGGTCGGCACTGGTTCTGTTAATAGTGCTACAGCAAAATATAATAAATATCGGCGTTTTTTACAAGAGGCTGTAGTATAACGAATTGAGAAAATATCAAAAAGTCCGTTCATTAATTTATCAACAAAAGTATTATTCATTTGACAACTATAATGAAGCAATGCATCCCATAAAATCCAAATAATATCTCTGGAAAATTTGTTCTCAACATTTACAAAATCACGCCGATGACAATAACAGGGTTCCTTTCGTTTTTTACATATATTATCAAATTCCACCAGCCATTCAATCCAATAACATGCAGTTAACATATTTCTGCGTTCTGGTGAAATATTATATATAAATTCATTTACTGGTATAAAGAGCTCTTTAGGGTCATCCTTTTTAAATATGGTTTCAATATACGTCACGTTGGGTGCTTTCAATCGTTCGGTCATCTGTGTCATATCGAATTCTTCTTCTCGGTCAATTTTGATAGCCTCGAAACTATTCTTTTTATTTGATAGTGTCACAGTACAAACAATTTCCGCGAAAAGCTTTCGAATGGTATGATTGTTACGTAGCTGTAGTTCGTTTAAAAAATGTCCCTGCGAAATAATGTTCCTGAATATCGTAAAACGATTCTGTAAATAAATGACAATTTTTGGGTTTCCTAAATGAATATGTTTTCCTGCATAATATAACACCGTTTCCCAAATATCCATGTAATGTCCTGCGCAAACTAGCTCAGCGCACCAATAACACGCGGGCTCGATTTTACCCTTTTCTATGTTCTCAAACATTTGATTACGTACTTCGGTTTTTTTATATTTTGAAAAAGATACACCCTTGAATTGCGACGGTTCTCTAATATCATTAATTTCATTGTCGCTGCTCATAAAAAAAATATATATATTAATATATTTTTTGTTTTTAAACCCTACGTATTAATCCGCCGTAATTAATCTGGGAACCACGTTAATGGTCTGTAGCTCCTGCGCCATCAATTTATATGCATACGGTATTTCTACTTTTGCGAAACTAGTAGTATTATTACAGTTTTTACAAAGATGAATAGTAAAATCCGCACCGGCGTAGGTTTTATTTTTGTTTCCGTCATTATATGAAGCTATAATACCGCATTTCTTACAAACATGAACCGAATATTTATCTGAAACATCATACAAACGTTCGCGGCAAAACTTCGACATGCCGTGTGCTATCATAACATCGCGCTCCATCTCTCCAATACGGAAACCACCATCGCGCGATCTACCTTCTGCTGGTTGGCGCGTAAGATTAACCATGGGACCAATAGATCTACTGTGTTGTTTGTCATTAACCATGTGCTTCAATCTCTGATAAAACACTGGACCAATAAATATATTTGTTTCCAATTGCTCGCCAGTAAGTCCGTTATATAATAGTTCATTACCGTAACTTTCATAACCTAGTTTTTGTAACTTTTGTGCAATAGTCTTAATATCAAGATTACCAAAACTAGTTCCGTCTCCGAAGAGCCCGAGCTCAATAAGAACTTTTCCTAGCAACGTCTCCTTCAATTGCCCAATAGTCATACGAGATGGAATAGCATGAGGATTAATAATAATATCTGGTCTGATCCCGTCTTTGGTAAATGGCATATCCTCTTCTGGAATAATATTTCCGCAAGTACCTTTTTGCCCATGACGACTTGAAAACTTGTCGCCCAGCACCGGCTTTCTCAGAATACGCGTGCGTACCTTTGCAAAATTATATCCGTCTCCGTTTCTGCCAGTGTAGTTCTTATCTACATAAGTTTCCTCTGTAGTACGATATGTTTTGCTCTGGTCTTCGTATTTAATGGTCTTGGTCGGGTCGTTGCGATTTTCTTTAATAGGAATTGTTTTTGCAATAATAACATCGCGATTCTCTATCAATGTATTCTCTGGCATAAAACCCTGACTATTCAATTTACTGTAGTTGCCGAATTTTATTCCCTTGGTCTTTGCTGGATCGGGCTTACAACGAATAATCTCGTCGCGAATAATATTCTTATCCTCATCCTTTTCGGTATGATAAATGGTCGCAACGAATAGCCCACGATCAAGAGCTCCCTTATTAATAAGAACACTATCCTCCTGATTATAACCAGTATGCGACATAATTGCTACGTGAATTTGCGTTCCAGACGGAATCTTATTGAGTTGAATGAAATTCATGAGACGCGTATCCACAAGTGGCCTGGTAGGATAATTCAGAACATACGCGGTTTTATCCATGCGCTGGTCAAAATTGGTTGCGTAAATCCCCATAGCTTGTTTTGCCATTGCTGATTGATATGTGTTTCTTGGGGCCTGATTATGCTCAGGATAAGGAATACACGACGCTAGAACACCGAAAATAGTACTCGGGTGAATCTCACAGTGGGTATAATTGAACCTGGCTGTTTCGTTTTGCAAATATCCGTGCTTACACTTCATGGCAATCATTGCCAAGTTTTGCTCCTCGGGGTCGATATACTCAATGACCGACTCTTTGATTTTGCAGTTTGTAAGCAAGTCGTTCCAGCTAATTTCCTTTGAATTTAACATATCAATAACTGACCGATCAATGACGGCCCTGTTGTTTTTAACGCGAAGAACCGGACGCGTAAGTCTCCCTCCGTCGTTACAGACGCGGATTTCCAGATTTTTGATATCAAATATAATAGATGTATAAATGTTAATGATGCCCTTGTACTTCTTATCTTTCATGTCTTCATAAAGTTGAAGAGGATTCACGGCAACTCCTAGCCATGTTCCGTTAATAAATACTTTTACTTTACCAAACATTAGTTTTGGCGGCGTTGAATCTACGGGGAGCACATAGGGTTTCACGTAATCGTATAAAGATGAACTATTCGTAGGAATAGTTATGTGTGACAAATAACTGATGTTTTTAACGACACCAATGGACTGCCCCTCAGGAGTTTCTGCTGGGCATAGGAAACCCCATGTCGTGTTATGTAGTTTTCTTGGCGCAATAAGTTCTCCACTCTTTTCTAGAGGAGTATTGATTCGACGCAAATGGCTCAACGACGCGACATATGTCAGACGATTGAGAACTTGAGCGACGCCGACCTTACTACTATTTGATTGCTTAATACTAAAATCCCCAGTGGCAAGTGCACGATTAATACCGTTTTCAATCGTAGTAGATTTGATTAACTTATAAATATTGGTCATGTTAATAATATTTTCATAATCCTCCGTGGATCGCCAGGAACCTGTGTTTATTTCACGAACAACCTGCTTTTGCATTTCCTTGACGAGCTTATTGAAGTAATTACGAAACAGGTTGTTCAATAATGTTCCGGTAAGTTCAATACGTTTATTCAAATACGAATCTCTGTCGTCCTGAGGCGTCCATCCCATACTAGTTTGCATGAGTTTTTTTGCCATATAACCGAGTAAATAAAGCTTTTGTTGAAGCGTCGAACAATGAGGAAACAGGTCGCTATCCAAGACTTCCATTGTAAATTCGCGCTTTTTCTTAAGACCAGTCTCCTTGTCCATGTTGAGCGGTGTGTACGCAACGTAGGTTACTATGTGTTTAATAGAATCCTCTTGTGTCATGTATTTGTTTGCGTCGATAACCGATGCTTGTAGGAATTTACTGAGAACAGCATTGTTCTTATCATCAATATCTAGTAAAATATACTCACAGATTTTCTTATCTTCTATAATTCCGAGTGCACGGAAAAGGACAAAGAGCTCAATGGGTTGCTTTATGCGTGGAATAGATACGAAAATACCGTTCCCAAAACCGTTGTTTTTTGACGCAATCATCATCTCAACCTGCTTCGGCGAAATACATTTGAAATCTGGTACGGATTTAATTTCGGCATAATATGTCCATTTTGTGGTATTACGCCCATCGAAACAGTAAATACGGTTTTCTGCTGCTCGCTCCTGTCCGAGAACCGTTTTCTCTGAACCTTTGATTACAAAATAACCACCGCTATCCATGAAACACTCATTCGTATGCTTGGGATGAATATGGCGATTCTGCGAAAGAACGCAAATAGACGACTTCAGCATAATCGGAAGCTTACCAATATTTATTTTCGGGAAAGACTTCTCTATAATTCTGGGATTATCCATCGTCTCTGAGTTGCGAATAACATACTGAACATTAATGTCTAGTGTCATGTTGGCCGCATACGTGAAATTGCGTAGCTTAGCTTCATGAGGTAACATTAGCTTTGTAGCACCATTGTTCTCGTGGATTTGAGGAGGATAAAGTTTGAAATTGGAAAACGAAAGGAAAATCTCTAGCAAATATTTGTTTTTATCCGCGACGTAGTCGTTTTCGGAACGAATGGTAACCGGATTGAACATTTGAATCGTTCTGGGCAATTGATATCCTACGAAATGATTATAGGACTCAATTTGATGTCTTACCAAACGTTCAAGATGCTGACCTTGGAAATACGATTCAATGATATGATACGGCTCTTCCACATAATCTCCCAAATGAGACAGAATTTCAGATTCTGCAAATGAAAATCCTTCCTTCTTGAGTTCATCAGTAAGAAGCTCTTGCTGAATCGCTTCTTTAATGAAATCTTCAATATTTTCACTAGTGATGGGTTCGGCATTATTCATCTTAGGCTTTTTAATGCGTAGTTTTTTAGTCGGAGGCGCGCTCATTTCAGGTTGTGATATTAATACTAATATAAACATGAAATCAATTTTTTAGATGGTTTGAGAAATATATTTATTTGTCATTTAAATGTATAGTTATGAAAAATATCGTAAAGACTTTAGCACTAGTTTTAGTTTTCTTTATATTGACACCTGGTATTTTTGTTCGCTTGCCGATAAAGGGCGGTATTTATAAGATAGCAGCAATTCATGCAGTTTTATTTGGTGTCATTTGTTTTATTGTTGTAAAATTGTTTGGAGTTTTGAGGGAAGGGCTTACTCCATCGCAATGTAGACCGAACGTACCAACCGCAAATGCCAATGCTAATTGTAATGCAGGAAATTCATCAGACCCCATTGTTAATGGTGCAATCAGCACAACAACAACTGGTGCATGTAACTCCGGTAAATCAAAAAGATGTACAAAAATTCCTGCTGTATATGAATGGCAATTTAATAATATAACCGCACAAGAAGCAACATGTCCAAGGGGGAAGACAAATTCTCCATGTGTCGAAAGCCTAAAAGGTTATTGCAATACAGGCGGAACTCAACACATTTGCAGAGAAAAAACAGCACAAAAATACGAACTTAAATAAGAGAAAAAGTTTATTTCATCGAAAAACAAGATAAAATAAACACCATGTATAATTAAATAAAATGACAACAAAATTAATAGACATCTTAGACAAATATCGCGATAAACAAAACCTTAAATATAAAGAATTTTCCACTTTATTAAATGTCATTGGATACGATTATGGGGAGTGTGGTCTTTTCAAAGAATCTTTTTTAGGTAAAAACGCACTCCATGATTCAAGCCCTTTCGAAAACATAGCTCTATTAAAAACCTCTTATAATATCTGGAAAAGCACGCACGAATTTGATATCAGCTTGAACGAATTATTAACTAAGCCGGTCGAACCCATAATTAAAACGAAGATACAAATCGACGTAGAAATAAATACACTATCTGATTTACTAGACATTATCGAAAAATATGAATGTAAGCCCGATATAGAATATAACATCGACGTCAAATTATTACACAATATTAAATGTGAATTACAGCAACTCAATAACATGATAGGCATGGATAATATGAAAAAATCGGTTCTCGACCAGTTGATTTATTTTATGCAGGACCTCCACGTAAATAAAAAAACCAGCGAATATAAACATACGGTTATCGCTGGACCTCCGGGAACAGGGAAAACCGAGGTGGCCAAAATTATTGGCGCCATGTACTCAAAAGTAGGCATCCTGAAAAAGAATCATTTTAAAAAGGTCACGCGTAGCGACTTAATTGCCGGTTATTTGGGACAAACGGCTATTAAAACACGAAAAGTTATTGACGAGTGCATAGGCGGAGTGTTATTTATTGACGAAGCATATTCGCTAGCAAATGAAACAGATAGCGATATTTTTTCAAAGGAGTGCATAGATACACTTTGCGAGGCACTAAGTGACCAAAAAGATAATTTGATGGTAATTATAGCCGGTTACGAAACCGAATTACAGAATACGTTTTTTAAGGCAAATCGGGGTTTAGATTCGAGGTTTATGTGGAGATTTGTAATGGACGAATATACACATAAAGAGATGATGGCCATATTTAAAAAAAAGGTATCCGAAGAAGGATGGGAATTTTTAGAAGAAAATACTCTGAATGAACAGTGGTTTCGTGAAAAAAAGGATAGTTTCAAAAATTTCGGTAGAGATATGGAACAATTATTGAGCTGCGTAAAGATAAAACACGGCCGAAGAATTTACGGCAAATCAGCAGATATGAAAAAGAAAATTACAACGGATGATTTAAATAATGGTTATCTTTTATTTCAACAGAACCAGAAAAAGGAAAAGAAGAGCGCGGTTCCATATGGCGTATACATTTAGTAAATTAATTTAGCACTATCTACAAGAATTAGAAAATTTTTAATTAAAACGGTAATAGCCGAAGGGCAGGAGGGGTCGCAGTGGTATGCGCATCAAGTCCCTGGGTTCCCTGCTTAATTAGTTCTCAATATAGTTTTCTTTTCGTTGAGTCTAAATATATGAGCGAAAAAAAAACTATACAATTTAATCCTGAATTATTAAAATTTGCAAATGGCGGAAAAACGAGGAAGGCACGACCAGATGGACAAAGTTCTAGTAGTGCAATACGTTTAAAGCAGCCACGTAAGCGAGATGAAACGTTTAAGAAGCATTCCATATTAAAAATGATTCGTAAACATCAACAAGAAAAATACGATAAAATGCTCGAATCATTTGAAAAACCAAAAGAACGGCGCAGCCCAACAGAACCACAGAAATTCAATAATGATTTTGAAGAATCAAAACAGTTTATGGACAAATTGACAGAGGATACGAATTTAAAGAAAAGCTTACATAATTCGACAATTCGTCATCATTCAACGAGCCCCACATCACTTTTACAAACATTGCCTCTAGATGAAGTTTTGTTATTAAATGAGTCATTCGAACATAATAGTGCAACTTCGGCATTGACATTGAATCAACCAAAATATGGCTGTTTAAAGAACGGTGCTTTACCAACTTATAAAAATTGGGTCAATGCAACACAAAAGAATCGACCGTCTACCGAAACGCCGACACAGCCTCCAAGAAACGATAATTTGTTGAGAGCAAGCGAATTAAAACAGCGTATGGAAAAAATAAACGCACGCCAACCAGTAAAACGTAGACAAAAACAGAAACGAATTGTTAGGCGCACTTTTAAAATAGGAAAATCTACTGTTATTCCAAGAATTTCGGTTCTTGTTTCGAATCGTACTATTAGAAACAAAGTGTCTACAGAAAGCCAATTGTTAAAACAAAAGCCGATTGAGGAAATAAAACGATATTTAATTAAACGCGGGCTAATACGCGTGGGCACAACTGCTCCAAATGATGTAATAAGAAAAATGTATGAATGTTCGGTAATGATGTGCGGAGAAGTGCAGAATCATAATCCGGATAATTTGCTATATAATTTTTTAAACAATGACGAAGCTTAAATGTTTCGAAAAACTACTATAAATATTGCAATAATAGATACAGTATATAGAGTTTTTTCAAATAATCCGTATACTGGTTTTTGGTGGTCATAATGCGAAATTGGTTTATTCCATTCGACATTGATAGTATCTTCGTCTAAAACACAGAATTGCCCATAGTCCTCTTCTCCTTCCTCCATAATGACGTAAATGTCTTTTTTGTTTTTAATCGTTTTTTGCATAATATAGCAAAATCAATTTTTTCTATTTATTAAACACATATAAATAAATCTATTTATATATTGTTACCATGAGTCAAGAACCGAATATTATAGATGAGTATTTGCAGTTAACTCGCGAATACGAATTAAAATACGGAAGACGAACAATAGTTTTGCTGCAAGTGGGCGCCTTTTTTGAAGTCTATGGACTGAAACAAGCCGACAATAATAATAGTATAATTGGTTCAAACATAGAAGAATTCGCAGCATTTTGCCAGTTGAATATTTCAGAAAAAAAAATTATTTATAAGGGAAGTCAGGTTGTAATGGCGGGGTTTCGTGATTATACACTCGATAAATATTTGCAACGCATAACTGAAAATGATTATAATGCGGTTGTTTTTGTGCAAGAGAAAACGGGAAAGGTAACGAAACGCGTGTTCCATGGTGTTTTTAGTGCTGGAACCTTTATTTCTTATGACACGGATAGTTCTCCCCAAATAACGAACAATATAATGTGTATTTGGATAGATACTTGTAAACCTCTTTTGCGTGGACCTAACGTGATTAACACGAAAGATAATATAATTTATGGCGTGTCATGCGTTAATATTTTTACGGGGAAATCATCCATGTTTGAATATCAAACGCAATTTTTGATGAACCCAACGACGTTTGATGAGCTGGAACGATATGTCTCGACTTTATGTCCAAGTGAGGTAGTATTAATCTCGTCTCTTAGTGATAATGAGAATAATACTATTTTGCAATACGTAGGAATTCGCACAAATAGTATTCATAGATTTAGTACTAAGAACGAAAGTCAGATCGAGGTACAAAATTGTATGAAACAGAAATATATAAAACATATTTTGACACAGTTTTTTGGTGACGAAACACTTGAGCTTTGTAAAGAATTTGAGAACAATATTATGTCAACCCAGGCCTTTTGTTTTTTGATGAATTTTATTAAGGAACATAACCCCAATTTGATTAAAAAGGTTTCTCTGCCGATTTTCGATAATACTACGAATAATATGCTATTGGCAAATCATACATTAAAGCAACTTAATATTATTGATGATATTAGTCTTGATGGTAAGAAAACGGGACATTTATCTTCGGTTTTGGCGTTTTTGAATAAATGTTTCAGTGCGATGGGTAAAAGATTATTTCAATATCAACTTTTGAATCCCACTATTGATCGTGACTGGCTTAATAAAGAATATGAAATGATTAACCATCTTTTTGAGAACCAAGAGTTGGTGGACATGTTTCGTAAAAAGTTAGTGAAAATACGGGATTTTGAAAAAGTATGCCGACAAATTGTCGTAAGAAAACTAAATCCGTCGTCAATTTATTATTTATACGAAAGTCTACAATCCGTTCAGCAAATACATACTTGTATTATTGATGATGAGCTACTTTGTGATTATTTATGTAGCAGTTTTACAGTTAAACAAAAATCAAATATTTATATGGAGCAATCTTTTAATTCTATTTTGGCGCTTATTGACGGAACATTTTATTTGGATAAATGTAAGGTTACTAATTCAATGAATAGTTTTGACGAGAACATTATAAAGCCGGGTGTTTCAGAAGAATTGGATATTTTATTGAAATCGTATAATGACAAGATACAACTATTTCATGATATAAAGGCGGAATTGAACGGCATAATGAATACGACCGGCAAAAACGATGATGTAGATTATATTAAAATTCACGAAACTGATAAGTCTGGATTATCACTACAAATTACGAAAACTAGGTCTAAGTTATTGAAAACGATAATAAACGACCCCAATAAAAAACCCAGACTTGTTAGTAAAGTGCTAGAAAATTTTAATTATGCGGATTGCGAATTATCGAGCGCGTCAACAAATACTGACGAAATTTATATTAGTCAATTGGCGCGTGCAGCAAAAGATATTTTGCAATATAAAGAAAAGTTGAATCAACTTATTGCGTCTATTTATTTAAAATTCCTGGATGATTTTGAGAAGACATGGTTTTTCGATCTTGAAAATATTGCAAACTACGTAGCTAAATTGGATGTTTTGCAATGTAAAGCACATACAGCCAAAACGAATAATTATTGTAGACCAGCTATCGTAAACAACGGTTCAACCAAATCCTCTGTGTCTGTAAAACATTTGCGTCATTGTCTTATTGAACATTTGCAACAAAACGAACTTTATGTAACAAATGATATAGAAATGGGGATTGATGTAAATGGGCTTTTGCTTTATGGCACAAATGCAGTCGGAAAGACTAGTTTTATTCGTGCGCTAGGAATAGCTATTATTATGGCTCAATCGGGTATGTTTGTTCCTTGTTCCCACTTTGAATTTGTGCCTTATCATTCTATTTTTACTCGTATTCTAGGCAACGATAATATTTTTAAGGGGCTTAGTACATTTGCTGTAGAGATGTCTGAACTTCGTATTATTTTGAAGATGGCTGATGAAAATAGCTTGATTCTTGGTGATGAACTATGCTCTGGTACGGAGAGCGAATCGGCACTGAGTATATTTGTAGCTGGATTACAAGAGCTACACGAAAAAGACGCGACCTTTATTTTTGCGACACATTTTCATGAAATAGTGCATTATGATGAAATCAAGGCGCTTGGAAAAATGGTTCTGAAACATATGGCGGTTTATTATGATAGGGAACGGGATTGTTTGGTATATGATAGAAAGCTAAAGGATGGTCCGGGCACGAGCACGTATGGACTCGAAGTATGTAAGTCTTTGTATTTAACAGATGATTTTTTAAATAAAGCATATGTTATTCGTAACAAATATTTTCCTGAAATGAGAGGGGAATTGAGCCAATCGGCCTCTCATTTTAATGCAAAAAAGATTAGGGGACGATGCGAACATTGTAATGAGTCAATTAGTGAAGAGGTACATCATTTAGAGCCACAGGCGCATGCTGACGATAATGGTTTTATAGGGTCGTTTCATAAAAATCATCCAGCAAATTTGCTAAATGTATGTGAAAAATGCCATGATGCATTGCATGAACAGGGTGCTGTCTTAAAAAAAACAAAAACTACGAAAGGAATATTATTGGTCTGATGTCATGAGTAAATAATCTTTTGATATAGGAGAACCGGCACCAATTTTGAAAACGGTTTTCTTGCTTTTTTGTAATATTGATGGCCCTAAGGTGGGTTTTGATTCTTTTGTGGTCACTGTTGTTGTTTCTTTGGGCTTTATGGTTTTTGGTATCTTAGCTTGAACGTTCATTGGTGCTGGAATAGCATAATTTTGTATTCTAGTTTGAACTGCTAACAATTCAGCCACTCGATCCTCGTATTCTAATTGTTCATCAGTTTTGGGAAGAGAATACTCAGTTTGTAATTGATTTTTTTTGTTATTATCTTTTTGTAACTGTCCGTTTCTAATGTTATCTGTTTGTTGATTAGACACCGACGAAGTAAGTGATGAATTAGGGGATCCATAATCGGCGTCTTGAGATTTTAAATATTTATTTTCTGATGGCATAAAAAATTCTCCTTTTAATCTTGGTACGAGACCAATACTTCGACTTAAAACAACACTATCTTGGTAGTCTGGCACGTAAGAATTTCCCGAATATTTATATGTGCCGGGCTCGTAATAGGTAAACCCTGCACCGTTTTTTGGTATTTCTATTTTTATTTTTTTTCCGTTAGCGTCAGTTACTGTTACTGATTTGCTCTGAGGAAAATAAGCGTTCGATTGTTCTTTAATATCCTCAATGGTATCGTGGAAAAGAGTATCTAAACCTTTGTTTAATGATTTAAGTCCAGATTTTATATCATCTTCCAAAATCGGTGCGTCAGCATTATCATTGGACGATGCAGTGTCCTTTTCTGTAACACTAGAGCTAACTACGTTTATTGGTATTAATGTTAAAATGCCTGGTATTTTTAATTTGTATGACATCTATTTTATATTAATTAAACATTTTTGTCTAGGAAAAATGTTTAATTAATATTGTTGTATAAATTTGTTATGTGGTTTATAATAATTTTTATTTACTTTTTATTATAATTATTTTGTAATAGTTGTAGGAATAGTTCCTGGGTTCTAACTATTAACACGCCACGGTTTCTGTTTTTGTCGCGGGGCAACTTCCTGTAGATGATGCTGTATTTAAAGTGTATGAATCAGTTTTTCGACAAGTCATGCCCGCTGCTTTATTGCACGGTTGATTTCCTGCTTTTCCGATGCCCAAACAACTCCCTCTGCTTGAAACTGTATAATTACAAACAGGAGCAGGAACAGGAACAGGAACAGGAACAGGAACAGGAACAGGAACAGGAACAGGAACAGGAACAGGTGCTCTAGTAGTAGAAGTGGGTGTAGCTGTCATTGTTGGCGTCCATGTCTGTGTCATTGTTGGCGTCCATGTCTGTGTCATTGTTGGTGTTCCCGTCTGTGTCATTGTTGGTGTTCCCGTCTGTGTCATTGTTGGTGTTCCTGTTTGTGTCATTGTTGGTGTTCCTGTTTGTGTCATTGTTGGAGTCCACGTCTGTGTCATTGTCGGTGTTCCTGTTTGTGTCATTGTTGGAGTCCACGTCTGTGTCATTGTCGGTGTTCCTGTCTGTGTCATTGTCGGTGTTCCTGTCTGTGTCATTGTTGGTGTTATTGTCTTTGTCATTGTTTTGGTAATTGTTGGCGTCCACGTCTGTGTCATTGTTGGTGTTCCTGTCTGTGTCATTGTTGGAGTCCATGTCTGTGTCATTGTTGGAGTCCATGTCTGTGTCATTGTTGGAGTCCATGTCTGTGTCATTGTTGGAGTCGTTGTAACAAAAGGTTTTGCGCCATTAATCTTCCTTAAAATTAAAGTTCCGGATGCGCTCTCAAAATAATTCGTAAAAGCAGAAGCATTAACTAAAACAATCTCTGTAATCTCATATATGCTTCCGTCAGGAAATTCTATGATTTGACCAATATAATAATCTTGTACATTGTCTACTGTTAATCTGTCTGACGAAGGAGCAATATCAGTCATTTTTGTTGTCTCAATTTCTTGAATATCAGAAATTAAATAGGTTGACCCGTCGGAGAATTCTAACGTTTCTCCAATATAATATATTTGAATATCGTCTACTTGTAATTTATTATTAATTGGATTTTTTAAATCGACCAAAACTGTACCAGCTTTGCTAGTCGTAGTCGACGTTGTAGAATTTGAAATTGTTGGTGTTCCAGTATATGTCATTGTTTTTGTCATAGTAGGTGTTCTAGTATATGTCATTGTTTTTGTCATAGTAGGTGTTCTAGTATATGTCATTGTTTTTGTCATAGTTGGTGTTCCTGTGTATGTCATAGTTGGTGTTCCTGTGTATGTCATTGTGGGCGTTCCAGTTTGTGTCATTGTTTTTGTCATAGTTGGTGTTCCTGTGTATGTCATAGTTGGTGTTCCTGTGTATGTCATTGTTTTTTTTATATTTACGGCTGCTTCTGCTGAAAGTTTTGCTGATTCCATCGCAGTTTTTGCTAATTCCATAGCAGTTTTTGCTGCTTCCATCGCAGTTTTTACATTGTTGGCTGCATTTAATATTTCATATGGTTGCAGTCCAGAATCACTACTTGTATTTGCAGAAGCCAAATATGCCGAATCCGCTGATTCAGATGCGTTTGTGGCTGCGTCTGAAGCAGCGGATGCATATTTTGCTGCATCCGACGTATACGATGCATACGTAGCTGCATCTTCTGCATATTTGGCTGCATCTTCTGCATATTTGGCTGCTTGTTTCCAATTTATAGACGCTCCTGCTGCTGCTGTCATTGCAAGGTCTAGATCAGTTACCCCCTCAATAACGTTTTTCCCATTAAATCTCTCAATTCCTCTATTAATTAACCCATTAAACATATTATAATTTGTATTAATAATATTTTGCTGAGCTAAATAAAACAGTCCACCCACAATGACTATTATGCTAATTATAATTATTATTAATAAATAGAATTCCATTTATAATACCAGAATACATTTTTACCGAAAAATTGAATTTAAAAATATGTATCGATACAATAAATAAACAATGATTATTCCAGTAAAGTGTTTTAGTTGCGGAACTGTTCTGGCTGATAAATACAGATTTTATCAGGGCGAAGTTCGTCGTATCAAGATTTCGCGAGGTCTTAATGTAGATAAAGTCGTTTATCTTACTAAAGAAAATATAGAGAAAACCCCGGAGGGCCATGTTCTTGATGATTTAGGCCTAAAAAACGTTTGTTGCCGTCGACATATGTTGACCCACGTTGATGTCGAATAAGCCATGTAATTAAAAACTCACAATAACTTTTTTTGTAATGATTCTATATATGAGAAAAACACAGTATAAAAAACGCCATCATTTAAAGAAAAGAAAAACGATTCGTAAAAAGCGTGGAGGAGATTGTGGTTGTAACAAAAAACCGTTTTCTATTCCTGAATTTAAGGGTGGCTACGGACCGGCAAGTTACCAAGGTGGATTGAATGACAAAATGTTGCCTCTAAACGGAGCATTAAGTTCGGCGGGCGACCCGTCCGATTCGTCGAATATTGCTCAAGAACGGTTTTCCACGTTCCCAAAAATGTTTGGCGGAAAACGTAAATCGAAAAAGAGGAAGGGAGGAATGTCTTATGACGCACTTTTAGGAGATTCGGCAAATACAAATACATTTTTGGGCATGGGTACATCGACAGGATCAATGAAAATAGCGAACGCTATTATGGGTAAATAATTAAAAAATATTTTTTCTGCGTAAAATATATATTATGTCGATTGTCGGCCTTAAAAATTTATGTACTCCCGCATATGTTTATTTAGTTGTATCTGTTTTAGCTATCATTATTATGATATTTCAGAATTATGGAAATGTAAATACTTACTGCGTTGGGTCATACAGTTGTAGTGTAACAAGTACATTTTTGGTTTTTTTAATTAAAGTGCTTTATGTTCTCTTCTGGACGTGGATTTTGAATTTAATATGTCGCGCTGGTTCTCCCAATATTGCGTGGTTCTTAGTTCTCCTTCCTTTTATTTTATTCTTTGTCTTTATTTCGCTGTTTTTTCTTTATTAATGAAGTAGTGTAAATATAATTAAAGTATTATATTTACTCATAAAATACGTTCTACACTATCTAACGTTCCTTCGACCCAGCCCTGGTTATTACTAATCATTTCTCCTACGACGAACAAGTTTTTATGAGGATGTTGAGCCTTTTTAATAAACTCCTTACGCGTTTTAAATTCTGTTCCGAGTGGTTCGTAATAATGAGTACCGACTGGCCAATAATATCCTTTGATCGATAATAATCGCAAAGAATTTTCTGGCGCACCAATCGATTTTTCTAATAATCGTGCAAAAAACTCGCGATTTTCTTTAGTATCGTGTGAAAAGTTATTTAATAGTTTTGCGGATTTGTTGTCGTTATAGCATATCATATAAATGCCGTCATCGATATCCATTGGAATTGTTTTTTGAATAGGTCCAGGAACTATTGTAAGACCAGGAACATATTTTTTTAATACTTCTTGAGAACTTTTACTGAATTGTCCGTATGTTCTCAAAAACGGCTGTCCGTGAATTTGTTTGTATAGCGCTTTATCAATTTGACTAGGTAAAATTTTCAAAACAGTATCAATTGTGCTCGCAATTATTACTTTAGTAGCACCAAACACATCAGTTTTTGTTATTACTTCAAATCCTCCTTCAACTATTTTTATTTTTTCAACGGCATGACCAAAAAGTATGTTTGAGAACCCTATTTTATGCATTAGCGTTTTTATCATTTTATCCCATGGTATAGATAATCCCGTCCATTCTGCAAAATTATCATCGAATCCATATTGATGAATAGTACTGTACGCATCCTCATTTTCATAGTCTGAATAACCAGAACATTCCACAAACTGTTTATATTTTTGTTCTCCCAATATTGATGTTGCGAATTCTTTGAATGTTCTATGAATCGTTTCGCTACGATGTGCTGCCTTTAATTCTAAAAAAGTTTCCTTAACCAAACATTTTTGCTGAATAGTTTCAGCATAATGATGAGATGCTTTGAATTCATCCGTATCAATATCTAATTCTTTTAAAAGCTTTCTCAAGAATATATCTTTTTTTTTCCTACCTACTCCGGCGCCGGTTACAATCTTTGTTCCGCGGAACATATCGTTTCCTGTTCTGCCGCCAGCATATTTCTTTGATTGTTTTTCTAAAACTAATACTTGTTCATTTGGATTTTTATCTTTTAATTTATAAGCTGCATATAAACCTGATATTCCGGCACCAATAATAATTGTTTTATCTCTATTATTCATCCTATTAATATATATAATAATATATAAAAATGTCTTTGATCAAATTAATGAACAAACTACCAGAGGACGTAATAATTAATCATATTGCGCCCTTTACATATAGACCACAGAATAGAGTCTTATTAGAAGACGTTCGGAATTTTTATACTGACTTGCGATTTTTGGAGAACTTATATTACACAGAATTCAACGATACAATTTTACTTTACGACTTAGTACGATTTTGTAATAGTGGATTGACGTCGAACGGCATAAATCCTAGTTTTGAAACAATACTTAGAAGGAACCCTGTTTTATCAATCAAATCGACTACATTCATTGTAAGTTATATATTATCTAGTTTTGTAACATCAATAACACACAATGTAGTGACAAAGATAAAATTTATTTGGTGTTTATTAAAGCCGAATGAACGCACTAGTTTCATTAATCGTGTCTTGTTTAATTTAGACCGATAAAAATTGATTTGTGAAATTATATAAACGTTATTTTATATAACATTGAAACATTATGAACCCAGAACTAACTCAGATTTCAGAAGAAAATAATCAGTATCGCTTTACGTTAAACGGTCTCAATGTAAGTTTAGCAAACGCTCTTCGTCGTACGATAATATCTGATATTCAAACCACTGTTATTTATACAGAGACAAATAAGGACAATCAGTGTAATATTTCTGTAAATACATCAAGACTTCATAATGAGATTTTGAAGCACAGGCTAAGTTGTATTCCGATTCATGAGCCAGATGTTACTGTGTTGCCAGGAAATTATATTTTGGAAGTAGACGTAAAAAACGAAACCGATAGTATCATGTTTGTTACCACCGAGCATTTTAAGATAAAGAATAAGACAAACGGAAAATACGTTACGGAAAATGAGCAGCGTAGAATCTTTCCGCCGAATTCCAGGACGAATTATTATATTGATTTTGCTCGTCTTCGGCCCAAGGTAGGAGATTCTATCCAGGGAGAACATTTGAAGCTAACTGCTGATTTTACTACGCGTACTGCAAAAGATAACGGTATGTATAACGTTGTGTCTAAGTGTTCTTATGGAAATACGCTTGATGCGCTGAAGATTTCCGAATTTTGGGAACAACATGAGGCCAAGCTAAGGTCTGACCCAGCAAACACGGATAAGGACATTGAATTTGAGAAGAAGAATTATTATTTGTTGGATGCCCAGAGAACTTTTGTTCCGGATAGTTTTGATTTTGTAGTTGAAACCCTAGGTGTTTATGAGAACAAGGACATTGTTAAAAAGGCATGTAAGGTTTTGATTATGAAGCTAGTTGAGTTTATGAACGGTCTGGATTCTGATACGGTACCTATTCATCCTAGTGAAACAACTATGGATAATTGTTTTGATATTGTTCTTGAAAATGAGGATTATACTATAGGTAAGGTTTTAGAATATATTCTATACGAGAAATATTTCGTTGGAGATAAGACGCTTACGTTCTGTGGGTTTAAGAAATTTCATCCCCATAATCAAGATAGTATTATTCGTCTGGCATATTTAGCCAAGGGAGATAAACACGTTGTCCAACAGAATTTGAGAAATGCAGCACAGGAAGCATCACGAGTATTCTCGCAGATACATAAGATGTTTGCTTAGATTATGCTTGTAAATAAAATTGATTTGTTTTATTTTTTATTGTCGTAAACAAATCAATATGTGTTTAGGGTTTGTTAAATTTTGGTTTTATAATAAGCATGGGTATTTGGCAAACATTGAATACAAAGATACCAAAAATTTTGTTGTTCCTATTAGTTCAGGAAAGGTTATAAAAGTCTACGATGGAGATACGATAACAATTGCGTCGAGATTTCCTGGCTTAAACGGTCCTATTTATAGATTTAATGTGCGATTGAATGGTATTGATAGTCCTGAAATAAAGGGGTCAACAGAACATGAAAAAGAACTGGCCAAAAAATCAAGAGATGCTCTATCGCATCTTATTATGGGAAAAATTGTTGACCTTAAGAACGTTTCTACGGAAAAATACGGGCGTATTCTAGCTGATCTTTACTTAGATAACTTAAATTTATGCGAATGGATGATCGACAACAAATATGCAGTAAAATACGACGGTGGGACAAAACATAGACCCGAAGAATGGTAGCCGTGATTGCGTCTTTATATCCGTTTTTTATTTGTTCTAAAAATTGATTTAGATGTTTCTTGCCTATTTGATTTAAAGACAGACATGGAGAAGAGATTGAACAAGAAGATTGAGACTTATATTACATCATTCAAAGACGAATTGCGTAAAAAGATCACTGAACTAAATTTTGATGATAAGACCAGGGTTAATGAGCTGATCGAATTTGTTTATGATTATGAACGATTTGCTTTGATAAAGGATGATCTAAATAAAAGAAAGCGTGTAAAGAATTCTATTCCTTGCTCGAATCGTTGTGCAGCAAAACGCGCAAACGGAGAACAATGCACAAGAAGACGCAAAGATAACTGTGAGTTTTGCGGAACACACGCAAAAGGCACACCGAATGGTCTTGTGAATTCATCGGAGTCGGGCGTGGCCGCTCTGCAAAAGGTACAGGTCATTGCTGAGGAAATCGGGGGCATTGTGTATTACATTGACAACATGAATAATGTCTACAAAACAGAGGATGTGTTGGAAGAGAAACCCGATCCACAAATAATAGCTAAGTACGTATTGGACAATGGGCGCTATACTATACCCGCATTTGGTTTGGTATAATCTATTTATTTATTTTACGCTCAATTGTTTCCTTTACTACTTCTTCACGATTTTCTAAAATGAATTCATTTAGCGCGTCGGCTTTTACTAAATCGCCCTTATAATAATTTGAAAGTATATCAAATAATACTTTTTTTGTTATAGGTTTCTTGATATTGCGCTTTGTATAACAAAGCTGTCCTCCGTTTATATCAAACACATCAATGGTATTTTTTTTCATTATTTCCATAAGCGCTGCAGATATTTTTTTCTTCTCGTTTTTGCGTTTTGTTTGTTCTGATTGCAATGTTCTCAATTCGTTATCTATTTTAACCCATTCGCGAACTATTGTTAATAATTGTTCTTTTGAATCCATTATACTATTCTCTGGTAAATTATTTATGTTTATGGTTTTAATATTATTTAGCAGTTATTTATATATTAAGAACCATGATGCAATTTACATTAAGAAATCAATCCAATCAAAATAATCAACAATATAATACGAATTTTGGTAAAACGCAGCGCCAAACCTTAAGCCAAATGACAAAACAACAACCATTACCCATTAACAAGTCTCTTCCAGAAGAAAAGAAACCGGAAAACAAAATGACCTGGGGAGAACCAATATGGTTTTTGTTTCATACTTTGGCACAAAAAGTAAAGAAAGATAGTTTTCCTGTTATACGTGATGGCCTATTAAAAAACATTTATTCTATTTGTTCTTTTTTGCCTTGTCCCGCATGTGCAAACCATGCTGTTGAGTATTTAAACAAAATAAATTTTAATACCATTCAAACTAAAGACGATTTAATAAATATGATATATGTATTTCATAATGAAGTTAACCAACGCAAAAATGTACCCCCGTTTGATTTTCTTGAAGTGGAAAAAAAATATTCGGCCGCAATAACTATAAATATATTAAAAAATTTTATGCATACATTTGAAAAGTCGAGTAAAAGCAATAGAATGATATCAAATGAATTTCATAAAAAAAACTATATTGTTCAGCTAAAAAAATGGCTGAACATGAATATAAATTGTTTTGATAATTAAGAAAAATGAGAACATTTTCTTAATTAATGCGTTGTACTTCCTATTAATGCGCCGTTTTTATAAACGTTGCATTGGAATGTTTGTTTTGCGGGTATGCTACATATTTCGCTACTTGCGTCTCCCATGTAAAAATATTGAAAACTTGTTACACCACTTTCGTAAATAATATAAGAGCAAAATGTTCCAAAACCTGCACCCAATATCAATGATGTTAGCAACTGTGCTATATTATAACAACCATTTGAAAAATTCCAAAACAAATCGAATGCTATCAATAAAGGAAAAAACACTAGTGTGATTATATTAGAATTTTCCAATGAGTTTTTAAGTATGGTAAATAGTAAATAGAAAAATGTGAAACCTAAGATGTTTTGACCAATAGGCAATACGTCACTGTTTGGTTGTTTGCTAAAAGATGTTAAACTACATATTTCGTTTTCTGTTTTTGTAAACCAACGGTTCCAAGGGATTGCTGTATAGATTAAGCTACTTAACACGCAAGCAGCGATTAAACCATGTGAGTAAACAATACCTCTAAAATCTTGATTAAATAAGGAATTTAAAACAAAGAAACATACTATTATGAATGGGGATAACCTTAAAAATAAATATAATATAGCAAGAAGATTTAATTCAATCATATATACAATATGTCAAGAATATATATTTGCTATACAAAAACAAAATTTAAAACTTCGCTTATTCTGTCTACCTCTTTAAATACTATTTCTTCTGAACAAGAATCACTATGATTTTCGTAAAATTCCGTGAACTCTCTGTGATTGTCCTTTGGATATAAGATAGTTTTTACTCCATTTTTAATAGCACCCATTATTTTTTCTTTTAGTCCTCCTATTGCCGTTATTTTACCCTGAAGTGTTATTTCGCCTGTCATTGCTACGTCGTTCTTTATTTTTTTTTTGTTCAACAAGCTATAAATTACTGTTGTTATTGCCGCGCCAGCAGAAGGTCCGTCTTTAGATACGGCTCCTTCTGGGCAATGTACGTGCAATCCTTTACATCGTGTTTCTTCAAATACTTTTATCAAATTCTTCTTAGTTTCATTATCTGTTAAATTCCATGCCAATGATTTTGCAACATTCATACTTTCTTTCATAACGTCGCCTTGCATACCCGTAAGTTTTAATTCCAAAAACGTTTCGCAAGGAAAAAACATTGCTTCAATTGGCAAAATTCCCCCCATTCCCAAATTATTTGCCCATAGTCCGTTTATTACACCCACTAAAGGCTCTTCGTGTATTTTTACCCTTTGTATTTCTTTGTATTTTTTCAAATACTTTTTCCGTATTTGGTCTACTGATATGTTTATAGGAGTTTCCGTGTTTATTAAATTTCCTTTTAATAAATCTATATTGATTTCGCCATACAAATCAAAAATAATTTCTTTTAATTTGCGCACTCCTGGTTCCAGTGTATATGTTTCAATAATATGTACTATTATTTCGTCAACCATATTTACTATATTTACAAACCCCATTTTATTATTTATTTCAGGAATAATGTATTTTTTTGCAATAATTACCTTATCTTTTATCGTAAAATTATCAAATTTAATTCTATGAATTCTATCTAATAAAATTTTGTCTATTTGGTCCGGGTCATTATATGAAAAAATAAAAAGAGCTTTTGATAAATCCAAATTAATGCCACTAAAATATTTGTCCTGAAACAAATCGTTTTGTGTTTGGTCTATTAAATGTATTAATATGCCTATAATCTCTTTTCCTTCTTCGGTTTTACTTACTTTATCCAATTCGTCAATATATATTATAGGATTCATGCATTTAGATTCCATTAATATATCGGCAATTTTACCCCAGCTAGAATTTACGTATGTGTAACCATGTCCTTCTAACGTTTTTCCGCTCGATGACCCTCCCAATGCTATAAATGAATATGGACGCGTAATACCGTTTTCGTCTTTTAAACAATTTGCTAATCCCTTTTTTGCTAATGATGTTTTTCCTATTCCGGGAGAACCTTCAAATCCAAAACTATATCCTGTTTGTTCTCCGTTCATCCATTGTGCTATTATTTTAAATATCTGATTTTTTGCATGCGCGTGGCCATGTACGGACTCTTCTAACGTTTGTTCTATTTTACTTGTCTCAAATTCTAAATTCTGTGACTTTTCGTAAATAATTTCTATGTCTTCTGTTGTTTGTTTTATTGATACGGAATTTTCACTATTTAATACTTTATATATTGCCGTTTTATCTTCTTCTTTTGCACTTTCTATGAAATCATTAACTGCTTCTAGTTTCTTTTCCTTTGATTGCACCTTTAATCTTTCTTTTTTCTCAGATTTGAGAACATTATTTGCGTAATTAAAAAGCCTGTTTAAGTTTTTTGTATTAATATTCTTTAATCCCTCCTTTATTCGTAATGATATTTTTTCTTGTAGAATTGATTTGTATCTTTTGATATTCTTGCGCATTTCAAAATTTGTGTAGTTTGATTTTTTTAATACAGTTTCGTTGGTCAATTCACAATAGTTGTTTATTAATTTTGAGAACATTATATTCATCTCTTTTATTAGTTTTAAGACTGGTTCCTCTTTATAAACACCAAATGGTATTTTTATTAGCCCTTCGAGATACTGTTTTGCCTTCATTCCCATTTCGTCTGATTTAGTTTTTACCTCTTTTAATTTTACCATTGCCCTTTCTTTTATTGAATCATCTGCTTTTAATAAATATATCTGTTGTTCTAACGATATTTTATTTATATCATATTTTTGTATCATGTCGTTTGTGTTTTTTAAAGTAAAATTTATTACGTCTTTGAAATAACTTCTTATCTTCCACGGTAGACTTTCATAAATTATTATTTGTTCTTTTGTGTCTCCATTGTCTATAGAATGTATTGAAATTAAATCATACAGTAGATAACATATATATTGAATTTCAAAATCGTTATTGTTTAATAATAAATTTACTAATAGGTTTCTCTGATTGTACATATCCATTTCCAAAAATCTCTTTATGGAAGCATCTAATTTATTGTTTTTTATTATATTTGTCTCTGTAAATACGGCAATCATTTTTTTATAAACGTCTTCGTCTCCTAATGTTAAAATTTCTTTAAACGACAATGTTTCTATAATTTTTTTATATACTTCCGCTTCTGTGCCAATCAAATTATTACCTCGGTCTGATATATTTTCTAATCTTTTTTTAATATATAAATTATTCAAACAATCTATTTGTATGTCATCTATTATTCCATTAATGATTAGTGTTTTCTTTGCTTTTTCATTTTGAACAATAACTCGAATGCCGTATGTTTTTTGAGAAAAGGCGCGAGTTGTTTTTTCTGCATCAAAACACTCAAACATATTGGCGTTTTCTATAAATAACGTCTCGTCTGTTATTTTATTAGTACAAAGACAATCATTTGATTTAATCGACCTATTCGATTTCCAATGTATTATTTTATATCCAATTGGATGTAAATATTTTCGAATAAGATTGTATTTATCCTTTATTGTTTCGTTCTTTACGTTAATTGGCGAAAAATCTAGACCAAATGTTATAAATAATAAATCGTCTACGCTCTTTGTTCCAAACCCGCATATAACCATTGATAATTTGTCTATTATTTTTTGTAATGATTCAATGTTTTTTTCGTTTGATGTTTCGTTTATTTGAATAATTTTTGTCTTTTCGTACAATTCATTTAATATATTTATACTTAGCGAAATATCATTATTGCTAAATATGTCGCTTTTCTTTTTATGTAGAATAGATATAATCGTTTCTCTGATTATTTCCTGAATATAACACGTTTTATCCTTTAAAAATTCAGCCAAATCATTAGTTTTTTTTTCTAATAATATGTTTTTTAATAATAATGTATCTGATCTTATTTGTTTTTTCATATATATAGTCCTCTTATATTTGTTTTATTATATGTGTGTTACCGTAGATAAACTGTTTTTGTAATCACAGTATTTGCATAATTGATCTGACCAAATGATTTAAAATAATAATAACAAAATATGTAATGGGCATACCAAGTTATTTTTCGCATATTATACGTAATTATAGTAAAATTGTCAGGAGTCTTTCTTATTTTATAAACGGAATCTCATTAAATAATTTATTTTTAGACTGTAACTCGCTTATTTATGATGCTGTATATGATTTGCAAAAACATGATGACAACAATAATCTCTCGGATTTTGAATTTGAATCTATTGTTATTGATAATGTTGTTGATAAATTGCAAAATTTAATCCACCTTATTTCTCCCGATAATGTTATATATATTGCGTTTGATGGAGTCGCCCCCTTTGCGAAAATGGAACAGCAGCGAACTCGAAGATATAAGTCAAATTATATGAACAAATTTAATTCATTGAACCAACCTGTTAAAAAGTGGAATACTTCTTCTATTACACCAGGAACATTATTCATGGAAAAATTGACAAAACGTATTGAAATGGCTTTTGTTTACCAAGAATTGAGATATAGAGTAAAAAAGATTGTTGTATCTGGTTCAAATTTTCCAGGGGAAGGGGAACATAAAATAATGGAATTTATGCGGTCTTTTGGTAACGTCGATGAAACAGTTGCGCTATATGGATTAGATGCTGATTTAATCATGCTTTCAATGTTCCATTTGAAATATTATAAAAATATATACGTATTTCGTGAGGCACCTGAGTTTATTAAGAATTCCATTCAAATTGAAGCCGGCGCCAGTACAAATAATCTTTATTTTTTGGATATAGATATGTTTTCAAATTGTCTTCTTGGAGAAATGGATTGTGATTGTTATGACAAACAGCGAATTTACGACTACGTGTTCATGTGTTTCATTTTAGGTAATGATTTTTTGCCACATTTTCCTGCTATGAACATACGCACGCAAGGGATACAAGTATTGATGGATATTTATAGAATGAATATTGGTAATGTTAAAGACAGATTTTTTATATCTAGAGACGGCGTAATACAATGGAAAAACGTTAGTCTTTTATTTAAAGAAATTGCAAAACGTGAACACGAGCTTATCAAAAACGAGTATTTTGTGCGTGATAAATTTGATAAATATCGTTACAATGAACCAAAAACCCCAAAGGAACAAGATGAAATGTTACAGAATTGTCCCGTAATTTATCGTTCTGAAGAAAAGTATATATCTCCTTCTGATGCTGGTTGGGAAGCGCGTTATTATAAGTCGCTTTTACATAGCTCAGATAAACAGGACCTCTGTAACAACTATTTAGAAGGACTTGAATGGACGTTCAAATATTATTCTATTGGATGCCCTGATTGGAAATGGAAATACAATTACCATTATCCTCCTCTTTTTAGAGATTTGGCTTCTGCTGTTCCTCATTTTGATACTGAGTTTGTACCATTTAAACAGTCGAATCATTTATCTCCGTTTGCGCAATTGTCTTATGTGTTGCCTAGAGATAAATTGGATTTATTGCCCGAAAAAATTTCGGCGTTTTTGAGAACAAATTATAGCGAGTTGTATCCCGATCAATATGAATTTCAATGGGCATTTTGTCGTTATTTTTGGGAAGCCCACCCCATTCTGCCTAATGTACCAATTTCACTATTGGAACAATGGGATACCCAATTTGCTATGTCCATTGCTGTTCGCTAAAAACTGATTTTTGTTTTATCTCAATAATAAAACAAAAACTTTATCATGTCCACTGTTTGCACTATATGCGACTATTCCCTTAATAATAGCACTAGAATTCCGGTTGCTTGTCCATATTGCGATTTTACAGCGTGCCGTACATGCTGCGAAACATACGTGCTCGGCGAAACGTCAAGCAAATGTATGAATCCACCCTGTAATAAAGAGTGGACGCGCCAATTTATTAATTCTAAGTTTACGAATGTATTTGTGACAAAAAAGTTAAAGAAACGCCGCGAAGAAATCCTATTTGATATTGAGCGATCATTGTTACCAGTAACACAGCCACTGGTTGAGAGAATCATTAAAACCGAATACGTTACGAACCAAATGAAAGAAATCCGTGATAAAATCAGTGCACTTAATCTTGAAAAATATAACCTGCAAACTCAACTCTATCGACTCAATACCACTACTGGGCCAACTGAACGCGCAGAGTTTGTTCGTGCTTGTCCTGATGCTGATTGCCGTGGATTTCTTAGCACGCAATGGAAATGCGGACTTTGTGAGAAATGGTCTTGTCCCGATTGTCATGAGGTAAAAGGACATCATCGTGATGAACCACATGAGTGTAATCCAGATGTTTTGGCAACGGCCAGACTTTTGTCGAATGATACTAAGCCTTGTCCCAACTGCAGAACTGGTATATTTAAAATTGATGGTTGCGATCAGATGTGGTGCACCCAATGTCATACTGCATTTAATTGGCGAACTGGACGTATAGAAGCTCAAGTACATAATCCCCATTATTTTGAATGGTTACGCAGAAACGGCAATGCTGTTCCTCGAAATCCTCTTGATAACCCATGCCAACGTGATATTACTCATCAAAATTATACGCGCATTAATAATATACTGCAAAATAAATTTCCTTATGATTTCTTTTCAAAACCATGCACTATGTATATGGAAAAATTGGTCCGTAATATTGTTCATATGCGTTATGTTATTCTCCCTAGATATGAAGTCCTAAATCGCGAACGCAGAAATGAACATCTTCGTATTCAATATATGCGAAATTTAATAGACCAGGATAAATTTAAGACCACTCTTCAGCGCAATGAGAAAAAGTTTGAAAAGAACCGAGAAATCCGTAACGTTTTGGACGTACTGAAAACCACAGTCACTGATATTATTTTGCGTTTTGATGCTTATTTATATTCATTGGCACCAGGAAATGTACATTTTACTATTGAAATTCTCGAGGAAATCGACCCTATTGTTGATTACGCAAATAATTGCCTGGCTGACATCAGTAAAGTTTACTCTTCAAAACGATTGGAGTTCTCAAATGAACTCAGAGAAAAGTAAAAATTGATTCCTTTTGTTTGTAATAACCTTTTTTAATTCTTCCCCTTTTATGTCGAAAATTAGACATTTATTCGACATGTTGTCACAATATGTCGAACCAATTATTCGTGTTCTTGGAATCTATCTTCTCTGGGTAACCGTATTTTACGTCTCATCGCATCTCCATACATATCTTTGCGTTCCCGCGACCATTTTCGGATTCTTCATGACCCCCTTTCTTGTGCCTGCTCCTCATTGTCAGGCACTTCGATGGGTCATTTATAATGGCGGAACTAGCATTATGTCCGCCTGGTTTATTTTAGGCGCATGGCTTATTTCATACCTTCGGCCCATCCAGCGTCCTTAGCGCCGTTTCGTTTCTCATCAAATTATAAACATCACTTGCATATAATGTTTTTTTTACTAATAATTCATCAACTAATTTATCCACATAATGTTTATTGTCAGACAGTATTTCTTTTGCTGTTTGATAAGCATCGTTGACTAATTCTAGCCCCTCTTTATCCGATATTTCCTTTATTTTTTCCGAATACTTATATCCGCCGCTAAGACTTCTACCCAGGAATGGATTTCTGTCGCTTCCTATGTTCTCATTATAAAAGCTTTCTAATTTATTTCCCATTCCGTAATTGCCAATCATTTGTTGCGCAAGAGAATTGGCCTGTTTTAAATCCTGCGTGGCACCCAAAGAAATATTTTCATCTCCATAAAATACACTTTCTGCTGCCTTTCCTCCCATTCCAATAATAAGTCGTTGATTTAATATACGTTTTGTGTATAGTCCGCTCTCGCTAATGTTTTGATATTCATTGAAAATAGTATAACCGCCTGCTCCATTATATGTACTCTGAATGGTGACCTTTTTAAGTTCAAATGTCTCATTAAAATATGATGCCAAAAAAGCATGACCTATTTCGTGTATTGCTACTCTTAACTTTGATTCATCAGACCGAGTATCGTTACGTTTTACTAAACCGACAATAGCTTTATCCAAAGCATTAAATAAATCAGACTTTTCTATAACCGTGTTTCCTTTTCTTGCTGCGAATATTGCGGCCTCGTTTAATAAATTCTTTATTTGTGCTCCTGAAAACCCGCCGGTAAGTTCAGCTATAGTATCAAAATCTATATCTGGACTTAATTGTTTGTTTTTAGAATGAACACCAAATATTGCCTTTCTTGAATTGCGGTCTGGTAGTGAAACCGTTAATAATCTGTCGAATCTACCTGGTCTCAATAGGGCACTATCGAGAACATCTTTTCTGTTCGTTGCAGCCATGATTAATATTCCTTCATTATCTGCGAATCCATCCATTTCTGCCAAGAGCTGATTCAATGTTTGTTCTCGTTCGTCGTTACTGAGATTTATTCCTGCGCCACGTTGTCGTCCTACAGCGTCGATTTCGTCAATAAAAATAATACACGGTTTGTTTTCTCTGGCCTTTTTAAAAAGTCCGCGTATTTTTGCTGCGCCCATTCCTACAAATAATTCTACGAATTCGCTGGCAGCGACTGAAATAAAATTGGCGTCCGCTTCGCTTGCTATGGCCTTTGCTAATAATGTTTTTCCTGTTCCTGGCGGACCTTCTAACAATATGCCTTTTGGTATTTCGGCACCAGCTGCCTTATATAGAGTGTCGTTTTTTAAATAAGATACTATTTCGATGCATTCTTCGAATATCTCTTCGCTACCAGCAAAACTATTTAATGTAATATTAGATTTCTCCACAGTTAATTTATCGGCGTTTATATTTTTTGAACCAGGCATGCTGGGCATTCCCGGCAATCCGCCTGATATTTCACCTGCGTTTCTGAATAAAGATATAATAAACGATAAAAATAAAAAGGGGAAAATATAAGATTCTCCAAATTGAAAAACTGATCTTATTGCTCCCTCTTGAAATGACATAGCCGGCTCTTGCAAAAAAATCATATTTACGTGTTCTTTTGTGGTTTTTTCGATTAATGCAGGCGTAGCAAAAGGGTTTATTTTTGTTATTGAATAATCCATGAGAACGCTACCCAATGATTCAGAATTTTGACTTATAACCGTGTCTGAATTTTTACTAAGATAAAGTTTTGATATTTTATGTTGGTCTATTTCGTCCATTAATTCTCCGTATGATGTTTCTTGTATAAAGTTTTTTAATTTATATACCTCTTCTATATCGTTTTTGCTAATGGCAAATATGCCTCTTGGTTTTATTGCTATCCTTGCGTTGTTTATGAATCCGTATATTAGCGGGAAAAAAGTAAAGAAAAATATCTTCATTCTTTGATTACCAAATTAATATTTATATTGTTTTATGCACCAAAAGAAAAAACTATTTACATATAGTTTATTCATTTTTATGGGTTTTTGTGGAATTTAGCCAAGAATAGAAGAGAGGATTTGAAGTTCGTTGATGAGGTCGTTATCTTGGTTTTTCTTGGTGCGAGGTTTGCGAGTTTTGGTAGGTGCATTAGGATCGAGAACCTTTTTGGCGCGAGGTTT